GAACTGTTCTATTAATATTATAAGTTTGCTTTGAAATGCCAAGTAGCATATCGCATGATTTATAAAAATTCTTATTGTAATGGGGCAGGGGAAGATCATCCCAAATATTATAATAAATAATTGACATTTTTTGCCTTATTTCATGCTCCATTTGATATAACCATACCCAAAAACGCGGATCAGTAAAATGCAAAATTGCATCGGGCTCTTCTTCTTTAATTAAATGGCGAATTAAGTCCTGGTCACCATATCCATTTGTAGCGTATATCCTAAAATAAATATCTTCTAATCCAACTTCAGACCGCAATATTTCAGACATATCTGCTATTTTACCAGCTTCTGGGTGGTTTGCTGCACCACCTACTTGTACAATATTATATTGGTGTAATATGCCCCAAATAACTTCACGAGATACTGTGCCAACTCCTGAATGAGTTCTGGCATCGTCACTTAACCATAATAATTTTTTGCGTTTGGTAATCGGTAAAACAGGAAATCCATTTTTGATATCCCCAACTTCGTATTTTTTCATGTATAACTATTTAAATGAGTAAAACCACTATTATGTAAATAAATAGTGGCAATTTTTATTTTAATTGACAATTATTGGAGTTTTATTGATTTTTTTTAAATCTTTTATAAACTGTGACATCTCGATTGATTTATCGGCAGTTTTTAGAAATATTATAATACTATCTGCTTTTTGTGCCATAAGTTTATTTCTTAAGAAATCAAGAAATAATGCTTTTTTCTTCAAATAATAGTTATTGCCCCTGTAAAATGAATATAGATTCATTTCAGTATATGCTGGATTAAATTCAGCATAATCAACTTCTAATTCTAATGCAAACTTTTTAACATACTTGTCTGCACCCATATTTTTGCCTGCACTAAAAATAATTAACTCTTTATTTTCTTTCTTGCATCTTTCACGAATAGCAAAAATATAATTTTTAATTGTAGTTTTGTTTTCATAATAGACACTTCCAGTCATAGCTACTTTTAAAACTTCTGGCTCCATAGTTAGTTGCGCTTATCACACAAATCTGGTTTATTAAATGGACAATATTTACATGCGTCACCTGGATTTTTCATGTATTTAAACCCAGGTTTTGGCAAGCCATCTGCACCAAATGATTCTAAAAAATTAGTAACTAAAGTATCAACTTCTTTAATTTTTCGTGTACCGCTTGCTGGATTTATTACTTGAAATCTTTTTTGCGGATACGGTGAATAGTCTAATAGTTTACGCTTTAATATTAAAAATTCAGTATCTATATGGTCATAGCTAACAAAGTATTGTTTTGCATAATATTTTTTATACAAAAGTAATTGCGCTATTTTATTAATGTCTTTCTTTTGGTCGTCTTTCCAACCGCGGGTTGATGTTTTAAAATCAATTATTTTAATTCTATGGTCGCTGTCATCCTGCACTACCATATCAATAAATCCCATAAATAGTAAATTGTCATTGCCTTCTATAGGATATAATAATGGCTTTTCTATAGCAAGTAATTTGGTATCCCTGCTGCTAAAATAAAGAGTTCTTCGTTTTCTTAAATAGTTTAATATTTCCAACCCGTCTTCGTAGAATTCATTAAACTCTTTTTTATTGCTCATTTGCATTCCGAGCGGGTGATTTTCTGCTTCTTTAATAAAAGTATCTTTAAAGACTTTGAGAAAATATGTTTCGAAATCTATTTCATCTGCCTTTTTTGCAGATATAGTGAAACAAACCTTTAAATATTCTTGAATTGCTTCATGTATTGCCGATCCAAATACGGTATGAATATTAGGCGGGTCTTTTAAACCATCTATATATTTAACCTTCCATTGGTACGGGCAACTATTATATAATGAAATCTGTGAATATGATATAGTCTTTTTACCCTGCTTTACTGCTTCTTCTGATAACTGTTTGTAATCTGGCATGTATTATGGCATTACAATATTACTTTCTTGTTTTGGATTTGAGTCCGGCTTTAAATCTGTCGGATAAAATTGAGAATTAATATGGCCACAACTCGCACATTCGAACACTGGGATTGGTACAAGCGCTTCCTGCCCCGTTGGGGATAATAATGCAGATATTCTCCGCATTAATACTACTTGCTGAAAAGTTTGGTTTGAGCAAGCTTCACAAATTATTGGTTCTGTTTGTGATAAATCTACTTGTAAATTTAATTGCTGCGGTTTATTCATTATATTTTTCCCCTATATCATTAATAATAAAATTCATGGCTAACTTATCTCCAATTACAAATTCGCCATCAATTGTAATTGCCCAACCAGCAAGAGGGCGATGAATTACACCACCACTATCATATTGTACGATAGTAACTTCTAATTCATCGTTCTCCCCCGACATTCTTGCTAAAACTTGTTTAAATTCTTTAAGTTTCATTTTTACATTCCATCATAACCACCACCGCCACCGGCATATTGCCCCATCATGGCAGCTTTTGTTAATTCTTTTAATTCATCCTGGTCATTTGTTATTACTGCTTCTGTCGTAATTAATGTTCCTGCGACGGATACTGCTTTCTCAATTGCAATTCTTGCAACCTTGGTTGGATCTACAATTCCTGAATTATACAAATCAACAATTTTATCGTTCCTTGCATCATACCCAGTAAAATGTGATGCTATGGCCTTTTCCAAAGTAATATTGTTCCATATTACATCCGCGTTCTTGCCACAGTTTGTAATAATTTTTGCAAATGGCGCACCTAACGCAGTTATAACAATTTGTGCTCCAATTTTTTGGTCTTCGTTTTCGTACGTTACTTCAAACGGCAATTCATTCGGCAATTGGTCACCGCGTATAATATATTCTTTTATCTTCATAAATGCAACACCACCGCCAGGTATAATACCTTCTTCTACTGCAGCCCTCGTTGCATGCAATGCATCATCAACCCTGTCCATTTTTTCTTTTAATTCTATTTCAGTTCCAGCACCAATTGATAATATTGCAACACCACCAACTAATTTTGCTAAACGTTCTTGTAACGATTCGCGATCATAGTCTGATTCAGCATTATCAATTTGTTCTTTAATAGCTGCAACGCGCTCAAAAATTAATTCTTGGTCCCCGCCACCATTAATAATGGTAGTATCTTTGCTTGTAACAATAATCTTTTTTGCTCTCCCAAGCATTTCCATAGTGGCATCTTCTAATTTCATGCCTTTATCCGGCGATATTAATACACCACCCGTTAATGTTGCAATATCTTGTAAAGTATGAACTTTTCTTTCACCAAATTCTGGTGCTTTTACTGCAACTGCTTTTAATATACCACGAACATTATTTACTACCAACGCAGCTAATGCCTCACCTTCTACGTCATCTGCTATAATTAACAAAGATTTATTAATCTTTGCAATACCTTCGAGTATTGGAAGAATGTCTTTTACTGCACTTATTCTTTTATCATATATGAGAATTAATGCATCTTCCAATACAGAACTCATATCATGTTGGTTATTAATAAAATATGGTGATATATATCCACGTTTAAATTGCATACCATCAACTAATTCAAGCTTAGTATCTGATGTTTTATTCTCTTCAATAGTAATAATGCCTTCGTGCCCCACTTTATCCATTGCACTGGCTATTAACTTGCCTATTTCTGCATCATTATTTGCTGATATGGTTCCTACATTCTCAATTTCACTATTGCTTAATACGTCTTTAGACATTGTTTTAAGCTTATGTGTAATAAGATTTATTACTTTATCCATACCACGTTTTAATTCAATTGGGTTAGTGCCATTTGAAATAGCTTTAAAACTACTATTAATAATGGTTTGCGCTAAAATAGTAGAGGTTGTAGTACCGTCACCAGCAATTTCAGCTGTTTGTGCGGCTGCTTCTTTTACAATAGTTGCACCTAAGTTTTCAATTGGGTCTTTTAATTTAATTGATTTTGCAACTGTTACACCATCTCTTGTTGATTGAGGAAAGCCATTATCTTTCTCAATGATTATGTTCCGGCCGCCGGGCCCCAGCGTCGCGCCTACTGCAAGAGCAAGTTTATTGCATCCCGACATGAGTTTATATTTTGCATTTTCCCCGTATTCAATTTGTTTACTTAACATACTGATATTCCTTTCCTATAATTGTTTTAAATTTTGTTTGTAACTCTTCTAAAGTGCATTGTTCATATGCAAGCCTTAAAATTAATAATTTTTCTCTGTCATATAGATTGTTAAATCTAAACGATGTAATTAATTCCCAATCGTCATTATCGAACCGTTTTGCGCGTTCCCGTACCATAAAATTTATATTTAATCTTGTTCTGTTATAATTGCAAACAAATCTCTTTCACTCATAACAATATATTCCTTATTGCCATACTTTAGTATTGACGCACCAAATTTTGGATATACTACAATATCACCTACGTTAACCGTTGGTGGCTTTGCAGTGCCGTTTTCTAATGTTCTTCCTGGTCCTATTGCTATAATAGTTCCTGATAACGCTTCTTCTTTACCAATATCTGGTATAATAATACCACCATTGGACTTTAGTTCTTTTTTGATTGGCTCGATGATAACCTTATCTTCGATTGGCCTGAATGTAACCATTTTAATCCTCCTGTTTAACTTTAATTAACTTATCTATTTTCTTATTTTCAATTCCGAATTTTCGTAATATGTCTATTACTTGCTGTAAACCACTATCTGTTTTATAATAAATATTTAAATAACTTATAGCTTGCTGTTCTGAACATCCAAACCAAATAACCATATATTCAAGCAATTCCTTGTTATAGTTAATTAGTCTTTTGGATTTAATATATCGAGAAAATGGTAATTTTGAATTAGGAAAAAATCCCAAATACAATTTATACACTTCTCTTGGCTCTAATATACCTATGGTATAGCGTTGCAACTGATTAATAATATCTGTATAACTATGGTTCATGCTAAGCCACTTATTAATAATAAATACTAAAAAGCTCTTTTGCTCTGTTTCTGTCATAGATTCCCATGGCAATTTATTTATTGTTAGGTTATCCATGTGCTGTAAGGGTCCAAACGCACCAGGCTTTGTTATCGCCTTTTTCTTTTTTGGCTTTTCTTCTTTATTTACTGCTTTCTTTGCCATTATTTTTAGTACCAATTAAATGTTTTACTTGCTATAAATTTTAATTTATATTAAATTTTATAAAATTATTTCTAATTTCACCCTTATTTACTGCTATATTTTCTTTGGTCATACTATTTCTTTAAAATAATTTCTGCATTATCAAAAGGAAAATCATCAAAATATTGTTTATTATTAAATGCTGCTGCATCTACCACGGCAGCATTAATCCTATCGTTCCAGTCTTCTGCCAGTTTGCCAGATATTTTCCAAATATGGTCTTCATATTCGAACTGTATTGAAACTAATTTAGTTGGCCCTATTTGCTTTAATTCTGTATCCATTTATTTTTCTTTTAAAGAAAGTCCACCAGTTTCGCCTATAACAAATTCATAACCGTCTCCAGGTGCACTATCAAATATTTCATTACTTAATTCTGGTATTGTATCTTGTTTAATAAATTCTCTACTTATTGGCTCTTTTGCTACCATTGATTTTTTAAATATTTCATGTATGCGTTTAAAAGATGTTCCGGCAATCTTTAATTCTGGATTTAGCGTCCTTGCATCAAGCAAATTAATATCTTTTGTAATATCTAAGTCGCTTGACGAATATCTACCGACTGTTGATTTATCAGTTGTAACTTCTTTAATTTCAGTTCTAACCGGGAATATTGTAATATGCAATACTCTAATTTTTTCCATGCCAACTGCTCTAAAATATGCTTGCCCAAACATAACATTATCAATATCACGTATAGTAACATTATCAAATATAAATTCTAAATGTTCAAACATATCCATATTAATATGGTCGCGCACAAATGTCATTAATTCTGACATATTAAATGTTTCGAATTGGTGAGTTGCTAAGTATTCTTCTAATACCTTTGATAACAACTGCCCTGCTAAAGATTTTTCATTGTTTTCCATTTTATTTTCTCCTTTTTTTGTAAGTTTTCCAATGGAATCAACAATCAAAAAACTAACATAGTCAGCTATTTTCAAATAGTTATCATCACAATACTTTTTAAGTATATCGTGAGCTTCGACCGTTAATTTAAGACTTTTGTAATCCATAGTAATTATATATAGTATAAAATAAAAAAATATACAAAAATATACTAAATTATTTTAATATAATAAAAGTTCCATCGTTATTATCAATACCCAACCTAATCCATCTCATTAATTCTCTTGCATTATATTCTTTTACAATATAAGAATCTTTCCAGTCAGGGGACGTGCTGTCTATTTCGAGTTGGTATAAATGTTTATCTGTTGTTATTTCGAAATAAACTTTACCATTACATATCCATACCAATCGTGCAGGGCTGTTTCTTACAATATCAATTAGTTTTTCCATTATTTTGTTTTAATTTTCTAATTGTATTATCTTGTACTGCAATTTTTACAACCAGCAATGACATTGCACATAATAATATTATTATTGTTTCCATATTTTCTATTATTTTGATTTAATTTCAGCAACAATCTTAATTATCATTGCTACTGCGTTGATTTCTTTGTCGACCACGCTCACATCTAGCGAAGAATGCTCTGCTATGATTAATATAACATTGGATACTCTACCTTTTGCAAAGTTATCAACATTGTCATATAAATGCCTAAATAATGGTTCAAAGTGTTTTATTTGGTTATCAGCTATTAGTTGCCTTATATTGTTAATTATATTAAACGGTTTATCATCAGATTTAAGGAATTCAATGACTTTGCTAAAATAATTGGATTCTATTATATCCTGCTTTGACAATGTTAATTTACCATTGATAGTTTGCTCTTGGCAAGTATTAATGATCTTTCTTATGTCTGGATAATGCGCATTTACTATGACTGCCAAGTCTTGGATATCATATTCTACTTTTTCTTCATCTAATATATATTTGACTCGTATTGCTGCTTCTTTTTTCGAGGGAGGCTGTACAATAAATGTTTGACACCTGCTTTGTATAGGTTCTATAATTTTTTCAGCGTAATTACAATTATGGGATATCAATCCATTCGATATATAAGAATGATCAAACTCTAAGCAAGGATCATATACCTTATGATCATGTTCTATAACTTTTATTTCAATTATTTTGTCCTTTATTATGCCGTCATAATAATATTTTTCGGCCCACTGATTAAAAGTCAAAAAATTATAGCCGGTGACTGATTTTTTATACATCAAATATCCCAAATAATCATAATGTATTTTATAATCTTCATAATAATTACCAAACTTCATTAAATATTTCATAATACTTTCTTGTCGGCAAATATACAAACTTCTATTAACTCTATTTATTTTTGCTTTATTATCGTTTAAAATTTCTGTTGTATAATAACAATTAATGCCATATGATTGTAAAATATTTAATATTTCATCAAAAAACGTATCGTCTTGATATATCGATTCTAATACCCGCTGCGAAAAACGTATTGGTTCAAATGTTTTATTATTTTTTCCAATTTTAATATTTAATGATTCACAATCAAATAATGATTGTAAATAATATTTCATAAATAATTCATTATAATAACATATTTTTGGTATTTTTAAATTTTGGATAGTCTTATTGCCAACGGGGCACCCTAAATATTCTAAAAATAATGATGCTGCAGAATTACCATATACAAATGTTAAACCTTTCCCATTTAAATATCCATTTTTTCTTATGTTGCATGACACATTTAAAAATAATGAATCTAAATCATTTTTTACCTTATGCAATAATGATACTGAATCATTAGATGCAAAATGCAAATTGCAACCGACAATATGACCATCACCAAACATAAATCCAACTATTCTTGCTAATGAAGCTATTTTATCATACTCCAGTGATGTTGTTGAAAACACCTTTGATAATTGCACATTAATATCGTCCTTTGAAAAAATTATATGGTGTGAATGCTTTATTCTATAAAAATCTAGATTGGTTAATGATTTATTTAAGTCAAAATTTAATTCTTTTTCTTTACTATGAATACAATCCAATATATTTTTATTTTTTTTATATTTTAACCACCCACGTTTAGCAGTATCAAAAGATTGAATGCAGTCAATATTCAATAGTTGAGTAACAACCTTCCTTATTTGTGGTATAGTGCAGTTTGTATCAAATTGAATGTCTTCAATAGTAAAAGAATCAAAATTATCAATACTATCTAAAATAATCCATTGATTTTTTGAGAAAAAATAGTTACTATTATTTTTAATAATTTCAATGTCCGCGCGTGATAATATGTTTCTAGAATCTAAAAATTTGTTAAAGTCATCGACGTCGAATAACAAATCACTATGCGATTGCAATTCAAAATCAGTACCATATAAATTTTTAACGGGGAATGAGATAATATCATCTAATTTTAGATTTTTGGCCTCTACCCACCCAGTCGGCGTATCTAATTTGTGTTCTTTCGTAACCGTAATATCATTGCCATGCAACGTTTTTATTTGTAATACATTTGACTTATTTGATATATTTAGACCTTTATTCTTTTGATTACCATTTTTAGTACAAATATTATCATTTAATAAATTTTGTACTAATTTATAGCCATGATCAGTATATATCTTTGTATTTTCATCTACGCACGTTAATATAAACCGCGTAGTTAAACTAAATGTTTCTAGAATATTGCGCAATGCCGCTTGACTTTGTATGGTTAAAAAATCTGCTTCATCAAGAATGACTATTTTTAAATCTTTAAATCCAGATGTACTTGCAAATCTCCTTATCTTATCACGCATCACATCAACACTATTTTCGTCAGATGCATTAATATACAAATAATCGCAATCCAAATTATTTATAACTATTTTTGCTAAAGTAGTCTTTCCCGTGCCTGGTCCGCTTGATAGCAAAACCATTGGTATTTGACCACTATCAATATATAATTTAAACTTTTCTTTGATGTGGTCGTTGCCAACAAAATCATCTAATGTTTTTGGGCGATACCGCTCTACCCAAATGTAATGTTCTTTATTTCCAATCATATTTTATGCGTTATCTATTTGTTGATATCTTACTAAATAATATTCAGTTACAAAATCATCAGATTCAAATTCAACCTTCATCAATCCCTGTGCAGATAGTTTTAATGTTCCTTTGTCCATGTCCTTATTGGCTATTAATATATTTTTCAATACATCAGCAGAAAAGAGCATTACATCTACGTCTTCCGGGTCGCCATCTACTGATTCTGTAAATTCAATCCTATTGGAATTGATATTTGCATAACCAATTGTTATTGTTAACTCCTTATCCTTTACTGCCACGGCGAATGATTCACTGCCCAATGCATTTTTACCTTTAATAAATTTAGTAATAAATGCTGGTGTTATATCAAATTCTACATCAAATCCAGGTAAGTTCTTTGGCTTTCCTGCTGGTGGCATGACTGCTTTGTCGGCTGTAACGTATTTGCTTTTAAATACATTATCACTCATTTCAATATTAACTTCCTTTGCACCAACCATGTTTAATTTGAAATCAATATCGTCAGACATTGATGCAATAATGTTTTGTAACAAGCTGGTATCGAATATACCAAACTCACAATCTTCGTGGTCAAACTTTTTCATTTCAACCCGCCCAATAAGCGTTTTATTCGCATTAACGAAGTCTGTACTTAACTTATTCTTTTTTACTGTCCACATTGCCAATTCAATAATCTTACCAAGATTATATTTGTCAATGAATTTTTCAATTTGTTCTTTTTTCATGCGTTATATTTGTTTAAATGTTTTTCATATAATTTTTTACTAAATGTATTCCATGCACAACATATCCTGCGTGCGATGGATTTACATTTTCTAATTCTTTTTCTATGTCTTCTTCTGTAGGAGATAGCTTTGCTATTACTATTTCTCGTTCTTCTTTTGTTAGTGAATCATATCCCATTAACAATTTTTCTGCCTCTGTAGCATATAACCAAGTAGCATTTGTATTTAAAAATGCTGCATAAAGATGTTGCCAAAAAGTATATTTCTTTTCCATAATATTATATTAAAACGGTAAATCATCTGGTGTTAATATTGCAGGTAGTTCTGCACGTTTTTCTTTTTTCGTTTTCTTTTTAGGTTCAGCACTTGCATCAAATTCAAACCACTGTGACATATGGTTAACTTCCAATCCTGTATGTACTTCAGAACTAACTGATTGGTATAATTGTTTGTATTTATTATACACCAATATTGGGTGATCGCTGTTAACCATTTCAAATATTGAATTATATATTTGGAACCATTCTTTTGATAATACTTCTTGTATTATGCCTGCTGGACTTTGAACCATTTTATTTATCATGTCTACAATGTTATTGTATAAATAAACATTATGGTTTGTCATAATCATCATTGCCCTTGCGTCAAACGGTTCAATTACTTCGTACGTTTTATCGTGGCATGCTGCGCAATCAATTCTACAAGGTAATTTGGCTTTTGGATTATAATCTGTTTTGCCATTTTTGCCAAAATACAATGATATATAATTAAGTGTGCGCCAATTTACATCATAATAATAAGTTCCAAATATAGTTGCCCGGTTTGGTGTCGAGCTATCTGTCGTTAATGCTATCTTTCCGCCATACCGTTTATTTAACGCTTCCTGCATTATTGACAACATTAAGAAATGGTCAATACCGGATATACCCAAATAATGCACAAATTGCTTCTTATTCTTTTCAAATTCTTTTCCTTCAAGCAATAATGCTAATGTATATAACATTCTACGTGGATCTCTTGCTGCAGCTATTGCCCAACCACTAAAATCAAAATGTTTAACTGCTTCATACCAAGCTTTATATTCTTCATCAACTCCTGCACCTTGCATAACATTTAAGAATTGTGTTTTGCCTGTTTGATGTTTTTCAAAAAACGCAAAGTTATCTAAACTTGTAGTTAATGCTTCATTGAATTTGCCCAAATAATTACCACGGGGTGGAATATCCAATATCATGGCAATGTCACTATTGTTTTCGAGCCAATCGAATACGGTCTGTTTGAGCGAGGGATCCCATTTGATGGCCCCTGTTACTATTTGGTATCCACCACTGTCACCTAACACAAGAGAATCGGGATGCAATCCCATTTTATCCCTCATTGTTATGTCCTTCATATTGTGTCCAGCCGATATCAAAAAATATGGATAATACCAAGGTGTTCCTTCAAAATCTTTTGAATAAAATCTAAATGGCGTCTTATCGTCAATATGGTCATCTTTTATAAACCATTGCTTTGCTGCCCCATTAGATAATGATGGAAAATAGATAAACTTTTGGTCTGGGTTAATTTCTGAGAATTTTTTGTTCATTTAGTTTTAATTAATTTTAGTATTTCAGTTAAAAATGTATCTTTTTTTGCTATTAATATACGAAGAACATCTTCATTATCTTTCATATCATATAAATCATGATTTAATGTACTATTTAATGCCATTCTAAATAATCTAACACGAAATCTATCAATTGGTCGCAGTAATACTATATCTGCTGAATCAATAAAATATGTTAAAAAATTATATAAATGCGTATTAAATACTTTTTGATCAACGGTATTTGGTTTTTCAACGGATAAATTTTTATTTTTTTCTTTTGACCACATAAATATAATTTCTACTATTTCATATGATAACTTACTATTAGCATTTGATTTAATTGGTTCCATTATAGTATAATTGTACATACCAGAATCATTTATAAATATCTTTACTGTATCGGTACTATCTGCTGTATTTTCGTATCTATTTTCTATATCAAAATTAAATTCTTTTAATAGTTTTTTATCTTCCTCTTCTATTAAAACTTCCCGTACAATTTTTTTAATTAATGTAGTTAATTGATCCATTTTATTTCGTTTTGATTATAATTTCAGCGCCACTTTTAGTTATTATTGCTACTGCTTTACTTTTCATTATTTCTACTGAATCATTTTCATGTTCAAATCTGCAATCCATTTCACGCAAGATGTATAAATCTGTGTCTGTTTCTTTTGCTATTCGTAATAACTTTGGTTCATCTAAAGTTACATCTATGTCGCCATACCATATTTTACCATTATCCGTTATTATATTTGCATTAAATACTGCAAAATTATCTGGATATGCTTTACGATACAATGATTTAGAACCTGCCATTAATCGGCCTAAATAAAAGCCATTTTTTATTAATACTTCAGCAACATCAATATTTTCCATACTAATTAGATTTAAATAATTCATTAATAAGTGCATCAGCAGTAAAATATTTTGATGTTATTTTCGGGACTAAATTAATCAATAAGGATGAATAGGTATCATATTCTTCAATATATTGTTTTATAAGTGCAATTACTTTATCTTTATGTTCAATGTATTTATCAAAGCTTTCAGTCCATTCGCTTGGATATTTAAATTCAGGTGGCCATATTTCCATATAGCTTAATCTATCTGGCATTAATGGTAATGCACCAACTATTGCACCTTCATAAACTGATATACCTAATGTTTCTTGTAAGTTTGCCGAGAATACTATTTTTGATTCGCCCAATAGTTTATGGTACTCGTCTTTAGTTAGATTTTGTTCTTGACAAACAATCCATTCATATTCTGGCAATGCTTCCGCCAAGTCTTTGAATATATCTAATTGTTTTTCTGGTGCTATTCTATGTGGGAACAATATTAAATTTCTTTTTTCTTCCGTTTTATATTTTTCAAGTATTTTCGGCATATAGTCCATCGGCCAGCCGCATCGAACTATTTTATTATGCAACCTACTTATCATTTGGTCTACTTTTGCACCAGAACCCTTTACATTAAATAACTCATATATAAACATACGAATATGAAAGTCAGATGCAAAATAATTCTTATCTATTGCCCAAAATAAAGATTGCTCAAATGGAAACGACCATGCATGGTTAAAATGCCTGCCAAGCCAATCCATTGGGTCATAACTTCCAGCATGCCATAGTCCATGAATAACAATTCTTTTTCTAAATAATTCAGCCATATACTTAAGCTGTATTATAATTGGGTTCCATGCGTCTGTGAATATGAATTGGTCACCATCTTTAACTAAATCTTGTTCAAATAATTTAGCAACTGTAATGGCCTGCGAACTTTTATAAATATTTGTTTTCGCAAAGTTTAAAAATGCACCGGGAGTAGTTTCGTTAGTTCCTTCTTCAATAATGCCATCTATATCAATAACTTGGTAATCTAAGTTATTTGCTGCAATATGTTCATTAAGTAACTTTGGAATATATGTTTTCCATTGTGCTGTGTAGCGCGTATCAATGCTTTCTATGGGCAATATAAATATATTTTTCATATTATATTCTTAATAATTGTATTATTTGATACTTTGTAACACCGTTAGGCTCTTCGTCCTGCTCTTTGCATTGTTCTATTCTTAAATCATATTTGTCTAATGCTGCACTTATGGCATCAATAACATCCCAAATCTCATCATCATATTCAATACGAATTATATCTTCTTCCATATTATTTTACTATTTCTCCACCACATTCCCCGTCTTCTAAAACGCTGCAGTAGCTTAAACCAAACTTCTCAAATAATTCAACTGCAATCATTTCACAAGACATTGTGTCAAAATTCATGCAATTAAATTGTTCATCAAAATACGTTAATAACAAATGATCAAATATTTCATGCTTAAGCATTATAAATTCTTTTTGTCTGTTATGGTGTTGAACTTCTTGCTTGCACGTAATATAAAAATTATGTCTGTGCAAATTAGATAAATAAGCTACTTCCGGAAGCTTTATTTCTGCTTCTTTCCAGCAATGCAAACCTTCAACTGTTAAATTAACTATTATATTTGTTTTCATTATTTTCTTTTGTTTTTCTTTTCTTTGTTGCGTTCAAATCTGCTTTTCTTCTTTTCTTCAACTGCAGTATCTGCATGTTTAACCTTTTTAACTTTTTCTTTTTTAGGCAATTCTTTTGTTTGTTCAGTTAAAACTGGCTCATCTATAACAAGTGTGCCGCGCTTCCATTGCTTCCATTGCTTCCATAATTTTTTATTTGTATATACCCAACCATCTTTTATTTTATCTAATATTAATTTAACATCACTTTGTGTGCTGTCTTTCATTGAAATAAAGTCACCGTCTTTTACTAATCTTTTCATTTGCTATGTTTTATACTGTTGGTTTATTCGAATCGAAACTATAATCGGTTGGTGCTACATGCTGCATATTCCATTTTGTAATCGTATATACGTTGTATGGCTCGACATCAAGAGTAATCGTATCACTTGGTTTAAGCTTTTCTATTATAGGAAGAGATACTCTAACTAATATATGGCATGTATTGCGTAGCGCATATGGAATTTTATCAAATTGGCTTGGAAATATCTCAAGCGTAATTTGCTGTGTTTTTAAATCTGATATTGTAATAATATCTTGCATCAGTCGCTCATCGTGGATTGCTTTTTCCATGAATTCAACTGTGAAGTATATATGTGGGTACTTGGGCGCATCTTCTGGAAACTGTTCTCTCACAAATACAGTCTGAATGCCCGTATAACGGCCTTCGACTTCCGGGCCGTAGAAATATGGCTTTCCTTGCATAACTTATAATTTTTAGTTAATTTGTAACTGTTTTACTAATAAATATGAATACGGTGTCGATTTTATCAACTTTTTTATGAAAAATCGAAAAATTTAGTTGAAACATTAGATTTTGGCAAACTTCCCCACTTTAATGCATTATATATTGCATTTATCTTCTTTCCAAACGCTTTATCGAACATATATTCATAGTTAATAAATGCTTTTATAAAATCTATAATTTGTTGTGGGTCATTGGAATCCCGTAACGCTAATGTTTCAATATTATAGTTATTGTCTTTGAGATAGCACCATTTAATCTTTTCACCATTTGAAATTGGTTTTACGTCTTTAATGCCATATAACTGTAAGAAATCATTGTACATTAACGCGGCTTTAACGTGAACCGGAGCTCCCTTTGTATTTCCAAATTTATGGCGATTCTTATCGTATTTAGAAACATTCTTAACTGCCTTTGGATTCATAATCTGGTCTAATTCCCGTTTATGCAAGCTGTATTTAAATTCTAAAATTTTAGAACTTACGTCCGCATAGCCATTTAAATCTAGTATATCAATAAGTATTTCAGTAAAGAATTGCCTAAATGACATCGGGAAATCTGAACGAACTACATCCATGCCCTTTACATCAAGTTTATTAATTACTAAACCTTTTTCACGAATAAGTTTTTGTGCATATCTCTTCTTTGCTAATAACAACATAGATTTAGAAACATATTCCTGCTTGACTTCAAGCGTATGTATGTCTACATTATAAAACTTTTTAGCATAATAATCATATGCTTTATTGACATAATTTTCTACTTCCACTGCGACGTCAATTACTTTTTCAGCAATTTCATCGTCGTTTGTTAAATTAATATCCGAATACCGCTTTAATACTAATGGTAACGCTTGTATATAGCAACTATCAGTATCTGCATAGATCACATAGTCAATATCTTCCTCATGGTCTGCAGTATTTACAATTTTATTAATGTATTTATTTGCAACTTTAGCAGTAAATTTTATCATGCACTGTCCCGAACTTGTTACGCCTTCAGCATTATCGATGTCATAGAATCTAAATGATGTTAAGCCAAGCACTCCATAAAACGAATTAAGTAAAATCTTTTGGATAAGTTGCTTTTTATCAAAATATCTATGTTTATCTTTATCGCCAGCTTTGCCATATTTCTTAGCTAATTCACGATATTCTTTCCTATTTGCAAATAATTTAATAAGCAATTTTGGAATAAGTCCAACTTTATCCGTTCTATAAAATACGCCATTAGCAGCTACTGCATATTTATTATCTTCAAGCATTTCTGCTAACTCTTCTTTTGTAAGAATTTGCTTCCTACCTTTTACGCGAACGTCATACTGTTTAATATGCCCCTGTATATATTCTTCCGCATCCCAATTGATAATCCTACCCATTTTCGTTTCTGGTGAAATATTAAGCGTGATCATTGTGTTTGGGTACTCAGATGTTACGTCAATATCAAATATCCACTTATATAATCCAGGTATTGGTTCTTTAACATATGCACCAATTAATGCTAATATAATTGGAAATTCCTCATCTATATGCTCTTCCAGCGGTTCTTCAAGAATAAAATAATTGTCTTTCCAATCAACAAAGTTTATTTCTAACCACGATGATTTTGTTTTATATATTTTAAGCATACCACGCTTTGGTAATTCAGCTGGTATTGGGTCTTTTACAAATATTTTATCATCTCCTTCATCGTGGTCCTGCAAGAGACCTAATTCTTTATGTTTTTTTCTATTGGGTAATACTATATTTATTTTCTTTGATTCAGTTAAACAAAATCCATCAATAACCCTTGATGCCATTGATATACTTTCATATGGAGTATGTGCTTGGTGACTAATGTCCTTTGCCCTATCCATAAATTGCAATTTTTCATCTAATTGCAATACTCGCATAACGTCAATTATATTATATTCTACATAAGAACATATATCAGTTTCATATAATTGTTGTAATGAACCTTCATATTTTTTCTTGCCTTCACCAAGTTCTTTAGTCGAAATATATTCTAATGAATACGATGGCTCCTGGTTGTAAGTATATAACTTATAAAGCATCATATAGTCAAGTGATGAAACACCCGCAATCTTAACGCCCATAAAATCATCTATTTCAACTATACCAATAGGGCTCAATCTATTTGCAGCTTGCTTTCCTAATACTTTAGTTATACGGCGATATAAATATGGGATGTCAAAATCATCACAATTATGAGTTTTAATACTATTTGCAATAAAATAATGCGTAGATGTAGTTAAATCCATCATTTCAATATCTTTATCATCGATTATCGAATCAATTCTAACTAAAACGTGATCTTCTCTATCTATATATCGTAATAATTTAGACTTGGCATGATTTCTAAATTTAAATTTAAGATTTGCTTGAGTTATTTTTTTGGTATGGTGGGATATATTTAACGATTCAATAAATGATTTATTATATTGATTAGGTGAAATCCATAGAACGGTTTTATTATGATTTAGCGTTGAAAATACGCCATTCCACATTAATAATTCTTGAATGTTAATCAAATTATTTTCATAATTGCATAATGAAACACCACCAGTAACAGATCCATCGCCATCTATCATCCCACTAAAAAAAGAATTAAATTGTGAATTTGAAAATTGAGATATCAGATTAGTATTTATGTGTTTTTTAAATTTTTGATCATATATGCAGGGTAATAATATTCTAAATACGTTAGAACTAAATGTACCATAGTAACAATTATCTCGTTTTGATTTTTTAAAAATTGATAATGATTTTCTAGCATATAATTCATTAATGATATTAGTATAGTCTGTAACAATACCAATATCACCGTTGCAAATATTTGAATCTACTAGATTTTTATCAATACATCCATCAGTAAACAATAATCCTAATAATTTACATGCATCAAATGTAATCTTATCATCCCTAATTATTGTCTTAGAATGTTTAATGTAGATTTTAAATTCATGTGATGTTTGTATATATTCATATAATAATTCAAATGGCAATAAGTGTTTAAAGTTTTTATATCGCCAGCAGCTGCTATTACCATAATCAAATTTGGAAAGATATCTTTTGTTTTTTATGATATTTATTGTTTCATCATAATGATGTTGTAATAAATAATTTTTAATTTTTTCTCCGCCAACCATAACATCAAACCAAGAATATGACAGATATAATTTTAAATTATTTAAAATAATATCTTTATATGTTAATTCGACATTAATATTATTATGCTTTTCAACTCTACAATAAATATTATTATTTATTAATTGTTTTGATAGTTCAACTGTTGATTTTTCAGATATATATTGTGTTATTAATGCATCATCGATATATTTATTTTTTGGAACAATATATGAAGGAAATATATGATTGCCAGATGTAGTTATATTAGTGCCACCATATAAATTAATATTGTAACTTTTTTTAAATCCAGTATTTATAACATTGTTAATTATACCATATTTATCTAATTTATCATTGATTTTACAATCTGATAATTTAATTATTTGGTTTTGCAACCATATTGAACTATTTACATCCAAACAATTCCATCCTGTCAAGCAAGTAACTTGTTCGTATTCATACCAATCAAGCCATTTATTTAATAGCTCTTCTTCTGTATGGCATCTTATTATCTTAGTATTTTCTAACTTAAGATCTTTTGTTTTATCTTCCTTATCAAGAGCAAAGCAATAATATTTTTCTTCAAGTGAACCACGTGCATAATTGCCGATGGCTGTAATTTCATTATTGGCTTCCTTAATAATAGGAAAGCCATTTTTAGTTGAAACTTCTATATCAAGAAATAAGTCGCAATGGTTTTTAGATTGCTCATCAGATTCATAATACATATCAATTAGTGTGCGCGTTTCCGGGTGCACATCTGATTCATATATTAAGCCACTTTCAATGTCTTCATCAGTCCAATCATATACTTTCTTTGCAGGGTGGCCATCTAATGTTATAAAATTGCCTTCCTTTTTGTTAGTCTTCTTAAATGCATATCTTTTATATGGAATTTGAATATGACCACGCATATCATCCCATATGTGCACTATCTTTTGTTTCTTGTCGTAGTAGCTATTTATGTACATTAATCTAATAATATTTGTTTATTTCCAATCTGCTCGCTAAGAATATTAAATTCTTCTAACATTGCAAAATACTGTTGCTGTTTTTCGTCATCTGTGAAATTCATAACTCTTTCACCATTTTCATTTACAATCGAGTTTTTCTTTAAGATTGCATCAAGTAAACGGGTTAATTCCTTTAACCTTCTTTTACCTTGTTCATACGCTTGTGGGTTCATCTTTGTTTTCCTTTTTCTATCGTTTCTCCATATGTAGCTAATGATGATATTACAAATGCCAAAAACCAAGCAATTGCTGCACACCATCTTGCACCTTGTGTCCAATTATATATAATTAGTGAATTACTTATTAACGAACTTGTAAAATAAATAATAATTGTTGATAATGAAAATCTATTAAAAAACTTTGTCATACTTGTGCTTGCCATTCCATTAACATACGTGAATAACTTTTACCTTCGCCATAAGTTTCATTTTCAATTACTACAATTCTCTTTCCTAATGCAAATGCAACACCCATATCAAAATGGGTGCCTTGCGATTTTGAATTATAAAATATATGCACTTCATCAGCTGCTGCAATAGCAGTAGCATTTTGTTTACAAATTTCTAATCCAGACGCAGTTTGATCTGTATCCCTGTGTGGGAGGTAAACTATATTGCCATCTTTTTCAAGTTGTTTGGCATATTCTTCTAACACTTGCACATATTCAGGTGTTGCGGAACGCACAGTACAAATTATAAATATATTTTTCATAAACTTTGCAGCATTGCTAATAGTTTTGGTTGTGGTGCCAAGTCGTTTTTGTCATATCTCACAGATGTATGTGTCCATACACCAGGCATTCCTGCCAATGCTTTTGCATTTACTTCAAACATATTTGGGTTATATGTTAATGGAATGTTATATCTATTGCCCCAATAAACAAGTAATTGCCGTACTGATTCAATTTGCGCATCTGTGTAAGCATGAAAATATTGTGATCCTCTATAATTTAGCTGCACTACTTGGTCTCGCGGAACTATTGTGTTAACATATGTATAGAATTTACCATTTATATATCTTAATTCGCCCCAATTACATATTTCTATAGCTATGCTGGTTTTATCTAACGGTTGGTATGGTACTCCAAATTGGGCAAAAACTGCTTGTCGGAGCCCCAAATGGTACGCCCAAAACTTTGAACTATAACCTTGAACTATTTCACCGTCGCGCCAATTATCATTAGCATCTGGTCTGCCACCTATTACGGCACATACAGCTACGCGTTCTTGGTTTGCTTCCCACCATCTAAATACTCCAAATGGGTCATGGTTACCTGCTGTGTGGTGTAAGAATATCTGCTTCTTTGGATATTCTTCTTGCATGTATTGGTTTGTAGAAAACGGATACTGCACGATACTGTTTAAATCTAATTCTGGCATGTTAATTCTCCTTGTTTTCATCATTTTATTATTTCGTCTATAATATTAAGTTGCAATGCTTGGTGTGTATTTATAAACCAATCCTGCTTTTTTTCATAAACTTCTTTTAATCTTTCCTTTGTAATTTTAGTATGTTGCAAAGTATGTTCCTCTATCATCTTTTGTAATCGTTTTGTTTCAATTACCTCTTCCTCCATATCTGCAATTTTGCCATCCATGCCGCCCGATACTTGATGGTATAAATATGTTGATTTATTATATCCAAATCTTTTATGGCCGGTTATTGATATTAAAAATCCACAACTCATTGCACATCCTGTAACTATTGTATGGACTGGCGTTTTAGAATGTTCCATGACACCGAGCAATCCAAAACATTGGTACACTCTACCACCATAACTATCTATATATAATTTAATTGGCTTACGTTCATATTTAAACCCACTTATTTTTGCTACTTCTTCAATTTCATCGTCGGATTCATTAATATCTATAATGACAGATGCTAATTCTGCTATTTTCTTTTGGTCTACTTGGTCTGCGAGATATAGTTTTCTTTCTTTTATTGCTGGTAATACTATCATATATAAATCATATTATAATAATCAATAATTGCATCTATTTCATCCTCCGATATTTCTTGCTTTAAGACATCACTAACTTTGCATGCTATTTGTTTATAATCTAATGCATCAATATATGCATTATATACAACAGTTCTAACTTCTTTGCGTATAAATTCAGGAAAGTACTCTTTCATTTTTGTTTTGCTATTTCGTTTTTTGTTTTTACATTGCCAATTGCAATTTCATATGCAGTTATTTTGTGATTTTCATAATCTTGGTCCTGTATATATTCTGCACATAACCACTCAAAATTTGATGTAGTATCCCAATTACCATCCCATTTCGTTCTTTTTTGATGCCCGCTACTATTATCCATATACTCTTAAAATTTTCCCATTTGTTGCTTTATATTATTTACTTGTTGATAGAATTCGTCTTTAACCCTATCAAGTTCAAGGAATGACCCACTTAATACAGATGTTGCCATGATTGAATTTTGCTTGACTCCCCTTGCATGAGTACACATATGTCTGGCTTCGATATATACAGCTATGCCCTCATTATCAGCAATAACTTCTTTTATATAGTTATGTATTTGTTGGGTCAACGATTCTTGTATTTGGGGTCTGCGTGCAAAGAAATCTACTATTCGATTAAGCTTTGACAATCCAATAACATTGCCAGTTTTACCAGGAATATATGATATAAAAGCATTTCCAAAAAATCCAACGTGGTGATGCGCACAGATCGAGTTTACCGAAATACCCCCACTGAAAACCATGCCACCGTAGCCAGTTGAATTTTCAAAATCTTTTATAACTGGCGCTTCTGAATATGTGCCAGCAAATAGTTCATTAATGTACATCTTTGCCACGCGGTGGGGTGTTTCTCTCATTTGTGGGTCTTGCTCCCAATCGAATCCCAAATCTGTTAAGAATTTGCCATAGGATTTAGTTGCTTTCTTAATAAGCTTTTCTCTTTGCTTATCTGTAATTGGCCTGTTAGACTGCGAATCTTTAATTAGTTGTATTTGTTCCATTGTTTTTATTTTTAATTATATAATCTTTTATTAATAGTTGGAACATATTGCCTAAGCAAAATCCAACCATTAGCCCAAAAATTAATGCTATCCATGCTATATTCATAATTATTTATTTGTTGATCCTATTCCACCATTGCGGATTTCATTATTTACATTATAGCCAAATAAAGCTGGCCAATGCTTTTCAAATATACCTTGACATATTCTATCACCTTTATGTACCGTATATGGGGTATTGCCAAGATTTATTAAACAACATCCAATGTTGCCGCCATTTGTTTCATTTCCCGCGTAATCCGCGTCTATTACACCAACAGAATTTGGTATTATTAAACTATGCTTGAATCCTAAAGAAGATCTTAAATATACTTTTAATACTTCGTCAGGCGGCATGATTGCTGCAATGTCAAACCAGAATACATGCTTTTGTTCATATATTGCATCTGATTTGTATTGATAGTGTATTGGATATATTGTTGCTTCTTCATTACTAAAGAAATCATATCCAGCAGAACTATGTGTTTGCTGCGTGGGCATTATAATTTCTGCATCCGGGAATGCTCTATGCTTATCTTGTACTATTACAAATCCGCGCATAATTAAATATATTGTTCATTATCAATAGTGCGTCCAAACTCTTCCTCTGCCCATTCTTTCATTTCTTGCATTGCATCATCTAACTCTTCTGCTTCATATATGTCCATTTCATCACATAATCCGCATACTGCGTAAAAATTACTAAGCAATTTTTGTAATTTTTCTTTTGAAATTGTAATTGTTTCCATTTTGTTTAAATTTATGTTAATCTTTAAATGTTGGTCCGCTAAATCCGGGAATATATAAACATCTTAATGTTTCGTTAGTTGCCTGTTCTAATGTATATCCTTTTGCTAATCTATCATCAATCATTTTTTGCTTCAGTTGTATTTCCTTTTCAAGGTAATTTTTAAATTGTTCTTCAGTTAAACCTTTTGATTCGGCCATAGCTTTTAAGCTGTATCGACTCATTATCGATTTATGTGGTGCCAATAAGTTAGATTCCATATTATTTAATTTGATTAATATAAAATTGCCGGTCTGTGCAAGATCCTATATTCTTGAAGTGCTATTCTAATCTATAAGCCCCTTTATGAATGCAGACCATTATGATTCTTTATTGTACTTCCACCCATCATAATTTGCAATTTTATTTATTTTAATAATTCAACTTGTATGCGCGGAGAATATCTCCAATTATTTTCTATACACTTATCTAAGCAAAACTGTATATTCTTTTGTAACATTTCTTTAGTGCTGCCCAATGGCATTAAATATACATCGCTATTATTAACGCCAATTAAGCCGGATAATATATCTTTAATTTCAATAATATCCGCTTCTTTAAAGACAACAAATTTTAATTGAAAATCTTTGTTATACTTCTTTGCTTTACAAAATGTATCAATATAACAACTGCTTATTAATTGCTGTAAGATAGTATAGTTAATGCGTCGGTTTTTATGCGATATGCTCCATCGAGGTTCTAAAATGATACCGTATTCCTTTAACACTTTTACGTCTGGCTCAGTCGACTGCAACTTAGGAGAAATTGAAAATAAGTCTACATATTCTACAATGTTTTCATCAAACAATGTTCCATTAGTTTCTAATGTGATATGTAAATTTGGTATATAAGATTTAAGTTCTTCAAATATTTCAATTAATGGAAATGAATGTATCATTGGCTCCCCGCCAGTTACAACTAAATGGTTTATATTACCCATATTGTAACGTACTTCATTAACGCATTCTTCAACAGTATAATAGGAACTTTTTTTTATATCAAATGAAGAATATGCCGTATCACATATTTCAAATGTTTTAGTATCCCAATCATGCCAACAACAGCGGAGATCACAACCGCTCGTTCTTATAAACAAAGAAGGCACGCCAGCTAATTTCCCTTCACCCTGCATAGCAATGTCGTTGCTACTATCATCAATCAGTTCTCCAGCATAATTTCTTTTAATTGGAAATATACCATTCTTTGTTAATTTTATTTGCGTCATAAAATATGCGTTTCATTTAAACTTGGATTTATTTGGTGTATTGGCTTAGGCGCTTCAAATATAGCACCTTCTAATAAATCATACCACCATTTTTTATCTTTCCATTCAATACGCACTTGATCACTAAACTTAATATCTTCTAACTCGTAACCAATAGTCAATGCTAAATCTTCAAATCTAGCTTCTGCATAACCAGTATCAGTTTCGTGTACTCTAACAGCATATAATGTTACACCTTCTTCACCATTAGCAAACCTAATATTGTTAATAATTTGGTCAATTACCCAATAAAACATAATTGACAATGATTCTGCGCTTGGTGACATTGGTAATTCAATCCACCTTGCACTTAGCTTTTTAATTGATTCTTTGACTTCATCTGATTCTTTGTCCCATAGCATATAACAATGGTCAAAACTATCTATAAAGTCATTTAAAAACATCTTAACTATGCCAAAATCCGCAACCATCCCGCCAAAATCCAACTGGTCCGATTCTAAAAATATCTCCACTCTAAACGAATGACCATGCAAGCTGGTGGAGCATCGTTTTGTTGTACAATTACGCACCATGTGCGAAGCTTCAAACTTAAATAATTTGCGTATTATCATATATTTTTTATTTTAATTGTTATTTTTGTTGGCTTATCTTCTATTATCTCAAACTCATTTGGTGTAAATTTCTGCACCAATCGAATTGAAAATTGATATCGTTTTATATCATTCGGCTTTATTACTAAGGTATTTGATAACTCTTTCATTTTTTTAAAAAATGGCAATATTTCATCTCTATATATCTTTGCAATAGTATCACTTCTTCGTTCATCTATGCCCCTTGCAGATTGTCTTAAATATTTTTCTTGCTTATCAAGATCTACCCACCCCATTTTAAGTTCAAACATTGCAGTATTTGATGGTGTGTAATATATTCTTACAAAATAATCAAACCCAAATTCATCCGTAAATACCCACATACCCTTTAAATTTGATTCAATATACGGATATGCATTATCTGGGTTAAGCAATTCTCCTAATAGAGCGTAATTTTCAAATAAATGTTTATCCAAAAATGTATTTAATTTCAAGTAATCTCTATCGGACAGGATTTTTTCATCTATCAATTTAAATAAATTCTCCGTTTTTTCGTTAAATTTCATTTTTTATCCCATTGTTATAATAAATAGTAAAAAATTTCGATAAAAATCATTTTTTTGCTAATTTTTAACAATTTTTCACATAATAATTATTGAAGAAAAAAAGAGTGCACGGGTATGCACTCTTCAAAAATGTTTTCGGTTCAAACTTACTTTACAGTAGTTTTTTCTACATCAACTGATAATTGCCTATAATCGGTCACGAGTTTCTTGATCTCACCAATAGCTTTGCGGGCACGTTTAGCAGCTTGTTTGTTTTTCTTTGTAACGAATTTAGTGTGATTTTCATCAAACTCAGTCCATAGAACCTGCATTTGTTCAAATAAACCATAGAATTTTTCATTCATAATGTAATCTCCTTGTTAAGTTAATTGTGTTTTATTCCATATAAGTATGAAGTTTTTCTAAAAAAGTGATGTTCTCCGATAAAAAAAGGAAGATGCTATTACATATTGCAGTAATAGCATCCACATAGATACTTTAAAATTTAAGAATGCACTATTTTTTATTATTCTTTTTAGATTCTTTAAGCTCCCCCAATAACCTGCGAATTATTCCTTCATTGGTATTCTTAATTGCATATATAGCTTGTTTGGCACCACGGGTACCAATTTGTTGCAATGCGTTTACTAATTCAGTAACATCATATCCAACTAATTCTTGCTCAGTTGCTACACCGGATGCTTGTTTTGTTGCATCGCGCAATTGTCCATTATAAAATAATAATTCAGCTAACGCTGGAGTTATTTTTCTACCGCTGAAATCAACAGGCTCTTGTACCATTGCTGGTTTTACTGCTTTTTCTGGCTTTATAATTGGTTCAGGTGTTGGTGCTATTGCTGGTTCTGCCACTACTGGCTCTTCATCCGGGGCTACAACGTCTGTATATTTTAAGCTTAATAAATCAGGCTCTGGCTCTTTATATCTGTCAACATTTGATACCAATGTTTCATCATATGGAAGGCGAGCTAAACTATTTGCTGGATCTCTGGGTCGTTCTTTTAATCCACGCGCTCTTGCAAATGCAGCAAATATAGATTGGGTATCTATACCTAAATCTTGTAGTTGGCTTGCTATATTATCTTCTGTTCCAGCTAATAATGGAGTTGTTTTGTAATTTTCTCTTTCTTCTTGGGTTAATGTTGCGGGTAATGATTTCTCATAGAATTTATAATATCTATCTCCGCTCCACCTTGGAGTAAATACGACTTCACCTACTTTTAAGATTGCTTCTGTTAACTTTTGCATATTTTCCCTTACATTAAATTTAGTTGATTCTTTCTTTTCTGACAAGCATTCTTTAGTTTCATACATCTTTGCCGGATCTTCAACCCCAAGAAATATACTTCCTGCACTCTCAACCTCGTTAATAGCTTCTTTTATTAATTCACGTAGTCTGCTTGCTTTCATTTTTATCTCCTTTATATTAGTCCATGTTGGAGCCACTGGTTGGGGCTGTATTGGCGGGTTATTTTTTAATTTCCATGGCGGTGATATTGGATTTGGCTGTTCTTCACCTTCCCCCTCATCTACTTTTTCTTTCTTTAATTCTTTCTTTGCCCAGTCTTTTGGTTTTGCATTAGTATAGTATTTCAAATCTTCTTTAATATGGTCTTTAACTATTTCTGCACATTCTGCCGGGTCTTTTGTGTGTTCTGCTTCTATTTTTAAACCAATAGTATATTGTTTTTGGCATATATCATAAATTACATCGAATGGACTATCTTGTTTATCGGCCCAATATGCGGCAATATCTCTTAGCGTCATTTTATCTGCCTTACCACCTTTCAATTTATCAGCCATTGTTATAAATCCGCATTAAGTTGGTATTGGCAAAATCTTAAAACTTTATTAAAGTCGCGCAAACCAAATGTTTCGGTTTTATTATCTATTCCTTCAAATAAGGAACCAGCAGTAACACTAAACTTATCGCCTTTAACTTCAATTTTAAGAGTATAATTTTCTTTCATATTAACGCTGTTAATATCAGGATTTTTAATCTCTAATATATTTTGATGGCGATTGTATAATAATTTATGCATGCCTTCTGTTCGTAATGACTGTTTTAGAAAAATATATAAGTCTCTTAGCGCATTAAAGTTATTGACTTCCTCAGTCTTTTCTTCAACTACTTTTTGAACTTCTTCTTTGATTATTTGCTTTACTCGTGAATATTTTATTGCCATTTGGAATTCCTCCGGATTAGTAATTAAAAAGCACCAGCTATATATATGATGCTTTATAATTTTATATTCGATTTAATATTAAAAAATTAACATAAACTGTGACTGCAATATTTGCACTTAACACATCCTTCCACATATATTAATCCATCTTCTTTTCCACAATTGGGGCAAGTTGTATTGGACGGTTTTTCTCCTTCTTTAATATATTTCTTTAATGCCCTACTCATTGACTTTGCAAACGATTGAAAGTCTGCTTCCGATTTATTTAGTTGTTCTATTACAAATTTAATATCAGCACCGTGCCGTAATGCCATAGAAATCATTCTTGTTAACGCTTCTTGCCCTGCTTGTTCAAAAAACGATGTTATATCTTCAATAATTAATCCATCGTTTGTTTCAAGCGTATAATTGCCACTTTTTACTTTTATTAATTTACCTTCTTTGGTTTTAGACGGCAATTTAATTAATTTACGTTTAAATGCAAATATTTCATATGGCTCATTGCACATTAATCCAACAAGTACCAACCATTCTTCTCCGCGAGTAGTAAGTTGATGTATATCGCATTCTAATACCTTTGGCCTTTTTGGCGCACTATTTTTGTGAATGCAATTGTCATCTTCTTTTCTTTTATCATCGGTGGTGCTCGATAACACATTTGCCATTGTTCCTGCACGATATGTTGTAAATCCTTTTATTTTGCCAGTAGAATGCGCTTTAAAATAAACATCTTTGAATTCATCATATTCATAGTCCTGTGGGAAATTAAGTGTTTTGGAGCATGCAGCATCAGTCCATTTTGCAAATATTTCCATTGTATTAATGTGATCATCAATTGATAGAGTATCGGTTGTAGCAATATAATTTGCTGCTGTGTCCAACTTATTAATATTTGCTAAATAAGATATTGCATAATCTTTAATAATTGCTTCTTTTGTTAACCCCCTATTTTTATCAATTTTATAGGAAACACCATTGTATGTGGTTTTAATTAAATCGTCTTGCCCTTCTATCACCCAGTTCCAATTATTATAATTATTAATTATTTTATGCTGCACCCAATCTATCTTTGGAATCTTTAATCCAACCGGAGGCTCTGTGATTATAAATGTTCTTCTATATTCTGTTAAAAATAATGGTTCCAAACCACCACTAACATTATTCGCAATAATAGAAGTATTTCCGGTTGGCGCTATAGTAAGTAAATGGGAATTTCTAATTCCATATTGCCGAATAATATCTAATGTATCAATTGATAATAATTTAATATAGTTGCTATTCAAATATTTATCTTTAATATACAATGAAAATGCACCTTTTTCTTTAGCCAGCACGGCTGATGATCTATATGCAGTATTAGCTATATACTGCATTAATTCTTCCGTTATTTTTAATGCGTCATCACCCCCATATCTTATATTCATCATAATCAATGCAGATGCGTATCCCATAACACCCATCCCCAATCGACGTTTATTTTTTAAATTTTCATAATGTTCTTGTAATGGTGCATATGTTATATCATTTACATTATCCATAAACCGAATAATAGTTGGAATGTATTCTCCTAATTTATCATAATCCCAATTATTATCTTTTATAAATTGAGTCAAATTAATATTGCCAAGCAAGCATACATTTCCAGGCGGAAGCGGCTCTTCCCCGCAATCTACATTTAATACAGAATGCTTAAAATAATAATCAATTAATTTATAATTAAATAAATCTGATATAGTTTCTGCAGGTGTTGTTATTGTTATTTCTTCATCTATTAGTAGGGTAGAATAAAAATTATAGTTGGGGTTTGCTGTTAAATCATATACATCTTCACAATAATCCAATGGAAATATATTTTCAATTACTAATAATTGGTCACCACCTATAATTTTTGGCGCAACTGCTACATCTCCAGCATTATGAATTAATGTATGTAATTCTTCAACACTTATTTTGCCATAATCTTCTTTATAAAATTTATGTTTACCGTTTGTAATAGCCTTTTCACCTGTTTCAAATAAAGTACAATATAATTTAGCATTCTTTTCTGTTAACATTACATCCTCTAATAAAGATAGTTGCAATCGATTTTGCTCATCTCTGGTGACTATTTTAACGTCAGGGTATATACTACGTCGTTCATGTAAATTCTTCATTCTAATCCAACCATAATTAGTGAGCACCTTTGTATCGCCAATGACGCATGGATTAGTGGCATTTATATATTCGTCATAATATAAGTTATTTAACCTATTAATTGTATCTACAAATAAAACACCCGGTTCATTATAATTATATGTTGATTTCATTAACAAATCCCATAATTCATTGGCATCCGCAAATGTTTTATATATTTCAACTGGGTATCCTTTTTCTTGCCACGTATCAACATTTCCATTCCATTCTTCGTTATATATTTGTTTTGCCGTTCGGGAATCATTATGCAAATCATAATATGATTTCCACAATATTAAAATATCTTCTCTCGTATCATCATATGCAGGAAATATTAAGCTCCATGGTTTATGATTTTTTATATTTTCAATAAATTTATCTGACACTAATACAGACATATTAAATTTATTTAATTTACCTGATGAATGTTTCGCGGTTATAAATTCTTCTATGCTGGGATTCCAACATGCCATGCTAACGAGTTGGGCTCCCTTTCTTATTTTATTTTTTGCTAATTTATTATTTGATTTTCTACCACTTCCCTCTGTTATAACTTCACTTTGTTTATCCCACATTTCAAGCATTTTAATTGGGCCGGGGGATTCAACGCCAACTCCACCAATAAATGATCCTCTTGGACGTAATACATCTATGTTAATACCGTATCCACCCTCCGATTTCAATATTAATGATTGTCTTTTTAATTCATCCATAATAGATTCCATGGAATCTTGGGAGGTTCCGCGAAATCCACTAACAAAACAATTTAAAAAGCTGGTATTTTTTATAGATAACCCGGCATTTGATAGTATTCTACCACCCGGTATAAATGCAAAATTATTTAATACTTTTTTAAATTGTTCTTCCCAATATTCTGATTCAATTTCTGTGTTGGCCATTGTTTTTGCAACACGAGATAACGTATCATTGATATTTTCATTACCATATTTATACGTTAATTCATATATTTCTTTTGAAAATTCATTATTAAATTGCGTAGTCATTACTGTTTTTTCCATTATACTCTCCTTTATTCTTCGTCGATTAATGACAGATATTTTTTTCTTAATAATTGCGTTTCAACTGCCTCACCATTATCCATTTCTTTTTTAGCCTGCCTTCCAGCTATTGATTCAGGCTCATATATGTTTATATGCCCATTATCAAGATCAACTTTGGTAGGAAACGTTATTCCATCGTGACCAAATCTATTTTTAATTATATGTATTCTCATAGTATTACCAATCTTATCGTTCAATGTTCTTGACCCCGACATTATAAAATGGGCATGCATTATTTTTTCGAATGACCCAGTTACCGTATCACTTTCAACTATTTCTTTTGAAACGCTGGCCCTGCCAGATTGGCTGGCCGTCCAGCATGGCAGCTTATATAAACTTGCAATACCAATTAATTCCCCATATACATTTCCTAATAATTCATCTGTTCTAAAATTAGTATTTTTATTTTGAAACGTAAACTTTAAAAGATCTGCATAGTCAATAATTAATAAATCTGGTTTATATCCTATCATTAGCATATGGTCGACGTGAGCTGCAATATGATCAGTTGATATTGTTTTCATTGGTGAATATCGTGTAAATAATCTTCCTGGTAATTTTTTTACACTATGCTCAATATCATCAATGTGATATTTTAAATTTGCAAATTTAACGCCGGATAAAATTGAATCATATCTCCTATTTGTATATCCCTCTTCCAATTCTAATGAATAATGTAATACATTTAATCCTTTTTTAACTGCAGATAATCCCAAATTACATAAAAACCAAGTTTTTGCTGATCCCGGGGGCGCCATATAAACGCCCAACTCACCAGCCCCAAGTCCTCCATCCATGATTGCATCTATTTGTTCAAATCCGGTTTCAACTGGATATCTCTTGCTTTCTTCATATCTTTGTCTAATAGATTCTTTATAGTCTACACCAATAGATTGGCTGATACCAGCTTTCATAGCTGCATCCAACTTTGATTTTATTATATCATATTTCTTTTGTTTTTGCAGATCAACGCATTCTAAAAGCGTATTAGATAAGTTTTGGTTAAAACAAAACTCGAGCGCTTCTTCCTTAATTGCGTCAGCATCTTCTTGTACAGAATCTACTCTTTTATAGATATCTTTAATATTTTCCATTAACGTTGCCTTAAGCAACGGGTCTTCAAGTTCTTTAATTTTAATTTTAAAAACATCTGACGTCGTGCGCGTCTTATGCTTTTTATAATTATCTTTAATAGTTTTTACTATTAATGCCATTGACTCTGAATCAAACATTGTTGGTTCCAGCATGTCAAATATGCGTTTTAAAAACTCTAAATCTGTTAATAAATGCGATATTAACTTAACTTGAAAACTGTATCCATACTCACCAAAGCTATCGCTTTTATTGCTCATGTTATTCAGTTATTGTAAATAATTTAATTATATTACTAATAAATCCGGTTGTATTTACTATCTTTGCATCTGCTGCTATTTCACTAACAGTAATTTGCCCATGTTTTGCTGCAGTTAGGGTTTTATATGTTTCACTAATTGCTACTTTCTTACCATTTGTAGATTTAATAACAAAATAATATTGTTCGTTTTTTGATTTCCGCACCCAAATATAATTTTGTGCTGAATCTTTTGTATATTTTATTGCCCATTCTTTAACTACGCTAATACCATTAACACAATCTTTTTTATTGTGGTAACCTTCACTAAATACAATAATTCGTCCATTGCTACCTTTAAGATTAAATCTATATTGTTTTTGTATGTCTTTGTAAATAGTAAATTTTCCTTTTCTCTTCATTATAATCTCTCCTTTATCTTGCAGTATGCAAGCTAAGTTTTAAAAAATGTTTATTTATCCATTCTATTGGATCTTTTATTTTATCGAGCAACCCATCTTCTTTAAACATTTGGTTTATTCTTGCCCGATTTAATGTATTTTTATTATCTCTAATCATGCTTTGTATCTTAAGTTTAGTTATACCAGATATATTAACATCAGATAACTGCATTAATTTGAAATTCATTTCAAGCAATTTTCTTTGTTTTAATATATTCTCATAAATTTTGTATTTGAGCTGATGATCCTTTGCATATTGTAGCATATCATCAATGGTTATAACTCTATTTTCATTAAGTATTGGAAAATATTTCGATGCTGTCTTCCTGCCAATCCCTCTAATTCCTTTAACATTATCAGAAACGTCTCCAACCAAAACCTTGTACATTATATAATTATGGTGAGTGACGAAATAATCTTTCAATATATCTCCTTTTGTTATTATTTTCTTTAGTTGTGGATGCCAAACGAATACCCTGTCATTTATAAGCTGTAAGAAATCTTTGTCTGTTGACATAACATAGCATTCGGTGCTTTCTTCAGTATATACATCTGTAATTAAATATGCTATTACATCGTCCGCTTCTATATTATCTAATGATATAATTTGCACTGGCAGCATATCTAAATACTCTATAAGTCGTCTAAACTGTTGTATCATTGACTGCTCCTTTTCATTATCGCTTGTAAAAGATAAGTCACGCATTTTATATTTAGGACTGCTATGTGCTTTATAATCACTATATATCTTTTTTCTGCGTAGAGAGCCATCTTTGCCATCAAACGTTATTACTAATTTATCTGGTTGTATTGTTCTTATTGCTATACACATGCTCGCAAGAAATCCATATAAACCACCTATGTGATATCCAGATTCATTTATAAGATCAAATGCACTAAATGCAGCTATAAATCGATTTGTACCATCGATTATTAATACTCTCTTTTTATTATCATCGATAATATTAATATCTTTGAATAATTCTTTTATTCTATTTTCCATACTTTCCAAGAATAAGAATCCCCTACTACATAATAGCAAGGGATTCTACATTTATTTATTAATTATTATGATTCATCTGCAACATCATCTTCTGGTGCCGCTACTTTAACAGCATCTAAGTCAAAAGTATTAATATTTGAATATGGCATAATAAATTTATTACATAATATTGCTTTTATTTTATTACGCGTTACTTCATTGTCTCTCATATTCTGAGTAAAAGTTGTTGATTTAATATCAATTACTTCGCCAGTAGATTCATCAATTAATTCATATTTACCTGCTGCACCGCCTGTAATTATTTTATGTTTTTTCAACGTATCAAACCATCCGCCATAGTCATCTATTCCACTTGCAAAATAAATATTGAATTCTGCTTTACCATGTGGTGGCCCAACTCTACTTTTTATTACTTCACCAATACTATTAACACCAATTATTCTTTCAATGCCATTTACATCCCCCTTAATCTTACCAACTTGTTTAAATCTTACCCTCACACTTGAGTGAAATGCCACGGCTTTGCCACCTGAAGTTGTGTATGGATCTCCACCAAACCCAACCATTTGGCCAACTTTAAAACGTAATTGGTTAGTAATAATAAGAAGAATACGATATTTAGCAATAACCAAAGTTAATTTTCTCATTGCCAAACTAATTAATGCTGCCTTTGCTGTTCCATAACCTTCTTTTTCATACCCAGCTTCCATTTCTACTTTTGAAGACGCAGCACTTAAAGAGTCAATAACAATAGTAACAAGCTTAGTTGGATATTCTGTGCGGACTTTTAATATTACTTTTTCAATAGCATCAAAAATATCTTCAACTGTATCTAATTGAACATATAACATTTTATTTAAATCAACACCAACTGCTGTTAAATATTCTTTCGAAATAGAATTTTCTGTGTCTATTAAAATTCCAATACCACCTTTTTTTTGTGTGTTAGCAATTGCATGTGCTGCAGCTAAACTTTTTCCGCTCCCCTCAAGTCCGGTATATTCTACTATACGACCAGTAGGTAGTCCTCCGTCTATTCTATTTGATATTGCTACATCTAAGAGTGTTGATCCAGTAGAAATCCAATCTAATACGTCAGCTGGCGTATCTTCTGAACCATCTAAATAATAGGATACATTTTCTCCCTTAAATTGCTTTTCTAGTTCATTTTTAAGAACAGTAGCTAATATGTCTAAACTGTTATTCTTTTTTTCTAAAACAGGCAAGGCTTCTTTCGAAGCCTTGCCGGATTTACCATTAGTAGTTTTTGCCATATTAATTACTTTTTACCACCAAATAATTCATCTAAGTCTGCATCTATGTTGGCATTTGTGCCAGTTTTAGATGTTGCCGTTGATGCACTCTTTGCAGCTCTTGTAGCTTTAGTAGGTGTATCGTCAACATCTTTATCAAAAGGGAGGTCATCATTTACAGTTACTGAGTTAGCAGCTGGTACGTTTTCCTCGTCCTCTGATGTGCCTTCGTTAAGCCATGCATCGAGCGCAGCTTTAATTTCAGCATATTCAACGCGTGGAAAAACTTCCTCAATATTAGTTTGCCCATTAACGATCATATTCGCAACGTCCCTGTCTTCAGTTGCTTTGGTATCTTTTGGCTTAACCATAATTTTAATTTCACCAAAATCATTTCCTGCTTCCTTTGCAGTAGTAAATGTTACAGTAACATCTTTACCGTTGTTTAAATCAGTAATATCACCGTAATCTTCTTCGTTTAAAATAGCAAGTAATTCTTTATAAATCTGCTTGCCAAATCCCCAAAATCTAACACCTTCTCCTTCTTCCCCACGCACAATAATCGGTGCAAAAATTCTAATTTTAGGCTCAAGTTTTTTACCTAATTTCCAATCTTCCTTGTTTCCGTTCGACTGTAGCTTTTCTGCAAAGTTTACAATCGGGTCATTTTCGCCAAATGATTTTAAACTAATCATCGATTTCTTTTTTCCAATATCATAGTGGAAATAAAGTTCGATAAACGGCCAATCTTTATTAAATTGATACGGCACAATTCTAATCACATTCTTACCTGGTTTTGGTTTCCAGATTAATTTGTTTTGTTTTCCTGCCGATGATGCTTTCTGCATGTCATCCAACTTTTGCTTTGCAGCGTCTAAGTTAATTCCCATTTTGTTTTCCTTTTTTAATTTGTTAATAATTTAGATAAATCACCATGCCGTGTCTCGATGGACACCATGTCGTGATTGTTATAAATAAATAGTATAATTTTTCGATTAAATCAGAAAATTTGAAACTTTTTTTAATTTTTAGTTCGACGAGTGTGAACTTTTGACAGATTTTAACTTAATTACTTCACTTAAATTTATCCTAATTCTCTGTAATATATCAGAACTTATGATTATAAGCATATTTTCATAATTTTTCCAACTCAGTTGATAATTTATGTCCAATACACCATTATTTATTTCCATAATTAATGCATTAAGAGCATTGATTGTATATAATGTATTAGATTCTTTCTTTCTATGCACCAAAATAGTATTCGGTAACATGCCATCGTTCTGGCTATGGTAGATATTATATGTAAATATTACTTCACGCTTATTATCTTCGTTATCAAATATATAAATACATCCATTAGCAAGAACATAATATTCAAGTATATTCTTTAATGTTGGCAATATTTGATGCCTATACGAAAAAGTAGCTAATAACTGCTTTTGTTCTGGTTTTTGTAACATTCAAATTCCTTATATTAAAATTCCACGTCGGCATACCCTTCACCAACTATTTCTATACCAAGTGCATTTGCAAAATATTGAATACCTTTTTCTGCGTATTCAAATAATGTTTGAATAATTTTACTGATAACAATTTTATAAAAGCGTTCTACGGTGTCAACTATCGACTTCCATGCATTTTTTAATCCATCCTTCCAACTTCCTTCTTCAAGTAAATCAATCTCAGTATTAAGAACATCAAATATATTAATCGTTCTATCCATTGAATCCGCAATAATTTCAGTTATTGCTATTTCAAATTCAAATGGTTGTTCATCTATTGGTGCAATGTTTTCATTTTTAATTTTATCTTTAACCAGTATTCTAAAACTAGATTCAGTTCTGCCATTTGATGTCTTATATCCAACATTAGTTACCACAGTATCAGATAATTGTTTGGCCCATTGGACGGTAATGGGAATCATCTTTGCATCACCATCAATACTAAATGATAATATTTTATTTGCAACTGGCATTAGTATTGTATCTTGCACATCACCAGTAAATTTATAACATCCTGTTGCAGCCTCATAAATAATCCATTTTTTAAATTCGGGGTCTTTTTTAAATATAGTATCTAATTTAGTAGTTAATTCTCTATGGTCAACGGCAGTGTTTATCATGCCTGCGACAATGTCTGAGTTTTTAACTGTTGCTAAAAATTCTTCTTTAAACCATTTTGCTGCGGAGATTGATTTATCTTCTATTCCATTAATAAACCAAGATTTGTAGTTTGAATGAAAATCTGATAAATTTGCTTGTATCAATTCGGCTATTGCATGTTGTCTAGCACGTTCTATTCGTTGTTTTTCCGTATTAATACCCGTTCCTCTTATTTCTTTGGTAGTTAATTCATCTAATATTTCATTAATGCGTTTTTCCGTCCATTGATTTACTAAATTTTGTTTAATAACCGTGCTACCGGAGATAGTATTATAATATTTAAATTTGTTCTCTACGTCTTTAATAAATTCTGATATTAATGTTCTTCTTCTTGCGCCGTCATGGACATCATAATATTTTAATGCTGCTTTGAATACACCGGCAGTGTCCCCCTTTCCGCCACTCATAAGTTGTGACCCACCCATTTTTTTAAGAGAAATTCTATTTTCCGCACCAGAATATAAATCTGTTTTTGGCGTTTTATTGTCAGACGGCCAAAGTGGGGAAGTATCAAATGATGATTTCCCACCCGTCCATTCCATTATATTGTCAGCCTTTATTTTAGAGGCAATTTTTTGTCCGATTGGTAATATATCTTGCTCAAATGAATTAAACTTTTTTAATGCTATCTTTTTAGTTATTCCTGCATCTATTAATGCAGTTTCTTTATCTGCACCCATTAACATATTATATGCAACTGCGATTCCTAATTCATATAAATCTGATGGTATTTCTCCAGTACCTTCTTCTCCTTCACCGCCCGTAGCAGAAAATATTGTTGTCAATTTAAATTTATAAATAATATTACCTTCCGCATTATATAATGCCAATGTATTCATTGACGATGTCATAGCTCCCGGTTGATCAGGAGTTAATTCTTTTGCGTGTTCATAATTGAGTATTGATTTTAATGAATCATTTGTATTTAATTTATCAATTAATGCATTAATATCATAATTTTTACCAATATATAATGATTTTGCACCCGTTTGTATCCCATATTCTTGCCCTATCATAGATACTGCTTGTTCAACAGTATTTCTTTTGGGTTTTGGTTCTTTTACTTTCTTTTCTTTTAATAATTGTCTATCTTCTGCACTTATGCGAAAATAATTAGTAATATTTGATGCCTCTGTTAGTGGTATGCCATTTTTAATAAGTATTTTATGCATTAATTGTAATTGTTCTTCTTTAGTAAAATCAACTATACCAAATTCCATTGACAATTCTGACAATATTCTCTCTATTAATGTTTGCATTATGCAACTCCTTTAAATTTATTTGTAATGTCTACCATATCTTTATAATTCCTTCCTGCTTTGACATTGACAATATATTTGTTATCTGTTAATATTCTGTATATTTCATTTAATACCTTTGCACCATCCGACTTGCTAAAATCAATTAAAAAGCTATCATATGTATATAATATTAATTTTGAATTATATCCTTGTAAAAATGCATTAATTTCATTTATTTTACTAATATTGCTTTCTGTTTCCGTTAATTGCAATACATAATTAAATAATTTATGTGGATTTACATTATCAATAAACGCACTTCTAACTTCTCTACCTGATATTTTTGATGTATATTTGCCACGCTCCCATATACTATCAATAAAATCTTTAATCAATCTAAAGTATTCAATCTTATCATACACTTCCTTGGGTGCCCCACCATATAAGTATTGAAAGTTCATAGATTTTACTATTTCGTGGTTATATTCAGTTATAATGTTTGCCGATAGATATTGTTTACCCAAATGTTCATGCATATTTTCATTGTGCACGTCATACCCTATCAAATCATTAATTAATGCTAAATGGTATCCTCCAAAATCAAATTCAATTAATAGTCCATCATCTTTAAATCTACTAATAAATGCTTCTCTTGTAGTATCTTTTTTATTTAGTGCACTAAAATTGACACCACCAAACCTATTTGATGGCCTTCCTGTTGATGTATATAAGTTATATTCACTAAATACTTTATCATCTATTGTTTCCGCATTTAGTATAAAAGTATCAATAAATAAACCATTCTTTTCTATGTTATAATATGCATTAAGAACGCTATTATTATAATATTCATAACAACTATTAATATCATCTGTGTCTATTATGTTTAGGATAGACATACATGAGTTTTTAATTTTCCTACAATATTCAATATGCTTGACAGCCGGTATGACTCTATTACGTCCCCGTACACTCGAAAATTTACGGGAGTAGAAGTTATATATTATCATGTCATTCTCGTCGATCATATCAAAGAGCTTGTGAGATCTCAAATAATATAATAAAAGCAAATCATATACATTATCTATATATAAAGAATGTAACAAATATTTTTTATTAATAGAAAATTTAATATTTGCACTATTTAATGCTATAATAACATCTTCTTTGCTAATATCAATTATTTTTTCGGAATGATTAAATAATATGCTATATTCATGGCCTGTTTGTACATTAAATATATATAGCATAGATAGGTCTGCTGTGCAAGGGTGTAAGTTTGAATCGTCCAATACTTGGAGAACAATCACATCTTTACCAATTATTTCATTCTTAAATGCTTCAAATTGAACTATTGTATCAATTATCATTCTGTAATTATTGCGAATTCTGATAAATTTTGTAACGTTTGCGTTATACCACGCATTTCTTTTTCTTTAAGTTTTAATGTTCTCAAATTGGTGTCTTCTATGCCATATACAAGAATTTTTCCCATAATATCAACCACGTCATTTCGCGGCCCAATTATCTTCCAATCTAAATCTAATTTTCGATAAACCGTAAGTAAAAATGCATCTGTGTAGTATTCAAATTGCTTTTTGCCTACTTCAATTATAACCATATCGTTCTTTCTTTGAATAAAATAGCGCTTTAAAATGCCTGCAGTATAGTCCTTGCTTGTTGGTGATATTTTATCTCTTTTGGGCAAGGGTACTGTTATAAATTTATTGCCTGTCAAGTTATCATAAAATATAACGCTAATATCAGGTTGTAATACTGAATCATCTTGCGTAGCAATTGCATCACTGATACTATCAGTTTGCAGTTGTTGTATCTTATCAGGAGTGTATCTCATTATATATATGGTATTTATTTGATAATTTCATAATTGTATTAATAAGTTAAAAATATGCTTATACTGTATTTTCTGGGCTCATCTTCCCTGCAGTATTATGATAAACGGTATCAATACCAGCATAATCCCAATGCACCATATCAGTTGGTTTGCCTGGTTTTGGTTCATATGCAAACTTTTCTTGCTTCCACCCGTATCTACTTGCATTATTTACAAGCCAAGAATACATTGGTGATTGCTGCATTAATGTTTTTTGTGTTAATCCAACTTTATTAGCAGTAACACCATAATTTAAATCAATTCCCGTACCAAAACCATGGTTACTTCTACCCGGAGATGCTACTGTTTTGCCCTTTTCAGTATAGTCTTGGTATAAGTATGCCCCATCTTCATATGTTCTATAAGTGTTATTAACAAGCAATTTTTTACCGTTGTGTTGATCAGAATATGCTTTTGCCATTTCTTCAAATTTGGCTGCAGCAGTAAGTTCTAAATATTGTTTTTTTGCTGGTGATGTTAAATTAATATGAGTTGTATCAATTGCACGTATAACCGCATTATCTAATGGCAATTTACCGTTATCAACGAACTCACCTGCATGGATTCCTTTTAAAACTTTACGTTTCTTCGGTGGAAATCTTTTAAGATAACCAGATATTCTATCTGCGCCTGATGGGGTGCTGAATCTTGTATCAAGTTGCGTCACCGGATTAGTTGGCACTCCGCCTACTACACCAGTACCACCTAATGCAGCAGCACGCGTATCAATAAATGGGCGTAAAATAGTATCTAATTCAGTTTCCCATCCATCGCGTGTTATTCTATGCGTCACATTTGTAATCATAAATACTGCTCTATCGCTATATCTGGCTGGTTTATAATCTAAATCTACTACTTGCCCAAATTGAAATCCTGATATACCATCAATTGTTAATTTAAGCTTTATTGGCAATGTTAAATATTTTACATTATTTGCACCAGTAGTGGCTCTTGGATATCGAGTTCCAATTAAATATTGATTTAATGCATTTTGTGCAGTATTTATTCTTGACTGGGTTACCTTACTTTGTAATTCTTTAAATGCATTTTGCAAGTCTTCTATTAATTTTGTATCAAATTCTTGCTTAGTTGCTACAATCTTTGCATCCGGGCATTCTTCCTTTGTGTCATCAGATTTACGAGTTTCAGGACATAGGCCTGATTTATATAATTTATCTTTTATTGATTGTCCGAAAAACTCACTATATGCAGATGTGCCATCTTTGTGCACATCTATTGGATTATCTTGTTGGCGATTGGTACCGTACATAATCATACCTTTCATATTAGCATCTAACTGTGTGCTTAAACTAACTGTTTTCAATAATCCAAATTCATAGTATCCATGAAACATAACGGGCTCTATCTTTGTTTCTGAACTTTTTTCTGACTGGTCTATAATTTCAACTACATTGCCGGTATCTTCATTAACCATTATACTAAAATCCCATATGCCTCCGCATGCTTCTGATATACCTTTAAGCATGTTAATTATAAACTCTTCCAGGGTGCTTGATTCATCAAAGGTATTTTTTATGTATGCTGTTTCAACTAATATATTTCTAATATAACCTCTTTGGCATTGTGCATATACTTTTGCATTAGCATTAAATCTTGCAATTGCCAATCGGTCATTAGCATCCTTACCAAGATTTATATCTTTAACTACCGCAGGATATGCAAATTTTCTTATATTATTTGATATATCCTTATAAGTTCTATCTGTTCCAAGTGTTAATATTTTTCTTACGGTGGTAGTGCTACCTGGATTAAATTGTCCTGGTAGTATGCATATTAATGGGTTTGCTGATTTTAATTCGGCATGATTATATATTGTATTATTGCCCGAATTTATAGTAAATAATTTTTTGTCACCAATTATATTACAGTCTTTATAATAAGTTAAATTGCCAGTTATTAAATGATCTTCAATATATCCCCAAGTAACAAATCTTTTTTCAGTATCAGTATTTAATTGCGGGTTTGCATCACTACTTGTATCTAGCAATAATTTAACACCTGGATATCCATTTTCTTTAACCCATGCGGCAGTAACTCTACCTTCGGTGTTATTTATTTTTCCGTCCCACGCCTCGCCACTGCCAACCGAATCAATCGCATCATTGACTGCTAATAATGTAGAATCAATATTAGTTGAAAGACCAAAGTTTTTAGTTGATTTATTTTCATCCGTGGTTTCTTCTTTACATTGCACCATTTTGCTTTTACTTTTAACATCTGCTGCCAATATGGTAGAACCCATTGACGCAACAGTAGTTGAACACTCAAATCCGCCAGCATCATTTAATGACCATTCAAAATTCGTAATTATACCAAGCATTCCATCATAACATCCATTATTATTTTCCCTTAATTTAGGCAAAGTTTCTCTAAAAAAATCATATGGGTCGCCATTAAAATTATATAAATCGTTAGGAGGAATAACATCTAATAATCCACCATCTGGATTCAGCCCTATTGACCACCCCCATTCAACAGCACAATGGATTCCCAACGTCATATATAATTTTTCAATTGCATTTAATTGCTCTAATGACCAAACAGTATATTTAATTGTTGCTTCCCTTACTGCACCCCAGGAACCTTTATTTGTTACTTCTAATGATGTAACATTAGGCATTGGCCTAAATGTTTTATCATATATTTGTAAAAACTTTTTTCTATTTTCATTTTTTGGTACTGCTTTTTCAGGGTCATCTGTTACGCCACCATATAAAACCCATTTTTTTCTTAATTCATCATCGTCATATGTAAACTCATTAGCAGTCTTATTGAACGATGCATTTTCAAATAAGTTTTGCGTGGTTGGTGCTGGTGTGAAGTTTTCACTTAATTTATCATTAACCTTTGTATATGGTATTGCATAAGACATTATTCTTATCCATGGTGCCCGCTGATTAAACCAGTTTCCTCCCACTGCACTTGCCACATTTTCTTCCCGGTGCTCAATAACCTTAAAAAGCCAGGGATATGCTTGTGTAACTAAAAATGACATATTGTAACCTCTTTATTTTAAATGTTTTGTAAATCTTCTAAATGAAAGTCAAAACTTGGCAATATTGGTATTCTAATTTGTACTCCCGGTGGAACCATTAATGTTCCTTTTCCCAATTGGTTTGCGTGTGCTATAATTGGCCACATAGATATTTGCCCATCATAATATTTTTTTGCATACAAATCAAACCTATCACCCAACTTTGATATGATATATTTATCATTTTCCGTCATTTTAATAGCAGAATAAATGGTTGTTGCATATACTCTATTATTATCATCGTTCGTTTCAATTTTTGTTGCTTTGTACCTATCCATAATATTGCACTCCTATAACCATTTATCAGGGCCAAAGAAATTTGATAAATCTCTATCCGGCGTTTCTTTATTAAGAAATGTAAAGTCAGCATTTACACTTATATACATTGGCAATTCATATTGCTCACTTGGGCCAAAACGTGGGTCATCTGCACCATCTTTAACTTTATTATAACCAATATCCCAAATAAAGTCATCTTGTACTTCAAATGATAGCCCTTCTATAATTGCAGGCTCTTGCGAAATATAATCACCGATAGTTAATTCAACCATCGGACTCATAATATTACCAGCCATCGTATAGCTTGGCGCTACTTGCCTTGCTAATAAATTAAGTTTTTTATATATTTCCGCCATTTCAGTTCGTGATTGGGCCGCAACAATAAATTTAGTCGATATTTTACGCACTAAATCTTGGAATATATATGATTTACCTGGATTCCCTATATAATCTATGCCCCGCCAAGTAGGTGAAAAATTATATGTTAGCGATGCAATTGTATTTCTAAATTGGATATGTTGTTTAGATATTTTACTATCATTACTGCCATCTTCCTTATATCTAATTATAGTGATATAAAACTTTACAAAATCTTGCTTGATTGCAACTTGCTGGCCTTCAGCATCTTTATAATATTGCGTGTTATCATACATCCAATCTGCATTATCATTTCCTGCATCGGAGATGCCAACTCTACGTTCCATTCTATTAATGCCTTCTACGGGTGGATATGTTGGTTTTATTTTATCAATCATTAATTGTCGATACCCTTCTATATTATCTGGTAATCCTGCTCCAACACCTGGAAAGTCTGCTAACGATTTTAGATTTTTATAAGTTAAAAATGAGTTATATGTAGTATCAAATCCGCCTTTCCAATTTTTACCAACTGGTGCGGATATTAGATTATCTGCTAAAATAACGCCAGATTTATCTAATGGATTTCCATTGTCAACTGCAAATTCACTGTTTGAAATAGTATCATTAAACATACCAACAATAGGACTGATATTAATATCCTGCTGACTGCTGATGTTTGCTGGAATAGTGGCATCTTTTGTATTTAATTCATTATCTAAAATGCTCGTTGAATACGCAAATATATCATCGAATGTAAAAAATTGTCTATCATCTTGATTTTTGCTATTTGCAGTGTTATCAAATATATTAATTATATTTGAATCAATCAATTTTTGCATATTAATGTAAGATGATATTTTTGCTTTTGAATCATCCCCATCCCAATTATTAAATGGATATGTATATGACTGATATTTGGCACCAGCATCACCAATAAAAATAATATTATTTACCAAGCTATTGTTATAATAATACCCATTAGTATCAATTATCATATCATGATAAGTATTATGATTAGCATTTGCTATAGGAGTTTTGGTAAATTCAAATTCATCTCCAATAATATTACTACCATATATTTCAGTAATTTGTGAATATATGTTTAAATGTTTGCCGTCTGTTGAATATTGCAATTGCGGATACTTACCTGCATCGTAATAAGATAAATATTTTTTCCGTATTGCATCTAATTCATTACCAAATAAACTTGTCATTTGTGCATCAAATGCAAAATTTTGCTTTTGTGCTACATAAAAATCAGTCCACCCAACACCATAGACTGAATTAGGGCCTCCAAAACCAGATATATTCTTAATAGGATCGCCAGAAAATGGATACCCAATGTGATATTTAAATATTCCTAAATCCTGCGATATTTTTGCTAATCTATTTGTTTTTTCAAATGTTTCATTGTCGTTATTTACGCGAGTTACTGATTCATAATCAGAATTATTAAGCAAATATAAATGGCGAGGCATGTGCCCACCAATTGGATTTATTCCTGCTTGAACTATTGGTATCAATGGGTTATATATACGAGTTGGTTGTATTAATTGCCCCGTTGTTTTATCAGTTAATGGGTTCATTAATTGCATACCAGCTTGCTGTATATTCCATAATAAACCAGCAGGGCTTGCACTAAACATAGTCATTCTATAAACATCTTCACTTATGCTCAGTACTGATTGTTCATTTCCCCTAATAAATTCAGTTGATGACCTCCTTGGTACGCCCATTGATTCTTTAATACTTGTTCTACCAATTTCAAATACATTTCCAGGTGCATGCATTATAAATGGTTGTACATTATCCCCTGCACCAATTTTTAAAGTATTAAAATGCACGGGCATAAAGAATGAATCATAATCTTTAAATCCCCACGAAAATTTAAAATCCTTTAAGAAATTATCTTTAGTCGCAGTATTTAATGCCGTTATATTTGTATAATTTATGTGGCTAGATTGAACAACTGGCGAATTATACTGTGATAATGGTAAATCAAAAGTTGAATCAAGCAATATAATATTATCATATGCTGCAGGAACATTCATTTGTCCGCTACTAAAAAAGTTAATTATAGTAGGGGTTGTTTTCCAATTGCCATATATTTGATTAATAAATTTAGATATTATAATACTTGACGGTATATGTGGTGCAATATCATTGGTTCCAAACAATAATATGTTTTTATATTGGTTTGGAATATTCATGGGGGTTGCAAGTGCATTCCATAAATAATTTAAGTTTGCCGCATATGGTGGTAGTTGTGGTTTAGCAGAAAAATTCATAAATGGTATTATTTGCACAAATGAATTTTGCATTTGCCCATAAATACTATTAATAAATGGCAACATTGGTGGCGTTTCAGCTGTTATATTAATTGTTGTATTTAAAAATGGTACAATTTGTATAAAGGATGATGCCCAAGAACCATACACGCTATTTATAAATGGTGAAGTAGCAATATTACTAACTTGATTAATTGGAATTACATTGTTAATTGGTGTATTAGGATCAATAATTAAATTTAAATTGGGCGGTACAATTACAGTATTTGGATCTGTTATTACATTTTGATTAGGTATATTAGGTATTATATTTGGGGCATTTACCATATTCCCGATAGGAGTGTTTAATTTAACTTCAGGGATGGTTATAACATTAGATTCTGGCGTTGCAAGCTTAAATTTTGGAATATTAAGTATTTCACTTTTAGATTTAGTAATTTTTATATTGCTTGATTCTAATATACTTAATGGTTTAGCAAAATCAGTTCCAATAATAATATATTTAGGTATATTGATTGCTATAGGATATACTACCTTATTTACTTTATCTACTAATGCTTTTTCAAAAATAGCTTGGTCCATAGGTATATTTCTACTATAATTAAAAGTATCAATATCTGGTGTATGGTGTGTTGCTAAATTTGTATTTGATTTTCGTAGTGCCATTATAATTTCCTATAACTTAATTAATGAACGCTAGAATTGGATTTTGCTATTGCTGCTTTCTTTTGCATAAATAATGCTAATTCTCCAGAATTTACATCAAGCTTAAATCCTCCGTTCATTATAGATATTAACTTTCCTAATAAATCTTCTACATTTTTCATATTAACTTGCTGTTTTTGCTCTTCTGTATTTGGTAATACCGGTGGTGTTGGTTGTTTAATTGGTTCAGCCGCTTTAGTTACAGTTGTTGTTGGCATAGCAGCAGCAGGGGCTGTTGGTGTAACCGCCGTTGCTGTTGGCGTGGATGTTACGGCATTAGAAGTTAATGTAGATGGTGCTGCACCAGATACTGCTTTTAATGTTCCCATTATAAGCATCATTGGTGATAATGCTGCTTTCCAACTTGATTTAGCAACATCCGTGATACCCATAGATAGCATGCTTAAACTTGCTGCTAACTCTTTAATGCCGCTGGATATTCCAGCTATTGATATTAATGATTGTTGCAATAATTGAATATTATTTACACTCTTACCAATACGCTCTAATGCTTCTGCTACTTTTATCATTCTATTACCAACAATTGCTAATGGAATAACTGAAGCTAACATTGCAAAAGATGCACCAATTATAGCAGGTGCTGCCAATAATAATGACATTGACATTTGTAACATTCCTGCACCAAATGCTGCTAATTTTGAAGTATCAAATGTACTAAAGAAGTTGCCCAAATTAGTTAATTGTGGCATTACCATTTGTAATCCCATTCCTGCTAAAACTAATGCACCGCTAAATATGCCAAGTGCAATGCTTCCCAATGTTAATGGAATAATACTTATTGATAGCGATGCTGCTAATACAGTTAAAGAACCAGCAATTGCCATAAACCCAATTGATAATCCAATTAAATTACTTAATGGTATTGCCGATAATGTAGTTATTAAATTACCTATACTTTGTACTATTGTTGATATTGCAGTTCCAATGCTTTCGATTACGGTTCCAATTGCTTTGCCTATTGGTTCTATTAATGGTGCTAATTTTGATAGTGCATATGTTAATGGTATTAATGCTAATCCAAATAATGCAATTAAACCAATTCCAGTCAATGGCGCTCCTGATGCAGCAGCTGTACCTAACGCAGTCAATCCAGTAGACAACCCAATTAATCCTTGCCCGGCTAACCATCCAAATGCACTAATTGCAATCATACCCGGGATTCCTAAAGTAGCCACTAATAATGCACCACCAGCAGCAAGTAGTGCTAAACTGCCAGGTAATGTACCAGCCATAGCAGTTAAACCGGCTGCTAATCCTATTAATCCTTGCCCCGTAAGCCACCCAAAAGCACTAATAACTATCATACCTGGAATTCCAGCAGTTGCGACTAATAATGCCCCGGCAGCAGCAAGTAAATTTATTGCTCCCATAGTAACACCTGGTTGTGCCATACCTTTAATACCCAAACCATTTGCTAATCCTTTTAATCCAATACCAACAAATTTTCCCAACGCTGATATTACTGCCATACTCGGTATTGCTGGCAATAATGCTACTAATCCTATTGACGCTGGAATTAAATTAAGTGCACCAAATAATACTTTCACATTACCCATTGCTTTTAATCCACCAGCCAAATTTGTTAAAAAGACTCTTACACCACTGCCAGCTTTACTTGGTATCTTTGAGCCGACTCGCCGGGATTTGTCGAGTGCGTCCGTTGTTTTAGTTATTGGTGCAGCACCACCTGCAGTAGACGCCAATTTTCTTGCTGCCATTAATCTACGTACTTTCGTTACACCAGTAGCTTTTCCTAAAAATCCACCAACTTTGCCTGCTGCCATTGATACACCAGCACCTACTTCTCTAGCTGCAGTGCTTGCACGAATAGCTGCTAACATTCCTCTCTCGCCAAAAACCGCTTGCCATATACTTGCTACCAACCTTCCAGACCACATTAATGCACTCTTAAATCCCCCCCCTATTAATTGTGCAAATGCACCGGCGGTCTTTAACGCATTCCCTAATGAACCAGCAGCAATAACAAGCATCATAAGGGAATCTTTATTCTCCATTACAGATTTGCCTACCATTTGCATCTTAATTATTGCCGTACCTAACCAATTACCATTATCACGCAATATTCTTGCTTCTTCTTCTCTTTGTGATAGCATTTGTTGTAATTGACTTGCTTCAATACCAGCCATTTTTGCTATTGACTGTCGTTGGTAATAATTCATTTTATTGAATTCATTGATACCACCAACTTGTTTTAACATTTCATTTGTAGCACCTTCTAAATCATTACTTAATGCTAATTCTCTTGCTTTATTTAAATTCATGCTTCTGCCAGTCATTACCTGTGCTTCCATTTCTGCTTGCAATGAATTTTCTACATCGAGCAATCCTCTAGCAATAGCGCCAATTTCTTTCATTGTAACACCCAATTTCCTAGCAAATATGGATGCTTCAAATATATTTTTACCACCTTGCTTGCCAAATAAAGCAAAATCTTCTGTTGATGCTGCTACATCGTGCATCATTTCACCAATGGGTACTCCCTCCGCAGTAGCCATATTTCTTGCCATCTTCATAGTATTTGCAGCAGCTATATTAGAACCACCTACTAATGGTTTTAACGAACGTGCTAATGCTGCTCCTTCTTGCGCAGATACTCCATATCTTGACTGTAATATTGCGGTTTCGCGGACTAAATCTTTGTTAATATCGCCAGTAGTTCCTAAACTTTGTGTCAATGCGGCTGCTGCTTCTGATGCGTCCTTCATACCAACACCCATGCCAATTGCCTCGAAACTCATCATTGCGCCAACTGAAGTGGTGAATAGTTTAGATAAATCAGCCGCACCACCGCCGATTTTCATAAATCCATCCCACACAGGATTGAAGAAATTTTTCTTAAGTGCTGCACCTAGCAATGTAAATGCAATCTTTGGTTTATCTATAAATGTTGCTACTTGGGACGTTAAATTTTTAAACCCTTGCAATATATTACCAAATAATGGATCAATGCCAGTTTGTTGTATTTGTTGTCTTAATGTAGATAATGTTTTTTCATAATCGGCGGTTTTTTTATCAAGTATTAATAATTTTTCTGTGGATTCGCCTGCCCTATTGGATGTTTCATCATATAATTTTTTAGTTTCATCTAATAGTTTTTGATTTAATGACAATTCATCTTGCAATACGGCCAATTCAGCCTCTTTACTAATTTTTGCAACACCACTTAAATTTGCAATTTCATTTGTTAATTGCATAATTTTTTGCTGTTGGTTAGATATATCTGCTGATGTTTGATCTGCTTTTTCACCTAGCTTTGACATAGCTTCCGTTGCTAATGTAATCATTTCGCTCGTAGCTAATATATCAGCTTTAGTTTTTTTAAATGTTTTAGACATTCCACCAATATTAGCAAGTACAACGTGCTCTGACTGCAACTTATCAATATTGTCACCTAAATTCTTAAGATATCCTCCGGCTCTTGCTAAATTTTCAAGTTCAGTTTTTTCTATTAATGAAATATCGCCTGTTTTTAATTTTTCTTTAAGTGCAATAAGCCGCTGTATTACAGTTGTTTGGTTTGTTAATTTTTTATTAAATTCCCCAGTAATGGCCGTTAAAGCAGCAATATCTTTTGCAGTTTTCTTCTGTTTTTCAAATTCTAATTGTAATACTTTTACATCCGTCGTTCCTGCTGCAACTTCATCCATTAATTTTTTTAAAGATGCATATGCACCATCGGCGCTATTTTTAGTTAACTCTAACGAATTAATAAACTCTTCGCCGTACATATAATCTTTAATATTTCCTAATAATTCTCTCTTCTTAAGTTGTATTGCTAATTCTCTATTTTGCTCTTTGATATTATTAACATCGTCCACGGATATAACATTTGCAGATTTTAACAATAACAATTTTTTCTCTAACCCTGCCCTTTCAGTAGATGACAAATTGTTATTGCTATATAATAATGTTTCAATATTTGAATATAAATCGATGCGTTGCTTTAGGAACATTTGATTTTGCATTTCATTTTCAAGCAACTCTCGTGAATGTTCTTGTTGAAATGATATTATTTCATTCAAACCTGATTTTTGTAAATCGTGATTTTTCTTTATTGCAGTATATTGTATATCTAAACCATATATTAATTCTTTTCCGGCCTGCACATTTCGGTTTGTTGCATTGATTTGTTTTTCCAAACTATTAATTCGTGCGGCATCATTAACTTCTGTGGCTTCTTTTAGTTTTAATGCTAAATTTACTAATTTTTCGCTGTCTTTATTAATCTCTTCTGTCAATGATTCCTTTGATTTTACAATATTTATCAATGTATTTCCTAAACTATCAAGATTCTTGATACCTCCCATAATTTCAATACTAAAATCTTTTGCGTCCGCCGTTAATTTTTTAATACTATCAGATGAAGATTTCAAATGTATATCAAATGCTTTATCATAACCTATATCATCTGTTTGTTCTTTGAGAATGCTAAATTGATTGCCAAGTTGTGATACATCTTTCATCATATCAACTAAATAATCTTCCTTGAATCGTTTAAAAACAGATTGCGTGCTTGCTATGGTGGATGTGCCTTTTTTAAACATATTCATAAAATCCTTTGCAACATCCGCAAGTGCTTTTCTGGAATCGTTAAATTCATTAGTTAAAGATTGTGTTCCAATCTTCTTTATTGCAGTCTTAAGTTGATCTGAATATGAACGTAATTTCTGTGACATCCCACTAAATTCAGTATCTACTGCAATACCTGCATCTTTACTTGATGCAGATATTTGGTTTATTGAATTTTGTAAATTACCAATAGTTCCAATAAGTAAATTGATACTCGAATCTAATTTACTTGCATCTAATGTGGAGGCAATATTTAAATTTTCTTGAAGTCCTGCTGAAATAGTTGGTATTTGTGATGTAATATTATCATTAATATTGGCAGTTATGTTTTTTTCATTTGGCAATAAATTAAGTGCAGTTTCAATATCAAGTAATACAGGAGTTACTTTATCTATAGCATTAACTATTATTTCAATTGAATGTGGTAATTTTGTAATAACATCAGTAATAGCTAATATTTGATTATTTGTATCAGTTAGATTTACAGTAACGATTTTATCGTTTCTGATCGACTCTAACTGTTGGTTGATACCTTGTATGTTTTTACTTATATCGTCTACTATATCTAACCTAATAGATTTAGAATCGGGAATTTGTTGTATTTCACTTAATACTTTTCCAATATTAGATGATATGTTATCAACTAACATAACTTTTATGCTAACTGGTTTTTGTAAATTTAATAAGTTATTTGATATACCAGCAATAGATGTTTCAATTTTCGATATTGATTTTAATAATTTATCTGGCGTTTTTAGCTCTAATACCTTATTTATTGTAGTGGTTATTGAATCTTCTATTATTGTTATAGATTTAACTAATTTTTCAATTTCAATATTGCCCATGGCAAGACTACCTAAAGACATAGCAATACTATCCCATGCTTTGGAAGCCAGCTGTAAATTTTCTAATTCCTCATTTGATATTACAGGCCTTTCGTCCGCCATTTAGCAACCCTATTTATTTTTTATTAATGTTTCGTAACACGCTAATTAATTCTGCTTTATCTTTTGGGCTAGAACCCCGACCATAATCCTGTTCTAAATAATCTTTAAGAGATTTTGATGCAATTTTAAAGTTATTTACTTGGCGAGCTATTTCAGGATCTATATTTTGCGCCCTATTCATAAGACTCTGTATTCTATTTTTTTCAATAATTTTAAATATCATGTCTGCAATGCTCGTAGCAACTCCCTCAGTTAATAATTTGTGCTCAAATGTATCAACTAATGCATTATATATTTCTTCCTGTATAATTTGCTTGAGTTCAGCCTTGTTCATAACCAGTCTCCATTTTGCTATTAATAAATATTAGAAGCTATAAAAAAACAACCATCTAGATCTATTTTCTAGATGGTTGGTCAAAATGTGGTCTATTTACTTTTGGAGGGCCTTTCTTGCCCTTGTTAGCATTATCAATTTGTTCTTGCTCTTTCTTCTTCTTATCTGCTAACCAATTATAAGCATATATACGCCAAGCAATTGGTAAATTATAAGCACTTTCAAACGAAAACGCCCCTTCTGAATAATAACCTAATTCTAGACATTGGTCTAGCCTAATTCGTTTATATTCGGGCGTTAGGCCAAAAAAACTGAACTTCCATAGGAATAGATAACTTGCCAACATGGTCACATTCAGTACATGCAAACCCAAATGTCATATCCGCATCAGGTGAAATTTCCCTAATGTAATTTCTTAATGCAAGGCTATCTCTTGATAATAATTCTTTATCAACAAATTCACGAACGCGTTTTTGGCCTTTGTCACCATTAACTGATGTGATAATATATTTTAACCTTGTTGATAATTCTGGATTTACTTTTGAATCTTTCGTAATCTTTTTAAGATACGTTAATTCATCATTAATTTTTTTCTCATCCACGTGGGTTAATAATTTAAATGTAATACCAACTTTAGTCGCAGGAAGGAAGAAATCAAATTCATTAACACCGTTATATTTATCTTCTGGAAATGCTTTATCTTCTATCAAGCTTAAATCGACATTTACATCTTTATTTTTAGCACCACATTCAGGGCATGTAATATCTACTGCATATTCATCACCATAAGCTAATCTACGAATGGCAACAAGTAAAGCATTTTTATCACCCAATACCATTTCATCCAAATTAATTTTATCTACTATAAGCGTTTGAAGCAATCTATCAAATACCAATCCCTTTTGAATAAGTGATGGTGATGTAAGAATGTCTTCTTCCTTAGCAGTCATATACCGTATTTCTACACTACCTTTTCGTAATGCACTATTTTCACCGTATATTAATCCTTTTGATGGCAAATCTACCATTTCAGTTGGATATACTGTTTTCACAGGTTCATCCGATTGTGCCATTGTTGGATTGTTCATTGGAAGAGGTTGCCACTCTGCGGCAGCTTTTGTTTTAAGATCAGCATCGGTTATGCCAATATTATCATTATCAGTGATTTTTGCCATTTGTAACTCCTTAAATTAAATTATAACCAGTTTATTGTTCCATAATATATATGGGTGTTTTAGAATTTCTTTTGCCTTTTCTAACTTTTATTTAAAATCAACTCAAATTTCATACTGCCGCAATCCCATATTCTATCATAGCCATTTAATTGCATATTTTGCCATTCGGATAATGATGGATCAAATATTTTTAATTTATCATGCAATGCATTTTTTCTGTATGAATATCGATGATATCTTTTACCATTCTAACACATTCTTTTGAACAGTATTGCTTGGGGTTCGATGGGATCACTTCAAATTCTTTATTACAAAATTTACAATTTCTTTTTTCCATACCAATATATATAGAAATGTTCTTAATGAATTACTTCACTAAAAACCATTGCTAATATTGCGTATTAATCTAAATAGTGCTACTATAGCATAAAATCTAGTAGTTTAGCAGTGCGTAGTCATATCTTATTGTACAAGTGATACCTACAAATGTAGATTCATCGGCCCAATCTAAGTCACCGCCGTCAAATGTTTTGGCCCAGGCTCCCTTTAAAATCCATTCTTCTACTTTATCACCGACGGGGCCAAGTACATTAATAGTTACATCTTTCTTATAGAAATCGGAATAACCATCGCGGCCGGTTACTGATTCGTGGCCTAATCGTATCCATTCCATTACAATTTGCGCGCCAGAAGGTACAATTGGGTCATAGAGTTCCATTGTAATTTCACTCCATTTTGATTTACCTTTAACCCATCTTTGTACATTGATGTGCGGTAATTCAATCTCTTGGGATTCAATTTTTGGTCTATCTATTTTTCTGATAAGATATGCCGGAATGCCATCTACATACATGATGAAACGGAATTTAACCTTAGGTTCAAAATTAGTGAAGAAAATTTCGTTTGGGGAAATTAATTGTGCCATTTAGCATCTCCTTTTATTTATTGTTATCTTTGCTTCTATTATATATATTACATAATAAAAAAAGACATATTTTTTAAATTATTTTTAGTACACCCTTATTTCAATAGGTGATTTAATAAATGGTACTGCACTTGCTGAAAAACTACAAGTACTTGCGTTAACCCAAATACCAATAACATGAACAGAAGATGATGCTGCCGTTGAACCTGTTGCTACGGCCGGGCCAGTTAAAATCCATGTTTTATTTGCCGTAAATTTATTTGCTGCAATTGCTAAAAGAGCAGCATTTGGTGCATCATACGACCAAGCTACAGTAGATCCTAATGTATTATTTAATACCGTTGCAGATGAAGTAAATACTGAACTCACATCTAATAAACAAGTATATTGTTTATATGGTGCATACGTTGAGCCAGAAGTTATTCCTAAATAATAATCAAACGTATCATTGGTATTTCGTTTCATCATGTTTTCTCCATTTTATATTTTATGTTACTGCTTATATATAGTCGTTAATATTTTTTCTCTTCTTTTTTTAGCTGATTTTTATTCTAAATAATCTCTAATAATTTCATATCCTTCACTTTTTAAATGTTTTACAGATTGCAGAAACTGAATATACATTACATCTATATTTTCTTTTGGTACGTTTGCCCTATCAACTTTATTTACAATATCCCTAGATATTCTTTGATATGCCTTTTCTTTATCTACCCAAAATAATTTAGCTTGTAATTTGCAATTAACTTGACTTTGCGCACTATTAACCCAATTTTTTCGTAATTGAGTATTTACATTCGTTGCATCTAATACTACATTAGTACCTTTCTTTAATGCGTCTATTGTATTATTCTTTGCCATATCAAAAACTGCTTTATTATCTGCCTGCGAACTAACATCACCAAGCATTGTTCTTCTTATATTATCTGGCGATATTACTATTGTATTTTTCCATTTTGGTTTATTACTATTAATCCAAGTAGATTTACCACTGCCTGGGATGCCAACTAATAAAACTAATTTGGGTAATTCATTGTTTACTTCTTCCGTCATAGCATGTTTTGTTTTAAAATTATTCCAATAATTCTTGCCATATCCAACAAATATTTCACTGTTTGCTTTTATATTTTTTGTAGCAACCAAGCAAACTTTAGCATATACTAATTCAATTCTTGCATTATTTTTATGTGGTCCTGCACCAAAACCTTCTGCATCATTAGCATATTTAGCAAATCCATTTGTTCTTTTACAATCTAATACCTTGCCATTCGGCAAATCCATAAAATAATCATCACCACTTTCTTTTTTTCTTTCTAATGATTGCTGATAAGTAAGAACTTCACCTTTAAATTCACTAATTATTTCTCCTTTGTATATATCGATTGCAGTAAATAATCCATCACCAGCATTTGTTATTTGTGAAGCACCAGTATATAGATATTCTTCACTATCAGATATTGCGTCTTCGTGGTATTCTTTGATAGATTCTCTAATTAACTGTTTGAGTTCGCTTAATTTCATATCAACCTGTGCTTTCTATAAATTTTATATCTTTATTAGGAATGTCTGCAATAGTAGAATAAGATTTAGATCTTGCGCGATGTGTAAATACAAAAAAACCATCTTTATCAGCACCAATGTCCACGCCATTGAAACTTTTTCCTTTAATTTTAGGTATTGCAAGATCAAACATCTTTTTATTCATATAATATGATTGTGATGTAACATATGGCAATATTTTATCTTTCATTTCTTGTGGTATAGTTCTGCTAGCAATAAGGCCCTCTTTACTATATATTCTATCACTAATTTTTTCCGATAATACCTCATTAGTGCATTCTCTAATTAACTGCCTTAATTCACTTAATTTCATACCACTATTCAATATTTACATTATATAATCTACTTAATGTTTCTTTAGCGTCTGCAATTAATTTATCCCTATTCGGCAAGTCTTTAATTGCATCTAATACGGATTCAACAGATATTAAATCTTTATCAGTATGCCCGGGGCCTAATAATATTTCAGCTATTTCATCTGGGTTATCTGTTATTACTTTACCAGATTCTCTACTTACCAAACCATTAAAATATGACCATTTAAGTCCTAATGATGTTGCTATGCTCGATATTAATATATTTCTATGTTGTGCTTTGTATTTTGATGTTGGGCTCGTGCCTCGCATACGCCATTTCGTAAATTCTAAATTATCACTAAACATGAAATCTGTCTGCACATATTCTCCTGTTTTTCCAACAATTGGTGTTTTAAAATGCACAGAATCACCAGTCTTTTTTATAAATAGTCTATGATCAAGCCCATTTTTAGCAGTCCATTGTTTTAAAATAGTTTCTAATTCTTGTTTAGATATTTTATTAACGTCAACTGCCAGGTCTAAATCTCCAGATTGAGCAGCTATGCCAGTACTACCAAGTGTATTATTTACTAATGGCAACCCTGTTATACTTTCCAACCATTTAATAGTCGGCAGTACATCTTCTTTATTAATTCTTGTTGTCGCAGGAGTATTATCAGCATTTTTAAATACGTTGCCACCTTCAGTTAAGCGAATTGTATTACCTTTAAATTTAGATATTTCTTCATTAATGCATTCTCTAATTAATTGAACTAATTCCATTTTATTCATGCTATATTCCTCGATATTATATCTAAATTATTTTCAATCTTCTTACACATCGGCAAAAAATTAATTACATCATTAATGTCTAAATCAAACCATTCTCGCTTAACTTGCTTATGTTTTAAAAAATTATGCATAGATGTTTCAAGCAATCTACCATATTTTGTTTCAAATTTATATAATTCTTTTAAATCGGCAGCTGTGCCAGTATTCAATCCTTGTATTCTACTTTTAAATTTATGCTTGGTATATCCAATTTTATATATGGTTTGATTATTATCTGACGCCTCTATTAAATATACATATCCCATAATTTACTACTTTATAATAAATATATGAATATACATTTTTTCATAAAAAAGAGCAAATCATTTTGCTCTTTTTTATTATACCAGACTCACGTTTTATTTAATTTCACTTAAAAAAAGATTCATCCATTCTTTAAAAGAATATGATTCCATTTCAGATGCACCATATTTAATTCTAAAATTATATGCCAAATCTCTCAATATTTCTTCCCATCTCGTAATACTAATTGACTGTGTTTTATGCTTTCCGTAAGCAGACATGGACATATTTTCTTTTAAAGAAAGTTTTATTTCCTCTTTAATTAATTGCTTCAGTTCTAACTTATTCATAATATCTCCTTTGAGTTATTTTAATGTCTTTCTAATATATATTAATCAAAAAAAATTATAGCATCTTTTTAATATATTCTACTAACGCACCTTTTTTCTTATATCTTTTAATATCACGCTCCCACAATACAATAACTTTATATCCGCTATCTGTAAACTTCTTTATTCGTATTGCATCACTATCCCATCGTTCTTGTGCAGTCATATGTAATTGGCTATGATAATAAGTAGAATCAAACATTTTTGGATTGCAATGCCAATAATCACCATATACTTCAATAATAGTATGCAATTCTGGAATGTAAATATCAACACTGTGCATTACATCTTTTAAAAATTCTTCCAATAATGCTGATTTATATGCTGATAACGCTGCTTCATATACTCTTTTTTGTGGTTTTGATATTAATATACCATTTGATTTTACGTTTCTTATCAAAAATGCATTATTAACACCATATAAATTCATCAACGTTTGTTGTGTTTTCTTTGAATTGTTATAATATTCATCATTATATTTTAATTTTTTAGTTTTCCTGGTTTTATTAAAATTATTATAACCAGAATCGCCATATTTTATATCTTTTGTATTTTTAACAGATAATATTACATTTGCATTTTGCATTGGATTATTAGCATCATATTTAATTAACCAAGTATTAATTGCTCGTTGTCTTAATTCTTCTGACTGCATGGCCCAATCAACACCATATAATTCTTGCATAGTTTCGTTAAATTTTGGGCGATTATTATAGTTTTCGTCTCCGTGGTTTTCTAATTTAGTTTTGCGACCTTGTTCTATATTGTTATAATTTTCATTCCCATGATTTTCTAATTTAGTTTTTTTGCCTTTTTTAACTATTTGTTCCAATTTATCACCATACTTTACGCGTTTTGTATTATTAACTTTATCTTTAAATTGGGGTAACATTGTAACTCTTTTAACTCCGTATTTCTTAATAATACCTTGCTCAGTAGCTGCCAACCTAGCAATTTTATTTTCTGATTTTGCATTCCATTCTTTCCTGCAATTGTCACTACATATCTCTCTTTTTTTATTTTTATATTCATTAAATTCTTTGCCACATACTTTACATATTCTAATTTCATGCGTTTCTTTTATTTTTGCTTTGCCTTTACATTCATATGAACAATATTTAGCAGCATTTGCTCTATTTAATCCAACTACAAATTCTTTTCCGCATTCTAAACAAATTTTTGTTACTTGCTTATTTTGAAATTTGCTTGAACATTCACGGTTACAAAATGATTTTAATCCTTTTTTTAATTCTTTTCCGCAATATTTACATTTTAAACTTTCCATATTATTCCCCTAAATTTAGTTTATAGTAATAAATATGGCACAATAATTAAATAATCAAAAAAAGAGGGAATAAATTTCTTTATTCCCTCCTAATATTGCTAAATAAGCATTAAAATAATTATTTATTAACTGAAAACTGCCCCAGAAGGTGTGATATTAAAATCCAATATGATATATTCTGCAGCTTTAGTAGGCTGTAGCCAGATTTGACCAAATAATATTAATCTGTCAATCATTTCATTAGTGTTATTTTCTTCATCCATTTTTACTTTAAATGCATAAAGTCCATTTCTCTGTTGGATTGAATCAAAGTATGGATTAGCAAGAGCTAAGAATTTGTTGCGCGTAGCGCTTACATTCGGTTCGAAAACCAAATATTTAGTTGCCGAAGCAATATATTTCTTGGCTGCAATTAATAACCTACGAACATTAACTCTATCAAGCGCACTTTGTTTAGATTGTAATGTTTTTTGTCCCCAAATAACAATACCTTCTTTAAATGATGCAATAGGGTTAACGCGTGCTTCATAAATGTCATCACGTTCTTTCTTTGAAAGTCTGTAATTAACATCTACTGCGCTTGTTAAACCACCACGATTTAAACCTGCAGGTGCATACCATTCATAACCAACCTTATCATTATATGCAATTGCTCCTGCTACTAATGTAGTTGCTGGAACCCAAACATATTTTGTTAAGTTTCTGTCATAAATTTTTATCCAAGGATAATATGCTGCTGCATAATTTGTATCATATTGTGCTGCTGATGGAGCAACTGTTGTTAAGTCACCACTAAATCCGCATGGGTCAAATATGTACATTAAGTCTTCACGTGCTTCTGCCATTTGTACAGCATAGTTTACTACTGCAGTATGGCCGTTTGAAGTTGTCGTACCACTTATATTATCAACAACACCTGGAGTTACTAATAAATTAATATCGTAATCGTCTGCATTTGCTAAAATATCAATTGCTCTTGTATATGCCGCTGCACCAGTTGATGTAATTGATGTTAAATCAAGACCATTCATATTTGCCAAAGTGATAGCAGTGTCCATGTTTCTTGGTTGTGCTGGGTTCATGCCATCAAAACCATCTTGTAAACCTAATGTAAATTTACGGCAAGTAGCTGGTATTGAAGTAAATCCATAAGAACCAGTTGCAATAGCACCAATATTCATACCAGCATAGGTTGTATAGGGAGCTGACGCATGTACTAAACATTGGTATAAACTAAATGCAGCATTACTACCTACACCAGCACCAAGTGGTAATGGTTTAAAATAGTTATATGCATCAACAGTCGTATAGTCTGCACCAAAATGAACTAACGGTGTATAAAGACTATTATATGATTGGGTTGTAATCAATGGCATTATTGGTAATGTAATACTACCCGATATCGGTTGTACATATGCAGCGTGACCAAACGGAACCAATGTTGGGTCAATCTGTGCATTTTTCACATTAGTTGTAACTTCAACTCTAATATACTTAGATTTATTATCATAGTCACCAGTAAAAGTAATTTTGGTTACTTGTCCCTGTGATGTTTGTATGGTCTGAATTGACGGATATTTATCACCAATCACTTTAGCAATATAGCGTTCTGATGTTGGGTCTAAATTAACAATAAATTGTTCAAGTACTTTTTGCTGTTTGTCAGTGTCAGTGATATCACGTACAATTATAATAAATTGCCCATAATCAGTTCCTGCTACTTCACCACCAAATTTAATATCTTCAACAGAAACTTTAATGTCGTTGTTAGTTGCAGTACCATCACCTAAATGCCATACTCTAAATAAATTTTCAGTACTGGTTCCATTAGTATACTGTGATGTAACCCATGGTGTATGTGCGCTTCTCCATGCTTGTGTTGGGGTAACTGTATTACTTGACGACATCAAATTAAGAGTTACAGAACCAGAACCAAATAATCCGACACTCGCACTGTTATAACTCGAGGAATTAAGTGCAGTCAATGCGTCAGTAAATAACATATAATTATATATGTATTTTGGGTTTGCAGTTCCCTCTTTTGGGTTAGAACCAAATAATTTACCAATATAGTTTGATTTTGCTGGATTTACTGATGCAGTATATCCTGTTAATGCAATTCCACTGCCAGTTGTAGTTATAATAACACTTGCACTATCTATTAAAATAGGTGTAAATGTCGCTTCAGTGGTAGGCATAGCAGTCGGTGTATTTTGGGTTGGATGCATTACACCATAAGTTATACTTGCTGATTGGATTAAAAATACACCTGGACTTGCCACTTGATATCCAGCATCCAATGATACTTTCTGTACCGTAATTGAGCCGCCTGCTGCTACATAATTTTCAACAGTATAAGGCACATATGAATTTCCATCAGACTTGCCATATAATGTTTCGTACTCTACCATTGACGTAACTTTTGTTGGTACAAAAGATCGTCCTTTTGGCGTAGGCCCTACGACAGCAGCTCCAATATTGCTGATACCAGTAGGGAGGTAGGTTTGGTCGTATTCATTTGTAAATACGCCTGCCGACATTAATTTTTCCATTTATTTCTCCTTGTTTGTTAATATTAACATTTATTATTTATGATGCATGCCATCATAGAAAAAGTTTGCTACCAATATATAGTGCAAACTTAATCAAGAATGAATTTTAGCTAAATATTTATGTCGAGAACTTTCTAAATGTGCCGGTTTCCAAATTTAATTGACCATCTCCATATTTAGATTGAAGCGTTTTTGTGAACTCTTCACTTTCTTTTTGTAAGTCAAATAAATTAGTAATTGTTTGTTCTTTAGTAATAATTAGCTGGTCTATTTGTTTATTTACAAATTCTAATTGGGCGACCGCTTGGCCTAACTGGTATGTTAGTTCTGCTGACCGTGTTTGTAATTGTTTGATTTTTTCGAGTTCTTCTGTTGAGAACTTAATTTCATTGTTTTCCATTTGTAACCTCCTGTTAAATTGTTATTTTGTTATTTCGAAACCCTCAGCTTATAGCTATTTTAAATTTTCAGAAAAAATGATTTTTGAAAGAGAAAAATCTAAGCCGGAATGTTTTGTAAGTTCTTTTTGTAATGCGTCTGGTACTAAATATCCAAGTAAATTAATCGTAAACGTAGATTTTATAGTTCTATCTTCACCTGCATTGCTCGATGAATCTTGTGCAAAGTCAGTAATAGTGCATAAAAATTGGTACCGTTCTTTATCTCCCCAATATGAACTTTCAGCATATTCAATTGCCTCTTGTATTTTGTTCATATGTTCTACATAGTCAGTCCAAATTATACAGTCATATGCTAGGGTCACGTAGTCTGGCACAACTACCTTTTTATGCTGTTTAGGTGGGTGGCTGCCATTGAGTAATGAAAATTTATCATACCTATCTTTTGGTGAATATATAGCACCATAATAATAATGTAACCTTGGATTATTTGCGTCTTGGCTTCTTGTTAAAGTTCTATTTTTCCGCATAGAGCTTCTACGATACATTATTAATGGTATTAATGCTTTACCTTGCTGGTCATGGTAATAACCATCTTTTTGCATTGCTTTCCACTTTTCTGGTGTGCCATATACTATTGGTACATCTATTATACTGCCATTATCTTCTACTTTTGGTATGATTATATTTTTAAAATAATATTCAATTGCCTCATCTATATCAAGCAAAGTAACAGTGAAATCAGGTGTTTGCTTTATTGTTGCATCTTCTCGAATATGGGTTGCCCTATCCTCTGTTTCAAGTGTTTGAATGCCAGTAAAAATTTCTTCTTGTGTGGCAGCTGCAGGTGTTTTATTTTTAAGTCTTCTTGACATTAGCTAATATAGCAATTTAATTCATATTTATTACCCATACCATATATTTGTATATTTAATGTTTTCTTTTGTTCTTTGCCATCTTTTATCAATGAAATACTAAATCTATTTGTTTTACCATCCTGCGGTTTCGCAGGCCCAACAGATATTCTATTCCATATATCATCTTCGTCTACATCATACCCTCGTTTTTTAGCATATTCTATTGCAGTTTGTATTGCAGAAGAATATGATCCGTGATATATTTGATAATCAATTTTGCTTTCTTTTAAAGCAATTTTAAGCTCTTCTTTAATCAATTGTTTTAATTCTTGCTTTGTCATATACTCTCCTATTAACTTGAACTCATTTCATCAAATAAATATTGCACTGGGTTTTCGATTCCTGATGCTTTCATCCATATATAAATACTATCTTCCCTCTTTCCGCCGTTATCTTGAAAAAATCCCCTAATTGAATCTAAATAGTGCTTTTTAGAATATGGTAATCCACCATTTAATGCATCAGCACTACCTTCTGCACCCCATTGTTCTAATTCCCACTTCCATGGTTGCACAAAGTCTTTAATTAATCTATTAGCATACTTATCACTTAAATTAGTATAATATTTGCGTGGTCCTCTTGCGCCAGTTGGCCCTTTCGGTCCTCCGCCTTTTCTTGTAGTTTCTGCATCCGGCAATTTATCTATATCATATTTTTCATTAAATCCATATTTTGTATCTGTATATTCACGTTTTGTATCAACATCTTTAAAATTATATAGTTTTTGTCCGCTATATATTTCATCGTCTTTATAGGCTAAAGTAAGCTGTTTGCCTGAATATTTATGTGTAAAGATAAATCGTTGCCCTTTTTGTAATTGGGTAAAATCAATAGATTCGCGTAAAAATTTCCTTTTTGGTCTTGCTACTGATTCATTAGTCTTATTTAATGCATCTTTAAATTTATTAAGTATTTTAGTCCTGCTTTGAACGAATTCATCCGACCCATTTCTTTTCTTTGATGCTTCTATATCATCTTCTAACTGTTTAATTTTTACTTTTATTTCGGCAGTAGTAAATTTGGATGAATCTACGCCTGTTTTATATACTTCTTCATTAACATCATTTCTTAAATCTATCATTCCTTCAATCTCTTCTAGATTACCAATATATTTATCGTAATTACCTGCAATATGTATTGCATAATCACCATATAATGTACTATCAGAATTATTTGCTGCGGACTCTTCGTCCCATCCTAACTCCAATGCTACATCTGTTAGTGTCATGCTTTCACTTGCCCATTGCTCTATATCTTGTAATATGATATCTCGGTGAGAATCATAAAAATGCTTGCTTTCCATAGGAGATGCCATCAATATTTCTTGAACCACCTCATCAATTAGTTTATAACTATCAGCAGATACACCAAATTTATCAACTATTTTACTGCCTTTTGGAAGGGAAATAATCATATCAAAATGACCAACATCTATATCTTTATAATATTTATTGATATTTTTAACAGCAATATCAAAAGAATTTCGATTATTAAAATGATAATTATCTGTTTCAAACTGTTTAAGTCCGTCACCGTAGCTTTCAAGTAATACTTCTTGAATAGATTCTCTTATTAATTGCCTTAATTCTTTTAATTTCATATTATACTCCTAATTATTGCCTGCTCTGGCACGTTCAATATTAAGTTTTGTTCTTCTTGTCATATGTGTATTGCACGTTATACCCACATCCCAACCATGCGTGCCATCATAATCTTTATTTGTATCTGGATTTTTGCCTATAAACAATTTATTTTCAACTACTGTATCTACTTCCCAATATTTTTCATTCCATTGAATTATATCTCCTGCCTCCATTACTAATTGTTTATCCATTAATTCATCTCTTAAGAATGTAAAATTAACGTTTTGGTTTACAGTGACGCCATATTCCTCATAGCTCATTTCTTGCTCTCTTAAGTCATGTACTAAACAATGTAAACGTAATGCTACTTTATAAATTTTATTAGTTGATTCTCCATATAAATTTGCCTTGGTTGAAGATAAACTTATCTTATATACATCAACTGCCGTGTCAACTATCTTATTAATTAACTCCCTGTTAATGAATCTAAATAAACTTATATCTCTTTTACCGCCAAATAAGGGCATATAATCCTACTATTTTATTTAATAATTAATCGTCATATGGCGTTTCAATTCTTTTAACCCTAACAATATTTAGCACGGCATTATATGCTATATAATCACGCTCACCAATATAATCAATTTCTGATTCTGGTATTTTATCGGCTGCCCTTACTGCGTCTATTATTTGAAATATTTTTGGGTCAGATTGCTTCAATTTTGCCAATCTTTCTTCGTTTGAATCTTCTTGCAATGCAATTCTAACTTCTTCTTTAATTAATTGTTTTAATTCTAATTTGTTCATATTATTCTCCTATATAATCTTTTATTAATCTAAATTGAGTTAAATATGGTGATGGAACAGTGATTCCGTGTGGTATATGATTATCATCTATTTCAATTGAAATTCTATGCATTTTTTCAGACACACTTATAATTTTATATTTTTTCCCTACCTCTAATTTAGCATCAAATTTATTTTTAATGCATATTAAATAATCACCAACTCGTAAATTTCGCCATCTAATTCTTGCCCCCTCTGCAATTATTTCTTCATTAATGCATTCTTTAATCAATTGTTTCAATTCAGCCAATTTCATATTATTCTCCTGTATAATCTTTTATTATGCCTTTTTCTTTAAGATAACCATAAAACCAGTCACCAAGATTGCCAATATATTCGTGAATATATGATTTAATGGTTTTAAGTTCGGCTGCTCTATCGTTAACATATGAATAGCAATCTAAAAACGCGTTATCTGCTTCTTCAAAGTCATTATAATATATGTTATTCACAATTTCGCTCATATTATATTCATAATTTTCATAATCTCTATCAATTAATACAAGCCATCCGCTACCTCTACCTACTTGAAATCCTTCACCAATCCAATTAAATGTTCTCTGTAAATCTGATACTAAATCATCTGCTTTAATTGCAATAAAATCTTCAAATATATCTATTGATTCATTTTCTAAATCTGGATATAATTTAAATAATTCCCTTAAATCATGCGGCATTACTACATTATGGAGTTTGACATCAAATTCCCAGCCAAATCCCCTATAATCATCCGCGTGCCTTAATGCATTATATTCTTTAGATAAAAGTTCAAATTTATCTTCTAATTGGTCTTTTTTTTGTTCATATTCTTGCAACTTATCCATGGTGCCTCCTGCGTTTTATGCCACTATAATCGGGAGTGGAATTTTATTTAGTATTTCTACCATTGCGGTAGCTTTTTCTTGCTCGCGTTTTAATTGCTCTGTTTGTGTTGTTGCTTCAAGCATTTCTCTTAATTTTGTAATTAAGTCTGCTTTCATTGCTGCACCTTCACTTCTCTGTGTATCACCATCTAATGTAACATTTTCATTAGGCCCCGGTATTTGTGCGTATTTAGAACGAACCATACCTAACATTTCTTTAGAACTGCCTAACGCATACTGCCTAATCCATTGTTTACCTGGATAATTTATTTGACCATATGACATTGCCATATACGGTATATTTGAAAAGTCAGCTATTAATCCATTGCCCGTCGGCATGTTTTTGCCATAATAGCTATTAAATTCTTTCCTGCCAAGCATGAACGGATTCATCTTTTCTTCAACTTTTACAAATTGAAAATATGTAGTATAATCGCGACTTGGAACGGGAAATACTTTTAAAACATTATTTTTAATATCAAATGAATATGCAGATTTTCTAACTTGGTCATTCATTTCAATTGCTTGAATTCTTAATATATCACCATATAGTGGCATCATCATAAAGTTAATAGCAGGGGACATACCACCCCAACCAAATGATTCCATTAAATTTGCATTTGCTAATGCAGTACCAACATACGGGTCAAAATAACGAACAATTGCTGGTGGTGCTTCATGGAATACTCTACGAACTTCATATGTAAATCCTTCACCACCCGCTGCTTCCATAATGGGAGTCAAGTCATAATCTTGTTCACCCATAACTATATTAATTTCACCCGCATACCATTTAGCATTTGGGCCCAATCCAACTTCTGTACCATATTGGCTAGATATCAACATTGTATTTGTTAAATTGGAAGCAATATGTTTATGCGTTAAATTGCCATCTTGTATTGACGCAGTTGGCAATCCTTGCAATGAAAATAAATAACTTTTAATATTAAATTGGTTAACTTGGTTGGCATATTCATTTACTGCGTCTTCAAATGCAGTATAAAAATTTATATCTTGCAATTCAATATCAATAATAGGATATCCGAGCCACCTAGCAGCAAATTTGGAAAAATTATATGCATCTATTTGAAATGCACTGTCATCATCGTAATAACCCCACGGAGTTAATCCATTAGTAGCAGTTATTACTTGCGGACTATCTTTCCATATATCTATTTGTTCATATTGTGCATATGCCATTGTTACTTCCTATTAAACATTTCTTAATACATGAATAGTTTGTATGGATGAACCACTTGTTGTCATATATTGTGTAAATACCTTCGTAAATATGGACGCACTTGCCGAGTATGTACTCATACTACCAGTAATTGCATCAAAACTCCCTGAATATAATGGGTTTATAGTATAATATATAGTTTGTGTCGGCATTCCAGCATCATTTCTTGCTGCTACTTCATACGCGTCATATGGCACAGGGTATAAGCTCGATTCAAAAACTTGAAATTTTTGATAACTATAAACTGGCAATCCTGTATATGGATTTAGTTCTATCACTATTAACCTCCAAATTTTTCAATAAATACATTATTATCATCGGCCCAATTATATAGCTCTTCCAATGTATAATCAAACTCATCTTCGTCTTCTGCATATTTTAATTGGCTAATTAAATCTTCGTATTCCATAACAATATCTTCTGAAAATGCTAATACATCATCCTCACATTGTTCTAACTTATTAACAATGGCGTCTCGCACTTCTTCAAAAACAAATTCATCTTCTTGAGGCCACACATCAGATAAATCAATTGTTAATCCCCATTCTCTTTCAGTTATCATTTGCTTTTCTTCGGTGACTGGTGATTTATCAACTAACATAAGGCATCTCCAAGGAACATCTTCCCTATAAATATTGCGCCACTGGCTTGCCCTAATTTCAAAACCATTCTTTTCCAATAATTCTTTTACAAAGTCAAAGCAAGGATCTGGATCATTGCCTTCATCTTTCATGCCAGAAACTTGTATCACATTAAGTTTAATTGGTTCTCCATGCTTTTTGACTTCTTTTTCAACTGCTTCCGCATTGCACCCATACTCAGTGCATAATTTTGAATTTTTTATAAGTTCAAGAGCCTCATTGGTTTGCTCGTTATTGACTTCTTTTATAATTTTTTTCATATTATCGTCTCCGTGGGGTTTTATTATATATAGGCTTTGATTGACTTTTATTAGGTATTATATTGGGTTTGGGTTGCTGAACCCGCTTTCGTGGTTCTTGCTGCCTAATATTCTGTTTAGGTGTTTGTCTTACATCTTGCTTCATATGTATCGTAACGGTTGGCTGCTTTTTCTGCCAATATGCCCGGTTATCTTCTTTTTGTACTACTCTTGGCTTTCTTGGTTGGCTATTTGGTGTTCCGTTATTATTTGTTCTTGGCTTTCGCGGACCATAATAAATATTAGTATTATTATTCCAATTATGTTGCCAATTATGGTAATAATGTTGTTGGTATTGCCAATAATAAGGATAGTTATAATAATACCAATTATATGGAGTATAATAGTAATAAGTATAATCTAAATAAGGATTGTACCAATACCCATAATATAGCCCAAAATAATAGGAAGAATGGAAATGGCGTAATCTGCTTTCATAGGAAATGTAATACGGGTCGATTAGATCGACGTTCGAATACAAGTTATAGTCTATATTAACTCTTGGTTGAACGTCTGTTAGATCACGTTGAATATGACATGACGTTGATAATATGACTATAAATAATCCTACTAAAAATAAAAGTAATTTTTTCATGTTATTTGTCTTTAAATCTTGATGTATTTAATGTGCTTGCTTGTTTAACAGGGAGCAAATCTATCATAGCCTCTATTGTTGCAATATCTACTCTATTATAATCAAACTGTCTTATAAAATTAACTTTAATTTGCTTATGCTGATTATCAAATTCCTGTTGTGTTATAATCTTTGCTGATACAACATTTTTATTATTATATTGTTTTTGAAATATAGTGCTGCCGCCTCTGTATAATCTTCCGACCGGATAGAATATATTGCCATTATCGTCTTTAACTTTTTTATCATCAAGTATCTTAACAACTTTACCAAAATGCCTGTATCTGCTGCCTTCAATTCCTATTGATATATAATCTCCTTCCTTGGATTGAAACAAACCACCAACATATTTTGATAATTCTTCTTTAATTAATTGCTTTAATTCTTGCTTATTCATTGTGGTCCCTTATAATAAATCATAATTATGCAATGTTTTAAATACTGCGTCAACAGCGGCCGATATCGATATTGGATCTATTTCTACGTCCCAGGTATCGCCTAACGCATATGGTACGTCATGAATAGATACATTATTTGCAATATCGTCTCGTATATCATTCAATAATTCTCTAAACATTTCAGTATAATTAGATTCTTTTAATACAACTTTAATTTCCTCTTTAATTAATTGCTTTAATTCTGTTTTGTTCATTGTGTCTCCTTATTAAATATCAACTATTTTAGTTCCTGGTTTTGCAAAGAAACCATGCTTACGCATTACTGTTATAATAATTATCTTAACACCCGCACCACTTCTTGCGGACATGCAAACTACATTTAAATCCTTTTGCTGGTCTCGCACTAACATTGAGTCACCAATATTGATACTATTTAATATCATTGCACGCAATATTTTTTTAGATGCCCTTTTAATATGTTCTACTATTTCTTCATCTGATATAATATTTTCTTCCCCGTGCCTATATTGACGCTCTCCTGCATGATTTGATTTATCCAATACTACTTCAACTGGCACTTCTTCATTAAAATTTGCTATATATTCTTCTTTAATATTATCTTTCATTCGGTATGCTTTTGATTTTTCTTTAACATCGTCGCTGTGCACAAAACAACAAAAAGAACCGGCATTATAACCCCCCACAGGCTCAAATGTCGATAGATTTAAAATTTGTCCTCCAATATCACTAAATTCATCTAGCTCATAATCGTCTACCACCCACAATGCATTTTTTATTAAAGTCTTTGGCGGCGAGCCTTCTTTATAGCTCAATGATACTTCTGCATCTGCATTTAATCTTATAACATCACCCCGATTATAAAATACATTATTATTTATTTCTTCTTTTAATTTATCAGCTAATTCAGACTTGCTAACCATTAATGATTTACCATTAATTTTAACAACATTATTCAATTGTGAGTCAACATATAAAAATAATTTACTAATAGTGCTATCATTAATATCATTTGCATTTGCATAATATTTTTTATTTTTATATTGCACCATTTCAAATTTATTTGTTTCTTCTTTTATTGGCATCACTGGGCGTACTTCATAGCCAGTATAATGATTCTCACCATCTTCTGGGTTGTAATATCTATAAAATGTTTTCCATATATCATTACCACCATCATCTAATACAATATCGTCATAATTATATTCACAACTATCCGCCCAATCCATTGCTTCCTGCTTAGAATTAAACTTTTCTTGCACTACTACATCATCATCAATATCACTACGAAATATGATTTCAAATTTAGTATTCGATTGCAATTCTTCATTAATGCATTCTCTAATTAATTGCCGTAATTCTTTCAGTTTCATGCTAACTCCTTTGTATATAAATAAAATATACCACCATCTGGGGATATTACTAAATTATAATTTAATTCTTTTGCTAATAATTGGGCAAGCCTTGCATATAATCTTTTTCTACTTGGTTCTTTTGCATCGAAGCAAATATATTCAATATCTTTCTCCTTTATTCTATCTATAACAGCATGACCAACAATACTAAAAATTTCTGCAGCATTACCAGTGCCTAATATGGTATCTCGTTCATATTCATCAGCAAACCCAATAATATATCCAAATGCATAAAACTTTAACCATAAATCATCCCCCAGTAGCTTCTTTCCAATATTTAATAATTTCTTCGCCCTCGAATTCACAACTATCAAATGGAGTGGATATATTTGAATATTATATTCTTTACCATTGCTGGCTGTGAACTGTGCTTCACCATCATAAGACCACCCCACTTTTTGTATAGTATTCAATGTTTCATCTAATACTTCACAAATAATGCGTCTAATGCCTTTTTTTACTATATTTAAATTATCACGGTTCATAGTTTACCATATTAGATTTGTGCTTATATAAATATAGATATAAAATAAAATATACTATAAACTAATCAAATTTCATTTCATATTTTAAACTGCCGCAATCATATATTTTTCCATATCCAATTTCTTTCATAATTTGTGATTCCGTTTTATTTTTGTCATAACCCATTTTAACTAATCGATGTTTAGCAAAATTAAATCTATGCAGTCGGCGCTGGGATTTAATGTACCAATAATCTGGTACGGTTTCTTTAACTTTAATAAATCCTAATTTATCGTACACCGTTTCTTTGATCGTGGTTGTCCATCTTCTATCGGCATAAGATATTATTTTACTGGGCTTGTTCTCGATAATAAATTTATTTAGTAACTTACTTGCCCCGCCAACAATATTATAATTCATATGGCTAGCATATCTTACTAATTCAAATGTATTAATTAATTCTTTTGTTTTTGATATTATTCTTGGCTTAGAAAATGTCATCAATGAAACAATACTATCATCGTACATTAATCCATAATAAATAGAGGATATATCTTTTCCTTGTATATGATTTAATTCTAAAAATTCATCTTTTTCTTTTTTGGTTAACTTTACAATTTTACACTTTCTTGCATATATTTTATTATGTGTTTTATTAACAATATGCAATAATCTTGATTTTACTATTTCTTGCTTAAAAATCCACTCATCCTCAAAAATATGAATTAATTGAATTCCAATTTGCTCGCATTCCTTAGATTTATTTATATGATATTTATTATCGGCAATTAAACTATGCCAATATAAACCATCATATTCTATAGCTAATTTATAATCAGGCAAATATATATCCAATTCTTTATTTTTAATTACACTTTTGGTATTCAATACTACATTAATTCCTAATGATTCAATAAATTCTGCAACTTCTGTTTGGGCTGCAGATCTAACTCTTGGATAACATTTATCGCATAATAAATATGATTTATGATTTTGTTCTTGGATCCTACCACACACATTGCATTTAAATTTAATCTTATTATCAATATAATCTTGGTGGCTGCACAGTAACGTTACATTATACATATCTAATTTTTTTGATAACCAATATGCTGAATATGCCATACTTCGTTTCTTTATAGCAGTTGGTGAATGCCAAGAAGTAATAATTCCATTAGTTTTATCTTGATTGATTCGATTTTTTGCGCTCTTACTCATCATATTCTTTGATTTTTTTGTATGCTTTCGCCCAATCATCGGATTATCATTGTGCCCAATGATATAATCACGCTTATACGGTGGTTGCTTTAAAATTTTAACATTTTTACCACACCCACATTTACATACTGGGATTATTCCATTTAATTCATATTTAATAATATAACTTAATTTGTCCATGTGATGCAATAGTCTAATATGATAAGATAACAATGATTCGGATTCCAATATTGCTCCGCATATTAAACATTTTCTTTTTTCTTTTTTTCGATGATACGCTGGTTCGTGACCATCTTTAAACGGATGATTATAATCTAATTTTTTATATTCATCCAATGACATATGATGATGCTGGGTTATATGATTATGAAACCCTCTAGCATTATATTCATTATTACATATCACACATATTACTGTTTTTTTGCTTTTCATACTATTCTTTTCTTATATATATAGTATAAAATTCTAAAAGAATAAGTTTTTTCGAAAAATAATTTATAAAAAAAGAGGATCAAATTGATCCTCTTTCTTACCGCATTTAAGCTTAATAGTATATAAAAAATATTAAATATAGTTTGTTCCACCTACAAAAATTTTACCATAAAATTCGGGGCGAACGACTTTCTTTGCATAACGCGTCATTACGCCTTTTCTAGGTGTAAAGTTCACTGGATCGTAGATCAATGGCGTCATAATCAATGGAATATATGGAGCGAAAACAGCACCAGTTTCTAAGAACTGAGTACCGCGGAATCCCATAAGGATTGTATCTTCTTTCATATATGGGTTTTTGTAAACCGTATATCTCTTTGAAAGACTACCAATACGTTGGATACCAGCTTCAAATTTCACCTGATTACCGTCAGTATCTCCAGCGAAGCCAGGGATCGATTCGATAATAGTTGCTACAGTAGGACCTAATACGATAAAGTTTGCACCACCGCGTAAGGTTTTCTTGTGGATTAAATTAGAAACTTTCTGCAATTTAATGCCTAAAGTTTGGAACCATGTTGGTTGAGTGTAGAACATTGAAGTGCTGCCAAAACCTTGTGCTTGCCAATCTGATTCTCCATTAGTTTGAGTAGCTCCAATTATCTTACCTGGTTGTGCATTCCAGTAATCTACTGTAATAGCATTTTCGATAAGCATGTCAAGGATTTCCAAGTCAATTTCTAAGGTCATATACTCACTTAACAATGAAGTTAATTCGGCTTCAGCATCAATTGAGTGATATGCATTTAAGTCCTGAGCAAATTCTGGTGTCCATACGGTTTTCAATTTTCTTGTTTTAGCAACAATAGGAACTGAACGTAAGGATACATTTAATTCAGGAATTTGAAGTGCATTAGTACCAACACTACCAGCTGATGGATCATATTGTTCCACACCTGTTCCGTTACCCCATGAAGGGTCACCGGTTGCTTCAAAATCACCACGGCTATATGCGCCTGGTTGTTTGTTATATTCAATGGATGCCGTATTAGTTGACGGAGCCATTTCAATTGAATTAGTTACAATCATTTGGATTCGTGACCATGCGCTGCTTGCATATACTGGTGCAGTATATGTAGGTAAGTTCATAGCAGTACCGGCACCATCGATCAATGCAAAAGCACGAACGCCTTCCGGGTCCATGTTTGCAGTTGCCATATCAATAACAACTTTCTTATATTGTCCAATTGATGCTGACAATGTAGGATCGTAGTTTACATCTGACCAAGCTGCTGAGCCGGTTGATACAATTGCAGAATGAGTAGTAAATTGGTTAATAGAATATCCAAATTTGCCTGCACCATAAAGACCACCTGAAGGTTCACCTGCTACTGAAGTTTTACCATATACAGAATTTTCTTGCCAGCCCCATTGGTCGCTGGTACCTTCTGATGTAGTAAACCCACTTACGCCGCTACCATACTTGAAGTCTAAGTAGAATACAAGTCCACTTGGAAGTGTCATTGCCTGCACAGAAACGAATTCTTTTGCAGCGATTTCTGCAAATACACGTCGAACTAATGGAAGGGCTACGCCACTCCATTCTTCTGAGTATTGTGCAGTACCAGTACGTGATACTTCTGTCACTAACTGGCGAGCTTGGTTTTCAAGCAAGACTGCCATAGTCGATCTATCGTATTCATGTTTGATACCTTCTAACAAACCAGTGCGTTCCCATTTCTTAATGAGTTTCTTGGATTGTTCATGTTGATTACGATAGGCTGCCTTTGCGTCATTTGCGAAAACGTTCATTAAATTTTCAGCCATTTTTTTCTCCTTTAAAATTATTGCTTTATTTTTGCTAATCTTTGTAATTTGTCTACAACTTCTGGCGGAAGTATGTATTGAATATCATCTTGCGTTTCAGCAGTTTCTTTCAATAGTGTTCTTTCATTAGTTGTTCTTGTTGGCCTTGCAGCTGATTGCACACCTGCACGTTCTAACAAGGTGGTTTCTTTCTTCTCTTTAAGAACTTGCTTATTCTTAAGAGACTCATTGAGTGTATTATAAATTAATTTACACTCTCGTAGTGATTCTGCTTTATTAAATGAGTTAACAATACGAACCATTTGTTGTTCGTTTAAACCGTATTTGAACAGTTTATTCGTAAATAATAGTTTTGCATTTAACAATGCCACTTCGTTTATTTTTGCACGCAATTCTTCGATTACGTTATATGCGTCAGCTAAATTTTTATTAGCTTCTTCAAGTTCAAGTTTATATTTTTGGTCTTCTTGTTCATTAGATGCTAAGTCATTAGCTAATTCTTCTAATGAAATGATTTCGTCGTCATCACTAAATGTTTGCACGCCTTCTTCTTTAACGGGTTCTTCGTCATCTAATGTAATAACTTCTTCGTCATCGCCCATATCAATATCATTTTCTGGTGCTTCCTCACCTTCAGGCACAGCATTAATTTTTAATGTTACGGTTTCACCTGGCTCTACTGTAATTTCTTGTGTTTCGCCACCTTCGTCGTCCATTTCAATTTCAAAATCAAAATCATCTACTTCGTCTGCTTCTGGTGCAGTTGCATCATCTACATTTACATCAAGTTGCTGATTATCTAAATCAATTTCTTGGTCTCCGCCAAATTCGTCGCCTGCTAAATCATCGGCAGAAATTGGTGAATCTTCCGGTGCTGCTAATTCTGCTTCTGGTTCGGCGTCTTTCGGCATTTCTTCTTCGTCACCTTCAAGTTCTTTTAATAGCATATCTACGTCTTCGTCACTAATGCCAAGGCTTTCTTGTTCCATTTCTTCTGGTTGTTCACCTACTGGCAAGCCTTCTGTGTCTACCGGCATATCTGTTGCTAAATCTTGTATTCCTTCAAACTCAGCGTCAATTGGATCAATCGGCATTTCGTCGACTTCTTTACCAATTTGGTCTGAAATTGCTGCTCTTATTTTGGGTTCAAATGCTTCAGCAAGTTGTTTTCTTGCATTTATCAATGCAGTTTCGCGTAATGCTTTTGAATCTGCTACAGCTTCTTTAATAAAATCTTTGGAAAATTCCATTTTGTATATCTCCTGTTTGTGCTCTATAACTATTTTAAGCTATAATATGTTTATTTTGTGCACGAACCCTATATTTATCATAGGATATTAAATATAAATAGACAGCAGTTGACTGCTATCTATAAATAAGTATGCTCTATTGTAGAAAAATCGAAAAATATTCGAAATAATTATATTAATCTGTCTTCTTTTTCGCGTAAACTAATTAATTGTTGCTTTCTAATAGCCTTTTGTTTAACTTCTCTTTTTATGGCAGATGGCGGTAAGAACTCTTGCCGTTGCTTTAATTCAAACATAACACCAGAATCTTTTACTGCTCCTTTTAATCTGCGTAATGCTTCATCAATGTTACCATTAATTACTTTTACATTGTTGCCAAAATAGCTTACTTTTCCTTTCTTTGGTTGTAAATCCATTGTTTTAATTTTAAATTTATTTTTTTGATTCTTTTACTTGCACAGTTGTAGTCTTTGAGAAATTTGCTTCATCGCCTTTTTTAATATCGCTTTCTTTTTCCTGCTTTGACACAAGTTTTGCTTCTGTTTCAGATATTTTTTTCCATTTTACAATGCCACCGCAATCTGTATCAAATACACCAAATTCTTTGCCAATTTCAACATCTTCAAATTTCTTTGGTAATGCATTAAAATCAGTAAGTGATTTTTCAACTTCCTCTTTAATTAATTTGCGTAATTCAAGTATTTTCATAATTACTCCTTATTTTTCAGGCGTTTCAACTGGTTCTTCCGGTATTTCTTCTGTCGTTTCAGGTTCTTCTTCCTCGCCAGTTGCTACGTTGTCTGCCATATCAAAATATTTATTAAGCTTTACGCCAATATCATCAAAAGCAGATTCTAATCTGTATTGTAAGACTGCTACTTCTTTTGCTGTTTTTTCAAGCATAATGCCTTGTTCACGGATGATCTTCATATCTTTCTTAACAGATTGCATATCAAACCATTCATCAACAGATGCTAAAACTACTGGTTCCGCTAATTGGGTAAGTAATTTAATTTTAGCAGCAATTTTTTTTAGTTCATCACCGCGGTATATAACATCACCCATATTAGAGTAATTATATACATCCTCAATGAATTCCTTCTTTCTATCGCTTGTTAAAAATTCATCTTCAAGGCCTTCTTTAAGGACTTTCCTCAATAATCTATTGCTATTTTCCATAGTATCCCCTATGTTAAAATTATTTTTTGCTTTCAGTGATTAATACATTTTTAAGCTTAATCAAATATTCATTCAATTTTTGCTGTTCTTTGTATTTTGCTAATATTTGAATAGCACTATTAACCTTTTCAATAGCCTCATTTAAGTCTTCTTGCTTTTCAGTTAATGCAACACTACCATATTTTCTTGGAGTAGTGCTAATGCCCATTGTTTCTAATGCTTTCATGTTAATAGAAGGTTGCATTGTTCCAGCATATTCTTCTGTTAATCTTAAATTTTTCATACTCAGTACCTCGTTTGTAAATGGTTTTAAATCAACATATTTTGTGTCATCATATTCTTCGTTTTCACCAAGCTTTTTAAGCCTTCTTGGTATAAGCCTCTTTGGCATTGGGTCATACATATTTTTGCCCCTAACACCCATTTCTTTTGGGGTCTTTGGAGTGCCAAAGAATTTGCCTTCTCCTTGGGGATCAGTTATGATAAATTCATCATGAACCTTATCATATTTAACCGTAATGCCTTTTTCAGACATTATACCAATAAATTCTTGGTAGTCTGCGTCGTCCATTGTATTTAATTCATCATATTCTTTTGTATTGGAACGAAATAATGACTTAGCATATCCGCCATTGGTAAAGTCTAAAGCTTCAGTTAATTTTGTATTTTTATTCATTTTATTATCCCCTTTATTTTCTTTAAATTTAATTTCGCGTTCTTCAATTTCTTGCCATTGGTTAGCATCTTCATCCCATACAACAGTAAAGACATTTTCTGGTTCTTTAATCCAACTAACATCAACCACGCGTTCACCGTAATCATTTTTTGTTTCACTATCTTCAGCATAGCAAGTAATATATTTATTATTGCTTGGTATATAAACTTTTACCTCGTCTCCTGCTGTTATCATTGGATTTTCTCCTTCATCTTTGCTTTCGTCCATTGTTTCAAAGCTTGATTCAAAATCATCTTGCATATAGTCGTGTGTATCTTCTGTATTATTTAATGCTATTACATCATCATATACTTGCTCCGCCACTTCACTAAAAAGTTCTCCGGCGTTATCCATACCAACAACTGCCATTATATCTTCTAATACTGATTCTACTTCACTATTAGTATCAGGCCTGCCATTATTGTACCATGTTTCAGCATCACCTTTATAATTATCATATACATCATTATATAATGCGTCATATAAAGATGTTTTTAAATCTTTCATTTTACCTTCTTGTAAATTGCCTTCTTCTTCACCAATTAAATCTCTAACTCGTGGCTCATCTTCACCGAATAAGTCAGAAAATTCGCTATGGATACCTTCTTCCTCTATATATTCGTCCCATAAGATTTTAATTTGTTTTGGCGTTGCTCTAATTATTTCTCCGTCTTGATATATCTTACCATTATTAATACCAACGCATCCTTCAAATTCTAATGAATTGACTTCGCAGCCATTAAGAGTATCTAATATTTCTTTTGTTGTCATCTATACATTCTCCTAATATATCGATTCTATATGTAATTCAAAATATTCTGGACCGCTATCATCTATATTATCACCCATATATTCGAGATAATCATTTACTGCTAAACGTATTGCTTCTTTCATTGAATTAGCAAGAACCTCACCAGATGTATTATTTATTTCCCAATTATATGCTGTTCTATTAAATGATTCATTTAATGTTGTTCTAACTTCTTCCTTTATAAGTTGCTTTAGCTCTTGTTTATTCATATTATTCACCTCTTAATATTGAGTTTATAATAGATTCCATTTTCATAAATTTATGTAAGTTCATATTTGCTGGGTCAATGCCTTCATGCAACATTGTCATATATGCACCTTGGGTAGATGGATTGGAAACAAAGTCCCAAGCAACTAATTCAAAGTCATCTTGTACTTCCACTGCCCCGTCTTCATTAATAGGCTTTACTGAACCTAATCCCCTTGATGATATACCTACTTTAATGCCACGTTCAAATAATTTATATAATATGTGCCCTGCCGGTGTTACATCATGCAATATTTCTATCTTACCTAATAAATCATCACCACTCCACCATACTTCTAATATGCGGTGTGAAGCATTTTTTAATTCAACGATACTTGAATTGCCAGACCAAAATTGTTTACCATCGCGCATTAAATATATAGTATGGTTTGGGACTTCTACACAATATACCATACCATCATAATCAATAATGGTTTTATCCATTTCATTAAAAAAATAATGTGAAGAATCTTTGGTTCTTATTATATACATTATCTTTCCGTTTTTCTTTTTTATTTTATCAACAATTTCAAAATTTTCTTTAATTGCATATTTTGGTTTGGTGTACCAATAAATATTATTAATTGTTTCAATTTCACCAGTTTCTTTATTTTTAATAACATAATAATTATCAATTCTATCAATCTCAGTAATAGATGCTGATAATCCGCATTTAATAATTATCTCACTAACATCACTGGCCAATTGAGGAGAAACAGTATAATAATCATTTCCATTTGTAGTACCATCTCCTAACATTAATGAACGTAATAATATTTTTAAATATTTGGGTGAAAGATTTTTGATTTCTTGCGGTATATGTTTATCATAACTGCCACCCAATGGTTTTAAATATTCATATAATGCCTTATCAATAATATAAAATACCCACTCATCATTTTTACCAACATAATAATTCCAGTGATATGGCATTTGATCTAACATTGCAATTATTTGTTCTTTGCCTTCTTTTTTAGATTGACTAATATACACCATATTACCTTTATATTGACTAATATATCCTTCTGCTATATACCAACCCAAAAAATTACAAAATGCCTCCGTATCAACAGAATAAGATTCTTTAATACCAGTTGCTGGAAATGTCATAACTAATTGGTCAGTACCCTGCCATTTGCATTTTTTATTAATTACGTCAGTTTTATATAATTCATTTGCTGCAATAAACTCACCACGCTGCCGGTCGACCCCTCGCATAACATAAAATTTATGATTTGGCGTCACACATGCACTAAAAACTGCATTTTTAAATTCAATCATTTCACCAGCATAATGCTGTTCTATTTTTCGCACTATTTGTTGATATTCTAATTCGTTAGTAACGGTATTCAGTGTTGCAACTATTTCGTCTTCTGATATATCTTTAATATATTTCCAACCATCTTTTGTAAGTATCTTGGTATCAGGAAGAACGCAGTCCGGGTGATCAAGCTCACCTAGGGCATTGCCTTGTTTAATAAAATCACTATTATACCTTTCTACTTCACGCAATAATATTTGTTTAGGATATTTGCGCTTATTTTGGTTTAATGAATCAGCACGCTGTATAACACCGGATACAATAACAATGCCATTGTTCTTACGCATTGACTCTTGTAACTGTTGTGGTGTTACTATAAATGGTATTGCTGAATACCCTATTGATTGTTTAATCATATATTATACTCCATTCATCATATTTTCAATAATTCGTAATATGTCTCGTGCAATTCTATGGGGGGTCATAGTTTTATCAGTCCTATATTTTGCAATATAATCGGCAATCTTATCAATATTATCATTATTTACAATTGTAAATGACTGTTCAGTTATTATTTGCCCAAATGCTTCTTTTATTGCTGCTTTTCTAACTTGTTGTTTAGTTATTCTTGCATCATCTGCATCTGTTAGTTTATTCATATATGCAATAGCTTCTTCATACCTTTCAGGCTTTAAATCTACTAATTCTTCAACTTCAAAATGCTTACATGCTTTCCTGTATAACTTTTCAAAATTATCATCGTTTGCTGATTTCTTTACTGCTTCATTAATAGTTTTAACTTCGTTCTTTAGCCTATACATTCTTGGGTTTGCACGTTCATATTCAGTTGATGCTTCACCGTATTTAATGCCCCACCTATGTGGTTGGCTTTCATCGACTTTAGTCCATCCAGCATTAGTAGAAGATTTAGTACCTTTATTATCAGTGCTTGTATTCTTTCTATTAAATGCTGCAGGCGTTTGGTATGGACCTTGTGCGGCATTAGAACCACCTGCTGCTGGTGCAGCTCCTGCTGGTGCTCCCGTTGCCATAAATTCATTAAGTTGCTCTTCTTCGTTTGTTTCAGCAAATATTTCCTTTATTGCTGCACGAATCATTTCTCTTAATTGTTCTTCTTGATTCATATTGCTTTCCTCTATATCTTTTGGATTTTTATGCCCGCTTTCTTTATTCATTTCATCCCATTCATGCTCTTGTGCTCGTTTCTTTGGCGACTTTTTCGGCTTTGTTAAAGTACTATCATACTCAATTGAGCGTCTAAAGCGGTCATGTAATGATTTTGTATATATTCTTTTATGTTCCATTATATTTGTTGCAATTCTTTTACCAATTCATAATATTTCATTAACTGCAATATATGGTCTTCTTTTACAGATTTGCATATTACTTGCTTATCAATTTGATTTATTGTTTCTTCAAGCTTAACTTGCATTACTTCATCGTCCACTTTCTTCAATAATTTCTTTAATTCAAATTTAACAATGTTTGCTTCATTGTTAACAAATTCAGCTAATTTAGGACTATCAGTAACACTATTAATATATTCTCTTAATAATCGTTTTTGCCTGTTATCAAGCGCGTTATATTTCTGATTATATTTCTCAATCATTAACTTATAAGCGAGCAATCTAATATCTTTATCTTGCTGGTCATAAGCTTCAAGCACCTTATCTTTTACTTCATTCTTTTCTGCTTGTTTGGCTGCGATATGTTCTAATATAGTAAATTTTGAATTTACCACATCAGTTGGAGGTACCGAGCGTCCCAATACATATTCAAATAAATTATAAGTTGAAGCTAATACTTTATAATTATTAATTTTTGCTTGGTAAAAATCAATAGTATATGCTTCATTAATTGCTTTAACAAGATTATATGTTTCACTCTTTAATTGGGTGTTATTAATTTTCTTGCGTTCAGACAATACTACCTCAATAAAATTCTCAGCTTTTCTGGCGTCGTGGTATTTATCTTCAGTTAATGTTTTGTATAGCTTTAGCTCCTTATTAAGTTCCGTGCCTTCTTTAAAGAATCGTCTAATAATATTAACTGCTTTTGATTCTTTTTCGGAAATTATATCACTTGTAGCCTGCCTAACAAGCAATTCAAATAATATGCCCGTATTTTTAAGCTTTGCGTGGTTGCTTTTCATTCAGATATTCCTTTTTTAATAAATATATAATATGATAAAAAAACAGTTTTATTCTAAGTTTTTTTCGTCAAAATAGCCAGAGTTAAAAATATCTTCCTGCTCATGCTCTAATTGGTTGAGTACTTCAGACAATATATACTTTGATGATTTAGTATTGCCCCGCTGTTTAATATAGTTTGTTAATTTTAATCTTATTATATTATTTGGAGAATATAATAAATTTTTACCACTCTTATATCCAGCGGTAATATTTTCTGGTCCACCTTCTGTTGGGGGCGTTCCTTCTGCCCCACCTACTTCTCCTGCACCAAATATATCTTCCGTTCCACCTTCAGTTTCAGTGCCACCACCTAATCCGCCAAATGAGCTACCACCAAATATGTCTTCCCCTGCACCACCGCCTTGTTCTTCACCTTTTGCTAAATCAAACTCACCAGCACCTTCTTGCTTTGTTAATAAGTTTTTAATCTTATTTGCTTCCTCATATGGGTCAACACCTTCGTCAGAAATTTGTTTTATTCTATATTGCCATTTTAAATCTTCAATCATATCCTTGCGCATCTGATGCCATTCCTGCTCACTGAAATTAAATAATTCTTCATATATGTATTTATCAGGTAATAAGTTCTGCTCGCGAATTCTGCCAACTAAATCAACTTTATTAGTTAATAATGTATTTCTTTCTTCTTCATATAATATTGAAGATGGCGTTAATTGAATCTTATAATTAACTAAATCATCGCCAGTATATCCTTGCGAATATAAATGTATTATTGCTATTTTATACAGTTCAGATTCTACAATACGTTGAACGCGTTCTATTGTGCGAGCAAACCTTACATCCTGCGTTAATAAAACATTCTTAGCACTCAGGCCTTCTTCATAACCCAGGAATGCTTTGGGTATCTTTATTGCTGCAAACATTTGGCTTAATAAGAACTCTAAATCTGGCGTGAAATCCATTACTAAACCCTGCAATGTATCTATAGATGAATTTACTTGCCCTGGTCTAACTGGTAAATAAAAATCTTCAAGCATAGTATTTTTTACAAAAATACCATCACGAATATTTCCACCGTGGCTATCAATTGCAAAATTATGATAATCTTTGACCAACATACAATATACATCAATTTTTTCAGTTAAAAATTCTACCTTCTTGACTTTATGATTGATAATATAATTATTTTTTACATCTAAAATTAATTCTGCAATATTTTTATAGCCCAATCGGATTGCAAATTTTGCAATAGAATGTCTTGAAAATTTACCAGTTCCTTTTTTTGTTTCATTCAAAATTGCAAAATAAGAAACAATATCATTACATTTATTTAAATGATTAACAATTTCATTAAGATTTTTTAAATTACATAATTTTATTTGTTTTTTAATTTGCTCAATCAACCATGAATCATATGTATGACTCATTGCAATAGTTACTTTTTCTTTAAAATTATTATCTGACCACCGTTTACCATTTTCAAACTTCATAACTTTGGATGCCCGTTTTTTCTGAGCATCTGTTTTCATTGGATTATTTTTTAAAAATTTATCACGGGATACATTACTTACTTTTTCTCTTAATTCTTCCGCTTTTTCTTTACCATGTATTTCTTCCCACGTCTTACCATAATTTGGATTATTATCACCAGACATTTTTTCTCTTAATACTTGCTTATGCTCTTCAGTTCTTTCATATGGAACAAAATTTTCTTGTATCCATTTTGAGTGTACCGGATTTAGTTTCCCTCTTAATCTAGCTGCATATTTCTTCTTTTTTTCTGGGGTGAATGTTTTTGATATATTTTCACCTAATAATCTTACTAATTCATTTGTTTCTTTTGTTTCTCCCTCGTTCCATAATTTATTTTTACCAAGAATTCTATTCTTTTTCCAAGTATCACTGCGTTTCTTATTAATGATTTCCCATTGTTGTGGTGTTAATGTATTTAACCAAAGTTTAATATTATCTCGATGATATTTAATATGATCATCAAATGTCATCTTACAATCTAAATTTTCTGGAATATTATTTTTTCTATTAAAATCCGCATGATGAACAACATGATTATTTTCAATATAATTATCAATATTATATTGCTCAGCAATCACCCTATGAGTATATTTAAATATTTGGTCTGCTGGGTCAAAAATCATTTCATAATCTTTAATGCCTTTTTCATTTGAAAATTTACTATAAAATGGCATTAAACTATCATTTTCAATTAAATCTTTTGCTGCTTTATATTCACCAGTTCGTAACATTACTGGATGTTCTAATTCAAAATCTATATAACTATCATCATCCAACCAAATACGAACAATATCCGCATCTTTTTTAGTTAATTCGCATCTCTGAACCTCTCCAGATACAATTTTATTATCATTTTCCCTATCTATAGAATAAACATAATTTTTCTTGCCTTTCTTCGTTTCCTCTGCTAATTGTTTGATTGTTATAGTTCTACCATCTAATAATGGAATATTCGTATAATATGCTACAGGCATTAAATTAAAACGTAAATTATATTGCCCAGTCTTTTCATCCAAATATGGAACTTTCTTCATTTTATTAATAACTGAATTCATGTAGTTATCAACTTCAGCTGGTGGTATATTACCTATATCTACTTTAATAACGCGGCGTTCTGGCGCACGCATTAACTTATGAATAAGCATTGCATCTTGTAATAATACAATTTGCTTCCATAATTGCCTTGCTGATTCAAAAATGCTCCGCCCATATGGCAAATAGTTCATATCGGAAAGCAATCTAAAGTGCACTATTTCATAATTCTTAAATTTCTGTAATGATTGTCCGTACATATAATTGCCAAGTGCCGCATCATAATGGAATTCAGTCATTTCTGGGTTGTTTGGGTTTTCTACCCTTTGCACACCATATGGAGATAATGGAATTACATTAGTAATACCAAGCTTTTCTGTGATATCCATTTTTAACCAAAAATCGCCGTACTTTACGAGATTTCGCACCCATGCCCAAAGGTTAAAGTCAATATTTAAAACATCGTAAAATAAATTATTAAGAGAGTCGGCTATGTAGTCTTTGTCAGTTTTTATTTCCACAATCCTGCCATATAAGTTCTTTAGAGTGCAATTATGTGTAAATAATTTACCACCGTCATTAGTTTCAATTGCAAATATATGATTGTCTCCTGCATTTACTATATCATATACATCAGATAATCCTTCTAATTTTTCTATTTTAATTATTTGATATTCTTGTGGTAATGCGCAAAGCCAATCACCTTCTGCTAATTTATCTGTTCTTATTAATTCATTATCAAATCGAACCCACTCATGATTAGCAGTACATTTAATTTCTGTGCTATCATCAAGCGTAATTTTATATACTTGTTTTTTTCCATTATATGCAATATGACTTGCTTCAATTATTTTAATTTTTTTACTATTTGCATCAATGCCATATATTAAAAAATTCTTTTCATTATTATCATATAATTCTTTGATTGTTATTTTTCTGCCATCCACCATTGGCACAATTGTTGCGGATCCTATACATTCATCAGCATAAATATCAAGAGCACTGGACAATATGGGGTACATATCCATTTGTTCATAGTCCCTGTATATTTCAATTCTGGACCCTTGGAATGCATATGAATAGTCATAACCATATGTTCTAATTGGCATAATAACGCGTGCAAAACGGTCTATTAACCTATTAGTTTCCAAATTCGATTGGACTTGAACTTTATTTAAGTCTATCACTCGCAGTTTCTTATCGGTAGTGCCCCGAATCATGACTGCAGATGACATCATCTTATTTAAACCATCGAAAAATGCACTTTGTTTTTCTTCTTCCATTTATCTCTTATATTAAAACATCCACCTACTAAAATCTTCTGTGCCTTTGCCAGTATTTAATAAGTATGGATTATAAACTTTTAATCTTCTATTATCGGTATATTGATTTGTATTGTGCGTGACTACAATACTATCAACTAATTGCCTTGACATTTCAAGACTTGTACCTCTTAACCGTATTGCTGTGTCTCTAACCCAAATTCCTATTGCAAACGCCATTACCAAGTCATCATTGCTGCCTTGGTTTGCTTGCGCCTTTTGCCCAATCCAAACAAATGCATATAATTCATTAAATAATCGTTTTGAATGTATTTTTGGAATACGTTCTAGCATAAATAGTTCCATCTTTGAAATAATCAATGGTCTTGAACGAGTTGACGTAGTAAACCCAGGTACCAACTGTGATTTGTCCTTTGTATCGTACCCTTTAACAAAATAAAGTTCTGGGTCTACGACATTTGTATCCCTGTTTGTATAGTAAACATTTTTATATTGTCTATCAATGGCCTTTTGTACTGCCCCAAACCCAATACCTGTATTTTCTATTACTAATAGAGCATCATTATATTCAGTAGCGATATTTACGCCTAAATCACCTATTTCAGTTGGCGATATTTTTCCTCTATATTCCGCTACTTGGTCCATTTCTTCTACTTCAAATACTTCTAAAGTTGAATAATCGGAACCATCCCCTCTAGCTACGTCCGCTATTACCACATATTGTTTTCCTGGTTCAGCATATTTCCATCGCCATAAATTATGGTCAAACCAACCTTTTTCTAATGGTTCTAGCAAATATGTTTCTTCATACCATTTTAAAGTTTCAACCGGTATTACATTATTGCCGGATGTTCTAAAATTACAATCGTGTTCTTGCGCTGCTGCTAATGATCCCATTCTCCTATCTTCATTATCACGCCATTGTTGGTCTCTTTCTGGGTGTAAATACCAAGGAATGTTTACAGGGAAGAATCCATTCTCTCCTGCCTCTGCTTGGACAACCATAGTATGGAAAAAATTACCAATACCATTTGGAGTAGATAATACAATTGCGCTACCCCCAGTTGATAAGGTTGGCTGCGATGATGTCCAAATTTCATCTATTTTATTAATGAATGCTGCTTCATCTATAATTAACAATGATAACGCTTCTGAACGTCCTGTTGATGTTGTACTTGATGCGGCAGTAAAGCTAGAACCATTGGATAATGTAAATTTAAATATGTTACTTTCCTCAGGAGTTTCCTCATTTTGCAATGCTGCCTTTTTAATCCAAACAGGAAGCATTGTATAAGCTAATTTTACTTTCTTTAATAAGTTCTTTGCAACATCTCTATTTGTAGCAATTGCTAATATTTGTTGGTCATTATGGAATAACATTAACCATACAGCATATGCTGAAACAAGTGTAGATATACCCATCTGCCTTGCTTTATTAACAACGACAAATCTATGTTCTTTAAAATATCTTGCTGCTTGTTCTTGGAATGGGTATAGTTCAAATTTAATTTTGCCCAGCTTTGGATGCTGTATAAAGCAATATTTCTTCATAAAGTAACCAGGATCATTATAACATTTCTTGTATTCCTGCTTTATGACTTCTTTTAAATTGAATTGTTGGACTTCTCCTGTTGATATTAATTCTGTAGTGGGCATATATCCTTTAAAATGAAAATAAACTATAATTTAATCCAATACCTATTTGGGGTACAAATTTAAAAGTTTGATCAATTCCAATACCAATATATGGTCCAACATGAAATTTCTTAACTCGTGGCGATGGTGGTATTATCATATCCTTCTTCACGACTCCGTTCAAATAGTTGATTTTGACGCGACTTGAAGGACAAGTCGCAAATAGTTCGTACTGATTATTTACGACTTTTGCTCCCATCTCTAAATCGATTTTAAACGTATTCTCACTGATTGTAGTCATCCCCGGAAAAACAGTTAAATCTCTTAGCTTAAAAGTACTCATTCCTACCAGAGAATTAGAAAATCCTGGTTCCGCAAAGGTATTTTTAAATTTTAATCCATATGTTTCGTTATCTATTTTGACTAAATCATTCGATAATTTTAATGTATCACTTTTTACTGTGACGCCCGCGGCTATAAAGTTAATTACATCACCTTTTACCTTTTCTATTTTATCATATAATACTCGGTTTAATGTTTTTAATTCATTCATATTGGCAACAAACGCTGCTTGGTTATATTCTATTTGCCCAAGTTTATTCTTCGTTTCACGCAAAGTATCAACTAATGCTCTATAATTTTGCTGCATTACTTGTTCTTTTATTGCTGCTTCTTTTTTTAGCTTTTTATTTTGCGTGCATTGCTGGCTTCCAAATATTAAAGCTATTAATAGCATTACGAATAATGCTGGTGTGATGTAATTTTGTACTTTGTTCCACATAATATTTATTTTGTATGGGAGTCAACCCACGGTTTTCTTTTCCAAATTGAAAAAACATTTTTATCATTTAATTTAATTATAAAGTAATGTTCGGCATCTCTATCTCTTAAAACAATAGTATCCCCTGGTTTTGCTATTTTGCCATCACCAATTTCAAATTCTTGTGTAACGGTTTTTTTATTGCTTCTTTAAGGACACTCTTAATTTCCTCTTTTATTAACTGTTTAAGTTCTTTGCGTGTCATATTAACTGATCTCCTCTATTGTTACAGAATCTATTATTGTATCACTTGACAAATATTGTGTATCTGTGAAATATTCCTTGAGAATTTCTTCTAAATCAACATTTGCATGCGTAATAAATAAACTACCAGTTTTACCATTTTTATATCTATAATATATATCAACTTTAGCCATAGATGCAACTGATTCTTTTAGCACATTATTTATTTCTTCTTTTATTAATTGTTTTAATTCTTGTTTGTTCATATTATTTCTCCGTTATTTAAATGGGTTTTCTTCTTCCTCTTCTGCGGGTGCTGGTTCTTCGATGCCTGCTTCCGGTGCTGCTTGTGTTTCTTCTTCACCTTTTGGTAAGAATTGGCCACCTGGGCCCCTTTCTGGTGTTCCGGGCGTTTGTTCTACTTCACCAGAAGGAGTATTTTCAGCAGGTGCTGCTGGTGCTTCACCTTCAACTGGCTCTTCTTCATTCTGCACAACACCACCTTCAGGCTTAACCTTAACATTTTTAGTATATAGGTATTGGAAATACTGCACGATTTTCTTCAATTGGTTTTCATTGATAAAATCTTTTGAAATAGTTGCAATTGTAATAGGTGCTCCGCTAAAGATAGAATCACCACCTTCAATTTCATAATATATCATCCATTCTTTGCCTTCTACTTTATAGAATAAGGTAGCACTTTGGCCATTACCTAATTGGATAGTATATGAAATACGATCTTCAATAGCATTGCCACCAATTTCTTCTTTCAAGAGTTTTCTAACTTGGTAGCGCAATACTGCTTCTTCTATTGTTTCATCTACTTTGGATGGCAAGCTTTTCATTTTAACATCAGTCCATTCATCATCCCAATACCATGCATTTTTTGCATTTGGGTGCTTTTCTCTCATTGAATAGACATATTTTAATTGTTGTTTTGATTTTGCTGGCATTTCATACCTCGTTTATATTATTTTAAAATTATTCTTCACTTTCTTTTTTAGCCAATTGCCACCCACGCTTCCAATATTCAGCTAAATCAATATTATACCATTTATTAACGCCGGATGCATATGGACATGCATCAAAAGGAACACCATCATCATAATCTTCCTTGCCTTTTTCAATAAAATCAGTATTTCCACTATCTTTATGTTCCGCTGGTCTATTATAAATACCCCCATGTCATATCTTGACCACCTGAATCTTCGCCGTATTCTTTTAATACAATGGATATCTCTTCTTTTATTAATTGTTTTAATTCTTTTAACTTCATTTTGATTCTCCTTAATCATTATATAATACTGGTTCTTCGTCCGCGGAAATATCCAAACCTTTTTTACCAACTGTTCTTTCTGCTGCAGTTACTGCTTCTTCATATTGTTTAAGTAATTGGTCTTTCTTAAGTTTTAATGGATTAATTTTCTCACCAATTTGTTTAAGCTTAGCAACAGATGCTGGTGCTAATGTAGGATTATCTTTTACTTTCTTGTAGTGGGCTAATTCTATTTCCCGCTGTTTTCTTAGCGGTTCCATTTGTTTATTAATATTTTCAATATCTGCTGATATTTTTTTTATGGACGAATTACCAACACTTGCAGCTCTCAAGGCCAATTTAGTTTCTGGGTCCTCTTCTTCAAGCAATATTTTCTTTAAATTTCTATAAACTGTAAATGATTCCTTCGCCATTTCTTTATTCTTTTGAATTTCTGTTTGGTAATTTTCTTTAACACATTTAACAATGCCGTCCATAACTTTATCAGCTAATTCATCGCCCGTCCACATCGAGCCGTCTGTTGGAAAGCTTGCATTTTCTGGATCTAAATTTTCAAACATTGCTGCAAACTTATCAAAATCATTGGCATCCCCCATATATTTTTTAATAGTTGCCTCGTTGCTTTCAATTACATTCCATTCATACGCCAATGATACTGCTTCTGTTGGTTTCTTTACTATAAAATCATATATAATTGACGCGCATCTTAATATTTCTCCGTAATTTGTTTCAGCTTTGCCTGATTCAGGGATTAATATATCGGCCAATTCATTATATTCCTTTTGTAACTTTGCAGTTCCCTTTGCATATGTTAACTTTTCTACTTTATTATCCATTGTTTTCTCCATTGTAATTATCCTTTCATTGAGCTATCAGTATTCATTAGTTGGCCCACCATACCAGGGTCAAACGGTGGCTGATACGGCATTTGTGGCTGACTATAATCTATTTCATATTTTTTCTGGGTTACTTTACCATATACAGCAGCAAGAAAGAATGATGAAACACCACCAGCAAATGTTGCCAGCCCATACCATTCAATTGGCCTATTTTCAAGCGTATTATATATAATATAAAATAGCATAGCAAAAAAACATGCGGTTGATAGCAGTAAACTCCATATCAATGCCAACCGTATAGAAGATTCACCTTTGTCATCGCCCATATAATTTTTAAACAACTTCATTCCCCGCAATTTTTAATAATTCACTCATTTTTTTAATTTGCTCACCAATGTCTAATATTTTAGCGTGAATAGACTCTTTTATTTTAGTATTATCATATTGATTAGACCAATCTTCAATATCCCCCTGCTCAGTTACAAAATGGTTTGTGTCAATATCATTTAAATATTCAATATAATAATCTCTTAACATTCTTAGCGTAGTTAGTTTATTACCTAATATTTTTCTTTCCTCATATTGCTTAAATGTGCCATTAGCCATTCTTTTTGTATCTTCCTCTATAACACAATGCATGCATGTTCTATTTAATTGCCAAAATCTAGCATCAATTCGTGCTATCATTTTTTTCCCGCAACTTGGGCAACTCAACGGGAATTTAATTTGTTCACGCAAACCATCCATTTTATTAATGGTTTGTATGATACCATCTTTAATTGTCCATTTTATACCGTCTTCTTCCCAAATATCGCCCTCTTTGTGGTCTGTTTGTTTTCTTTTATATCCACCATATTGGCTACTTTTAGTATCATCACCGTCTAAAATCTTTTCTATTTGCTCTATATCGTATCCCATGCGTTATTTTTTAATATCAGTTAATAATATTGTTAATTCTCCATTAAAACAATTAAATGCTTTTTCCATATGTGGTATGGTCACATCAATTGATGATTTATACAGATCAAGTATAACATACAATTTGCTATAATTATCATAATAAATGTTAGAGTGACTTATATCATTAATCATCTGTTCTAAATATGATATTGTGCTGTTATGCCATTGTTTAAATCCTTTATCCTTGTCTTCCATTACAAGACAATATATAGAATGCCCCGTATCTGGGTGCATTTCCATTATTGCATTTTGAACTTCTTGGTCAGAAACATTTATTATTTCAGCAAGAATATTGAACATTCTGTTTGCAAAATTGTGTGAATCGAAAGTATTAATATCATTATTATTAGATAAAAATATTCTTAATTTATTAGTTATTGCAGAAATTCTTGATTTTATGATTGTACGAAATATAAAATTTCTGTCCTCGTCACCAAAAAATATACTATTTATCATCATTTCATGCCAATTTTCACTTTTTGAAAATAATTCGTGATGAAATAAATCTTCTAATGATAATTTATTATGTGTGCGAGGACGGGCAAATAATTTCCTACCACCACTAATAATGTCTAATAGATATTTAATTGCAAAAAATAATAATACTGCAACAAGTAAAACACTAACAATATCTTTTATAGGTGCTGGCAGCTTTTCGAAGTTTTGGAGGAACCAAGAAACAAAATCCATTTTAATTCTCCTGTTGTTTATGTATAAATAATTAGTATGAAATTATTAATTAAAATTTAATTAGACTTAATATTTTATGAATTGGAGTAAATAACCCCGTCATCTTATATTTTTTGCCATTGTATGTAAATACAAGGCCTTCTGTCGGCATTAATTTATCAATCCCGCCAATTTTTTCAATTTCCTCAATATGTTTATTAATTTTTGCTATGGTTTGCGGATCATCTTTTGCTTTTAATATATTTATGCCACTTTCATATTCTTTAACTATTTTTTGAATAGTTTTATCAGGAATTACAGAAAGAAATTGCTCTACATTTTGCAATACTTCTACTGATAGCTCTAAAAATATTAATTTAATGTCTTTAATTGCAGTATAATTTAATTCTTGCAACTTACTGCTATTATTAAATTCTTGAATCCATTTTTTTGCTTTTTCATTATCTGCTAATTTAATAATATTTAATATTTTGTTTTTTATCATCCAACCCCCATCTATTTGCTAATAATTTAATCACATCAGACGGCAAATTCATTGTGTATTTATCTTGTAATCCATTTAAAAAGCTTGTCCACCACATTACTAAATATTCACCAATAGTAGCATTATCTGGTAAATCATATTTACCTTGTATGTTTGCTACCGCGGACATAAAATATTCTTTTTTCTCATCAAAATTAATATGCTTTTTTATCAACAATTCTTTTGGAGGCAATATTTTAAAATTCTTTTGCTCCGCAGTATTATTTTGCTTTATTTTATTAAATAATTCCTGGGCCGTTTTAACGCCAAGTTCTAATAGTTTTTCATTTTCATATTTTAATAATCCATGCAAAACTAACGCGTGCACACCATATAATATGTCATTTACTTCGTTGTCATAAATGATCTCAAGATTTAAAAAATTCTTGCCGTCATCAAACATTTGCCCAATTTCTTTCTTATTTGTACCATTAAATGCAGCATATAAATCTTGAGCTACATTACCAAGCATTGTCTGTAAATATGGTTTATCTTTGAATGTTTCTTCTATGTCGTATATTATAACTGGATTAGCTAATTGAGAAGGTTTTCTTGCTATATACACTTCACCATCTTTATATGTTACCATAATATTAGTACCATCCACTTTTTCTGCAACTGTTTCTTCTAAATTTAAATGCCCTTGCAAAGAAATATCAATTATCTTTTTAATGTCCGCAAACGATAAGCTAATGTCTTCCCACAAGTTTGCCATGTGACCATATCCACCCGATTCTACTAAAAGATGCTCATACTCGTTTAAGTTAAAAGAGTTGAGCAGGTTGTAGGTAAATCGATTTGCAAAGCTTTCAGTAAAGTATTTAAACTTGTCTATCATCATTTGTGATACACCATAATTGTTAATGCCAAGTACTTTATTAATGAATTTCTTTTTTTCTGCATCTGGTTTATCACTTGATAAAATATTTCTTATATTGGTGCCACTTAATTCATCCAACTCACTTTCAATAGAAATATGTGGAATAATTAAATAATATGCACCTTCACTAAATGGTTTATTGCAATCCTGCAATGTCTCTACTGTGCACAAGGAATAAAATTTAGAATTTGCCAATCTATCTGCGTCTTTCTTACCTACCGCAAATACAACAGATGTATTATCGGGCAATACTTGGTATATTTCTTTTGGGTTGTACGGACTCTTTACTTGCACAATTGCATCTTCTGGTATGTCATAAGATTGAATTATTTTCTTCTTTTCATCAAAAGTGAATGGCGAAATTGGATATTCTGTTTTATTAGAAGTTGCAATAAATAATAAATTGAAATATTTTTTTAACCAAAAATATGCTTTAGCATGGTGCTTTCCCATTGGCTGAAACCTGCCCGGATAAATGCAAACTGTTTGGTGCACACCACTTGCTTCAGTAACAAAATGTCTAACCGTATTTAAATCTGAATCAATGTATGTTTGCCCTAAACCATCTTCCTGTGAATCAGGTTCTGCGTTCTTTAAGTCTGCCCTATATGGATATGCAATATCACTATCGTAGACAGCAGTTCTTGGAGTAGTCAATACCGAAATATTAGTATCCCCATATTTAGCAAATTCTAATTTTCTTTCTATTTCAGATGGCGTAATTAAACAATGTTTCTTTAAATAATTCATTGCTTTATCATAACCACCAATACTAAATGTTTGTTTATCCTTATGCAAATAATATTGATTATTTTTTAACATTAAACTGTATGATGATGTGCTTGCTGCCATTATATTTCCTCTTTCTAATAAATACCTAATAAATATTTTTTATCATCCTTTTAATATAACAATCCATATCCGTTATTATATATGTTTTGTACCTGTTCATTTGTTAATGATGAGTTGGTCCAAATTCTTAAATCAGCCATACTTCCAGTCAATGTTATTATTGATCCAGATGCATGACCAATACAAAATCCCACGCTGCTGGTTGTCATGTTATCATATTTTGTATCAATAATTTGGCCATCAATATACATCATATATGAACAAGTCGTATATGATGTTGTTTTATTATCATATAATTGTTGCACTATACTATAATGATGCCACTCATCATCACATGGTTTCAAAATATATTTTTCAGAGTGCATATTTGTGTCCTCCCCTGCATACTCTAATAATATATCTTCAGATGTAAATGTTATTTGAAACTTTTGGTCCATCGACTCAAATAAAGTATGCCTTTCAAGTTCTTTGTATAAGGATGATAAATTCATCCACCAGCACATACTAAAATTTGGTACCATTAGTTTATAATAATTCCTACTGTTTGGTGATGTTTCCAAATAAGGGTTCCGAATGGCATATTTATTATCGGCAAATGATGAAGAATGTAAGGTTCCAAAATAATTAGTTCCCGGGGGATATGCGTTACTGGTAAATCCACGTAATGTATCACTATTATGGCCGCTATCATTAACCACCGCATCATACACGCCAGCACCGGCATATTTTTTATATTCAACCAACCGAAAGGATTCCTGAAATTTATACCAATATGTTGGTTCATGAATTGTTGGGTAACCTATTTTATAAGTATCGTGAAATGTCCCTAACCCACCGTTATATATTGATTCGACTTCCCTATTTGTAAGATATCTATCATATATCCTATAATCGCACGGATAAAAACTCGCAGATCTATTAGCTAATGGGGATAATGCACCAATAGACATGGTAGCATAGGTAAACCCATTCCATGCGGAGGATGTTAAAAAATTAAAAATATCCCAATTTCGATATAATAACTGTTCTGAATCGTTATATGTATTGGACCCAACGGTGAACGAACCGGTATTTTTACAATTTTTAAATCTAACACATATGAAATACCATCTGCCCTTGCCAGAACTATCAATATACATTGGATAAGAAACTGTTTCATCAAAACTACCATCATTCGTGATATATATATCTTTATTATTATTATATGTTATCAACCACTCCGATGCATTGTTTGCTAAGTATTTAAAATCTAATTCAAATTTAACAATGCCATTATTATATAACCCAATTATATTACGCCAAAATGGTGAAGAAACATCATTAGTTGTTTTGACTGGATATACCCACCCAGTAAATGTAAAATTGCTAAATTCACCAGCTTCCGTATTAGATTGAACTTCACGATATATATAACTGGAGGACGGTATAAATATATGATTAGAATCTATAAACTTATAGCCATTAGCTGCAGTTGCACTGCCGGTAACTATTACTGCACCAAATGGAGTATTTATATTACTGCTGCTTATATTTGGTATGAGATAAAATGGTAGCAATCCACTATCTCCTATTATGCCATAGTCATATTGTGTATAATTAGTTAATTTCCAATGATGTAATGGTAGTATATCTTTTATTATATCCCATGACATATATGGCACATATACATCCTCGCCATCATATATTAAATTTTCATATGCATATGTTGGTGGGTCAACCGATAGATTAGACTTATCACCATTTAAAAGATAATAAATGCTACCATTTGCTATAACATTTTGATATTCAACTAAATTATTGTATGGAAATGTTCTACTCATATACTACCAAATTAAACCACAACCATTATTATATATATCTTTAATATCTTGGCATTGCAATGAATAATCATAAAATCTAATATCTTCCATGTAATACGGCGCCCCAGCTCCTTTATGTGAGCCGATAGTTATATTAAAATCATTTTTTGATAATGGAACAGTTGCCTCAAAAGAAGTGCGGCGCACCCCATTGAAATAAAATGAAATATTGTCTGTATGAGAATTAGCATCCCGTTTCGATATAAATGCAAAATGATTCCAATTATTTAATGTAGCATCGCATTCTTCATCGATTTGCATTGCACCATCATAATAACTAAAATAAAAATTAGCAAGATCTAATGATGACCAAATCAAAAATGAACCTTCGGTTTGTAAAGGAAACGCATCGCCAGCATAAATATAACTAATTATTTCTATATCCTGATATTCCCTGGTAATAGTATTGCACCAATAGCACACAGACCAATTCTGATTATTTGATAAATGTATTACATTATCCGGGTCTGAATATATTCGCGATGTGGTATAATTAGTATTAAAATCATATGACTTACTAATATGCAATATGTCATAAGTATTTATATAACCATCGAACCCCAATAAAACATCAGTATTTAAAAATTGAGCGTATTTTGTACTTCCATTATATAATGCCGGCCTACTAACTACATTTGCAACGCCGGTTATATTAGTGTACCCGTTTATATATTCTTTTGACTTAAACCAAAATCTTGGCAATAATTTATTTGAATAACCAGAATACCAGGATTCCCCATATGTGCCACACCCATTATTATATATTGATCCTATCTCCTGATCAGTTAATGTATGCGTATATAATCTAGCATCTTCTATGTATGCAGTAAGATTAACACCACCATCGTATCCAATCACCCACGGATTAGCATTAGACGATGTAGGATTAAATGTAGATGCCTTCATCTCATATATGGATGATGAATATTTGATACCGTCATAATATAAAAAAGCAAATTCTTGAATCAATTTTAAATCATAATTATTCCTTACATCATACCCAACTGCAATATGATGCCAGTCAGTATCACCGTCTATGTTTAAATTAATATTCTCTTCGGGTAACGTATATAATCTTCCTGTCGATCTAACATAAAACGATGAATTATTGAACCACACACCAATTTTTACTGGTGGACTATCAATATCCCTCGTTATGATTGGATAATTTTCATTTTCGCGGCGATCCAATTTATACCACATGGATAAAGTAAATCCATTAAAATTTATGCGTTCGTCCTCATATATATATGGCCATGGTTCTGTGCATGTGCCATCGGTCTGATAATAATCAGAATTATTAGCATCAACTAATATACCACTCCCTATTACCGCTGGAACTATTCTAGCTGCTTTGCCGGATACATTATACATAAAACTTGGTATATACCCCCCGTCACCAATTACAAAACTATTGCTACTACTAAATATTGGATTACTAAAATGCCAATGGTGTAATGGTAATATATGACTTTTATCTACCCACGTATTATTTGAATATGAATTATCATACTCATATAATCTACCAAATTGAGTATTTGTATTTCTATCTAACGGGAGTATGTCTGTAACAAATTTTGACATTATTTCTTAAATTCAATATGTGAACACTGCAACCCAATTATATCCATTATACATATAATAACCATCTGATAAATATTGATTATCACGTAATCTGCTTATATCACCTTCTATTTGATTTGTCATATCAAGCAACTCACCAGCGGATGCTGATATATTAAATTTACCTGCCGCGCTGGCCGAAAATCCTAACCGTAATCTAGATTGGGATGGATCTACATCAAATGCTGCATTTGCATCAAGTACGCCATTATTATAATATTGTATTTGATAATTTGCGCCGACCGCAGAAACCCCACCACCCGGAGCCCAGCTTGCAGATAGGGCATATGATGCCGATACACTTTGGTCTGCCCACGAAGCAGTCAATGTAAAAAAATCTATACTCGGTGATACATTTGATGCCGTAACTGAATAGGACGAACTTATAGTATTATTTGCAAAGCTACTTGATAAAGAATAGCTTGCCGATCTTGCATATGAACTTGATAAAGAATAGCTTGCCGATCTTGCATATGAACTTGATAAAGAATAGCTACCACTCAATGCATAAGAAGAGGTTAATGCATAGGATGCTGATGTAGAGGTTCCACTACCAGGAGCCCAGCTTGCTGATAACGCATAGCTACTACTGATACCATATGATGCAATTAATGCATATGAGCTGCTCAAACCATAGCTACTGCTTACTGAATAGGACGAACTTATAGTATTATTTGCAAAGCTACTTGATAATGCATAACTGCTGCTTAATGCATAAGAAGAGGTTAACGCATAACTCGAAGATATACTGTTTGCATTAGCTACATATGATGCTGTAATTGCATACCCAGCCGTTTTTGCAGCTATTTCCTGACCATTTATTTTGGTTAATTCCATTTTATTCCTTTATTTCGGACTAACTCTTATTTTGGGGCAACCCATGCTCCATTTTGGTAATGCAAGTCCTGCGCTACCAGTAAATGTACCTTGTATTTTGAGAGAATAATCCCTTATTTTTGTATTGCACCCCTCATTCATTGGAAAATAAGCCAAAAGACTTTTTTCTGTGTTGCTTGGCTCGTTATACATATAATGCCTTATTTCATTAACTGTTAATGCCCTATTAAAAAACATAAAATTTGACATTGTAACATTTGAATAATATGTCACTGTATCTACTCCGATTGTAGTATTTGCAGTCGTAAATACCGTAGTAGTCGATGTACCACTACCAGAACCATTATTTAGCACACCATCAACATATATATTAGGGTATGCATTAGATGCGCTAAAATATGATGTATAATGGTGCCAAGTATTATCATTTGCTGTCATAGCAATCGCCCACCGACTTCTTCTAGCAGTGGATCCAGCACCTATATTATTACCCATCTGTGCATAAAAATTATTAGTTGATTGTAAACATAATAAATATCCTGTATATTTTGCTTGGTTTCCTGACGCAAATATTGGTTGATGAGGAATATTTGGAGTTGAGCATTTAAGCCAGAACATTATGGTAACTGGTGGCTGTACTTTTAATCGTGTTAAATCACCAAAGTTAATATAATTTTTGCTTGAAGATGTAAAAGTTACACCAAAATTATGATCTAATCTGCGATAATCCTTACTATTTAATAAATAAGTAGGAGGTATACCATATGTGTCATATCTTGCACTATTATAATACATAATTATGCTGCTATTTGATTAATCCAACCATGTATCATTACCACATTTGCAGTTGCTGCAAATGCTTTTACGACCAAAGGAGTTGCATTACCTTTAATAAGCAACCCAGGTACTATAAGATATAATCCAGATTTATATGGAATTGTCAGTTGTATATAATCATCTGGATTTCCCGCCGCCCCCCATAAAATAGTTAAATCTACATCTGCAGTATGCATATTTACTGCATAAAGATAAATTTCATCATATGTTGTTGCAGTGGAGCTACCTGTATGTATAGTGTCTGCTGCCCCTGCTGAAGTGTTTACAACTTTAATGCCTTTGCCGTCTGTTGAGCCACTTAATTTTACTTTTGTGAATGTTGCCATATTTTTTATTTTTTAGTTAAAAACCCTATTTAAAAGAATGTAATAGTCATCACCGTTTGCAGGGGCCCCCCCAGGGGCGTATGATGCTGATAATGCATAAGATGCAGTAGTAGTATATGAGGAACTAATACTCGGCGATCCAGGTGCATATGATGCTGAAACAGAATATGAACTACTTAAATTATAAGAACTACTCAATGTATATGATGAAGTTGTAGCATATGAAGCACTAATTGATGGACTACTTGGTGCATAACTTGCTGATACTGAATAGGAAGAACTTAAACCAGTAGATGCAAAACTTGATGTCAAACTATATGAGCTACTCAAACTGTATGATGATGATATACCATAAGAACTGCTCAAATTATAACTACTCGTAATTGAATAACTTGATGACAATGTATAAGATGAACTCTTTGAATAAGAGCTGCTTAATCCATATGAAGCACTTATTCCGTAACTGCTTGATAATGCATAAGAACTTGTCAATGCACAGCTTGCTGATGTTGAATTAGTTGCATAAGATGCAGTCATAGTATAGCTTGAACTAATTCCATAAGAACTACTTACTGAATAGCTTGCAGTCAATGCATAGCTTGCAGTCAATGCATAGCTTGCAGAAATGCTTGTATTTGAATATGAACTGCTTGGAGAATAGCTTGAAGATAATCCATAACTTGCACTAACTGTATAAGAACTGCTTAAACCATATGAAGAAGTTAAAGCATAACTGGCTGATAAAGTATAACTACTTGAAAGACCGTAGCTAGCACTTACTGTGTATGACGCGCTTGTGCTACTATTAGCATAACTGGCAGTTAAAGAATAGCTTGAAGATAATCCATAACTTGAGCTCAATGCATATGAGCTACTTAAATTGTAGCTGGATGACATTGCATAGGAAGAACTTATACTAATATTTGCATAGCTTGCTGTCAAACTATAGCTACTACTTAAAGAATAACTGGCTGACTTTGCATATGAGCTTGATAAACTATAAGAACTACTTAATGCATAACTGCTTGATAATCCATAACTCGATGATACACTATTATTTGAATAACTTGATGTTAAAGAATATGATGTCGATATAGAATAACTTGCACTATTACTATTTCCTGCATAGCTACTACTTAAGCCATATGAGCTTGATAATGCATAACTGGCTGATAAACTATAACTACTACTAAAGGCATATGAACTTGTTATAGCATAGCTGGAAGAAGTTACTGTCCCGACGGGTGAATAGGATGCTGATAACGCATAGCTGCCTGATAGGGAGTATGAACTGCTTAGAGCAATTACGCCATAAGACGATGTTAACGCATAACTTGATGATACACCATAACTGCTGCTTAAATTATAAGATGCAGACGTAGAATAACTTGCGCTAAGTGTTTGACTTGCATAACTTGATGTTAGGCCATAGCTTGTTGATACTGCATATGAAGCCGTTATTGCATAACTTGAGCTCAACCCATAGGAAGAAGACAAACTATAACTTGATGATACTGCATAGCTCGAAGATATGGTAGCCCCGCTACTTGGTGCATAACTCGAACTAATGCTATATGAACTGCTCACCCCGTAGCTCGAACTAATGGTATAGCTCGCTGATGTAGAGCTTGCTGCATAAGATGATGTCAAAGAATAGCTACTACTCAAGCCATAAGAACTTGTTATAGAATATGATGCCGATAAACTATAGCTACTTGTATGTGAATAACTGGCTGATATAGTGTTCTGCGCCCAACTTGCAGTACCAATTAATAATTTATCATCGTCAATATTAATATCGCCACCTGCTACATATAAACTACCAGTAATATAAACACTACCAGTAAATTTATGATTATTTGACATCAAACTACCAAATGTATTGCTTCCGGTAGAATATATTGTTGACGCAGTTTCATATTGAACAAATAATTCATACGCAGTTATTCTACCAGATATATATACGTTGCTTGCTGTTATCTGATTGACTGTAATATTATTTGAAGTAATATTGCCTCGAGTTGTTACATCATTGAACGTATCCATGCTTTGTGAGCTTTGGTATGCCCAACTTGAAGATAATGCATAGCTGGCGGACGTACTATCTAATGCGTAAGAAGAACTTAAACCATAAGATGACGATAACGCAAAACTGCTTGATAACCCATAGGAACTTGTTAAACTATATGATGCAGTTGTGGCGTAAGATGCTGAATCTTGTATAGAAACCCAACTTGCTGACAAAGCATAACTGCTACTTAATCCATATGAGCTGCTTAAATTATAACTACTTGATAATCCATAACTTGCTGACTGTGCGTAAGATGAACTTAAACCATAGCTTGCTGTTAACGAATATGAAGAAGATGTTGATCCATTTGCATAACTTGAGGATACTGTATATGAAGAACTTAACCCATAACTACTTGATAACCCATAACTTGCTGTTAATGTGTAGGAAGAGGAAATTGAATTATCTGTATGGCTTGCTGACAATGCATATGAGCTACTATTTGCGTAGCTGGCGGACGTTGTGGTATCACTATTTGGTGTATATGATGCACTTAATGCATAACTTGATGAAATTCCATAACTACCACTTAAACTAAATGAACTTGTTAAACTATAACTTGAAGACTGTGCATAGGAACCACTTAATGTATAACTTCCACTTAAAGAATATGATGCTGTAGTGGCATACGATGCCGAATCTGATATTTCTGGCTGCGGTGCCCAGCTTGCTGATAATGAATATGAGCTTGATACGGAATATGAAGAAGAAATAGAATTATTTGCGAAACTACTGCTTAATGCATAAGAACTTGATAAATTATATGAACCACTTAATGAATAGCTTGCAGATTGCAAATATGAACTACTCAATGAATATGATGAAGTTATACTATATGATGCGGATACGGAATCGCTTCCCGGCGCCCAGCTTGCTGATAATGCATAGCTTGCTGATATTAATGTAAGAGGATTGCCAGTATAAACCGATTCCCCAAATTCAAAATAATCATTTTCTGGCTCAAATAATATTATATCAGCACTATATGCGTATCCGACTTTTCTCAATATGCATCCACTGCCAGTATCAACTGATTGTACCATACTTCCCCAAGATGCCGATCCTAAATACAATATACCATCAACCGCCCAATTCCATGCATCATCTCTATAATAACCATAATCTAAAAATTTCCCCGTTTGATCTGTAGATAATGTTTCTAATGATAATGCAAGCATTCCTTTACTTACGCTTTCAGTGTGTGCGTTTGTTAAATAAAATTTACCGTCATCCTTTAAATAGCAAACATTACTAATTGCTATATTTTCTCCAGCAATATAATGTGATACTATACCTGTTCCCGTTTGATTTGGTGCCACATTATCTTCTAATGCTAAATTGGCTGCCCAACTTGCCGATAATGCATATGAACTTGTTAAACTATAACTGCTTGACAACGAATATGAAGAACTTAAAGTATATGAACTTGATAATCCATAAGAACTACTTAAACTATAAGATGACGTTAATGTATACGAACTTGATACACTTTGGCTTGCCCATGATGCAGTTAGAGTTAGAAAATCAATAGTTGGTGATACATTTGAAGATGATATTGAATAGCTTGAACTTAAACCATATGATGCAGTTAAAGCATAACTTGACGATAAATTATATGAACTGCTTAAACTATAGCTTGAACTTAAACCATAACTACTTGAAAGAGTATATGAACTACTTAATGCATAACTTGCTGATAAGCCATATGAACTGCTTAGACTATATGAACTTGTCAATGCATAAGATGCACTGGTACTGCTTGATGCATAAGAACTTGATATTGATGTTCCTCCACCAACAGAAGAAGTATAATATATAACTCCTGCAGTATCTGCGACTAAAAATTTAGTTGCGGTTGATGACTCATTTATAATGCCTATTCCAAATTGGTCATCTGTATATAATAATCCGCTTGCTGATTTATATATTACTGCATCTGTACCTGGCGTTATTGCTGCAGTATTTCCAAAATATAATTTATAAGATTGATTATTTATCTTTTCACGAATTCTAATATCACCATTTACATCTAATTTATATATTGGATTTTTTCCTGTTTCTATACCTACTGCGGAAGCACTAAAATCTAATATTCGGTTATTAAAGCTAGCCCATATTAAAGGAAAATCTGACTTCACATTATCAATAAATAATTGATCACTTATATTAATTAATGATGAAGATGGCCCTGCTATATATCCCAATATAATATTGCGACTGCCGGTTTTCATATCAAGCCCAGCACCATATCCAATAATTAAATTATATGAACCAGAATTCTTATATCCCGAGTCCCACCCAATCATAATATTATGATTTCCTATAGCATCATACCCTGCTGCGTATCCATTAATAATATTATAATCACCTATATTATTATGACCTGCATCATATCCTTGTATAAAATTATAACTGCCAACATTATTATATCCGGCATTATATCCAATAATATCATCATATGACCCAGTGCTTAGATATCCTGCTGCATTTCCAAATAAATTATTAACTGATCCACTATTATACCTGCCGGCATAATATCCAATTATATTGCTATATGACCCAATATTATTCTCACCTGCGTAATATCCAAATATATTAGTGTGCCCTTGATTATTAGTATTAATTAATGGAAGATTGTTATATCCAGCATATGCTCCTATAATATTATTATAACTACTTTTGTTATTATATCCTGCAGCCAATCCAATAATAATATTTTGCGAGCCGGAACTATTAAATCCGGGACTATCTCCTATTGCAATATTATATGAACCTGAATTTTTATATCCAGCTTGATATCCAATCAAAGTATTATAAACTTCATTGGCATACATACCAGCATTAAACCCAATAAACACATGACTGTCACCAGTTGAATATCTTCCGGCACTATAACCCAATACAGAATTATTAAGTCCTGATCCACTTGCATAATGCCCTATATATGTGTTCCAATTGTCAGAATCAAAATTGATTAAATCTTTAACTTGTAATAAATTATTTGGATTGTTTACACCAATACCTACATATCCGCTATTTGTAACAATTAAATATGTACTACTACCATTAAATTTTAACCATTTATCATTCATGGTAGCAGTTCTATTTGCAATAAATACATCGTCCGTATTGTAAATATTTCTTGCCCAGCTTGCAGTTATAGAATAGCTTGAGCTTAAATTATAGGATGACGATAGTGCATAACTACTGCTTAATCCATAACTGCTTGAATTTGAATAAGAACTACTTAATGAATAGCTTGCAGATTCTGCATAAGAACTACTTAATGAATAGCTCGAGCTAAGTCCATAGCTACTTGATAAACTATAAGAGCTGCTTAATGAATATGATGATGTAGTAGCATACGAAGCAGATGACTGTATATCAATCCAACTTGCTGTTAACGCATAACTTGCAGATATACTTGAATTTGAATATGAAGATGTTAAGCTATAACTTGCTGAATTTGCATAAGAACTACTTAATCCATATGATGATGTTACTGCATAGCTTGCACTTATACTATAGCTACTACTTAAGCCATAGCTTGCTGATAATGTATATGAGCTGCTTAAATTATAAGATGATGATAAAGCATAACTGCTACTTGATCCATATGAACTACTAATAGTATAGCTCGACGTTAAAGTATAAGAAGAACTTAATGCATAGCTTGATGATATAGTATTTTGTGCCCAACTTGCAGTACCAATTAATAATCTGTCTGCATCAATTGTAATATCACTACCTGCAACATATAAACTTCCTGTAATATAAACACTACCCGTAAATGTATGTGTATTAGTTAATAAGCTACCAAATGTATTGCTTCCTGTTGAATATATTGTTGATGCAGTTTCGTATTGAACAAATAATTCATATGCAGTTATTCTGCCTGATATATATGCATTACTTGCTGTTATTTGATTGACTGTAATATTATTTGAAGTAGTATTGCCTCGAGTTGTTACATCATTGAACGTATCCATGCTTTGTGAGCTTTGATATGCCCAACTTGACGATAATGCATAACTGGCAGATGTACTGTCTAATGCATAAGAACTGCTTAATGCATAAGAAGAACTTAAGCCATAAGATGACGATAGTGCATAACTGCTTGATAATCCATAAGAGCTGCTAAGACTATAACTTGAACTTAATGCATAACTGCTGCTCAAACTATAACTTGCTGAATCAGCATAACTTGCAGTTAGTGTATAAGAACTTGATAAACTATATGATGCAGTTGTGGCGTAAGATGCTGAATCTTGTATAGAAACCCAACTTGCTGACAAAGCATAACTGCTACTTAAACCATATGAAGATGAAATACCATAACTACTTGATAAAGTATATGAACTGCTTAAACTATAGCTAGCTGATAATCCATAGCTGGCCGACATTCCATATGATGATGTTAATGTATAGCTTGCTGACTCTGCACAAGAACTGCTTAATGTATAACTACTGCTTAATGTATAACTACTGCTTAAATTATATGAACTTGATTGTGCATAGCTTGCACTAATGCCATATGAAGAACTTAAAGAATAGCTTGATGTCAAACTATAACTTGCAGAATCTGCATAGGAGCTCGACAACCCATATGAAGAACTCAAACCATAACTGCTACTTAAGCTATAGCTTGAGCTCAGCCCATATGAACTACTTAATGAATATGATGATGTTAATGCATAAGAAGCAGATAATGATGTTAATGCATAAGAAGCAGATAATGATGTTCCTGCATAACTTGCAGTTAAACTATAACTACTGCTTAAAGCATATGATGCACTTATACTGTTACTCGCATAACTTGCAGTTAATGAATAGCTTGCAGATTCTGCATATGATGATGATAATGTTGCTAATGCATAAGAACTTGTCAAGCTATAACTTGCTGATAAACCATATGAGCTGCTTATACCATAAGATGAACTTAATGTATAGCTACTGCTTAAATTATATGAACTTGATATTCCATAAGATGCTGAAGTGCTTGAGCTCGCATAAGAAGAAGATATAGCATAACCTGCACTCTGTCCATAAGATGCACTTAATGCATAACTTGAAGATATTGTATATGAAGAACTTAATCCATATGACGAAGTTAATGCATAGCTTGCTGATGTACTGTTTAAAGTATATGATGATGTTAATGAATAGCTCGAGCTAAGCCCATAGCTACTTGATAAACTATATGAACTACTCAATGCATAGCTACTACTTAATGAATAAGAAGAAGTTTGCGCATAACTCGATGATACTCCATAACTACTGCTTAAACTATAAGATGATGTAATAGCATAAGATGCTGATAATCCATACGAGCTACTTATTGCATAACTTGCAGAAGTGCTTGAACTAGCATACGATGCAGATATCGCAACACCACTATCTGGTGCCCAACTCGCTGTCAATGCATAGCTACTTGATAAGTTATAAGAACTACTTAAAGAATAACTGGCTGATTTTGCATAAGAGCTTGATAAATTATAAGAAGAACTCAAAGAATAGCTACTACTTAAACCATAGCTTGCACTTACTGCATAACTTGATGTAACAGAATATGACGCTGTCAAAGACAGATTTGCGTACGAGCTGCTCAACGAATAACTTGAACTAATACTAATGCTTGATGTATCTGCAAACGTTGATGAGCTCGCATATGAGCTGCTCAGCGTATAAGAACTACTTAATCCATAACTTGAAGATAATGTATATGATGAACTATCAGAATAACTACTACTCAAACTATATGATGATGTTATTGCATAGCTTGCAGATGTACTGCTTGAAGCATAAGATGCAGTCAATGTATAACTGCTACTCAACCCATAACTTGAACTAATTCCATAGCTACTGCTTAGTGCATATGAACTTGATAAATTATAGCTGCTGCTTAAAGCATAGGATGCGGTGGTACTATATGATGCTGATGCTTGCACTGCTATCCAGCTTGCTGACAAGGAATAGCTGCTACTTAAATTATATGAAGAACTTAAACTATAACTTGCAGAATTTGCATAGCTACTACTTAATGAATACGAACTGGTAAATGCGTAACTACTGCTCAACCCATATGAACTGCTCAAACTATAGCTTGCAGTAAGAGCGTATGACGCGGACGTACTACTTGAAGCATATGATGACGATAAAACAACTACGCTTGCTGATACACAACTGGCTGTCAAGCTATTTACTGCCCAAACTGCCCAAGATGCAGTCAAAGTAAGAAAATTTATAATTGGAGATACATTTGAAGCACTTTGTGCATATGAACTCGATAGTGAATATGAAGAGCTTCTAGCATAACTGCTACTCAAGCTATAAGAGCTTGATATTGAATAGGATGCTGATGTTGAACTAATTCCATATGAACTACTTAAACTATAAGAAGATGTTAATGAATAAGAAGAAGTTTGTGCGTAGCTCGATGATAATCCATAACTTGATGTCAAGCTATAAGATGCAGATGTTGATGAGCTAGCATAGCTAGCTGATAGTGAATAACTACTTGATAATCCATATGAACTACTCAATACATATGATGCAGTTGTAGCATAAGAAGCAGATTCAGCAATACCACTAATAGGAGCCCAACTTGCTGAAAGAGCGTATGATGATGTTAAGGCATAGGACGCAGAGTCTGAAGCAACACTGCCTTGAAATACTAATGAGTGTGACATTAATATCACATTTTTAAGTTCTACAACTTGTTCCGCAGTTTTGCCAGAACTATTTAAAAATTCAAATTTAAAATTATGATAACTACTTGTTACCGGATTGCGAACAAGCATTGTAAAATATGTACTAATTGGCGTAAATCCTAATTCATGCACCGATTTTACACTAATGTTATTTAAAAAGAACATCCCTCCGCCAATTATAAATTTCAAATTACCAAAACCAGAACGATCTGGCATAAAGTAATATGTTATTGAATTATAATCTAGCGTAGTAGTGCTACTATTTATGCTTCCTATTAATTTGCCGTCATATGGATATTGACCATTGCTTGTTGGAGTAAATGCAGAACCACTAAAATAAATGTCAAGTTTTGGTTTGGGTGCTGAAGCTATTGCTACCGCAGATGCTCCAAATGTAAGTGCATAATAAGTATTTTCAGAAAAATAAATATTAAATGGGTCTGCGGTTGAACCACTAACTATTGGTTGTAATATCCATTTACCCGTTGATAATTGCTGATAATATGATACGTCTTCTATTCCATATGATGGCAAAAAAGCTGGTCCGTGGATAAAAATAGCATCCATTTTATATCTGTCTCCGCGCTCTGCAGTAGGAGTCATAGTCGTATCATATTTTGATGCGGACCAATATTCAGTGACTACTGAACTTGTAATAAATTTGCCAACTGGAAAGTCTGCGTAAAATCTTTTATAATCTACTAATAATTCACGCGATAATACATCATATTCACCAATAAGAGAATAATCAGCATATCCAGATTTTGCATTATCATACAGTTTAACTTTTGTAATCTCACCTGATATTGGCTTTAAATCGGAAATAGCAACATATAAATATTCATCTGATATATTAGGCACTAAACTCGAAGTATTATAATAATCTAATCTGCTTGATGTTACTTCAAAATTGCTATTTTCAATAGATGTAAATGTCCATATTATTTCATTACCTTTTTGAGTTCTTACTTTTCGCTGGTAAAGTCCATTTACAGTTATAGTACTTTTATTAATTACGTCGGTTATAGCAGCAGTATAAATATAATCATCGTTAGTTACAAAACTATATCCCGTTGGTATTTGTGGAATTGCACCCGTTGGGTAAATTTTTAAAATTCCACCTTTGTGATATGATTGAAAACAAAATTCAGTTGGATCAGGCGCAACCGGTATTTTATCTGGTATGTGATATCCTGCTAATGATAAAACATTCGTATATTTATCATTATACCCAACTATATTGGGGGATGATATATTATTAGAATCTTTAACTGTTGGAACATCAATATTAATTTTAGCTGCATTACGCGTTACTAAACTATTAACATCATATTGTATGAAATTCGGCGTAAAAAATTCTGAATTCTTTGATGTATAGTCGTAATAATTGCTAGATATATAATCAGTACTTGGCGATGTTTTGTAATAAATATATTTATTATCATTTGGGGATGCGGCACCAGGATAAGAGCCGGATATGAATTCATATCTATTTCTTCTATACGGTACATATAGCTCTACGGCATCAATATTTGGTTCTGTTTCAAATAATATATCAGAATTATTTGGTTTATCTGCATCTATTACTATTTGAAATTGCCACTTTGTATTTATTTTTTGTTTCCAAACTTGCGGAATATCTATTTTATAGCCCGGGTTACTAATAAAATCATATTTTGCTGAAAATACGATAGTTAACTCAGCAACACCAGATGCAGCATCTGAATAAATATAAATTATCAACCCATTGTTTTCTGCCGAATCTATACTATATTTTAATTCACAATATACTGGATTGCCTGCTGCATCAATTACTTCAGCATTGATAGTATCCACATATAATGAATAATCGTTATTTGAAAATCGTATTAGATTTTTTCCAGCAGTTAATAATGTAGGTATATCAGAAAATATTAAATAATTCTGAGATAATGCATCTGTATCATTAAGTAATACTGGTATTTCCCGTAAATAACGATCTACTGATTTTTTTCTAATTTCTTGGGTCATTCGTTTATTGTAACGTTTTAAGTTTATTACGCAACAATAAATATAGGACAACTCAAAAAAAAAGAACGCCAAAAGACGTTCTTTATGGATGTTGAATTTAAATAACCTTATTCATAATTAATAATTGAATCTGTATCATCCGTGTGTACCTCCAATGCTACATCAGCAAAATCTCTGACTAAATCAATATGTGAGATTATCATAATAAAATCAAATAAATCTTTTAAATATTGCAATAAGACTGATACTTTATTTAAATTATTATTATCTGCCACTCCAAATCCTTCATCAATTATTAAAAAGTTTGAACGTGGAACATTAGATATATTAATTAATGCAACTCTTAATGCAATTGAAGATACAAATCGTTCAAGCCCGCCGCACAATTCAATCGGCCAAACTCCACGCCCATCGTGATAGTTAATATAAATATCTACATCCCCCTCATCAGATGATATAATCAATTTAAAATCAACTATTTGCTCAAGTACATTATTAGCTTCATGTTCTAAAACTGGCAATATTTTTGTGATCAATTCATATGGAATACCATCTCTAGATACCATACGCAAATAACAATCATATGCAATTTGTTTCTCTTTGAGCTCCTGTATTTTTTTAATATCCGATTCGATAATTTCTTTATTCTTTTCTGCTACTTTTTTATTTGAATGTATTTCTCGTAATTCTGTAGTCTTTTTGCTCAGCTTTATATCAAGCTGTTTTATTTTATCATTATATATTGTTATTTCTTTCTGTGTTAATTTATTACTCTCTATTGCTTTTTTATTGAGTTCAAAGAAATTTATATTGGATATATTTGTTTTTAATTCAGACCGTGCTAACTCTATTTTTGCAGACAATAATTCTTCGTTTTGTTTTATTGATTTATATTGTTGATTTAGTTTATTAAGTTCATTAACTGCATTATTATAATCAATATAAAGAATATCATAATTTGCTAATATTTCTATTTGCATTTTTAATTCATAAACACGTCCAATGGTTTGCATCATTTCTTCACCATCGTTTGCAAATTCTTCTTTAACTATTATTGCGTCTTTAACAAAAATATTGTTCATACAGTAAGAACAATTTGGATCATATTCTAAATTAGCAAGTTTATCAAGTGTTTTCTTTTTGTGATCATAATGTATTTGTAAGTCAGAAAGTTCCTTTTCCTTGTCTGCGAGGTTATCTTTTAGTTCTCCAAGTTCTTCGTATTTAGCGTTCAAGTCTTCTACATCAATATTATTAACAATATCTTTAAAATGCTTAGCTTCCTGCAATATTTCAGTTTTTTGTTCTTCAATTTGTAATTGCTCTTTGTTAAACTTTATTATTTTTGCTTCCAATTTTAATTTTTCTTCTTCGAGTTCTTTAATATCAGCTATATCAGTATCAACAAGTATAATTTTCTTTGTTAATTCTAAAATATGGTCGTTATTTAATTGTATTTGTGCCTTTAAATCTTCGTATTGTTCATTAATTTCACTATATTTTTCTGTAAATACGCGAATATTTTTACTTTCAAGTTTTAATTTTTGCAACAATTCAATTTCATTCATATTTTTTAATATGGCTGAATTTTCTTTGCTTTCATTATTTGCTAATTTCCACAAAGATTCATATATTACATCAATATTCATAAAATTTGACAGAAGATCCTTGCGTTGAAACTGAACTTTATCAATAAAATTACTGCTTCCCCGTTGGGTTGAAATAGATGTAAGTTCTAAATTTTCAATATTACCTATAAAATCACGAATTATTGCATTTGATGCCCTACGTTGTTCACCACTTAAATCAACTATAATGCCATCTTTAGTTTCACTCCAAAAATTAACAGTTACAGATATTTTTTCTTTACCATCTTTTGTCTTTTGCCGTTGTCCAAGACGTTCAATAAAATAATCTACATTATTTACTTCAAACTGTATTTTACAATGAAAGTTTCTCTTTCTCGTATTAATAATATCAATAATTTTTGCAGCCCTACTGCATTTATCAAATAGGGCATATTCAAGAATATCCACGACCGACGACTTCCCGACGCTGTTTTCGCCAAATATGCCAGCAACACCGTCGATTTGAGAAAAATCAATAACATTTCCTTCCCCATATGCAAATAAATTAGAAAATTCAAGCTTTTTAAGCACCCAAGTAACTTTTTTCTTAATATCTTTTATTTCTATTTGGCTAAATATGCGTTCATTAATGGTTTTAATTAAATCTTTAATTTCTTGTGTTATGCAACTGCCATAATATTTACCAACAAAATCATCAATTAATTGATTTTGATAATTAATATCAATTAAATCGCCAATAACAGGTACTAATTCTTCCCTGTTTCTGTTTCCTTTTGCACTAAAATTTGAATCTGTTAGTAAATCTACTACATTAAAGTTGAGTTTCAAGTCTCTCATAAAATCTTTAATTGCAGTATATGGTGTATTTATTAAATTAAGTTTAATATTTGCATATTTAGCAAGACTTAAATCATCAATATTTGGTACCAGGCCATCTACAATCTTCATATTATAAAATACATAGTCATTATCAATCTCATGTAATTTATAAGTATAATCATTAATATTCCATTCAAGAATACCATGTCCATCTATTGCCTCTCCATAATTTTGCTGTATAAGAGAACCACCAAAAATGACTAATGGTTTTATCAAATCTCTCTGCATAGTTTCACTATCAATCATGACACTATGTTCTTGCAATGTTTGCCATCGATGAATATCTCCAAGCATTACATAATTAAATCCATCAAATTCTTCAGTAATCAAGCCTGTTCTCATACCATACCCACTATCAACTTTTGCCGTATTTACTACTCCGTGATAAAAAAGTATCTTTTTTTGTGCAGTACTTTCTTTTGGTTTGGGCCAATGCTCCCTCTTTTCATCAAACTGCCAAACAAAAAAATCTATGTCATTAAATGAATAGATGCCTGATTGGTTTAAATAAAAGATATTTGCATTCTTTAAGTTTTTTACAATTGGAGATATAGAATCAAGTCTACTTTTATTGCTAATCAAGCAATCGTGGTTACCTTTGATAATGATTACGGGCGCTAATGATGCTAATTTCTCTAAAAACTTTGACGTTATATCAAATTGCTCATTGGAAACATCAATTTTTGTATGGACTAAATCCCCCGCTACATAAATAACAGCATTTTTTGTGCCTATCTCTCTAATTTTTTTATAAGTAGCACTAAATACTTGCTGATATTCTTTATGCCGTTGTATTTTCCTAATATGAATGTCTGATATTTGTATTATTTTTTCAATATTGTTTATTGGCAGTTTAAGTTCTTTTCGAATGATCATATTTTCATTTTAAGTTTCATTAAATCAAATTTATTAAGCAACTGTGCGTTATTAAGTGCTATTATCATATTTTCATACCCTAACTTGGACGGGTCTTTTTTCTGTAATTCAACTATATAAACATCTATCCCAATACCCATAAATTTTTCAGCATATGAAATGCTACTTTTAATTGCGTCGATATCTAATGATATATATATTTTTGGAGGCTTTTCTTCAAGAATTTTAAGAAATAATTTTTCAGATATTGTTTTGCCGAATAATGGAATTGCATTTCTTTTTGTTGCCATGGCATCAAATGCTCCTTCTACTAATACTATTGGCTGCATAAAGTCAACCAACAATTCAAACCCAATAATATTTTTAGAAACGTCTGGATTTTTATGTTTTAAAGTGCGCCTATCATAATAATCCCTACCAACAAAATAGTTTAAATTGCCATTTGTATCATAGCTTGGTATTATTACCATATTTTTATATTCACCTTCCGCTGCATAACCAATATCATACCGTAATATATCAATATTTGTTACATTTCTATTTTTCAAATATTTTAATGCATTTCTGCGTTCAATATTATCATCTTTTTTATAAAGTGGTATATATTCTTGCGGAAGCCGTAATATATGTTCTGTTCTAACAACTACTTCTTTTCCGATTTGCTGCGTTGCATAACGTTTTGAAATAATTTGAACGCGCTCAATTTGATCATTAGTTGCACAAATTGCTTCATTTTTAATCAAACTTACTAATGTTTTGCCTTTTCGTCCACACACCCAGCAATGCCACCGCTGAAATCTACTTTCATCGTTGGGATCTAAATTTACTTGTAACTTTTGCTTGTAATGCTTACAAAATGGACAAAAATATTTAACTTCCCCGTTACTTAAGACAGTCCCTCGACTCAGGATAGCATCAAGCACAGATAGCAATTCTTTATTTATCATAACTGCATTTCAAATACATATGAAACTGTTTAAATTAAGTCAGTTTTTGCTAACTCAGATAGGAAATTGGCATCTACCAAGTCATCGATTGGTTTAGGAATGGACTTTACTTTTAATAATTCGTCCCGCTGTAATACTATAAAATCTTTTAATGAATTAGATATATTACTATCAGCAAATGCACGAAGCATTTCTGGTTTTTTAAATTCACCACCCTTGATGCCGTCTGGATTTGGGTTTGTTATTTTAACATTCTTAATAATACGCTTTCCGGTTTGAACTATTTGTGTGCCATATACTAATTCACACGCCATTGTTTTCAAATGTTTGGGTGATACTACAACAAATTTGCTTAAATTAGGAAATGATTCGTATATTTTAGAGCGAATAATTGAACTAACCGTAACTAAATCTATTATATGTCCGGCAAAACTCGAATAAGAATAACCTTCTGTATATACACAAATTGGTTCATCGTTTTCTATGTATTCTGCAATATCATCAATAATAGAATTTGCAATGTCAACGAATATTTTTAAATTATAAAATTCTCTTTCCGAATAATCTGCCGGATCATTAAACTCAAAATGTCTAAAATGCACAAAATCAAGCATTTTATTCCACTTGTTTGTTTCTTTTTTTATCGTATAATTATAAAAATAAGTTTTATTGCCTACTGCAAGAACCATAGCAGTAGACGTTTTCGAAATATCTAAAGAAACTGTAACCATTATTTAATTTTTAGTCGTTCCACACAATTAATTTTTTTGCCAACCCTAAACTACTGCCTTTTGGAGTATAAACATAATATAGCAAATCACCTTCTTTATCAGTTACTGCTCGTTTACTATAATTTGCATCTAAATTATTGCCATTTGGGTCAAGCCATTCACCACCAAATTTATTAATATTGCCTTCATATGTGCTTGCTTCAACTGAATATTCACCTAACCCGGATGTGCTCGTTGACCAAATGCTACTTAATACTGCCTTATCAATTGATTTTGCTTTTTGCGGTTTAATTTCTTTAGTTGGGTCCGAAGTATGGTATACTTTGCCTGCATTAGTAACTACTGTTCCTGATGTAGCAACAGTTTCGCCTTCTGAACCAGGATATTCAACTTTTGCTTGCACTTGTCCGTCATTGCCATCTTTGTCTTTATATTGTGGTGCATTTGATGCCCAACCTTTAGAGTGGTTACTATATTTTTTATATGGTTTAAACCCGCCACTACCTTTATTATGCTTCCACGTTGCTAATTTTAACTTCTTTTCAACCTCATCCGCAGCATCTAATGAATTGGTTGTGTAAACATCTGCTCTTGGATCTGTATTTGTTGTATCTGGCGTGAAATCACCTCTATTAAAAATATATTTCATTTCATATGCGCCGCGACCATGAATAAGTTTAAATTTATAAGTAGGTGGATTACCTGCTGCAGGTTCCCGAATATAAAACCAGTTTGAAGTAGCTGCCTCAGCTAAAATTTCAAAAATTAGCTGTTTTACAATATTTTCTTCTCTTTCTACTTTGGATTCCAATAAGGTTTGTTTTTTTACGTTCTCTTCAACTTTTCCTCGACTCTGCTCGACGTTCTTACCTGGTACAATCCGTTTATCATTCTTCGGTACTCCGTCTTGCAAATCTATTCTTTTTCGATTTTGAACTATCTTTCCTGTCATGGCGATAATCATCCTATTAAACTTCTTTGTCTGTTAAACTACTACCAACAATAGAAGATATGATAGCGGCACCACATAAACTAGCACCAAGTACATATTGTTCACCACCCGCTACATATTTACCAAATAATGTAGCAACTGCACCACCAATAATCATTACAATAACACCAATAGCTGCTGAACCAATACCTAAATATTTAAGAGCTTTACCAATTTTGTCTTTGATTGAATTAGCCCCAATTTCTCCTTCTGCTTCTACAACAGGTGTTTCAGTTTTCATTGCATTATATAGCATTTCTGCTATTTCATCTTGACTTTTTCCACCAAACTTTTCTTTTAATACATTAATTTCTTGTGCTAATGCTGGATTTGTTGCCATAGCAGCCTGTATTTTCTTTTGGGTAAATTCTTTTATTTTGTCACCAAATTGGCTAAGCTTGCTTTTAAAATAGTCAGCAATTTTGCCTTCAGTCAATGTTTCTTTTGGAAAAATTATGCTTTTTTTCTTGCCTAATTTTATATTTTCATTCAGTGGTTGTTTCTTATGCAGCATATTCCATTCAACCAAAAAGTTTGCATAGTCTGTATTAAATTCGGCAGGTGCGTTTTTATTGAACAATTTATAAGCATTGGCCACTTGTGATTCATTAAGTTGGCCCAATGTCTCTTTAATTTCATCATGCTTCTTTTTACCAAATGCGTATTCTTCATCGGTATCATATTGGTATGTCCAATTAAATTCTTTTAAAAGTTGTTCATATTTGTGTAAAGTATTCATGCTTATCTCCTTGTTATTTCCATTTGTATGACTGCACACGTGCGGTTGGGCTATCATTTTGCAATGCACCCAGTTGTGTTGGTTGTGTATTGTTCACTTTAAATAAATAATCATCTATTTCCGTTTGCAATGCTATTATTTTACTATAAAATAATTCTTTTAATACTTGATTTCGTAAAGTTACTTGTTTAGCACTTGCCAATGCATGGTCTAATTTGACAATTGCATCAATCTCGGCGCGTCTATCTTCAAGAACTAACTTAACTTCCTCTTTTATTAATTGCTTTAACTGTTTATCCGTCATAGATAATCTCCATTCTATTTAATATAATTATGGCAATTTTAGATTTTCAACAAATTTTAAAATATCATTCTTACTATTTTTTAATTTATTGCTGTAAATAGATAATAATGCTAATTTTAATGCATCACCAACTTGTTTGCCTTTCAATCCTAATTGCATTATATCATTACCTGTTATATCTAACTTATTAATACCACTTGGATATTGCTCTGCTCGAAAACTATTAAATATATCTTTTAATGCATTTGGCAAAAGTTCACTATTAACAATATCTGGATATTTATTATACATTATTGATGCAATAGCTCTATTATGTACAATATTATCTGTTAATTTTCTTATATATTCTAACGATTCAACATTTTTTGTTCCTTCAATACTGCCCCGAATCTTATTTTTAAAAAATTCCGATATAATTATATCAGTATTCTTTAAACAACAATATATAAATTCTGCTATATTTGCTACATCTTGAAAGTCACTATATTTGCCATTAAATGGTATATCAAATATATTGCTAAATAATAATGTTTTATCTAACCAATATATACCAACTACTGGGTCTCCTTTGTGTACAATTTTTTCAAATTCAATTAATATGCGTTCTGCTGATATTTCTTTTATTTTAGGTGCATTTTCTTTTATTAATTGCAATGTTTTAGGTTCTATCTTAAAATCAAATCGCGCAGCAAATTGTACTGCACGAAGCATTCTTAATGGGTCTTCGGAAAATGCTATTGGATTAGTAACTCTAATAACTTTATTCTGTAAGTCTATTAATCCGCCGTATGGATCAACTATATTACCTTCTGCATCTTTTGCAATGGAATTAATTGTAAAGTCTCGACGTTCTAAATCCTTTTCTATTGGCAAATTGTGATCAGATGTAACTTCAAATCCTTGATATCCACCTGTATATTCAAGTTCTACAGTTCCAAATCTAGATAAATATCCCATAATATCATCTATTTCTCCATAGATAGTATCATCTACAATCTTTATATTATTTGGTATATTATCAAATAATGCCATAAATTCTCTTGTATTCTTCTATTTTTTCATTAATGTTGTCGGATTCCCATATTATAAACACAGAATATCCATTTTTTTCAATTATTTTTTTTCTTTTTTTATCATATTTCCAAACATCTTTCGCTATCATATGGTTAATTGGATTTACAAAATCAGAATCAAATTTAGTTGGATTTGCATGCCAAAAGTCACCGTTCATTTCTATAACTATATTATGTGTATGGTCAATTTCGTCGGCAATATATCCGGTTCCTTTGACTACACATTCAGATTCAGTAATAATATTATGTTTCTCTAGCAAAGATTTAACTCGTTTATGAAAATTTGATGTACCACCCACATATTGAGTGCCATATTTATCTATCAATGTTTGAATTCTTTTTAATTTAAAATCATCTGATTTAAATTTATCTGATTCTTTTTTTCTTCGTTTATCACCCAATTCGCCAGACCAACCAGATAAGCTTACTTTTCTAGCAAAATCCGGGTCTTTTTTAAAATTTGCTATCCTATTTGTGTATCCGTCTGAATATATTTTGCCATGTTTTTCAATGCACGTAGCATCTCGTTGTTTCAATCGATGGATATCCATGTCCATCGCAGTAATTTTTATTTTATCTTTTAATAATTTACTTAAAAACAACCCTAATCCAGGACCAATATATTTATATTTACGTTTTATTAATTGATTTGCTGACATCTTTTTTTCATTACATTCTTTAATAATATCATCAATTAAATTTGGATAATTATAATTAAAAAAATCTAAATAATTAGTTGGATCTTTTCTCAATAGCATTCTATGTTTCCATTTATAATGGGAGCCAATTCCAACTATAACAATTTCTTGATCACATATATGACATTTTAAAGTACCATGCTTCATAATTTACCTCCATATTTAATATATATAGGAGGTTGATGTTGTTTTATCACGAATGCATAAATTTTTCTCGATTCTTTTCTTGGTATGGCGATATCCACTTCTTCGGTGTCGCCGAACTGCTTAAATTTTATAATACCAAATGATTTACCTACGCTATTAACACTGCCATATTTCTTTAATATTTTCTCTAATTCATCAAACGGTATGCCAGTTATAAGAATATCCAAATCTTTTGATTCTTTTCCTAAAAATTCATCACGAACCTTTCCACCAACGCTATAGATCTTACCACCGGCACTAATAACATCTTGCTTAAATGCTAATTCATTGATATTTAAAACTTCATTAATCACGCGTTAAATACTTAACTAATTGAATAAATTGTTTAAAATTAATATGATCTTGCTTTATCCACATCCATATTAATCGAGCTTGTTGTTCAGAATCAAGCGGTCTTAATTTATCTTCAAGGTATGAAATATCTGAATCAAATGATTCATTGACCACATTTCTAACTTCTTCTTTTATCAATTGCTTTAATTCTGCTTTATTCATAATCTTCTCCTTACATATCGAATCTAATTATAAAATTCATTGTATTTTTCATTGATTTTTTAACAGGATGTGATGTTTTTCCTATAATAAGCAGTTCACCACTATCATTATATAATCCTACCGTAGTAACATATGGTGAAAATACAGAGCCAGTAAATTGTGGTTGAATCCAATCCGCGTATGAGCTGGAATAACTTCCTGTATATCTTGTGCTTGGATTTAATGTTACGCAAAATTCATTGGGCTCCATTGTACATATTGCCTCATATTCATATTTGGTAACAGTTGAGTTAAATGATATATTTGTACAATCTTTAACATTTAATATAATAATACCATCCTCATATATAATATTGCCAGTTTGGCTTACTATTGCTGGATCATCAACCTTATATTGATATATATTCCCATGCCCATCATCTTTGAATACTCTCGATGAATCTGTCGGAATTATTTCAAATGTGGTTTCTTTAATTTTTTCACCAAATATTGCTTTTGGTATTGAAATTATATAAAATTCAGCACCAATAATATCTATTGGAACAAATTCTGAATCTGCAATAAAAAAAGATTGTGAGCCATAATAGTTCATACTTGCATTTTTATAATAAAGATAATTTGACCAATTTGCAGAAACTGCTAATGGGTCTAATTCAGTTATTGGTATTGAACTACTGGCAATGACTAATTTTATACCGAATGGAATATCCCCCAAATCCGGTGTTGATATTGACCAGCCTTTATACGCCTTAAATGGTGTAATTTGAATATCATTGGGTGAAATATGTTTATAAACGTACATGCTTGCATTATTTGTAAAAATTATTTATTAATTAAACCACCAATTCTCATGAATAAATTTGCTATGTTTTTTGTTAATTCAATTAATTCATCAATCATTTTATTTCCCCATAACATATTAATCTACTGCGTTTTAAAAATCAATTTTAACTCTCACAAGGAGCTCACGGGTAAAATCTTTCAATAATGGTTTACTAAGCTTTGCTACTGCCATTAATTCATTATTCGGATTATATAATCCAACTGTTGTAACATAAACCTTTGGATCTTTTGCAAATGAATTATATTTTAAGTCGCCAACAGAGCCAGTTATAAAAGATGGATTATTTGAATAATTATATTCTGTATTTTTAACGCGTACAAAATAATAATTAGATTTAATACTTTGTGCATTTCTTGCTTGGAATCCATTTCCTAATACAGTTGAAGCACTTATCATTCCATATGCATATAAGTGATTTCGCGGGTTGGGATCTGTATCTGAACCAGTATTGAATGTTGTTCCGCCTACCCCTGCTTGTATTTGGGCGCAATCTAATATTATAATGCCAGCATCTGGATACACTAATCCAACATAAGTGGTTGGACTATATATGGTGACTGTCCCCGTTGCTGATAAACTACCACTTACAACATTATAATAAGCACCAGCCAATGTATATGATGTATTAGATGTAGTAGAAAGGCTGCTATCGTCTATCATATGCATTTCATTAGTATTTGATAATGATAATTGCCAATTACCCGGATCCAATTTACCTTTCATCCTTGCACGCTGTAATGCTATCGCAATAAAATGAGTCATTATGGTGCTTCCGGTATGTTTAAATTGGGTTTGCCCTTGCTGGAGCAGCCAATTGGCATATTGTGAATAAACTGCTTTTGATGGTGTCAATGCAGTATTTTGTGCACCATCAAAATCTTTTGAACCACTTCCTAAATAATTGCCATATGCAATAGAAAATTGAACCGCAGCATTAACAGAACCAGTATCTGTTTGGTACACATCAACATAATATCTTCCACTAACGCTACTACCTGTTGCTTGGGCTGATGATGTTGCTAATGTTGTTAACTCTCCTGTGCCAGTCGACCATACTGCATCTGTAATAGTTTGCAATTGATTCGCTATCACGTCTTCCGTATTAAATTGAGTAAATATCTTTGCATTTGATGCAACGGTAGCAGTACTTGTTGTATTTGCCATAACTTCTCCTTGTTTAAATATTATACACCTAATCCGCTAGGATCGTATGCGTTTACTGTTACTGTGCACTGTGCAATACCACCCGTTTGATTGCCGATTATTGTAATTGTTGCTGTTTTTGCAGTTGTTAATCGTTTAGCTGTGATTAAGAACTTATTTCCAACAACAATTAATGTTCCTTCCTGCGAGGTAAATGCTGGTGGTGTAAATGTAGTGGATATTTCACCACCTGGTGCTACAACCATATCACACACAGACCTGTCACTTAATATTGCAGTATATCCAAGTAAATCTGAACCAACTATATTGCCGATGCCCGGTGTAATTGTAGATGTTAGGTCAGCAAATAATGTAATTGCATATACATCCAATGTTAATACCGGTATTTTCGTTGTATTTCTTGGTAATGTTATTAATTTATATTTCATTACTTGCGTTTCAGTTGGTACTGCTTCAAGTATTGGCATATTTTCTATCACAATACCATAATAATTGGAACCCAATGAATGATTTTCATTCCACAATCCATAATCAATTTCGTCATCCGCTAAAGCAAATTGAGTAATATTGAAATTTGCTGGATCTGTGGCTAATATTTCTCGACCGCGATTTGTTAAAATTGCATCTACAGTAATAGATTCGTTTGATAAATAACCCATTTTATAACTCCTTTATAAATTTATTCTGTTTAATCATTTCTAATATATATAAAAGTTTTTAAATTCCATTACACTGGTGGTATTTCTTGATTATTAGTTTGACTAATTGGTCCGATTGGAATTCTTGGATTAACCACTGATCTTCCAGTATCGGCAGATTTCTTTTCCATTGCTGTTTGCCTACTTGTTTTAGCACCTAATACAGTATTACCAATTGGATTATTATCAGTTAGCCACCATTCAACGGGATCTTTATCATCCGGCGTATTATCCCTTGTACATAAACAACCATTATATCTTTGGTTAGCAGTTCCTGCAGGTATAGATAATAATCTGTCTATTTCCGTTGCTGATAAACTCCTACTCATTAGCCGTTGGTCTATTGTTGATCCACTTACTATTGTCGATAACAATAAGATTTTTTCAATTGAACCAGAAAGAGAAGTTGTATCGTATATTGTTGGGCAAACTGCTTCTCTTAATAAGTATGAGTTATCTACTCTAGTCCAATCTATTGCTCCATAAATTGGCTGGGGTGGGTCCGACCCGTCCCATGCAACTACATATGTTTTTGCTAAATCTTGCCATATGTATTTAGACGGCTGGCTCAATATATTATTCATATCAACTACTGCATCTGTTGCACCATCTATATATAATAAAGTTGTATCGGCAGTATAAATTCCATACGAGCAAAGTTCTGATTCAACGGCAGTATCATATGTAAGTATTTCCGACTCAATATAATTATAAGATGATGTAACTACTGCATAATTTTGAATATCAATACTTGCATTATATACATTATTGCCTGCTGACGGCTGGGCGTTAAGTATATTAACTTTGGAACGCATTAATATATCTGGCTCTATTGCTACGCCTAATATTTTCTTACTTCTAGCGGGCAATACAGATTTTATTAATCTAAACATGCTATTATCAAAGAACTCTGATAGTCTTAAACTTGCATATCCATTATAATTGCTTATATACGGGGCTAAACATCGTCTTCTAAAACTTTCTAATAAAACATAAGAACTCGAGTATTGATTGCCGGGATCACCAATATAATCATCGATTCTTGCATTCCCACTGCCGGTTATATAATTTGCAACATATTCATTTATTTCGTTTGTTGGCGAAAAATATACGCCAATTTTAGGATTGTCTATTGGAAAATCTTGGGTAGCTTCCCGAGTAACGCGTTGCCTTGAGTCTAATATACCTACTTGTTCTGATCCACTATAAATGCGGACTTTATTTGATACTAATCTATTAGATGTTATATTTGGCCACGTTACATCATACGCTTCTGTGTCAGGATTCCAACTTGCTGAATCATATGTTGCGCCAATTGGATCTAAACCGCCATATTCTTTGATTTTAAGTATTTGGGGGGATATTCCATAGCAATCTAAAACTGCTCTAACACTATCACGAGTGCCTTTTGTTTTAAGTATATATGGTAAATTATTTAATACTCTTTTGGCATATTCTCTATAAATATCTCCGCGAGGAACAGATTCACTAATTACATAACTACCCGTTTCTAATAATGAGCTTGTATAATGATATTGCCCCAAATCATTAGTTCCTAATGTATAGTTCCAAATGTCATCAAATTGGTAATTATCAAATAACTCAATGCCATAAGACGAAAGAGTATCATATACTAATTCTTTTGCTAAACCTTCATATAATGAATTACTTCTATCATATATATCAAGCATATGAGTAGTATATAAATACACCGTATCAAAGTGGTGGCCAATCATATTAATAAATTTCTTATAATACCACCCATATTGCTCATCGTCTAATATGTAATTTGGAATTGTTTTATACAATGAGTTAATATTATACCAATCATATTGGGACGCGCTTGTTATAATGCCATTATACCAATTAATAGTCGTAGAAGACGTTACAGAATATAATTCATACGGTCTAATACTTGTAGATTTTGGCCAATATGTTACATAATCAACACTACTTGAATAAAAATTACTATATGGGGCAGATGCTGATTCATAATAAAGATATTTTTCATAACTATCAAAACTTCCTATTACGCTATTAATAGTATCTTTATACGTTTGTATATTTGTATTGAATGAGCTCGAAAATACTGCATCAGCATTTGTTACAGACGATGATAAGTCAGTAATAAGAAGATTGCAATCTTCAATTTGTGTTAATTTTATTTTGAATGCTTCCAGCCTATCTGCAGCAGAACTATAAAATATAAAATTATTAAAATCTGTATAATCAACATTTAAAGTAACACCTTCTATTCGTTCACCTGTATATTTTGCTAATAATGTATTAATTGCAGTGTTATCATGCGGAAATAATTTGCCCCAATTTTTCCAATCTGTCTCTTTTTTATTTCTTATTTGCGTTTCAACTTGATAATTAGGTTTTGATAAAATATTAACATATTTCATCGTTTGGGGGGCATATATTATTATCTTATATTCCTGCGTTAATCCTAATTCTATTGCAATTGATACCGAATCATTAGCACTGATATCATTATCTAATGGATCTTTTAACTTAAATACTATGCTATGCGGATATTCTGGATAAGCTATATTATCTATTACCCAATTATTTGCATATCCATAATATTCTTCATTAAATTTAGTAGTAAATTTTAATAAATATTCAAATTTAAATCCAGCTGCGTTTTGTGTTGGTTGTGATGCTAAATTTAAAAAATTAATTAACGCATTTGTTGTTAGTTCTGATGGTAATATTCTAATTTCTTCTCTGCTTGTTGATATTTCATCAATAAATGCATAGCTTATATCATAGTCGCCAAGAACATATTTTAATATTCTAAATTTGAGAATATATTCTCCAGATTCGTATCCGCGGGATGTTAAAATTTCATCAACTGATATTCTTAACTCATTGTTATTATTAATGTACCACCCGCTATTAACATTGATAACCTCAATTAATGTATTATCAAGATTATATAGCCAAATTTCAACACAATTAGCACCCGATGCAGCATTAAGTGTTACTGTATTAAAAGTAGTTTGTGATATATTATATGATTTTTCCATATTTATTATGCCAATTTATAAACGCGTGTATTATTAAGTGCCGGTGATGCATCTGGCATGTGTTCAACAAATATTAAACTGACTGGATTTGGGTTGACGAGTGTTTGCATATGACGATCATCAACTATATAGTTAAAATTATATTTATATACTTTTAATCTATATCTAATCAATACCTCGTCTTCAGTTATTTCCCATTGAACAAATCCAATTTCATTATATGCAGCTGGGATGCCTCCCGTCAAAGTTGAGGCCCGAGTTGTAGTTGGCACAGCAATTACATTTGGATTTCCAATTGACCCAGTTTGTACTAATACGGTATTGTTTTTTGGCCAAACAAAGGACTGCGAAACTCCGTGTGTTATGCCACCATTTAATACTGCATTAATTTCATCATTAGTAAATCTATTTACAAACCACGCTGATTTATTAATTTCCATTTTAATAACAGACGGGTCTATCATACCTAAATATGTTTTTATATCATTAACTCTATCAATTAACGCACTATATTTATTATAATCATCTTTTTGCCTTATCCATGCCACGTCTTCCAAATATAATAATTCTTGTGTATAGGTTGGATATCCATCGTCTACGGCCGTTATATTTTGTTTTAAGTGTTTGTCTGTTGTTAAAGATAAATTTAAATATTTATCTTCAATTTTATTTTCAACTGATAATCGCAAATTTAAAAATGATGCAAGACTATAATTATGCAATAAATGCTTATACTCTGTTGCATTCCAATTTGTCCATCTGCCATTCATAATAGTTCCACCACTTTCACCATATGATGATGTATAATTTTGCACTCGTATAAATTCAGCAAATATTTTTATCTTTCTCGTTCCTATTGGCACATAAAAATCAACATCCCTAATAGATTGCTTGCCACTATCATTATCTAACAATATTGGGTTATCTATCCAATAATAGTCGTTTATTATAGTACCAACATCATTCAAAAAATTTAATGTTACATATATTTTATCAAATATTGGTGCGGATATTGGCATTATTTCTATGCCGCTTGCATTTTTCCCTGTGACTGCAAACGGTTTTTGCGTTTGGGCATCAATGTTATTAAATTCTCTGCTGTTTGTATTTCCGAGCCAACCAAATAAATTACCAACGACAATATCATCTTTATTTATCTTCCTATCTATAACATCTGACGCATTAGTTAAATCAATTTCTTGGGTTAATCTTGTTACGGATTCATTACTTAATTCATTCCATCCGCCATTTAATGCATATATTCTATTTTCTGTTTTAAATTCACTGTCAACATCCTGCGGATTAACATAATAATCCCACGAAGTAAAATAACCATATTCTTTTGTTGGTTCTCTCCAGTCACCTATTACTTTTGGATTGCCTGATACTACTTCCCAGCTCTTTAATTCTTCAACCATATCATAATTTTTAATCAAATTACGGCCAAATTCTTTAAGGTTTGCATATGGATTAATTTGTATTGCTGAACCGGATTCTGCATTAGATGGTGGTTGATATAATTCAGTTATTGTGGTATCATATTTTTTATTATATTCAGATGCTAAATAATAATTTACAGTTGCATCTATTTTAAGCATTGCATTTGTATAATCTTGGTAATAAATAGCAATACCGTTTGCATCATAATTAGTTTCAGTGAAGCTATCTGGATTTATTAATACGTCGTTATTAACAATACCCGGGGACCAATGGTCAAGCACACCTTGCCCAGTTGGTACAAAATGTTCCCACTCACCAGTAACATAGCTTTTTCTAATTAGTTCCTCTTTCATACTTATTTACTTAACCACTTTAAAATAGCAATTATTGTCATAATATTGTTCAATACTGCCTGATATAACCTTAAAAATCATTTTATATTGCCGTTCTGGCTGTAATCCACCCATATGATAATTGATATAATTAATATTCGCGTCTGCACTTATTTTTGTAAAATCACTGAACGGCACTATTGTTGTATTTGATGGCCCGTCAATAATTGAATAATAAGACGAAGTTGGCAAATATTGAATTACTAAATAATTTGAAGATGTTGAATACGTTTTATCAATATACCTATCCCTTACGCCAATATTAAATCTTACAAAACTATCTAATTTATATTTTCCTGTATTGTTTTGTAAATACAATATGCTATCATAATTATTTATTGGGTGCCTGTCCGCGGATGAAGAAATATAATAATATTGCGATGCAGTATAAAAATATTGAAGTATAGCTGCAGGTGTTGTAATTGATATTGATTGTGTATATATATTTCCTGTAAATGTACCATCTACTATAGCTACATAACTACCAGAAAGAAGCATATTTGCATAACCACTGATACTGCCACTAAAATATCCTTTAAAAGTATTATTATTATACGATCCACTATAACTGCCTGATACAATTATAGTATCATCTAATATACCATTTAAGCTTGCAGTATAGCTGCTTGTTGCCTTTAAGTCTGCATATCCAATTATAGAACCAGTAATATTGCCCAAATAATTAAACTCACCTGAACCAGTATATATGCTTCCACTATATGATAATGTTTGCATAGTATAATAATTAGCAGATGTGCTCGTGTATGTTATAGAACTTGATGTTATTACATCATGCACACCCGTAGCAAATGTAGTCGTAATTATTGGATAATCACTTTGTGTAAATGTAGTTTTGCTTGCACTATATAAATATGTTGTATTAGTTATAGTTATTGGCGCATATACTTGGTCATCCCAGCAAACTTCCAATCTAGGTTGAAATATAGTGTGCGTATCTTTTGAGAAAAATTTAATCGAATAATCTCTATTACTTACAGTAGTAACATATTCACTTCGTGCTTTTAATATAAATCCATTATTTATAATGTCTGCAGTAACTACCCATTTATTTACAATATTTGTGACATCTATTCTAATATCTTCTATTACATTATTAGCAAAAGATGCAGTGCATGCTGGTGTTGTATACCATGTACCACCACCTGGATTGGTTAGATAACTACCTGTTGTGGATGATGCATATGATGCAGTTGTCCATTGTGTACCATAGTATCCTGTTTTATATGTCCACGAACTACCGGATACAGGCTGCGGAGTATCATAATATTTTCCAACACCCATATCCCAGGATTGCGATATTGGGTATATATCTATTGTTAAATCTTCTGGTATCTCTTTAATATCACTAATAAATAATCTTAAATAATAAGAGCAACTTGCACCATTAATATATGTTGATTTAATATCATTAATTTCATCCGAATCAAATTGCATTAATATACGAGATGCACATATGCTGGCGGAATCTATTGTTTCCTTATTTATTTCCAATATACTATCCAGCCCCGTATTTTTCAACGGATACTTTTCGTAAATTGTATTATCTTTAGTTGGATATATAGGTATTATCATTTATATTTTCTCCCAATAAAACAGGGTTTACCTTTTTTAGTATTGCTGATTTTTTGTCGCACGTCAAAACGCTTCGATGGGTTGTTATTTCCTGTGCGAGCATCGGCAGCACATCGATTATTGCAATATTTTCGTGCTCTTTTGCCGTACGGCACTTTAAATATATTTCCACATTGTTGGCAAGTTATTATTACTTCGTCACGCATAGACTTTTTTCTAGCAATACTCATCTTTTTCTTCGTCTCCGGTGTGCGTATGCATCCCAATGCATTCCTGTTTCCTTTATTAGATTCACTTATTTTTTGCTTAGTTTCATCAGTCCGTTTTTTTCCAATATTACCTAACCTGGAATGTTCTATGTGTTCCGCTGTTAATTTCCTTCCTGTCAATGCATTACTTATTTTCTTTTTATGTTCAGATGTGAGTGTGCTTCCTTTTTTAATTGATGATTTTCCCATATGTGATATACTTAATTTTAATCGAGTTTCAGCTGATATTGGTAATCTTTTGCGCCCCGTATTTGCAGCACTAATTTTTCGTCGTGTTTCTTCCGATATTATTTTCCCAATATTTGCATCTCTCAACTTTTGTTTAGATTCTTCAGATAATGGCTTTCCTTTGCATGATTTTTTGCATGACTCTGACCGTTTTCTTTTTTCTTCCTCCGTTTGTATTCGACCCTTATTTGCATTGCTTATTTTTGCTGATATTAATTTTCGTCTATTTTCGTCTATATATAACCAATAATTCAAATTACTTCCACCAATAGATATATTATACCCAGTTGGAACTAATGTTTTAAATTTATCTATAAAAAATATTTCTTTTTCATTTAATTCTTCTAATGTATTACATTCGCATATTATATTCCATTCAAAATTATTAATTCCATATTTTTTTAATGCTCTATGAAATACCATATCACTATCTTTTATAAGGGCAGAATTAATATGCTGATATTGTCTGTCAGATAATTTATTTTTTGTCTGGCCTATATACGATTTACCATTAATTTTATTCAATACTTTATATATAATCATAATACTCCTAATAGGTTATGCATCGTCCCGAAATATCATTGTCAGGAAATCTGCATTCGAATATGCATGGGTCCATTGATGGATATATGATATTATTAATAGTAGCAACATTTATGTCATATACGTTTGTTTGATATCCCAATGTTTCATCAAATAAATTTTCTATCTTAATTGATAATATGTTTTGTACACCACGAACCGCTAATAACTTACTATATATATCATTAATGTATATTGGTTGGTTGATTTGCCACCTATCAATATTAAAATAATCTTTAAGAACCTTAATACATTCAACCAATACCTCTTGGCTCGCATAATTATTTAATATCATAATTTCGAATTTGACACCAATATTAACAATATATGCGTCTTTAATGTTAATTGCATCGGTCATCATTCTATATTTATCAATATATGTTCTCAAGTTTGTTTTTATGGCTTGATTTGCAACAGTTAATTGTTTGTCTGCATTAAAACTCAAAACATACATATTCATAGATAATGGATTTCTAAGTCTATTGCGATAATCAATAAAATTTAATTGGTCATCCTGCACAATATATACTTTAGAAATACTGCCAAATTTAGGAGGCATTGATAATGCACGCAATATATAATCTTCTTTTGTGACTGCTCTTCCTTGCGATTGAAAGCTTGCCATAGCATTTAGTCGTATTTCATCAGCAGTTTCACCATCTCTTCCGCCTGTTGCTGGGTCTGGGTTGTTTACTGCAAGTGAATTTTTAACATAATCTGATGTTGATGCGTCAGATCCTGCTTTAACTACAGCAGTTACATCATATAATATTGTAAGATTATTTGCTAATACATTTGATGAAATTCCACCGCCAACCGTATATTCTACTGTTAAAGTAGTATTATGGGGCACTTGCCCATATGCAGTACTATAAAGAAAATTAGATAAGTCCCAATTATAATTTAATTTTTCTACATTTGTAGGTGTCATTAATCCAATATTATCTGGCGTTGGCAATATTTCTTCATCCGGATTTGCACTTATTCCTGCACCAAACTGAACTTCTACCGCCCCTTCACTTGTATATCTTGTGACAAATCTGCGAGGAACTTTCTTTTGTTTTAAAATATACGGTACACTATCATTATATTGTGCTAATGTTGGGTCATTAGATATTTCATTAAGAACATCATAAAATATTGTATCCTGCGCCAAATAAGGTACTTCATACCAATCATTCCCATCCGCATCATATATTCTATCTATTGATATTATATTACTTTCTGGTATTGTGAATTTAAAATATTTTTGTGGATCTGTGACCGTTATTGCAGTATTCTTTAATATCCCAGCTTCCGCTAATGCTTGTTTTTTTAATAGATAATGGGTTGGTTTGCCAGCCCCGTCTGTTCTATAAATAGATATTTCTAATGGACTTGCATTATTTGAAAACCCAAAATTAATAGGATCCCTTGTTTTAAATATAATAGAACGGTTCGTTGCAGATGCTACTTGCATATTTTTATCTATACGCAATGTATAATTATAATCAGGTGTTTCTCCATTAGTGCCTGTTGCTGGTACTATTTGATATACATCTAACGTTGTGGCAGCTGGAACTATTATTCTTGGTTTATATCCTAATGCTTGTGAAATAGCATACACATTTCTTTTTTCTTCTGCATACGCTAATAACGACTCTTTAAATTGGTTATCCATATAATACGAAAGAACATCACCAACATATGCTGCCATTTCAATAAACATTATTGATGGATCAGTGTCGCTATAGTCATTAAATATATTACTAAAATATATTTTAGCGTAGTTAATTAAGTTTTTTCTAAATGAAGAAAAATCCTTATTTAAATATCGTATTTCTTTTGTAACATTGTCAGCCATAGTTGTTAACCCAATGATTAATTCATATTAATTGTAAAGGATAAGTTTTCTTTTGTATCCGGTTCGTATATAATTTTATATATTATTAAAACATTTATTGCATGTTGAGTATATAAATCGACATTAATTTTAACTTCTTGTACTTCTACTTCCGGTATCCACGTTTTTATTTTATCTTTGATGTGCGACTCTATATAAAATACCATATTATCGCCCGTTTCTTGCTCAAATAATACTTTATTAAAATCACACCCAAATGTTGGATTCATTACTCGTTCGCCTTCTTGAGTAAATATTAAATTTTTTAATTTTGTTTTAACGTGATCTACGGTAACCATATTCATATTAAACGATTGATTATCGGAATAAAATAGTGGTAGCTTTAAGCCAATAAATGCATTATTATCAAAATCTAATGGATTAATTTTTTTTTCCATTAATATTATCCTCCGGTTGGTGCGTGTGAACCATCGTGCTGATAAGAGCTTTGTAATATTTTAGCCATTTTACCAGACATTATATTATTTAATATTGGGTTGTCATACTCCTCTGCTTCAGCATAACTATTTGAATCCATATCCGGTACTATTGGCGCAGTAGATGCAACATCATTTGTTGAAAGCACTTTATTGCCTAATACTTCCCAACCATCTTCTGTTTGTTGCGGCTTGCTTCCGGCTTTCATTTCATCTTTAAAATCAAGTATTGACCGGCCCATAAACCCGCCATCACCGTCCTTGCCAAACGTATTAATACTACCATCTTCCTGCATTTCTTTTGCTGTCAATGCAATCATTGATAACATTGGGTTGCCTGCAATTTGCTCTTCCGATATTATTTCTTTTTGTTTAGTTGTTGTTTGCTTTTTAACCACAGATTCCTGCGGCCGTACTTGCTTGCGTTCAACAATCATAGTTTTATCAAGCTTTGCAAACTCTTCTCGTATAGCAATTTTTACTTCTTCACGCACTGCTTCTCTTAAAAGTGTAACCAATTGCTTAAAATTAATAGTCATAAAACCCCCTTAAATACTTTTTGTCTAATATAAATATAGATTGTAGAAATTTTTCAACAAAAAAGGGGAATTCAATTCCCCTCATTAGTAGCAGTTGCTATTCTATAAATACTTTCTTACTTAATATTTGCTGTAGTTTGGACAATATCTGTGAATATTGTCCTAAATATGTCGATGGAACCGTCACAGTACCGGATACTGCTCTGGGGGTGGCTGCATCTGCAGTAATGGTTGTTAATAATTCTGTCAATATTGCTAACAACTGATTGCCTAATACTGCCATTTCTGTTGCGTTCGCTCCAATAAATATTTGGGGTGCATCAAATACACATTTTGTATTTGCTTTCAAATTAAATCCGCTATTTGATGTTATATCAAATATTTTAGACGATGAGAATTTTATTGGTCCGCCTGAATTAATTAGTAAATTATTTGCACTATCTATATTTACAGAATTATCCGCAGATAACCATATTGTTTTTTTAGAATTAAGTATTATTGACTCGTTTTTAGCAGATAATAAAAGTCTATCTGAACTAATTGTAATATGCCTGCCTACATATTCTTTGGTGGCTTTAGGTTTAGTGCCACCGAGTCTAAACGAATTTGATTCGGTTGATGGCAATTCTATGCCAATTGCTTGCCCATCACATATATAAATAGAACTACTATCACTATTTACATCTTCAACTTTGTAAAAAGAACCTTTTACTGCTTTTGTAGCTTGAATTATTATAATTGGGTCCCCATTATTGCCTTTTGATGACCAAGTATTTGCAACATTGGTCATTCTAACTGTGCTACCAAATCTAATTGATTGGCCCCACCTACCCAAAAATATAATATCACCTTCATATGGCTGTAAATCTGGAACATTTTCATTTTTTTGAAATGTATCGCCAACATCAGGTTCTGTAACTGTTGGATTAACTGCATTACCAGTAAATTGTATATAATTTTGGGTTTTATTTTCTGGGTCGGGAATGTATGATACGCCGGGGAGCACGTTGTGATTGGCCATCCCCCATATATTGACAACATCCAAATAATAATAAGAAACAGATTTATGAATTTCTCCCGCATCAGTATTGGAAGATTTAAATACTGTAACAATTTCATGCTTAAGCGGATATTTTTTTATATACGGGCTTGCAGGTTTTGCAACTGTAATATTTTTACTACTATTGGTTTCTACGCTTGTATTAACTAATTTAATAACAATACACCCAATATCTCTATCATCTTTATATAACGGATGCTTATTATCAAGTATAATATCAACCACTTCAGCAGATTCAAATAGCCATTGTACTTCACCAACCTCTTTAGTTAGTGTACGATGGGTTTTATTTAATGCATCAGCATAAAAAGTATTCCAAACTGGGTTTGTTTTGAACATTATTTTTTCTCCAACGCAGTAACTTTATCAACCAATTGTTGTATTTTTATGGGTTTATCATTACTTGTAGACTCTTGAATTTCTAACATTTCTTCTTTTGAAATAAGCAAATCATCTAATGCAGATGTAGTAGAATCTTTTTGCAAACTTCTTTGCACTACCGCAGCCAATTTAACTAAAATATCATTATTTTTAATGCTTGTACTATTTAATTCATTAATCATAGGCATCATTACTGTTAAATCAGTTAACCTCATATTATCTTTCTGCTTTTCTAGCACACCATTAATAATAATCATTAAATTGTTAATAATTTTATCCTTTTCCTTTGCATTATTATAAATATCGGATAATAATTCTGCAAATGTTTTGCCTTCAAAAATTTCATCAGTTAAATTTGCCATGATATCCCCATTAGTCTGCCATATAGGTATAATTAGTATTATAGTCTATTTTTCCACCACTCGTATATATATCAAATATAATATCGTATAAACTCTTCATTTTATTAATAAGTCTTGTTATTTGTTGGGTCTTTGCGTCTGGGACTATTTCTCTTATTATAGCATATAAAATCTTTTTATTATTATCTGCGTGATCCCTATTTTTCATAATTAATAATACAGCATTTGCTATTTTATTGTCGCGGGATTTTGGAAATAAATTATCTAATTGTCTATCTAAATATTCAACGTATATATTATAAAACGAAGTGGTCACATTTTCTGGCATGTCGTACTCATGATATGTAAATAAACTTTCGTCCATATCTATATCCATCTCCGCAGTCTCAATGCTCATTTTTGTTTTCCTATCATTATACGCAATTTTATTTTGTATAATAATATAGTTTCCTGCAACTACGGTAAAATATGAAAACGCTTTTCCTTTAGTTTCATCATATTTTTTAAGCTTTTCCAATAAATAAGTCACCACCTCATACTTACTTTCTTCAACACTGTCAGACATATAGTATGCTTTTTTAGTATTAATTAAATTTTCAGCGAGTTTATTAAAAGATTGGTATATAAACTTTCTAAATAAAATTTCACGCTCCGCCAGGTCAGTTGATTTATTATATGCAATAATAGCTTTTTCAGTATTTATATCAAAATAAGGTTTCTTTGACATATTATTCTTTTTCTTTCTCTTCTGTTTGTAACTCTATTAATTTTCTCATTTCTACTAATAAAACTGCCATTTCTTTAATTTCTTTATATATTGCACCAGTCTCATCATCCGCTTCAAATGAACCAAGTACATCAATCGATTGTATTTTTGATTCAACAAATTTAATTCGTGTTATAAATTCATTAAACCAAGTAATCAATAAATAATTTTCATTTGTAATTTCCTTTATTTCTGCGGATGTTTTTTCAAAATCAGTTTCATAATACTGAATTTTTTCAAGTGATGTCGACAAACACTTCTCATAATATGCATTCTGATCAATAATTCTTTTGTTATCAATCGACAGTTGCCCGATAATACCAGTATGTTTACGATAATAATAAACTAATATTGCCGCGGCAGTAGCGGATAAAAAGAGTGCTATTGATATAATAATTAAAGAAGTTGCCATGTTATTTCTCCTTATCAAACATTGTGCTTATTTCTTGCTTGGCACTCAATGTTTTTTGTGATTTTTGTTCCAAATAATTATCTGAATTAATGTTTTTACCTTTCTTTGTTTTCATATACGCTTCAAACTCAATTCTAGCAGCCATATAATCAGCAAAATGTATAATTATGGGCAAATTAGTTTTGAACTTTTTGTCTTCATCATATTGGATATAATACGTTTTATTTCCATCCTCGAATAAGCCTTCATGTGCTTCTATCGCAATCATTTCTTGTACGGTCATTTTTACACCATAATGCTGTAATAAATAAATTGCCCTATATTGATGTGGCATATTATCAATTTCTGGATTATATTTGTATATCTCTCCCCGATTTGTTACATACCATTGATTGTCCTGAGGTATGTATTGGTCATTCTCCAAATCTCCAATTTTACCTAAATCATGATTTAGTGCTGCAAATACGAGTTCTTCTTTGGTATATCCAACCATATCTGCACCGCAGTATTCCCATAATTTGTGCTGCTTTAATGCACAACTAACCACATTTAATACATGCAGTACATATCCACCTGGAAATGCATTGTGAAATGACATTTTGGTAGATGCTGGTGCTAATGCTATTCTATTAGCTAAATCATCATACAATTTTAATAGTGCATCTTGTCGTGGGCCAGGTGCAATATATTCATTGATAATGTCAATAAGTTTTTGATAATTTTCTCCTAATTGTTCTGCTGTTAATTTCATAATTATTATTTTTTAAGTTATTATTTCATCTATTAAATTATATTCTAAACACTTTTCTGCAGGCAAATATACATCTTTCTTTTGTATATCTACCCAAAACGACTCGTCCCTATTAGTTGAATCAACTAATATTTTTATCATATACCCATTTAATTCATCCATATGATTATCAATTTTTTCATCATATTCCGAATTGCCCTTTCCATTTGTTTTTGATGTCGTTTTAAACCCAACTCCAGCATTTTTATTTATTGGAGCAGTATTTTTAAATTCATCAAACAATATGAACGCTCTTTTTGACATTCTACGTTTACCAGTTGCAGCGGATAATAATATTATAGCTGATGACATTGCTTTGCCATAGCAATCAACATTAATTCTAATTTTTTCACTATAAAGCAAATGTTCAAAATAGTCTATTACTGCCAAAGATTCATAAATGTCTCCGCCATATGAGCTTAAAATTATATCAATAGATTTTAAATCATCCCGCATACCCATTCTAGCCCATGTATTAATGATATAATCAACCCGCATCATTAATAACTCAATTAAACCTTCATCTATAAAAGATGTAATATAAATTTTAGCATGTTCAGCATCAAATCTATAGTCTAATTGTCGTAAGTTATCTAATGGTTTATATATTATATTTTCAATATTATTATTGTTATCCATTAGATTGTTTTTTAATAACTTGCCACCCGTCGTCAATGTATTGTTTAATTTTCTTAAATTTAATGGAAATGGTAAGTCCATTTTTTTCTAATTCAACAACTTCATTCCTTCTATATGTTTCACCATCTATTATGTTCGTAGGAGTAATGTTAGGCTGCATAGCTTTCATCATGCTATCAAACAATCTTTGCTTTGGAAGGACACCATTAAAAAAATCTATACCTTGTTGTATATAAGCTGCTAATGAAACTGCTGGATGCTTTAATCTATCATCTGTATTATCAAATTTACCATTAATACCAATTTTAATTGGTTCCTTAAAATTATCTGATTTAACGCGTATGGATGCATATCTCATTGTTTCAATAAGTTCGTTAGGATATGTTATACATGCTTCTAAATAGGGAATTGGGTATTTTTGTTCAATTATAACCGGATTTACTAAAAAGAACAATCCCGTATCATAATGAACCAATAATACTTGCTTAAATAAACCAATTTGTGGGGCACATATTGCCGGAGAAGTCTGCTGTTTTATTAAAAATGCTGCTAATAAGTCAATAATTTTTTCAGCTTCGTACTTTTCAACAGTATCTGATATTTTATTCTCTAATTGGTTTGTGTCATATATAAAATTATAGTCATTTATCATACTATATCGATATAATATCATTTAAATAATCAGCACCTAATGTATCTGACATTACTGTTTTAAGTTTTTTAAACCAATCTGTGCCGTATTTTTTAATAATTAAATCGAAATCCTGAATATCGTGATCACGTAATTTATATTCAATAGTGCCTTTTTTATCATTTGATACAGGATATATATGCAACAATTCGTGGTGGAGCAAAATATATTTTACATCATCATCTAACTCATCCCATACGTCTTGACTTATTTCAATAACATAATCCGCACCGCTAAAAAAGTTTAATTCGGGACCCGTTCTGATACATCGTCCTACTGTTGTTTTGTTTATTGCCGGTGAGACAAATAAATACTCAACTTGCGCACCCATCAAGTCTAATTTTTCATTAATAATGGTTTTTTTTGCTAATTCACGTACTTCATCAGCACTCGTAAATGTTTTATTTCTAATTGTTTTTTCCATGAAATTTGTTTTGTATAATTATAGTATTTTTTTATCAATATTCCTAATTTTTTAGCTATTTTTGAAATGAATATCCCTATATTTAGATTTTGCCGCTATTGGGGCATCTGTTATCGTCTGATAATTTGTATTATTCGAATCTTTTTTGCGTAAATTGCCTATTAACATATTGGCTACTACTAACAATAGTATGGCAAATGGATCTATAACAAACATACAAATTAAAAGGTACCAATTAGCTACAGCGTCAATTGATTTACCTGTAAGTTTTGCTAAATATTTTAATGCCCAAACTTCTACGGATACTCCACTATTTGAAATTTCAAGTGATTTTGTTTCATATTTTGCTATAGAATCATTAATCGAATTAACACTAATTGATAAGGTTGTAATTTCAGTATTTAGTTGGAGAATGTCTTTATCTGCTTGCTGTATGAATTTTTGAGTAGATTGTGATTGATAATCTTTTTCTTTACTGATTAAATTATCAATTCTATTTTCCTGCTGTTCACGCAAATTTGTTAATTTATCTACTCTATTATTTTTCGAGCTGATTTGTGTTTCAAACATTTGCTTCTGTTGTATGAATAATGTTTTTTTATTATTTATTAATTCAACAGACTTGTCAATTTGTTCAATAGTAGTTGCATTTTTTTGGTATGCGTTTGATAAAAATCCATATATACCACCAGATGCTAATATCATTACAAATACAACAAGCGTAATAAGAAATGTTCTAAGAATTTTTTGTAATGACCCCCAGAATTGTACTAATAATGAAACAACCACTATTTTTGCAAACTCAAGTCCTCCCGCCAGTAGCATTATTTCTGTTTTAGCACCACTAAAAACTGCAGCCAATCCCATTACAGAACTATATGCTGCAAAAATAGCTATGACAAAGGATGCCAATATTAGCAATATAAAAAATATTGTTCGTTTTGCCATTAATTTCTCCTATAATATTTAGTCAGATTCTATTTCAAGTAATTCATTTATTTTTTCTAAATGCTTTAACGCAACTTCTAAATAATGCGATGCCTGCGCTGGTGTGCCTCTTTTTGTATCAATAATTTCTTTAGCAGTACTAACTGCTTGCTCTAATTTTTCAACGTGAGGCATGATTTGTGCTTTGTACTTCATAACTTTTTTATTTAATTGGTTTTACAAATATATAGTAATCTTTTTATTTATTTAATTTCCGGTGATGCTAAATTATCATACTCAAAAACATACAGCGTTATATAGCCCACTTCACTATCTTGATAAAAGAAAGTATATGCACTGACTGGATTAAGTTCTTCTCCTAATTTATGCAACATTGTGTTAATTATTTGCATATTGTCGTCCATTGCATTATTTTTAACACAATATAATATCATATTGTGTATTCTTATGAGTGAATAACCCTCATCTTTAACTTTATTGAGTGCAGTGTCTATGATAAGTGAAAAATTAAAGTCTTTAGCAGTCACCTTAATATTTTCTTTTTTATCAAAAGAAATATTGTTTTTAATTTGGTCTTGCGGGGCAGTATCCATTTCAAGCATACTCAATGTCTTCTTATATTCCGCCGACTCTAAATCAAGAACAAATTTATTTTTTAATATAGCCACCTTAACTTTTGCATATTTTGTTTCTGCAAGCAACCCCAGCCAATTTTTAAAAATTGCTGAGTCTTTAAAGAAATAGTTTGACTTAATTTCTGCATCTAATACATCCCACAGTTTTGCATAATCTGCCATCTTGTCAGATAATTGTTTTGATACATTTTCCCGTATCAAAGTTGCAACGTCCTTCTTCCAGAATGTGTCATTATTATATAATTCATTTATTTTAACTGCTATCTTAATATCCATTATTATAATTATAATTTATTAACTGAATTAAAGCGAAGCTTTAATGAAGAGAATAAAGCGTAATGCAATGAAGCTTTATTCTTTTATAAAGAATAGCTTAAAATATTATAAGCTTATATTGCTTATTACGCGCGCACGCGTGGTGACGATAAATATATGATTATCAGCATATAAATAGTATTTTTTGATTAATGAATCATCACATGGTGTATGATATTTACATTTCATTCTATATAATAGCATTTATTTTTTTTAAACCATTAATAATAGCATCTTTATTTGCTGGTTTAATTATATATTCGTCAGCGCCATTTTGCAAGCATTCATATTTAGTAACTGGGTCTGAATCAGATGTTATTATTATAATTTTAGGTAAAAATTTATTAATATTATGCGTTGACTTAATATTTTTTAAAAACTCTAATCCCGACATCCCCGGCATTTTTAAATCTAAAAATATTATATCAAACAACTCATATTCTTTAAGGGCCTGATATGCATTTTTTTGATACTGTATATTAGTAAATCCAATATTATCAAGCATATGTTTCAACATTAATAAAAAATCAACTTGATCATCAATAATTAAAATGCTTGGAATTTTATTTTTCATTGTATTTCTCCATTTACTATAAATAGTATAACCTATTTAATTACTATAAATTTATTGCACGGCGTATTAACAAAAAGTTTAAATAATCTTTTATGCTTTTTACGTGATATTTTATATTTCTTATTAAATATATTGATCATAAATTGACTACTAACCGCTTTATTATAAATATATTGAATAGGAATATTAATAAATTTGTATTCAATTATAATGCTATTGCATTTACTATCAAATATAACTTTCATTTTATAAGATTTAATAATTGATTTTGTAATGGTAATATACGTTTGATTGCATCATCATAATTTAAAAAGCCAGCCCAATCCACTTCTTCCAGCTGTAATTGGCTTTTGGGTACTACTAAGCCAGATAATTTTATATTATCCAGCGTATTTATTCGTGCAACATAATAAAAAATTTGCTTATATGCTTGATTATCTTTCATATAATAAAATGAATGCAGCTGGCTATCTATTAATTCAGATGGAATTTGTATGCCAACTTCTTCTTTAGTTTCACGAATAGCAGTGCTATAAATATCTTCACCTTGTTCTACCCAACCTTTAGGAATGCCATATGATGACCACCATAATGCGCCAGTTGGATGCGTTAAGAGAATCATTTTATTGTAAATTATTGCTAAGCCAGCTGATTTAACCATATTTCTCAGAATTTATTTGGATTATTGACTATATTTTCCTATAATAAGTATCAAGTAATGAAAAAATCAACTGTTCAAGTTTTTATGCATAAAAAGCATAAAGATGAAATATTTTAAATTTTTCTTGGATTTTTCATATTTTTTTATTACTTTTACATAGTTATTTAAAACAAGATAAAAACAAAAATTGTCATGAAAACATTATTGCGTCAATCCAGTCTACCATCACAACTCCCGTTACATAACGGACAGTCGGGCTAGCTATTGATGTAATATATTTAAACATATAATACTCCTCTTCGAAAAGCCCGACAGCAACCACTGCCGGGTTTTTTTATGATGTGTAATATGCCCCGCTAGTTCAACTGAATAGAATGTTTGACTTCGGATCATACGATAAGGGTTTGACTCCCTTGTGGGGTACTAAAATGGACGCATAGTTCAACTGGATAGAATGTAGGTTTGCGGAGCCTACGATATGGATTCGAATTCCATTGTGTTCACTCAATTAAAGTTCTTTGAAATAGTTCAATATTATTTTCGATTATTTTAAATATCGAACTATATATTATAAACAAGGAGATTTATAATGTATTATTTGGTATATAAAATAACGAACACAATTAATGGTAAAATCTATATTGGGTGTCATGTTACTAAAAATATTAATGATGGATATATGGGGTCGGGCAAATATTTGTGGATGTCTATTAAAAAATATGGTTTAGAAAACTTTACTAAAGCAATTCTATATAATTTTGATAATAAGCTTGATATGTTGAAGAAAGAATCAGAACTCGTTAATAAAGAATTCATTAAACGCAAAGATACATATAATATAATTGAGGGTGGAGTAATAAACACGAAAGGATTTGTTGCCGTCAAAGATAAAACTGGCAATACTTTTAGTGTAAGTGTAAATGATCAACGATATTTGTCTGGTGAATTAGTAGCAACATCTAAAGGATTTGTAACAGTAAAAGATAAAGATGATAATTATTTTTGCATCCCAATATCAGATACAAAATATATGTCTGGGGATCTTGTGCACGTACGAAAAGGTACAACTGTTGCAAAAGACAAAAACGGTAATTATTTTTGTGTACCAAGTGATGATTTAAGAATTAAATCTGGCGAATTAGTTGGTACGATGACTGGAATTAAACACACAGAAGAAACAAAAAAGAAAATAGGTAAAGCAAACAGCATACACCAAAAAGGAAATAAAAATTCTCAATATGGTACTTGCTGGATTTATAATGTTGAACTAAAAGAAAATAAAAAAATTAAAGTCAATGACTTGCAATGCTACTTAAATAGTGGGTGGATTGTAGGAAGGAGATTAAAATAGAGAATGAGTTGTAACCAGGTTGCATTCTGCGTTTGGGGCGCAGAGGAGGAGTTCAAATCTCACATTCTCTACATTGAAGATTGTGTCTGTAGCCGGTAAATGGAATCCGACTGGGTTGTGGCCCCAGAAACTCGCTAGAGTATTGCCAGTTCGAATCTGGTCCGACACCCAAAATGCCTCAGTAGCATAATTGGCAATTGCGTTTGATTCAAACTCAAAAGATTCAGGATTCGAATTCCTGCTGGGGTACTATATTGCTAATATAGAGAAATTGGCAAACTCGATGGTCTTAGAAATCATGGCAACACTTTAGAGACAGTCTCAGTTCGAATCTGAGTATTAGCACTTATTTTTATTAGAAATTTGAATAATATTTTGAATAATTGTCCATTGGTGCAATGGCAGCATAGGAGACCTTGGATCTCTTGATAATAGTTCGACCCTATTATGGACAACAAATAATGCTCCTGTAGCCCAATCGGCCGCTGGCAAACGTCTTAAAAGCGTAAATATCTCAGTTCGAATCTGAGCAGGAGCACATTACATATTATGAACTACTTACAGGTCGGTAGTGCTGGTCTTAGGGCTCAGCTGGAACTGTTTACCTAATATGTAATAATAGTTCTATGATTGTAATGTAGCAACATTGCCTCTGAAGCAATGAGTATAGGTTCGAGTCCTATTAGAACTACTAAAATGGCTTTGTGGCGAAACTGGTAAACGCAACGGTCTAAGAAACCGTACCCGGCAGGGTTGTGGATTCGACTTCCACCAAGGTCACCAATATGGAGAATAAACCCATTTGTGTAATGGGGCTTGCCTGCTAAGCAATGCGTTCGGGAAACTGGATACGGTTCGACTCCGTTGTTCTCCGCAAATAAAATGGAAGATAAACCGCTATGTGTTAGCGGACCCGTCTTGAAAACGGTGTGGTCGGTGCAGAGCCGGCTTTGGTTCGATTCCAATTTCTTCCGCAACTAATATTTGGTAAATAAAATGCTATGTGTTAGCATGCTTGTCTCGAAAACAATGCGTTCAAGCAATTGAATTAGGTTCGATTCCTATGTTTACCGCAAATATGGAGGGGTAAGACGTAATGGTTGACCGTTCTTGTTTGGAAAACAAGTCTCAAGCAATTGAGTTGCAGGTTCGAATCCTGTTCCCTCCGCACAAATAGCATATAATAATTTTTATAAGCCATTATTTTCCCACCTAACTAATGCAATAAAAAATTAATTATAATATTGACATTTTAAATTCTATGTGGTATATATATAATTAGCATTAGCATCTTGATTCCACCCCATGAACGATAAAGATATTTTTGATAGTGGTTATTGTAAAAATATAATTAGTTTAATAGACAATCTATCGGATTGCGTGATAATTGTAAATTATAGCGGAAATATTTTATATTCAAATAAAACGGCGCAAGAAATATTAGAATATAGTAAAAAAGAATTACTATCATTACAAATATTTGACCTCCACCACCTAGATAAAAGAAAATGTGTCCAATCTACATTTAAGAAAATGATAGATGACAGTGTTGTATCATGCAAAATACCGTGGGTATCATCTTCTGGTAAATTAATTCCAATAAGCATAAGAATAATAAAAGGAATTATTAAAAATGAAGAAATATTAATTGGTATTGGCTCATCAACTTATAGTGAAACCACATTTGAAAAGAATTTCAAAGTTATATTTAATGCAACACCATTGCCAATACTGATTACAAATATTAAAACAAACAAAATCACAGATATTAATACCGCGTTTGTTAATATTTCAAAATATAAAAAAAATGATGTCATAGGAAAGTCCGCATTGGAACTAAATTTATATTCAGATGAGGCCGATTTTTATAATATTAGGTTATTGTTATCAAAAAATAATAAAATCAAAAATTTGCCTGTTATATTTAAAGATAGGGATGGTATTAAAAAGAATACACTTTTTAATGCAGAAATAATACAAATTGGTGGTTATAAATATATAATATCAATAATTAATGATATTACGGAACATATCACATTAACTTCTGATATTAAGAAGGCCAAGGAAGATGCAGAAAATGCATTCAAATTAAAATCAATCTTCCTGGCCAGCATGAGTCATGAAATACGTTCACCAATGAATGCGATAATAGGATTTTCTAATTTATTGTTGCAGAAAGACTTGCCCACGTCAGATAAAATTGATTATGTTAATATTATCAATAATAATGGTAACAAATTATTGCGACTTATAGATGATATACTTGATTTTTCCAAGTTAGAATCTGATCAACTTAGTCTTGACATAGGGCCAGTTAAATTAAATAAATTATTATTTGATTTATTTATTGTATATGAGCAAGAAAAAACAAAACTAAATAAAGAAAATTTGTTTATAAAACTTAATATTATCAAAGATAAAGATATAATCATTAATACTGATGGTGATAGATTAAAACAAATATTAAATAATTTACTTGATAACGCACTTAAATTTACAGATGAAGGTGTTATTGAATTTGGATATGATATTATCAACAATGATGAATTAACCATTTATGTTAAAGATACCGGCAGAGGTATATCTAAAAAGGATCAATTATATTTATTTAGCCCATTTAAACAAATTGCATCAGGAAAGAAATATAGAGGCGTTGGACTTGGATTATCAATTGCAAAAAAGCTTGCTAATATTCTTAATTTTTCAACTATAAAAATAAATTCAAATCTTGGGTCCGGGTCTAAGTTCTATTTCGATGTTAAATATATGGCTGTTGATGGAGATATTGAAGATAATTCAACTATAACTAATTCTTTAAGTGAATGCATACCAAATTTAACTAATAAAACTGTGCTAATTATAGACGACGATAAAGATTCATATGAATTATTAAAACTATTACTAAAGGAAACTAATGCAAATATTATAAGTTCATATACTGGTAAGAATATTTTAAATGTATTAAAAAATTATAGAGTTGATTTAATTTTGTGTGATATTCATCTACCATATAAAGATGGCTATCAAATAGTAAAAGAAGCAAAAGCATATGACAGTAATATAAAATTAATTGCGGTAACAGCAATTACTATGGATAATGAAAAAGATAAAGCACTTCAAAATGGCTTTGACGAATATATCAGCAAACCATTTTCATTTGAAGAACTGTATGTTAAAATAGCAGGAGTGATTAAGATTTAGTATGTTTTAAATTTCTAAATTTTTTAGTAAAAATAACTTTTAGCATTGCAATATTAGTCACCTCATCTGGATATAGTGTTTTATATAGTTTATAATATTGTACAGAAGAAAATAATTGGTCAGATGTATTGCAGCTATTTATAACTTTAATAGCTTTATAATATGCTTTAGTAGCTCCGATTCCATTTTGCGCCTCCAAAAAAAGTCTAATACCTAAATAAGTATAGACTCCTTCAAAAAATTGATGCTCTAATCTATTCAACTTGCAAGCACCAGGCTGTCCCAAAAGCATATGAGGTTTCCAATTTGCTACTTCCAATGCACGGCCGCACATTGGTTTGGTTAGAATTAAACTTGTTCTCCCTGCGCAGAGAAGGTAGGCACTCCCGAAAGTTTTCCCTATACTTTCTACGTTCCACTATGGGTGAACAGCCCATTTCTCATCGTGTGTGGCACATTAGTTGGTGTCTTCTACCCAACACGGTGGACCATTCGAGATTCGAACTCGAGTCTTACAATGTTTATAAATATTTTCTACAAGCTTATTTCGTTTTTCTTAGCGAACAAAATATCTGCTTTTATTATTATTTCGAGAACAAGCAGAAAAAACTGTATCCTGTGTTTTACACGCAAGAAAACGTGCTTACTAATTTTGCTGTTTATGCTAGCACTTCTTCGAAGTGCTCAACCCTTGCAACAGGTTTAGTAACTGTTACAATAGTAGGATATGACATTATATCCTCTGCATTTATTTGTGCGTTGCCGTTTAGTTGTTTACCTAATAATTTATGAATCACATATTAGATAAGGTGATGCTTGCTTACATTTCATCGTCATTGCAATCAAAGCCTGTATGGCCCGTAAAAAAGTTTATGCTACTTGCACCATTATGCACAACGTGGAATTTTCTTTCGATACCTGTATAGCATAAACTTAATAGTGTTATTTCTTCTTTTCCTTTCTTTTCTTATATTTGCCAAGTACAAAGTCTGCAGCTCGGCTAGCAGCCCAAGATACCGGTTTAATGCGAACATCAAATCCTTCATATATTAAACTACCAATCCAGTACTTTAATGCGTGTGATGCATGGTTATCACTTGGGTTGATATCTAAGTCAATAGCAACAGTTAAACCAGCATCTTGCAATTCCTTTGCAATTGTGCGAGAATATTCAATTTCTTTAGAAAGTCTTAAATGCATATCGCGAATTTTTGGCATGAACTTCACATCATAGATGTAATGTCCACCCTTTCCTTTGCGGTACATAAGGATAACAGACGCAAATACTGTTCTTGTTTTGTTGTTAACCGAGTCGGTTCCAACATAAACAGTAACATTGTCATGCGTTTCAAGGTAGTTCTTGATGTATTCAATTGTTCCACCTTCAAGTATTCCTGTATTGTATGCTTTAAATTTTTCCATTTGTTTTTGGAGTTAGTGTTGTTGACAGATAATTGCCTTCTAATTTCGGCAATTTTTCAACTTTACTAACTTCAATTAGTTCTTGCATTAGTTGGTATAATATAAGTTCTCCCCGTTCTGGCTTTTCTTTTTCACGCCCTTTGAAGAAAACTGATATTTTTACTTTATTGCCACCCTTTAAAAAGGCAATTATATGTTGTTTTTTAAATTCTAAATCATGCTTACCCGTATTAGGAGTAAATCTTATTTCCTTTGTTTCAATTTTTACTTGCTTTTTCTTGTTTTCTTTTTCCTTTTTTTCACGGTCATATATAAACTTCCTGTAATCAAGAATTTTACATATTGGAAATTCGCCATTCTTCCCTACTTCAACTAAATCTAATCCTTCTTTATTTGCTATATTAATAGCTATATAAGTTTGAAGAATTTTTTGGTCTCCGCTATCAAATATAACTTTAACTTTATCGTCTTTTATTTCTTGGTTAATTCTGTAATTGGTTTTGCCCATTTTTAATTTTAAATTGTTGTTTATTGTACCACCCATGGGATTCGAACCCACACCGAACGCGGTAGAAGCACGTTGTACTATCCGTTATACGAAGGTGGCATATTATTTAGTAGAATTTCTTATGAATACATTGTACCATAACCCATGCTCGTAGTCTTTATTTAGTTGCATAGCATTGGTAAATTTATAATGCTCATGTTCCGATGAATGGCCAACTTTATTAAGGAAATATTCTTGCTCATGTGTATTAAATTCTTCATAGTCTCCATTAGCAAATAGAACAAGTTTAGATTGGCCGCAAAGAAAGTATAAATCGGCTAACTCTTGCACAACGATACCTATGGCTCCTATTTTTTGCGAAATATTGCTATTAGCACCCGACAACTTGTAAATGTCACCAACCATAATGTTTTTGTACTTTCCTTGGTTTTCAATAAATATAAGAAAAAAAATAAAAAAACAAAAATTTTTCTTAAATGCTATAATTGCTTTTTTATAAATTTAATTATGTTTGCACTCCTAATAGGGCTCGAACCTATACTTAAAATTTAGGGGATTCTAATGCTATCCATTACACCATAGGAGCAAATTTTGTTGAGCCGGCAACAGAAGCTGAGTCCGTATCTAATCATTACGAGTGATTTATTCTACCTGTTAAAATATACCGGCATAGTATTTTCAATTCTGCATCGATTAGGTAAGTTAGGTTAGACGTTTTATATTGGGTAATATCCTACATCATCCTAATATAAAAGTCGAGCAAATCAAACCTAATAGATTTGTATGAAATATCATACATTACATCCCTAATTTCGACTTAATGTATGAAATCTCATACATCATATTATATCCTAACAAAAATGCTAATAATAAAATACATTCTTGCTATGATATTGCCTTGCGCGCCTGAAAAGATTCGAACTCTTACGAAGGGGTTTGGAAGCCCTTGTGCTACGCATTACACTACAGACGCATTTGAGGGGAACAGAGGGATTGAACCTCCGAAGTAACTCTCCAGTCACTACATTAACTGAGAAAATTAGGAAAGTAATAGCACCGAATGCTTATTCCCCGTATATTAAAATTTCATTTTTCTACCTTTAATCCACCCGTCTATTAAATAAGACGCAAGATCTTCAGTTTTTATTTTCTTATTTTCTTTTAGCTTAACATTATAAATCCAACAAGTTCCATATTGATTATTCCCACTGCCCATTTGATGTATTTTGTTAGCCATTCCAATTTTCTTTTTTGCTTCATCCGTGTGTTTTAATCCTTTCATTGTACCAACTAATTCACCGGACTTAATTCTTTCATCATCAATTGAAACATTATAATAATTGCTATCTTTATCTTTTGCTGTAACAAGACCTTTAGATATATGAACAAATTCTCCTGACAAGTATTTTGGATCATTCGTGCCAATGCTAAATATATTGCCATTGATATCTTTAACAGGAACAAGTCCCGTTGTCATTCCAACCAATATTCTATCTTTAATTCTTTTATCTTTTGCAGGAACAAATAATACATTACCATTAGCATCTTTAACTACTGCAATTCCTTTAGTATTAAACGTACCACCTTCGGTAATATTATATGTGTCTTTGCGTTTAATAAACTCTTTATTAACCAACTCCGCTTCTTTCTTCAACATATCAAGTTGGTTATCAAAATTATATAAGACTGCTTTAGTAAAATTTTCTAACCCATACTTTTTAATTGCTTTTCTAATTAATCTACCACTACCCATATATTTGTCATTAAATTTTTCAGTTATGTGGCAACCAATATAGATTTTATTATTTAATTTGTTTGTTATTTTATATACCAAATAATACATTATAAATCTCCTTGTTTATAATATATAGTTCAATAATAAAAAATAATTAATAAAATATTAAACATAAAGTTTAAATACAATGTACAATTTTACAGATTGTTGTTTTACCGAAGTAACTCTCTAATCGCTACATTTAATTGAGAAAAGTAAGAAAGTTTTGTTTTTAAACTTCTCTCCCATTTATTTTTATTGTGCATTCGGTGGGAATCGAACCCACGGTGGATTGTTACATCATCAGATTAAGAGTCTGAACCGTTCGCCGCTACGGATACGAATGCATGTTACTTTGTGACCCGCCCGGAGCATGATTCCGGAACTCCCACCTTAAAAGGGTGGTACTCTACCAATTGAGTTAGCGAGTCATTTGAGCCGTGGTCCGGAGTCAAACCGGAATCTCATCGATACCAACGATGCGTTTTAATCTTTTGTACCACCTCGGCAAATTGTGTAGTCGGTGGGGCTCGAACCCACATACACCTTACGGATCCCAGCTTAAAAGGCTGGAGCCTCAATCCTATTTCGGCCACGACTACATTTGTGCTCCCAATTGGATTCGAACCAATAGCCGTTTGCATGTAAGGCAAAAATGCTTCCAAATTACACCATAGGAGCAGTTTATTTTGTAGTGACAATGTGAATCGAACACACATCCTTTTGCGTATCAGGCAAACGCTCCACCAATTGAGCTATGTTACTATATTTGAGCACTATATCAAAGTTGAATTGACATCTCTGCGCTGGCAACGCAGCATACTACCGTTATACGAATAGTGCATATATTATTGAGCCTTCGTGCGGAATCGAGCCGCATTCTCCCGCTTACAAGGCGGGGCATCATCCATTAAATGTTTCAAAGGCATTGTGCGGGATGCGGGACTCAAACCCGCGAAATTCTGATTGGAAGTCAGACGCACTAATCAACTATGCGAATCCCGCGTGTGTACGTTTTTCCCGAGATGAACGTACGAAACATCCTGATGGGACGGCTTCACCTACAATTAATGCTTACGCATTTTGGACGTACGATCCACCGTCGAATTCGTTGCAAAGGCAATTACTTGTCTTTGCAGTAATGCTGAGAATAATTGTTAGTTATTCATGCATTATTAATAAGATTGCAAGGGTTAGAAATGTTTAACACCATACACCACATATGGCTGCCCTTGCAATATTTCAAAGAGTCCGCAGTTGGGTTTAAGCCAACATCTTCTGTTTTGCAGACAGAATCCCTCATCATCAGGCTTGCGGACAATATTACAAAATTATCCAAGATGTCAATGAACCATTAAATTGAGCAACGGGCGGGATTCGAACCCAATCATGTTTAGCTTTAACATGATCCTGTTATAGATTTTATTGAAATCTGCAATCCCTTTGATTGGACCAGTTGCATATTTTATGCGTGGATCGCTGGGGAATCGAACCCCACCAAAGACGTTGCAGGCGTCCTTCGCCAGCCTTGGAACATGGCAACCCATTTATTTGCGATCTATCACGGTTTTGATCCGTAGATTTTACCAGAGTGACAGTCTGGTTCCTCACCATGAGGCCAAATAGACCATTTAAGTTGGGAAAGTTTGTAAGAGAACAGCCGGGATTGCACCGGATGGTTTGTTTAGAAGACAAATTGCGAACTATTCGCACGAAGTAGCTTTTACTGTTGCCACAACTTTGTATTCTCGACGGGATTTGAACCCATAACCTTCTGCTTATCAGGCAGATAATCTCACCAATTGATATACGAGAATAAGTATAATTGAAGAAAATTTAAAAGAGTATTTTTAGCGTCTTGCCATTAGACCACAGCCGTATGGTATTAAATTATTAGCACGGCCGGCAGGATTCGAACACTGCATTTCTCGTTTGGAATACGAAGTAACTCTTTTAGTCACTATCAATTATCGCCGACCCGGTGGGATTCGAACCCCTCCTCTCGCGCAGACAACGCGGTATACAACCGTTATACGTCCGGATCGATATTTTGTGCCGCTGATAGGATTCGAACCTATTTACTGCGAAGTACCTTACATCTATTTGTTACGCAGAATGGGTGTACAGTCCACTGATGTTACTTGCGGCATTATTTTAAAGAACTAATTGTGCCGGTGGAAGGACGCGAGCCTTCTAGCTGAGGTTTTACAGACCTGTCTTCTCCCTGGATCACCGGCAATTTATTAAAAAATATTTTAAAGAACAATTTATTGGGGCAAGGCCGGATTTAAATATTACCAAACATTAATTCCCATGGCTCGCAAATCTTTACCTTTTAGTATTATTAATTTTAATTTAAAATATTTCCATTTGGCTCTATCTTTATCTGTTTCATATCCCTTTATTTCAACGTATTCATTAGTATCAACTAAATAAAAATCTGGTGTATAATAATGATCTTTTTCTTCAAATATATAATGAAATCTATCTTTTGGTCGTTTCCATTTTATATTATTGTTATCTAACCATTTTGCATATTCCAATTCCCATTTACCATGAAGTCTTTCACCTTTATAATCATATGTTCTTGTTTTTTTAAAGCTTGTATGCCAAGTACCAGCTTTAACTCTTTTCATTATACCAGCAGTAACGGCTGCACTTAATTTAGCCCGATATTCATCATTATTTGTTGATATTGAACGATTAATGTGTCCCCGCTTTATCATATCTTCTCTTTTAGGATTACTTATACAATTTCTTGTATGTGTTCCTAATGATGGCCCCGTTTCAAATTCTAAATTACAGTATTTGCATATATGCTTTTTATTTGATTTAATTTTATTTTTTTCTTGTGTTTTTATTTTTTTGACTTGTACTTTAATTGAATGAGTTACACAATGACCCATTAGTGCTCTTTGTTTTTCAAATATTTTTCCACATTTTTTACATACATACGACATAATAATTCTCCTGTTTTATTATAAATAGTATAAAGCTGAAAATTATAGCGGTCTTAAAAATTATTTTTTAGCTGGCCTACTTGGGATCGAACCAAGAATCGAAAATTAACAGTTTCCCGTGATACCTTTTCACCATAGACCAATATCTGCGCTTTGCCAATTAAGCTACCTACCCAAATTATGCCAATTGCTTCACCGTTAAGCTACAGAGGCATTTAATTACAATATTAGAAAGAACCGAAACGAAAAAACCTAGCTGGTTGGGCTAGGTTTCTTCATAATTTATATTTTTATGATAATGGGAATACTAAATACCTAGCTTGTTTTCAAACGTACTCCTTTACCTGTCCATGCATCATAATTAATGCTGGCGCAAATGTTCTTGGTATTATATGTATTCACTGTTCTCATTTCAATTTTATTTTGTTGGTTTGTAATAACTATGTAAAAGTATGAAAAAAAATGATAATTTCCAAACTTTTTTTAACATTTTTTTTGTTTGTGCTTTTTAAGCAATAAATCGTTTATTTTTGTTGTTTATCTAAAAATCTGTTGTAAATGTAAGTAAAAATTTTCTATTATCCAAATCTAAATGATATTAATGCTTTAATAGCATATTAATTATGTTTTTTTCTAGGTTTATTAAGATAAGTTGAAAAGGGTATTAACAATAATAAAAATATAATTATAATAACATACTCAATTGCTTTAGTATCAAACATATTTGAATAATAAAATTCATTCATATTTATCTTATTTTTGCGGCTGGTTGCCCGTCAATGTTCTTTGGTTATATTTGTTTGCCAAGTAAGCTGTTAATTTTTCATTTATATCAAAGTCTTCAGGCAATCTTGCATCTTGTGGTTGTTTGGATATCCATTCTACTAAATCTTTTATAAATTGGTTCTCTATTGAATCATCTACTATAGCAGAAAAGTCATCGTCTACATTTAATCTATCTAACCAACTATTTGTTTTCTTATCATCCCTTGCGTTATAAACAGTTTTAAAGAATTCAAGTGCTGATTTAACATTAGTAGCACCTGGAATTAAGCTTGCGACTTGGTCAATTAATGCTGATAATGCTCCTTTTTTAACTGCTTGCTTATATTGTTGTTTAACGATGCTGGTTATTATTTCTGCCAACTCACCAAAGGTTTCTGGATTGCCCCGAGTATCTACTTCTTTGATTGCCAGTCTAACTTCTTCTTTGATTAATTGCTTTAGTTCTGCTCGTGTCATAATATTATTTAGTTGGCCCTTGCTGTTGCATTGTTGGTTGTTTAGGTGCAGGTGGTACTTGTTGCTGCTGTTGTTGTGGTTGTCCTTGTGGTGGTTGTTGAGGAGGCTGTCCTTTTTGCTGGTCTGGCTGGTCTCCTTGGTCTTTTGCTAAATCACCGGCTAATTTATTTAAATAATTAAGAGCATATTTATAGTTCATGTTATTTGCTAGCGCTGGTCCAAATGATTCATTTGCTGCTACTGCCTTAATCAAGCCAGCCATAAGAAATGCTAATTCTTTAGGTTTAGTAATGGCTCTATTTAGCATTGCTATTTGTGTTTTTATTTTTCCAAATAGTGCAGTTGCCGATTGGTCATCTACTGTTTCAGTAAGTTTGCTTTTATTTTTAAGTTCTGCGAGTACTTCTTCTTTAATTAATTTCTTTAAATTTGCTTTATTCATTTTATTTCTCCTTATTAATCTAATGGTCCCATGCTTCTTACTAAATCAGTTTGTTTTTGTGTTGCAATTGGTGTTAATTGTACAATTACTTTAAACTTTTTATGGTATTTGTTCCATGCAGTATTTGTTTGAATGGTTTGAACAAAATATCCTTGTTTCAATGCACTATGCATTTTCTCAACGCCGGAATTAACATATGGTGTATCATATTCTTTATTAAAGATTTCCAATACTAACTTAAATGCATCTGTATTATTATCTGCAACAAATTCTCTTAATAACTTTACAAATTCGCTAAGGTTAGTTAATTCATTTGGAATATCTAATGTAATCATTGGAGGAAGTTCATGGTATTTGCTTGAATGCATTTCTTCATTGATACATTCTTTAATCAATTGCTTTAATTCTTTTAGTTTCATTTTTGTTCTCCGCTTAAATTAGAGGATTTAATTTCTTCCATATTATTTTTAACCCAACCAAGATATTTTTTAGTATCACGCAACGAATATCTAGCATTTCCCTTTGTATTACCTGATAATCTATCAAATAATTCACTGACTACCATATTTTTTGTTATACCATATTCATTATTTGCAAATCTACCTTCAAACATCTGTTTCCCATAGGATGCTGCATTGCCTAATTCATATAATATATCATCAAGTTTGCCAAGTTGTATTTCTGCTTGTTTTAATAATATATCACATTCTTCAACAAATTTTTGCGGAGTAGACTGCTTATTTACATCTTCTAATATAATTTGTTTAATCATTTGCTTTAATTCAACTTTATTCATTTACTTCTCCTTTTTGTAATTAGCATAGAACCTTGAAATTCTTGTATATCCCAGACATTCTTATCGATGAATTTATGTAATATTAATTGAAATAATCTATATCGTATTGGATCATTGGGCCGTATTAAAAATTTATCATATTTTGGCAAAAAAATATTAATTAGATTGTTAATATGCGTATTTAAGGTTTTCGTTCCACTTTTTGGTGGTTCAGACATTGATGGTTTTAAATTATTATTTGGGTCCAACCAATATAATTTTACTTCCATATATCCAGCATTTGGAGTTATCTTAGTAATATGCGTGATATTATATTCATCTACAAACTCAATAGCATGTTTCTGTGCAAGTTTAATATCATATGTATCTTTCATATTAAACTTCATTTCATTAATAAGTAATCTCAACTCAAACGCATCGGTATCTTCATCGTGTGCAAACCAATTATTGTTCATATGGTAATAAAATTCTTCTCTAACAGCTTCTCTAATTAATTGCTTTAATTCTTCTTTTTTCATTTTATATTTTTATTTAGAAATTGTTCAAGTGCAGTATAAAATTCAATTGAATTTGATTCTTTAGTAAATCCATGTCCTTCATCTTCCTTCAACATATATAGGACTTTTATTCCTTTTTCCTTTAGTGCTTTTACCATTTGTTCTGATTCATTCACATTTACTCTTGGGTCATTTTGCCCTTGTGCAATCATTACAGGAACTTTTATTTTGTCTACATTAAATACCGGTGAGGTTTGCTTGAATTGTTCTTCGTCTTCTTTAGGATCACCCACCATGGCATACATTTCTTTTATTTCTGCTTTCCAATAAGGTGGTATGGTTTCCATAAATGTAAATAAATTGCTAACTCCAACATAATCAATACCACAACAATATAAATCCGGCGTTTTTATTAATCCCATTAACGTAGCATATCCACCATAACTGCCACCATATATTGCTATTTTCTTTTCGTCAAATATACCTTGTTTGAGCGCAGCATATACGGCGTCTCTGATATCATCCTGCATCAGTAATCCCCATTGTTTAAAGGATTTCTTCCAAAATTCTCTACCATACCCAGTCGAACCTCTAAAATTCATTTGTAATACCGCATAACCTCTATTGGCTAAAAATTGCAACTCTGGGTCAAATCCCCAAGTATCTCTATGCCAAGGCCCACCATGTGGATTTACAATTAATGGAATTTTGCCATTTATATTTTTAGGCAATGTTAAATAGCCATGCTCAGTAATACCATCATTTGTCTTATATTTAATTGGCGTAGTGGATGCCATGTCTGTTGGTGTTATCCAAGGCATTACATCTGCTATTTTTGTTATTTTATCGGCATTGGCATCGTATAAATAATATGTTCCCGGGTCTATATCGCAAGATGCAGTGACAATATATAAAACTTCTTCATCACAATGGTCAACAATGCTAAACTCATAGTCATAACCTATTTTACCATTAATTTCTCTTACAAATGTATCATATATCTTTTGTATTTTGCTACTTAATATTTTATGCTCTTCTTTACAGCCATACCAATAAATGGAAGTTGGCGATTTTTCTTTTTCTGAATAACAAATAGCGCCAACATCATATTCTTCATCTTCATATAATATTTCTATTTCTTTTTTGGTAATCGGATCATACTTTATAGCTGCGACTTTATCCCTTCCAATATTTGATAAGCAATAAATAAATGCGTTATCATAATCAAAAAATAAAGGAACAAAGCTTTCATCGAAATTAATGTGTAAAAATTGTTTAAATAATTTAGCATCAGCTGCACGATAATAATATATTCTTTCTATATCGTCGCTAACCGTAATTATTCTTAACTTACCATTATGGTCAAATAACCAATCTATTGCGTGGGGATTATCACCATTTAACTTAAGATCATTTGTAAATATTAAAGTAAGCAGCTCTTGCTTAAAATCATATTCATACAAATCAAATATTTCTGGATTTCGTTTATTGAGGCCGATTATAACTTTATTATCATTAACATAATGCAAAGTATCAACAATAATGGTTTTTACTTTATCAAAATTAGTATGCGTTCTTATTTCTTTTGATTGCAGATTGATACTATACATTACACTATCTTCACTACCATCTTTATCTTTTAAAAATACTACATAATCATTGCCTTTCCAAAAATATTCTTCAACATCATCATCAGTAAATGACGTTAATAATGTTTCAATACCTGTGCTGATTTCTTTAATAGCAATATTCATAACCCTTTCATGCGGTGTCAAGTATGAATAATATTTGCCATCTGGACTTATTTGTATATCAACTATTTCAGGATTTTTAAAGAAATCTTCGATTGAGTATTGCTTCATTTTTTATTTTTCTTTGGTGGATCCTGCGTTATTTTTCTCGATGTGCTTTTTTTCTTTGCAGCGCTTGACTTTTTCTGCTGTTTTTTGGTTAGTTTTTTTGGCACATTAGTTCTCCATATTATGTTCAATTATATACATTTTATCATACATTTCATGCATAAAATCTGATAATTTTTCCATATATCCACTATTTCTTAGCGATTTAAACACCAAATTCCCTACTGAATATAACTCTTTCTTCGAATCCAGGGCCTTTTGCCGCATTTCTTTTATCTTGTGTTTCAGTTCTTTTGCTTTATCATACGCAACAGAGGCGGCATCTTCCGCATCACTTAAAGCATAATCTTGCATTAAAGTATCGATTTTACCCATTATTTTCTTAGCATACCTATCTATTTCTTCACCATCCACTGCATCCTCTGCTTGTTTAGTGGGTTCTTTAACCCACTTATCATGTATTAATGAATAAACGCCGTCATGGTGATTGTTATTAATAACATTATCTATTCCTATCTCAACCACTCTGCCTTTGATAGTAATATCGTGTTTACCATTCCATTCGGATTTAGCAAATTTAAAATAATTATCGAGCAATTCTTCGTTATCATCTAACATTGAATAATCTAATACAATATGAATGTCGACATCTGACTGTTCATGATAATTATAACCGGCCAATGATCCAGTAAAATAAATATCTTTAATGACCTTTTTGCCATGGGTGAACTTAACTCCACTATAAAAGTCTAAAGCGATTTTAAGTAGATGTGCTCGAATTTCTTTCTTGAGCTTATTACCAGTATCCCAAAAGTCAGAACATAGATTGTCGTCTACGAAAATCGATTTTTCTTGAATATTTTCCACTGTGGTTTCTCCAAAATATAGTTCATCATAAATAAATAGTGAACAAAGAAAAAAATAGCGGCCTAAACCGCTATCTTTTTAAAACTTGCCCCGTAACCCGAATTCTGTTCTATCTATATATCTAACTAATGCACCAACCCGGATATTATAGAGCCGCTTTCCCTCTAATCCTGTATGGTTTGCACCCTCCATGGTGTTAACGACATAAGCACTCTAACAGCTAGCATACATTTCTGTACCTGTGTCTTTCGGGGTTACTGGTTTAGTGCTCTTATTGTTAACCCTTTTTAATATGTCTCCCATGTCTAGCGGTGGTGTTCGGAGTTTCCTCGTCTGTATAAATACAAACGCATATAGTCGAACAAGTTTATTTTTTATTCTTATTTTACCCCCTCATAATATATATTTCTTCGATAGTCATATTTCTTATTTCATTAATTCTTGCAACTAATTCAGCTGTGAAATGGTCTGCGCGTTCAACATAGTAGACAACAAAATATGAATCAACTCCATTTGCAGCATTACACGCAGCTTCCCAATATTCAACAAGTTTATTTTGAATTTGCGGCCAATTTAAACTAAATGGTTCTTTTGCTGCATTTCTAATCACTTCTTCAAATCCAATAAATGCATGGCTAATTTTAATTATATCATCTGTAATGTGAAAACAACCATCTGTCAAGGATAACCCCGAACGGTGAATGCAATCATCTGTTACTTGGGTTACTTCACCATTTTCAATTCTTGTTACTGTATGCGGAGTAAATTCATAATAAATTTTATCTCCTTCGTTAAATGTTTTATTCATATTATTTTTGTACATGCTCTCGCGTGTTTAATATTGATTTAATTGTGATCTAATTTGCTTATTTAATGTATTATTATAAATCTCGTCTGGAGTAGATTCAAAATCGCGTTCAGTGACTATATAATATCTATAATTTATTCTTTTAAAAAATAAAAATGCTGCTTGATATTTTGATAAAACTTGAATATCAAAGCAACTATTTCGATATTTAATTTCTTCAACACATTTATTATCTGGTAATATAAAATCCGGGAAATACGTTCTATCTATATTATTTATTGTATCACGATAACAAATTGAATCATTGAATTCAGATCTTAGATATCCTTTAACTGCAATGTTATTATTACATAAAAAAATTAATCGTTTCTTCTCGAGTTTTGAAACATAATATATATCATTAAATATGCCAGTTTCTCCCCAACCCTCTCCTTGCAAACTTCTGCCATGTAATGGATCAAATCCATTTTTGATTCTATCAAGCATTACTTGACTTCTTTTTTGTTTTAATTGAGGATCATTTTTATAGGATTGCTTGACACCATTTGATATATTAATCTTAGCCGCAATACTTCTGGGTTTTGATATTCCATCAATTACCTTTTTCCGATATACCGGGTCTTTCCATCGAGTTTTAATTTTTTTACTTGCTTTTATTTTATTAGATTCTATTGTTTCCTTTGTGTGTGTCTTACCAAAAAATGGATTATTAGCACCTGTGCGATCCCTGTGAGTTGTACAATAATCGGTCTTTCTATTTTTCTTTGTTAATAACTTACCACATTTTTTGCAATAAGATTGTACATCCAATTGATATAACTCATTGTATTGTTTAATTGTTATGTTATGATTACGCAAATGATAGGAAAAAGATTTTCGAGTTTCATATTCACGATTACAAATTTCACATTTTATCATATACTATCTCCTTTTAATATAAATAGTATAACCAAAAATATTATTGATGATTTCCACTATCAAAAGTATAATTAATTATTTCAAAATATCGGTCTAATAACATTTGTGCATAATCCCAGCATTTTAATCCGTAATTTCCAATTGCCCAAAAGTCATTCACTTCAATTATATCGTTATATATGTAATCTTTATCTTTAACAACAGCAACATCTACTGTGTATGCAATAGGAGCACTGGCATATGATGCAATAACTTGCCGCACATAATCATAGTTTGGTATTAACTCAAAATCACCAGCATAATTAGCTGAATATACCATTTTACCATTATGAATATATACTCGGTATTCACTTAAAATATCAAGTTTATTAGATACTATTACATCAGTGCCCTCAAATCCTTTAAAGTAGTTTAAATATTTTATATCCTCTACTAAAATGCCATCAAACAACTTTGTTTGAACTGGTTTTATGAATACTGGTATTAAAGTTCTTTTAAAATTGGCAATTGCGTCATCAATATTTAAAATTTGTATCTTTCTGCTAATTAATCCGCTATCAAGTATTTCTTTTGGAAAATCAATAGGAATTGGATACACATTAATACGTTTAAATAACGCAGTCATGCAGTCAATTGAACCAACAAATGGATTTAATTTTGCTATATTATCAAATTTGCCTGCCAATATTTCTTCTATTCTGAATCCAATTGCATCAAATCCTAAATATTCAAATCCATCAACCGCAGACTGTATATCAGCATTGATTGGAAATCCATTTTTTATTTGAACATATACTTTTTTCATTTTATGTTAACCGTTTTCTGCCGTGTATAGCTTTTAAAGTTGGAAACCTTAAGCTTAATTTGCGGCACTACTTTTTCTGATAATTCCATCGTTAAGCCAATGGGTCCAGCAGCCCCGGCGTGAACATCTGGTTGTAAAACAATAGTACCAGTAGCTATAAGATTATTAATAATATTATGTACTTGGGTCAATGCTGATTCTTCTATGTCGTTTGTCATTATAGCAGCATTAGCGTATCTTCCTTTTATTTCTATCATTTTATTAGTCCTGTTTAATTTTATTTTTTAATTAAAATTCATTTGGATGCATTATGTAGTAAATTCCCCAAGCAATGTCACTTGCATTTTTTGCATTATAAGTGCATCTAGATGTATAACATTTATCATGTCGTGCGTCTGGGTCGTTTGCTGCATGAAACTGTTTACTTGCTTCATATAATGGGCATATCAAACATGGGCATATATCATAATTCCATTTTAATTCTTTACCATTATATTCTATAATATTTTCCATATTAAACTTTCTTTGTGAATAAAAGATTTCCTGCTGCAATGATTGCATTGCATAACAATAGCAATACCACCTATATTGTGACCAATTCTAACAACATCATATATAGTTTCAGCAATAATATTACCCCCCAGAATAGTATTATAGCAATAAGGGCACTGATATGCAATAGTTTGTTCTGTCAATAATTCTAAATTATAACTACACATAATTGATGTTATTAAGTTAACCGTTTTCTGCCGTGTATAGCTTTTAAGGTTGGAAACCTTAAGCTTAATTTGCCATTTTTATCTTTACATTCCTCAAAATACTTCACAATCATTAAATACATAATATTATCGATAATTATTTTTAATAAAAAGTCTTCAAAATATTGATTAAATTTAAATCGAGCATAATTATATTAAAAGGAGCATGATGAAAGATTTTTATGTATATGCATATTGTTATCCAACTGAAATTATTAACGATGAGTTATTAACACATAAACCATTTTATATTGGTAAAGGACAAGACAAACGAATTGATAATCACTTATATCGAGTAAGTCATGACCGCAATACACACAATAAATATTTAACCAATATTATTAAAAAACTATTAAATGCTAAACAAGAGCCCATACGAATTAAATTATATGATAATTTAGATTGTATTGATGCATATGTATTAGAATTTGAAACTATAGCAAAATATGGTCGAACCCAAATTGATAAAGACGGTATATTAGTCAATAGATCTGCTGGGTTAGAGCATTTTAATTTAAGATTTTCCGAACCCATTCGGCAACAATTATTGCAACTTGATTTTAGTAAACATTTTAACTTTAAAGATTGTGATCAAGAACTCATAGATGAAATCTGCCGCTTATATGAAATAGAAGAATATTCATTTAATATGTTATATGCAAAGTTTAAAATGGGTAAGAAAAAAATGAGGCAAATATTAACTGATAACAATATTCATATTAGAACAAAAAGCGAAACTAGAATGGGAGACAAAAACCCAGCATTTGGTAAACCAGGAAGTTTCAAAGGGAAAAAACACAAATCTAAAACTATTAAGAAAATGAGTGAAGCTCGCAAATCATACTACAAAAAGAAAGCTTCTACGTCTGTCTAATTCGTCCATGAATTGCTTTCAATGTAGGAAATCTCAATGATTCTTTTCCATTTTTATCTTTACACGTCTCAAAATATTTCACAGTGATTACCTTACCAATAATTTCTTTAGGATTATTGTAAAATGCACGCCGTTCTTCAAGTGAAAATCCACTACCAACGCTTACAGGATTTCCTTTGTGCTCTATGATTACATTTGTCAATGTCTGTTCAACTACTTCTACATTATCCACAACTACTCTAAACGGACCAGTTTCAATGTCTTTCACCGTATATTCGTCGTCGTGAAACTTTTTTAATTTAAGCATGTCATCACTGCGTTTGCCTTTATATTCACAATCTTTACGAATGATCAATCCTTCCCAACCATGCTGTGTTGCATAGTTTGAATATTCTTCTAAATCAGCATTGCTTTTAACAACAGTTTGCTCGAGAACTTCAATTCGCTTGCGACTAATAGTATGTGATTTAACTGCTGAACGTATAATATAGTTAAGCTGTTTTAATCTTTCACTTAAAATGCGTTTTGACGTTTGAGCATCGAATTCTTCTTGTGTTAAACAATCAAATGCATTATATTTTGGTTTTTCAATTGTATAATTTTTGCGTAATATTTGCCTTTGAACTTGATCAAAATGCTCATTGCCGTTATCATCCACTATACAAACTTCGCCATCAAATACTAACCCAAACACTTTAAGCTTTCTAAATTCTTCTTTCAATACATCAAGCGTTTTAAACTCTTTACCTTGGCGACTAATAAGTTTTACATCATCACCATTACAAAAAACAATGCATCTACAGCCGTCTAATTTACGACTGACAAAATATGTATCTTTTTTAAAATTAACCTTGGCAATAACTTTGCCTTCATATTTGTTTGCAAGTGCCACATCAAATGTTGGAATGCAGTCTTTAAAGACTTTATTTATACTTTTTGAATCTAACCGCACTTTCAAGTTACGCTCAAAAATATTCAATATTAATTCAGCGTATTTCTTATTCTTTTCAATGAATCCATTAACATTTGCTAACGCATCATGGCCGGATATCTTTCTTGCTGCTAAGTCATCAAGCAATTTAAACAAGTTTGTGTAACCGTATTCAACCAAATCTTCGTTTTTTCTAAGATTATCTGGAGTTACATAATACTGTTTAAATGTGGTATAAGTATAATGCAATACTTCACGAATAAATTCGTTTTTCTTGTACCGTTTAAGCACCATTAATTTTGCTGTTGACGAATTATCAGCATTGAGTTCATCAACCATTTGTTTTAAAGTTCCGAAATCTTGGAGCATAGTTTTGTTTGTGTTTATAAAGTAAAGGTAAGAAAAATAGTTGAAAAATCCAAATTTTTATTATTGCTTGCTCACTTCGCCATAAAAGTATATGGTTATATCTTTAGTGGTATGCAATTTATTGATTTCAACTGTATCAAGTATTAACGTTTCACCTACTGGATAGGTATTTATCATACCAACAAAATGCTGTTGTACCATCATTGAATCAGTAGAATTAATTGTACCATCACCATTTACATCGGCTAATTTCTTTTGAATGTCTGTAAATTGTCGTGTGCCTGTAAAATATTGGGCAATATATAAGGCATCGATGGATGCTGCATTAGATCTGGAATTTACGGATATATTAAATATGCCTGGTTCTAAGTTATTAAAATAATAACTACCATTATTGCATACTGTGCTATATATGTTTCCATTATCTCTATTAATTAATGTTAGCACATCACCATCATATGCATTAATATTGCCTTTTAATTCAAAATTAGCAATAAGCGGTAATGTTGGGTCACCTATAATATTAACAGACGCCAATGTCCATTGTCTAAAATCGTCTGGATTTGTAGGTGGCATTGCTTGCTTTGCTTTATATAAAGCTTCGCCTATTGTTTTGCTATAGTCATAATTTTGCCAAAATAATTTATCAAGCGTTAAGCTTGGTCCACCAACAGCACCAACAGCATAAAATTGATATACGCTGCCAGCAATAATAGTTGACCAACAATGTCCGGATACAAGACCAGCAACCGCCAAAGAATAATCTTTGGTAAAATCACCAGCATAACATCCCATGCAATATACAATTGGGTATATAGTATTAGTAAACCATGGCACTTCATTAGTAAATATTTTACCAAACCCACCGGCACCAGAATGAGTAATTATTGAAACAAGATCGTTATCTTCAAATTCTCTAATAACATCATACACCGTAAATGTTTTGCAAAGGGCAGTGCGAGTGGCATCTTCCAAAATTATATTTTCATTGTATTTGCAACCATCTGTCTTAGTATCGAGATTATCACCAACTAATAATAGCCGTTGCCCAGGTATAAAATTTATAAATTTGTGCAAACAGTTTAATAATTCCGTTTCATTTTTAATCACTATGCGGCCACACTTATTATGATAAAGTCTATCAGATGGTATGATGCCTGAATAAGGTGGAATTGGAATGGTTTCATATAATACCAGCACATTAATAAGAAGAACATAATCAGGATTTGCACTATCTATAGCATTCTTAATGCTTTGTGCTAAGTCCGTATGGTCTAACGACTCTAATGTAATGACTGAAACACTATAAATAAATTCTCTATCAATTATATATTCTTGTAAAGTGGGAACATACGCAGTTGGTATAAATATTAAATATTGCTCTTTCATTCAGTTACGTTCCTAATAAATATCTTCACTATACAACTCATTACCAGTAATATAAGAAGGATTAATCAATTGATTGGCATCCTTTGCAATTTGCAACGCGTTTTTTCTAGAAACAAATCTATTCGTATTAGTTAAAAACCCTTGCACTGTTGTGCCAACTGAATCAGGACCTAATTTAGTAGTTCTTAGATTACACATAGTTTTTAATAAATCTATGCAATGACCGTGCCTATGCCCACATATCACAATTCCTTCAGTAATATTTACTGGCAAGAAATGCTGAGTTGGTAATTCTCTATACCAAATAGCTGCACATATAATATATTCTTTATTCATTATTTCGGTTTCTTTATGTTTAATTCGAGTTCCATATAATCTCTAATGTAGTTAAAAGCTTCAAGCCAACCCAAATTAAATGTATAATTTATAGACCCATTTGGATTTTTAATGGTTTTATATGTATTATCTATACCACTGTCAATAAGTTCAATAATACCTTGAATTTCCTTTAAATTATCTTGTGACATTATTGTTAATGCTCGATTAGAGTTTTCAAGCAATTCAATTTGGGCTTTTAGCTCTTCAATTTCAGTATAATAATCAAATTCGTTTGTCATTTATTATATAATTCTAAATGTTTTATTTTCCATTACTGGCCATAAATACTTACCACCATTAAATCCTTTATCACCAGGAAATTTAGGTAGATAATATTGTTCATCTTTTTCAATTAATCTTGCACGCATTGCCCTGTGAAAGTCTTCATCACCAACCCACCACGGGTAATCATACTTTGTAACATTGTATAGTTGCATAGTATTGTTGAATCCTCTTTTAATCCACTCGTTGATACAGCAATTGTGGTAATATTTAAGTGCTTCAATATGGCCTTCCCACATTTTTACTGCAGGATGGTTTTTCCATTTCGAGCCTTCCGTAAGAGTTTTTACAATTTGCATCGCTTCAACCCGCTGCTTTCCAAGTCTTTTATTATCAAGTTTTTCAACGGAACGAATAAAATTGGAATATGGCAGAAATGTTATCATTATATTAATTTAATAGCTGCATTAATTGCATCAGTTAATGCAACATAATAATCACTCAATTCAGATTCAAAAAGAATAATTTCATCTTCTTTTATATCCCATTCAGTTTTAATTACAAATGATACATATCCTTCATATTTAGTGCGACTTGTAATATTATCACCTTCAATTAAAATGTGCAACTTATGCTTTTCTCTAAGCCAATCAATTACTTGTTGATATAATGGTGCACCAATACTATCAAATTTACAATATTTTTCAGTGCACACCAATGTTGTTATATCATTTAATCCGACACTCCAATAATATAAGCATTGTGCGTCAAACCCCTTTTCTTTAATCAATACTTTTGCTGTATTGTACGGTACAAATAAATTTTTCATTTTTGTTTTAAATTAATCGCCCCAATTACTGATATTTTCTTCAATTATTTTAAAAAGAAGCTTTCTGTATTTGTTATAGTAAATAGATTCTTGCCGTATTGCAAACCTAATAAGTTCTCTTTCTTCATCAGTGTTATCAGCTATTTTCTTTAAACCAGGCCTTCCTGGTACATCCTCCAATTTATGCCCGTGCTTTGGATAATATGCATCATATAACTTTGAAGCAAAGCGTTCAGTAATTAATTCATCAAGAATTTTTTCACATAATCTTAATTGTTTAAGATGTTTTTTTTCCAAAAAATATGGTTGGTCTGCACCCCGATCTAAATATTTTTTGTGTTGCCGTATTTTACCAAGCAATATTTTATAATAAAATGAATCATCCCATTGCCTATCCCGCCAAATAATTGGTAACCAATGCACTAAATTCCTAATACCATAAATAAAATCGTAATACGCTGCATGAAATAATTTTCTAAACTGCAATCTACAAATACACCAAAAATAATATTTCATAATAATTTTTTATTTAATTAATAGTAAATATAAGTATATTATAGGAATTATCAAAATCAATTTTTTTCAAAAATAAAAACTACATATTGGAAACTAATGGAGACTAAAATGCAATCAACAAATAATTTAATTTTTAGCAAATTTAATAACATTATTAAAAGTCAATTTCAACCTTTAATTGTTATGACTAAGCAGTTAATAAACACATCAGAAAAATATGATATTAATAAACAAAAAGAAATACATTACATTATGCTCGATACCGTTAATGATGCATATGACACCATTGAAAATTTATTAAGCTGGGCAACTATACAGACTAATACTATTGAATTAAATTTGGAGAAAATAAACTTAAACTTCTTCATTAATAATATGATAAAAGATTTAGAAGATAGAGCAGAAAGGAAGTCCATAAAAATTATTAGTAGCATTGGTCAGCATAGCTCAATGGTAGCGGCTGACTGGAAATTGCTTGGCATTATTTTTAGAAATTTAATAGTCAATGCAATTAATTACAGTCGCACTAATACTGAAATAAATATTACTACTGAATTAGTAAAAACAGATATTTCAGGACCATACATTAAAATAAAAGTTATAGATAGCGGAATAGGAATGGATTGTGAAAAACTTAAAAAAGTTTTTGCAGAACCAGTAAGCTATATGGAACAAACTGTTGGTGTTGGCCTTATGATAACAAAGGCATATGTTGAGCTTATGGGTGGTAGCATATGGGTTTATAGTAAGAGTAATGATGGCAGTGCCTTTGCATTTTCTCTCAAACCAGCATAATTATTTTGTTTGCTTTTGCTTGACATGATCAATATGCTTGCAAATATGTCTGAATCCAAATCCAGGGCAAGTGCAATTCCATTGTCCATTAATACATGATACTGTATATATTTCCCCTGTTCTTGCAGATTTTACTTTTTCGACAATATCTTTAGATGTAGTACTATCGCCAACATTTGAAATTTGCTCCCAATGTTTAGTGCGAAGCTCTTCTAATGTAAGCGTAGAATTTAATGGAATTTCAATATCATCTGGATATTCATTCGACATTGGCACTACAATATATTTTCTGGTCTCAGTAGTAAAAAGAAACGGCGGGAAAAAGCTTTTAATTTTAAGATTCTTAATATCAACCATGTTGTTTATTTTATGATATATAGTAAGATACTAAAATTCTATCAAATATCAAAGAAGAAAGTAAATTAATTCAATTTTGTCTTAAACTTGCTATCAACGAAATAGACAATAAGATTGGATTCAAATTTATTTTTAGTAAACCATATAGTATAGTCTGCACGATATTTATTATTTACATAATACCATATGCATTTTTTAACTTCAAATTGGTTATCAGTTATATAAACTAATTGGTTTGCTTCGAATTTGTTGGAAGTTACATATACTTTATAATCAGCTTCAAATTTATTCTTCGTCACATACATCTTCTGTGAAAAAGAACATATAGAAACCAATAATAACGCAAATAATATTATAAGTTTTTTCATTTTTTGATTAGTGGAGCATCTAATTCTTTTTGAATTATTTCAATTTCATCGCCGTTTTGAATTTCTTCCATTATTTGCGATACTACTTCATCTTGTACGACATTATCGAGCAACCCTGCTTCTTGTAATTTATCTGCGAATGTATTTTCACGCTTTAAAAGAACAACTGGTCTATTTGATGCTTCATAACATACAACCACATAATCCCATTTGATTTTTTTACCTATTTGTTTTTCGATTTTTGCCCAATTATCCGCATTCATTGTGTAATATGGGTAATCAGTATAGCCCACCGTAAGGCCACCAGGATGCTTTTCTTTCATTTCATTATATGATTTAATGATTTCATCCCATTTATTCGCAAGAAAACGCATAATAACTGGGTGCTTTCTTACATCAAGACGATACATAGTTCCATCGGCATCTAAATAAAATTTTGCCTGCCTCATAGTAAGGTTTTAATAAATTCAATATCTCTTTTAACTCTTGGCCACGCATTTGCTGCGATTGAATGGGCGTAATCAGTGTAAAATTGGCTTGGCCCATGAAAATTTAAAAACCCATCTATCGTTTCTGCTGTAATTTGTTTTTTCATTTCACAATTTAATAAATTAATTAGCATAGTCTGCACCCAATCATATTCTGCCCATTGCAATAAATCAGCATCCCGTATGATATGTTGCAACAATGATAAATCATTATATACAATTACATATGGATATTCAGTAGCACGAATGATATCAGATACACCATTAATAAATTCCAACGTTTCATTATTTTCAAGAGCTATAATTTTAAACGATTGTACTGCAATCGTAACGTTCATATTATCAGTAGTTGCGCCACCACTATGTGCATAATCATGCATCAATGCAGCAGTATATAACATTCTCAATTCTAATAGCATCCTTGTAGGTGGTAATTTGCTAAAAATAGAATCGTTTAATGAAATTGATATTTTGTGGCAATTCTTAAGAACAGTTAATGAGTGATTAATGTTGTGATATGGATTATTCTCACCTGGATTATCAAGCAACAGTGCCTTAAAGTAAGGGTCAAGCCCAAAATCTTTTATTAACTCGTTATATTCCATGTAATACTAACCAAACAAAAACCAAGAAAGCAGTTGCCCCCTTGGTTTTGCACATTAAATAATAAGTAGTTTACCACCTGTTTCCGTGCATCTTGTAGTATGCATCCCAAAAAGGTTGCCTGTCTGGTCTGTCAAATGCTTGTAAAGCACGCTGTAAAGAAATCTTTCTACCAATATTTTTTTCAAATTGGTCGTTCCATGCACAAAATGCAATACCGGTGGATTTTTCTTCTTCTTTTCCCGTTTTTTCATCGAAAATATAGATAACACAGTTAGTATCACTAATAGATTCTGTACCGTAATGCCATTTTACTTTAAATGTAACATCACCCTGTTTAACTTTAAGCATTTGTTATATAAATTTGGTTTAAAATTTCAAATAAAAAAAGCAACTTCTTCACCAGCAGCCGTTTGCTTGTTGCTTTTTTATGTAATGTTAGTTATCTAACACTACGGCAGAATCTAGTATTCGGACATATGTAATATTTAAGGTATTAGCAGAAGAGTACTAACATAGCAACCATCTCCTTAAACATGCGCTAAGGTCCACGAACCCTTCCTTCAATCATAGTTGCGTGAAGGACTTACTGGGTGAACTGCAGTAACCATGTTATAACAACTTAGCTTATCATAACACTTGCAACGCTTGTCAAAAGTATTTAGCTTCTGTTAACCCCCGCGTTGAATTAAAGGTTGATTTCACAAACTTCATGATTACATTGCACTGATCTGATAAAAAATTCCCCTGTGGGTTTAACAATGCAAGCAATCCATTTGCTACTTTCATGATTTAGTGTCCTGATTGGATACTATGATAAATATATGAAAAACTTTTCAGCTAACCAAATAATTTCAATTTCTATATTATAATTTATTAGTATAGCATCAAATTTTATTTTTTTCCTAAAAGTGGACACCAATCTGGTACGGCACAATCTCTTCTGGTTTGGTATGGCCTGCTAGAACAGGTAATTGATCGATTTACATTTCTGTCTGACGCATATTCTGAATGGTCATTTCTATCTGGATTTAGTGTTTTGGTGCAGACAACGGATTCGTCATCATCACAAAACCAATCATTAGGGTCGGGGTCAGGGATTAATTTATGAAAATTACAATCAAGGCAATTCTCAATTTTTTGAAATACTACATTTGTTTTTTCCATTGTTCTATGATTAATAAAACAAAAATAAGAAATAAAGCGTTAACGGCAACTTTAAATAAATGTTACAATAAAAAGAATGCACAAATAAAACAAACTCTACATATTCAGAGCAAGAAATTAGCGAATATGAATTACAATACGATTGTAATTGGAGATTTAACAGTTAAAAAATTGATGTCTACTGATGGCGTTAATGCTAAAAAGAAAAATGTAAGAAAGTCTTTTAATAAAAGCAATATTACGATGTTTCTTCAGTTTCTTAAATATAAATGTCAAGCAACTGGTACAGATGTTATCAAAATAGATGAACATAATACTACTCAATTAAATTGCTTGACTGGCAAATTATTTAAAGATAAAGTAGAATTGCAAGATAGAACTGTTAAATTAAATGAAAATGTGTTTATAGATAGAGATTTAAACTCTGCAATCAACATTTTAAAGCGTTGGGAGCAACAACACATTGCCTCTGTGAATAGGCCATTAGCAATATCGGCTGATGTACTTGCTGAAATTAGTAAGCAAGAAAGATGCACAATTTAAAGGGAGTGCACAGTTCACATTTTCCGTTTCCATTGCATATTTATTTATATAGCATACATAAGAAAAATAATTGACATTTCAAAATATTTTTTATATTTATAATAAAAAGGAGAACCAATGTACACCTTACCGGCACCTATAGCATTAGCTGCAACCAATGTAGCACCAACATCATTCACTGCAAATTGGCAAAATGGAGAAGTTTCAGGGTCAACTGTAACGCATTATCATCTACAAGTAGCATATGATACTGAATTTACAAATATTTTTAATTATTATGATATAAACATTGGAACAGAAACGAGCTATAGTATTATTGGTGCATTACCATCATTAACATTATATTATAGAGTAATGGCATATGACAATAGTGTATGGTCAGATTATTCAAATGTGATTAGCGTGATAACTCCGCGTCCAATCCCCGACCCACCAGTAGCATATCCAGCAATTAATGTAACAACCAGTTCATTTATTGCTACTTGGGGCAAGTCTATGTATGTTAATAGATATTTTATGGACGTTGCGTATGACGAGCAATTTATTTATGGTGTACCTGGATATACAAACTTTACCACATGCGTAGCAACTTATTATGAAGTAAAAAATTTACAACCTTCTTCTGCGCCACCTAATTGGAATTCAACATATTATTATAGAATTCGTGCATGGAATTCATCTGGGCTAAGCGCAAACTCTAATGCAATTGCAGTTTATATTCCATTTAATCATAATATATCAGGAAGCGTAATGTACGATAACACTATTAGCACACCATTATCTGATGTTTCGGTTTTATTATTTGACGACGATGATCGTTATTGGCAAACAGAAACAGATGCGCATGGAAACTTTGCATTTAACAACATACCAGAAAACAACTATACTATCAATGTAGTATGCCATAAACCATGGGGTGGTGTAAATTCTACTGATGCGTTATTAATAGAACGGCACTTTATTGGATTAACACCATTAACTGGTTTAAGGCTTTTAGCAGCAGACGTGAATGGTAGTGGTACTGTAAATGCAGCTGATGCATTATTAGTAGCCCAGCGATTTACCCAAGTTATAAATTCCTTCCCTGCAGGGGACTGGATATTTGAAGATGCAAGTTTTAAGCTTATTTCCGATAAAATGATTCTTGTACGGGGCCTTTGTTATGGGGATGTCAATGGAAGTTATATTCCAACTTAATTTGGATAAAACAGTAAAGACATAGAAACAAGGTATAGATCAAACATAAAATGACGTAATATGGTTAGATCTAATAGACGATCTTTTTAAAGTAGTACCAGGTATCACCTAGCCGTTAACTATCACCAGAACTTACCTAATTACGTTATAAACAAATATTCAACGTAAATGCATTAAATGTTATTTCTGTTTAAAACTTGGCATTTCCCGTAATTGTTCAAGAAGAATTCGTTCTTCCTGTGTTATTTCTGCGGGAACTTTGATTTCGACTTGAACGAGCAAATTACCAAATGCATTATCGCTAATAGGCATACCTTGTCCTTTTAATCTTAACATATTGCCGTGTTCAGTTCCTGCAGGAACCTTTACTTTAAATGCTTTACCACTGATAGTATCAAGAGATAAGTCATCTATTCCCAGACATGCATCAATCGGGGTGATGGTTATTTTAGTCAGTAAGTCTGCTACAGATATTGCATCATACTTGTCATCTAATTGTACATTAAATGAAACTAATAAATTACCTGGCTGCTGTGATTTATACGTTATGAGAGGTGCACAGTCACCCATATGGGTATATACAATGTGGTTATTTTGCAGTACACCGTATGGAATTTCTATTTCCAATTCTTCTTCCTTAGGAACCAAGCCAGTACCACTACATTCTTTGCATAGATTTACTATCTTGATTCCCGTCCCATTGCAATCATAGCAGGTACTAATATTTTGTGCTATACCATTTGGCATTTGAAATTGTTGAACAAGTTGCCCTGTTCCACCACACGTCTCACATGCAGTAGTAGTGCCATCTTCTGATGCAGTACCATTACATTTGGTACAAGTAACTTGTCTGGTATATTTTACTGTGCGTGGCTTCCTATTGTAGGCTTCTTCTAATGATAGGGTTAGCATTATTCTTAAATCTCTACCGCGGGCAACCGATTGCTGTTGAGGATTATGCCGTCTGAAAAATGGGTCGTTAGCAAAATGTCTAGCTATGATATCGTTTATATTGAAACCAAAGCCAGACATATTTGGGCCAGTTATTTCTTCGCCGCTATCATATCGTTGACGCTTAGCGTCATCACTTAATACTTCATATGCTTCAGCAATTTCCTTAAATTTCTCCTCCGCAGCTACTGGGTCCTCTGGATGTGTATCTGGGTGATATTGCTTTGCAAGCTTGCGGTAAGTTTTTTTAATTTCAGCTTTAGTAGCTTCTTTAGTAATGCCGAGTATATTATAATAGTCTTTTCGCATTATTCGTTGTATTTAAGCAAGAAATTTGGATTTATACATTTGAACGACAATCTATTTGCATGTAATAATTTAATTTCAGTATCAATTATCTCAATATGAGGACGAAATACGCCACCTTCAATCCAAACATTAGGATTAATTTCTGATTTGCGCTGTACGAATGCTACTAATTCATCAACTGTTAATGGTAATTTATAGTTTGCATCTATAATAGGAACCATTTTAAGTCCTAATGTCATTAACATAGATAATAAATCGGGGCCGTCCATAAATTTATATTCATCAATGTCGAATGCAGTAAAGAAATAAATATCATGCCCCTTAATACCTAATTTATTGCCCCGTATTCCTTCCCCAACTAATTCTCCTTGCAATGCAATATTCATATCCAAAGAACGAATTTTTTCCTCAATATTATTTTGCTTTACTACTTTCCAAAATGAATTTTTATCATCTTCAGCTAATTGTAATCCGCTAGAACACACACCAAAATTATTATCTTTAATAAAGATTGTACATGAGCTACCGTCACATTTTTCCGTAACATAGAACCGTTGCCATTTATATTTAGTTAATATTTCAGGCATGCTTTGAATGCGAGTTTCATCAGTAGTTGGAATGAAAGACGGAAAATATCCAATAGCAAGTCCACTTAAACAAGCAGGTATTGCTGGTTCGTATTTTTCTATTTGTAGCAAACCAGTAACATCATACCCTTCATATAATTCATATTTAGGATTTTCGCGTGTATCATCTTTAAATTTCTTTCCTTCTAATATTGATAGCGGAAAACAAATACCTTGGCTCACCTGGCCACGCAGCCTTACTGTTCGAATTCTATAATTTGAAGAAGCAAGAAATTCAAATTCCGGCCAATGCGGCAGCAATGAATCAATTTCTACATAGACACATAAGTCGTTGACTTTAAATTCATTGCGTTTAATAACCACGTGCCACCCAAGTATTTGAGCTACTTCAATAGCATCAGCATTTGGAATAGGTTTGATATCTATAATTCGTTGTATAGTTGCTAAATTTCTCATTTTTCTTCTTATATATTTTCATTAGTTGCACATTTAAATGCATCAATCAACTCTTGCATCTTTTTTTCGGCATTCATATTATATTCATCCTTCCACTTGTCTTCGAACCCATTCATAATATTTAACAACGTATTCTCCATATCATAATCTGTGACATCGATCCAATGTGGAAATGGACCAAATATAGAAATTACATTCTTAGACCTGTTTATAAACTTTACGATATGTGCCCCTGTTTTGATATGTTTAATTTCAGGAAAGCCTTTACAGGTATATCCGAATTTCCATTCATTTGGGTTAAAATGCAAAGATAATTCTATAAATTTTACTAATTCAATTTGTTTATCCGTCATGGTAGTTGTATTATAAGCATAATTTATAATCAATATCCCTTTCTAATTGCATGTTAACTTCACCCTTAGGTTCTTTTATGATACCCGTTTTGCGGTCAACAGCACTTTCATCAATAGTCTTCATAACAATACCTTGAGTCTTGCCGGTAATGCAATAAAAGCTTAAATCTTTTTGTACTCTGCAAAGAGAATGTCTAGAAAATGTAACAGGATTTTCCCCTTCGGTAACTATATCGCGGAGTAATCTCACGTTTTTACCAATCATCAACTTGTTTTCCATAATTTATTTAGTCTTTAAAATTTTAATTATTTGCGCGTATTTTATGTCAAATTCATCAATTGTTTTGACAATTTTAGCTATGACTTCTGCTACAAGTGCATCATCCGCGGATTCAAATCGAAGATGATCGATTAATTTATGTGTTGCTGCCCAATCTAAATTTGGATTAGTAGCGTCGTCTGGAACATTTATTTTATATATCATTCTACTGAAATTAAGGTTCTTAAGCTATTTAATTCTGCCAATAGCATACTATAGAGTCCACTATAACCATATATAATGCCAAATTGATTAACATATTTTTCAATTGTTTCAAATTGATATTTATTGGTACAGTTAGATATCATATCTTCTGCTATACAATATGATGCTCCTTTATTATTCTCTGCTTTTTCTATAGCAATAATATTATTTCGGGTAATCCACTTAAATTTAATACTCATAAATACATTTGTTCGTAATAGTGTTTGACAATAGTTTCAAATAATTTAGCAAGCTCATCGTCTGTCAAACTATTAAAATCTAGCGTGGAAATATTATTGCATCCCGTATGGTTTGCAAATGTTATATTCCATTTCATTGTAGTTGGTTGAAACCCCTGCTCATGTTGGCGAATTTCATTCAACCTGCTAATGGTTAGTTCACGTAATAGCGGCATTTTGATTATGATTTCTTTGTTTTGCTAAAAAAAGCAATATATCCAAAATACACTGCTACACCTATTAGTGCAGCCAAAGCAAATATTGGAATAGGTTTTCCACTACCGATGACCGGAATTAATGCCCCCGTTGCTAACCCACTTACTATTGCACTTAATGATTTGTACATAACTATTTGTTATTTAATGTTAAAGTAAAGTTAAGAAGAATTTTTCAAACCACCAAATATTCTTTAAAATATTTTTAAAGATAGGTTTAACTTGCTAAGAAAGCAATATAAAAATATACAAAATAATATTAATTATTAACCAAGCAAGTATAGTAATCCTCCTATAACCAAAATATAAATAAAGCCAACAATAACTGCTGCTTTATTTTTAATAATGCGTGCTTTCATTTTAAATTTTTATAACTAATCACATTCACTGAACTTTCTAAGTAGATCAAAATAATGAAGTTGCATCAATTCATCTTGTTTGGCTTGCTTCATATTATCTATAACCTTTAAACGCATATGTTGTGCAACAATACCATATACTATATCATAATCTGCACCCATATTTATAATCCATTTTTTGAATCGCTCAACATATTTGATAGATTCTTTTTCATGCCCGGGTTGCTGGTGGAACTTCTTTTCTTGGTTATATGTTTGTGTATCAAACTTACCCAAGTCATGAAAGATGCCCGCCAAAGAAAGAGTAATATCTTTATATACTGCAAGCCTATCTACTACCTGCTGGGTATGTATAAATCCATTGCCTTCCGGGTGTTTGTCCGGCCTTTGCTGCACGAGCTTTAACCGAAATATATCTGTTTTAAGCTGTGGTGGGCATTTTTCTATAAGGTTATCAAAAGCGTAAAATCCTGCCATATAGTTATAAGTTGGTACAAATATATATATGGCAGGATTTAAAAATTCAAAAATTAAAATCCAACCCACCTTTGTACTCGGCAAGCAAGAACATCGGATATATCTGCAATACCCATATATTTACGACCCATGCACCTTGCTTGGTCTCTTGTAAGAGTTGGCTTACCATCAATAACATACGCCTTTTGTAAGGATGGAAAATATACCACCCAATCATTGTTATCTAATGCAGTATTGGCTAAGCCGGGCGTATAGCTTACATCAAAAAATGTAATATTGCTAATATCAACTCTTGTATATTTTTTACGTTTAGTTGGTGCGTATGAGCTTATAGGAATAACATTCCCAGCTTGATATCCTATACACGAACTTGCGTTAATTGTATAAGTATTAAATCTGCCGTTGTTAGAAGTTTGCCAAATATATTGGTTTGGCACCACCCTATTCATTGCATTTGCAACGTCAACTTGCATAGCCCAAAAGCCATTGGCGCGGAGTGCCATTTTAATATCAAGGTTAGTTGTTGAGCCATTTTTGTTCATTAAATCTTCTGCGATTCGACGAACGACGTCATCTGTGAATTGTTTCATAATATAAATTTTTATTTAGATATAAAATACAAAATTGCATTATTTATATTTCTGTTGTTAAAGCAACTTCAGTGCCGGTTGGAAATATAACTACATCAAAGCAGATGTCACTTCTCCCCCATGTAACCTTTGGATTTCCCAGCAATACATATCCATCATATATTCTAAGAACGATTCCCCCGTTGTATGATGTGCCTAATATTTCTGCTATTTGTCCAACTTTCATTTGTGAATCACTATCTATGTTAGCCGTGTTACCAATTTTTACTTTCATTTTGTTTATTTTATTTGTTTATTAATTATTTTTCCCACCCAATATCTTTGGAAATTTGCGATGCTTCACCATCCTCTAATTTATCTTTCTTTTCTTCCATGGATTTAGCAAAATAATCACCAATTTCTCCTTGAAATAGCGAATCTCCTCATACAGAAAATCTCCATTTATATAACATTTCTGCATATGCCATGCTATCTATTCTATTTTTAATTTCTTCTGACATCTTATTTGCTTATTAATGTATGGTCTTTCCAATAAAATTTGCCAATTATTTCGCCATTTATAATTGTATTATTTTGCATTATTTCTAAAAATTGATTTAAATATATCTCAACTGTAAACCTTTCCGGGTGCAGCAGTATTGCCCAATTTTGGCTTTGACCAAACCGCCAACTAATTAATTTCCACCCTTCTCTTGTCGTTTCTTTAAAGACATATGTTGGTAAAGAACCATCAAGAACCTGCGATTGCATTGATACCCAAACATAGGAATTTCCCCAATTAGCAAACTCAACTGGTATTTTCCCTTTTTTGTAAATTTAGTAAGAAACCCAGCATCGTAGTTAGTCAGCAAACCTTTCGGACGTATTTTAAGAAGATATTCATCTTCTGCCAATTCGTAACCGTCTATATTTGGTATCATTTACATTAATATTATTACACATAAATATACAAAATATTTTTCAATAACCCAAACAAAAAAATCATTTTTATTATAATTTAATACTATTTATTAGCAAAGTATATAACATCACCAAATAAATTTAGAGGATGCAATTATGAAGAAGTTTTTAATTTATGAAATTATTGATAATAACAATGTTCCAATCTATATTGGACAAACTTGTAATATTAAGCGTCGCATGCAAGAGCATAAAAAAGAAATTGATATTGGTAAAAACCATTTACATAAAAAAGTAAGAAAATTGCAACGTGAATTTAATTATCAACTTACTTATAATATTTTAATTACTAATTTATCTAAAGAACAAGCAGATGAGCAAGAAATTTATCATATAAGACACTATAAAGAGAATGGTATAAAGTTATGCAATTTAACAGACGGCGGAGGCGGAGGGTTGGGTCACAAACCTAAATTTGCTGATGAATGGAGAAAGAAACTATCTGACTCTAGAAAAGCATTGTATGCGACTGGATTTCGTAGTAATTTAATTGGTACTGGCATTTCAGTTGTTGATATGTGGGTTAAGAATGGGATGTCAAAAGAAGATGCGGAATTAAAATGGAACGAACTGTCTAAAAAACAATCTAAGTTTATGATAGAAAATAATCCATTTAAAGGGAAAACCCACACAGATGAAACCAAGAAAAAAATAGCAGCTACTGCAAAAAAGACATTTACTGGTACCACTCAATCTATGGAGCATATTGAAAAAAGACGAACTACATATAAACAAACTATGAATAAAAGAACGAAAGAGCAACTGGAAGAAAGGAAACAAATAAATCAACAAAACCGACAAAAACAATTAGAAAAATTAAGAACGCATGTGCAAGTATTAGATATTAATGATAATTTATTATATGAACTATTCGGACACGGCAAAGAAATTGTAGATCAATTATATGAATTATTAAACATCAAGTTTGATTTTAGCTCCATAAAAAAAGTATCTAATAATATATGGTCAAATCACAAAAATTACAAATTTAAAATAAAACATTAGCGGCATTCTATTAAATATTCAATTGTTGATTGATTGGAATCATAAATGACAATTTCATCATTGCGCAAACTGATCCCTGCATGAGCATGCACACTATCATAATTACCAAGCAATTGTAATTTCTTTTTGCATAAATTATAGCAATCTGAAGTGTGTTGGTGGATATGATACGGATTACCAACAAGAACATTATAGATTGCTAAAAATCCGCGATTATCAGATCCGGATGCCCAATACGAACCCCGCAGTGAAGTATATCCTGCTGATTTTGCCATTTTATTTGCAAAATAAACGCCATCGCCCAGCATGCTTCCCGTATGGATTGCGTTGGATGGCCGAATAAGTAAACCGCTTGTCATAATGGACCACCAATTTTCATTTCTTGAACCGTGCCATAGCATGTCCATATTTTTAACAGGAATGATGGCTTTATATTCGTCTAATGCCTTTTTTGTCTTAAAATTAGTAACCCTAAATGCACGGTGGTAACGTCCAGCATCTGATCCCATCATTTTACGAAGCATTTGTTCTTCTTGTGCATTGACTGGTTCAAGCATAAGGCCTGAAACAGTTAAAATATCAGTTTCTTCATCAACATCTACTGCATTAGACACGTCTTTTAACTTAACCTGCCCTGCCATAACGTCAAGAGTCATCTGTTCTTCCGACAGTATATTCTTTAATTTAGTATCAAGCACATTAATATCCGCATCTTTTGGCAGTACATGGGCATGTACATTGTCCATTTTCCGCGGAATTATCATGTAAAATTCGAGTAAAAGGCGATTTAAGTCAACAATACTGCTACTTGACGGACCCATGCTAATAAGGCTATTCAATTTTGACTGAGCCTCGTCGACTTGCCGTTGAGTTACATTGGCAGATGATACATTATAGTTCTTCGTAACAGATCCTCGAGCATACGACTGCAAAATCGAAACCACGTCCCTTACCATTTGATTCCATTTAGAAGAAATGGTTTGTTTGTCTTTTGTGGGAGTATTTGTGTCTACTGCTTCTTCAAGAAACAAATGCGTTACGTCTTTATACCCTTTTCTAATTTTTTCTCTGTATTTGGTATCCCATTGGTGTATCGGATATTGGGCAGTGCTTTCGCCATTACCAACGCGGCCATATTTGGCTATAAATTGGCCATTGCCCAAGTCTTCCATATTGTAATATTTATTATTACCACGGACTTTGGCAGTGCCATCTGTTTCAACCATTATTAATTTAATTGCTTTTGCCATAGCCAATTATTAATCAATTTTAAACTTAATTCCTTCACAAATTGCACAATACATTAGAAATAATTCTCTTGTATCAGTAGATTGCACGCCAGCAATAGCATAAATACCATTACCAACATATTTTGCAGTGCGGTTAAAATCATCTCGATGCTTTTTCTCTGCCCGATACAACTAAATAAAAATGTTTGCCATCGGACAATTCTTGCGTCTTTTCTACTATTATATTATGGTTATCACAGTAGTTAATTGCATGCCGTAAATTAGTTTTAGATACCGGCAATGTGATCATATAATATAAATAGTTTTTTAATTATTCTTTTTTTGCTTATATAAATGCTTATTAAGCAATTGGGAATGGGTTAATTCCTTCACAACTGGTACAATGCATTAGAAATAATTTTCTGAATCTACAAATTATACGACGGCAATATTTACTTTAACCAATTTACCTTCTTCATCAAATTTAAGTTCACCAAATTCAAATGATTTATTAATCGTGTCACAAAATTTTTTGGCATTCTTTTTTGTTGAACAATAATAAGCGTGCGGTGTGTCAGGAATCCAACACAACCAATCACCTGTCAATGGGTTTTTTTCATGTAACATTACTTCTTTTTGCATAATATTATTTATTAAGTTTTTCTTTAATTACTTTAGCTATAATGCTACTATCAGCAGTGCCGGACATAACTAATTTGGCCTGATTCATGATGTTGCCCATATCTTTTATAGTTGGATTTGGTATGGTTAGCAATATATGGTCTATAACAGTATTTATTCCCGATTCTGATAATTGTTTGGGTAAATATTGTTCTATAATGCTTGCTTGGTACAATTCAATATCAGCAAGATCTTTGCGATTTTGTTGAACATATATTTCGGCTACATCCCTGCGACTTTTTACCATCTTTTGTAAAAGTGCAGTTTCAATAGACGGGGTAATTTCTACTGCATCTTCTTGCTTAGAAAGTGCAGTCAAAGATGTAATAACATTCTTTAATGCATCTTGTTTATTCTTATCTTTAGCAAGCATTGCTGCTTGATTATCCTTCTTTATTCTTTCTAAAAGTGCCATATTTGAATTAATATTTTAAAAAATCAACTATCACAATAGACATATCATTATACTTATAAAGCAACCAACGAAAATAAAATTCTTTGCCAAATGGTTGATTAAATTCATCCGCATATAACCAGGATTCTACGATGTTGCCACCCTTCTTATAATTGTCATTCTTCGTACCAACAACATATTGTAAATTATCGTATAATGATTTTAATAAGTCTTTGTATCCGTCATCACCATTAAAATCTAAAATTTTATATTGGTAGCACCAATACTTACCATCATATTTTGCCATTGAATAAAACCTCTTTTGATTTTTAAATACATAAATTATATCAATTTTTGATGAATCACTTACGGTTTTTACTGTAGATGAATATAATACATCTACATATTTTGCATAATTCGCCCTTATAGTATCTTCATTACATGCAACATAATTTTGTGAGTTTGCAGCAGTGAATGCAAATGATAATAAAACTGCTAAAATTAATTTTTTCATAATATTTTTTTATTTGGGTCTTGCATTATTTCTAATATATTTTCAAATGGATTGGCAGTTGTATTAGGAGGATCATTAACCCTAACCAACCTGTATTTTCCAGCGCATTGTTTACCAAGCTCTGAACCACCACATTTATGATCTATGCGCCGCCAATCACTTCTTCCATTTTTATATACCATTTCTTCACCACAGTTGCTACAATATAACATAAATAGCACATCATCTAAATGGGGACATTGCACAACAGCAAATTGATTACGCTTGCACGGTATTGGATTTGCGGATGAGAAGAAAAGATCACATGCAGAATCAGGGCATAATACATAAGTGAATGTATCCGCACACCTTCCCAATTTAATATGTTCCGTGTCTATTTTATTCATAATATGAAATTAAGAAAAAAATATCGATATATCAAATAAAAAATTTGATGCTATGTCCACCATTCATATAGTGAATTGCCAGTCCGGAACTTTACATAATTGCCGGTATCTTCAAGAATTTCTGTAACTTCAGTCGTTAGCCAATAATCTTGGTCACTATAAGATCGTGCAGTAACAGAACCAACATACATTGCACAACCAACTATTGGTCGATGACCAACTACTTTATAGCTTTTTCCGTCATCGTTCCATTTGATTGCATTTGATACAGCACCAGCATCACCAGCACTATCACTTATTCGACGTAAGAATGCCATATATTAATTCTTTAATATTTTTTCAACTATTTTACTGTGCCTTGCCCATAGGAAGCAAACTAAAATAAGGCTTAAACCCCAACCAGCAACTGCACTATAATTCTTGCTTAACACATTAATTATTATCAAATATATTGCTCCAAAGAATAAGCAAAGTATTATAATTTGTATAACGAAATGCAAAGTATATTTCATTTTTTATTTAATATTTGAATTGCTTTTTCAGCACATATTCTTGTTAATCCATATCCAATATCAATTGCATCTGGGTGTGTTTTATTGCCTGATGTAATAATAAAATGTTCCTCCTGCTCGGGTAGCACATCCCTATCATCATCTAATATAACATATGCGTCAACCGGAAATTCATTCATCCACATACTAATTTCATGTCCTCTTTCTGCACGTTCGGCAAATGATAAATCGTTATAACTATAATAAATGGGAGTAACATCAATAACTTCACCAGGAAGATTGCGGTCTTTCCACATATTCTTTATTGATTGCAACCCATTAAGTCGCCAACTGCTACTAATAACAATTTTAGCCCCGGTTTGTTCAATTATATAGCGCAAATTATCCACTAAATGCGGATGCCATATACCACCATATTTATCAAATCCTTGGGGAATGACATTAACAACGCCGTCTATATCAAGAAATATTACTTTCACTTTTAATATATTTTAATTTAAAATCTGCTATATCTGCTATATATTCTTTAAGATATGAAATATCAACAGTCCACCCACTGCCACGCCTTCTCCAAATTACAAACTGTTCTTCAATGTATTTGCAAGCAGCAGACTCAGTAATTTTATTTACCTTTATTAATTGCTTAATAACAACCATATACTTGCCTTCGGAAATAGTTCTTCCTGCATGTTTTACCATATGGCATTCAGGACATAACGCAATAACACCGGTTAAGGTTTGCGTCTTCGTTGGCTCACTATATTCCCATATTTCATGGCATTCAACACGGAGGTTAGCACCACAAAGTTCACACTTGTTATTAGCAAGGTTATAACATTTATGCCTTACCAAATCCCATCCTTTTGCAGTTAATAAACTACGAAGATTAGATTTCCAAGTGTCCATTGGAACCAATTCAATTGTCAATTTCATATTAGCAATTCTTTAGTTCTGCCTCAACCTAAGTCGCGGCAGTATCATATAATATGCCATTTAATTCATTAAAACTAATTATTTTAAAGTATTTAGTAGATAAATCTTTCCAAATACTCGCACTCAATATAGTTTTATCAGTTTTAAGTGAATCGTATCTTGTTTTTGCAGCATACCAAAATATGCCCTCAGGCACTAATATTCGCTTTATTTCTTTAAATATGCTATTTAATTCTTCAACGGGGTTATAATGTAGGGATAATCTTGCATATACCAAATCAAACATGCCATCTTCAAATGACAACGGATTTCGTATATCACTATCAATCTAATGTAAACACCGCGGCCCAATGTGTTTGAAATTGCCCATATTAATTTCTGTTGAATCTAGACTATAAACATCAAATCCAAGTTCCATTAAACGGATGGAGTCTTCACCATTACCACAACCCAAATCCAATATTTTACTGCTCTTAGCTAAATTATTAGCCAGATACAGTAAAATATCGTCTCGGTGTGCTTGTTCTGTATTTAGAATGTTAGTCACGTTCTACGTTAACTGCAATTTCTCCTTTTTTACCTTGGGTAACATCAAAAGATACTGCTTCACCAGCATCCATTTTTAATGACTGGTCACTAATGCCAGATATATGTACGAAGTATTCAACACCGCTTACATTTTCTTTAATAAATCCATACCCTTTTGCGGTATCAAAAAACTTTACTTTTCCACTTTTCATTTTAATTCTCTATTTATTTGTTATTAATTATGCACACTATGTGCAGTTGATTTTATTTTGTTTGTATTATTAATATATAGTGCAGAAATTAAATTTTAATGCATTATATTAATATGTTTTGATGATATAAATATAACGAAAAAAACTCACATATTCAAATAACATCACCAATGCAATACCATTTGAGCATACAGTCTGATTATGTCTTTTTGTCTACCAGATTCTCAATTATTATTTTTGCCCAATGTTTGCACGTAAATTCGCAATCCGTTTCAAAACAAAACCGTTCTGCACCTGGTTTAAGGCATGTATTTTTTGATACTACATCTTTTTTGCTTTTCTTGCTTTTATTATTACTATAAAAATTGCAAGTATTACATATTTGCTTTACTGTTTGCATACTGTAATATTATCCCAATTATTTAAGAATGTTACCATAGATTGATATTCACAAATTCCACGATGAATCCTTCCATCAGTTTCTATGCAAATATTTTCATTTTGATTATGCGTGATATAAAGATTATAAGTTTCATTTGTTTTATACCCACAGGAACCATCCTGCCCTTTGAAAGTTGCTTTAATTTTTATAACCATTTTATTATTTTTTTTATTATTTAATGCATCAATGAATTCAATACACGCATACCACGTTGATTTAATTTTAGAACTACAGCAAACCTTATGTATTGGTAAAGAACTATTTGTTTTTGGAAATATTTTACAATAATCTTCAACAATATGGACACGGTATCCCATTGATTCAATCTTTTCAACAACTGGTAAAAGGCAATCCATAGAATTATCATACCAGTCATCATAAACTATTTCATAATCATCATCACTATTTCTTATGCAAAGCATTCCTTCACAAGAATAATAATAATCAGGTTTAGTTGTTAATACTATATTACCAATACGTTCAATGCCGCCGGTTATCGGACCACCATAAAATTTATAAACATTTTCTAAATAATCCGTGTAACCCATAAATTTAGCAATCTTTAGATTGCCTACCTTAACATCTTTTCTCATTTTACCAATCGTTTTTAAAACCAATAATTTTGTTTGCTATGCAGAAATCGAATATCTTATCAACTATTTCATTAAATGGTTTCTTTAATTCTATGCATGGTCTCCGCGTTGTCATAATTGTAATCATTGGGTTTTCCTTCTCGATATCAGCATCGTTGTCGGTTTCATCACAATAATTATCTGACACCCACCCTAATAATTCCGCATATGTAATATCAATATACCTATCTACAGTATAACCATCGCATGCCCATATTGTATCAACCATTTTAGATTGAAAAAACCAAGTTTCTTTGCCATTATCAAATAATTTTTGGGCTTCTATCCTTTCCAATTCAATTGCTTCTTTCTCCCATTCAGGAAATTCGTCTTGTACATATTCAGCGTAACCAAATAACTCTTCTTCTGTTAGCAATTCAAGCTTTTTCAAGCTAGATATAGTTGTATCATCTAATATTTCGGCAATACGAACTTGCTTTAATTCTTCAATTTTTTCTTTTGTTATCATTTTATTTATCTTTTATATATATGTTATCTTTATTAAATTGTATAACTGCATTGCCATTGCTAATATATTGTTTTTTAATGACCGCGACTGGATCTTTGCTGTCAATAGCATTTGCGATTGATTTGGCAAGCAAAGTATTGGAAATCTGAATATTGGCGTTTGAGCAAGGATATAAGCAATATGATTCTGCCTCATCTGTATCAGATATAATCATTCCCGTATATAATCCGTGCAAACCATATTTTTTAACAAACATATCTGCATTGCACCAAATACAAACACAATACTTATCCCGCAGCAAATATACTAACTTTGAATTAATTAGTAATCTGCCAGCACCAAATAACCCGTCAGAAGACCCATGACCAAGCATGATAATTCTGTCATGCGCAGTAATTTGTTCAAGTAAATACCTTTTAGAAACATTATTGCGTATGACAAGCCATTCCTTGCCAGTGTATATATCTGTCAAGAAATCTGTTGTTGGGTCTTGCGGGTGTATTACTAATGTTGTCATAATATTATTTATAAATTAAAATTGCAGCAAATTTTGCTCCACCATATGGCGGTTCTACGTGCATGCTAGGTGGTTTCTTATTTTTTGCTGCTATCATTAATTAAGTTTGGTTAATGGCAATTGGTCGAAATCTACCCATATTACTCTTGGCAATGCTGGGTGGGTAAGTTCAAAACCATGTATATCATAGTTAGTAATTGTTACGCCTTTCATTGGCACATTCTTAAATGGAACTGTAGACTTATCACCAGTCATTCGCACACCCACGCCAACATAGGCATTCTCTAATAGTTTAATACTGCAACTTGCTGATTTCATATTATTGTATGACAGTTATATTTGTCCAATCATTTAAAATTCTAATTATACCTTTATACTGCCGCGGTTCATCGGCACTTTTTTCTTTTTTTATGAAAATAAGCGTAGTGTAATCAACTTCAAATATTTCCAATCTATAAGTTTGTCCCGGTTTAAAATCTTTGTCTGCCATACCAGTATAAGTGGCATCAATTATTTTACTAATTTTCATATTATTCCAGACTATTAAGTAATTTAAATTTTGATTGCTCGTAATTTGCAATCCTATCAAATTCTTCTTCAGTTATTGCATCTGTACGGCGGACATCAACACTATAAGTCCATAAATTTCCATTTTTTATGTAAATGAGGGCAACTTTATTATCTCCAACTCCAACTCGTGCAAGCAAATAAATATTACCATCCTTGTCATATTGGTTGCCGACTTTATGTGTTATAACAGGAAATAAGCCAGGAAACTGTTTTTCTATTTTATCTTTCCAATCCGGGCAGGCTGCTGCATGCGCTTCTTTTATAAATGCAACAGAAACGCTGGCATTTTCCCCCATTTCAATTGTATTGCAACATGAATCTTCTTCATAATGAATGAGATCCTCAAATGGGAACACATATTCAGGACATTCCCCAAAAACTGCGTGGCTGTCACCGCCGGTAAGGCAATCAATTGTCCAATATTTTAAATTAAATTTATCGGGATAATGCATTTTTACCCTTTTAAATGGTTCCACAGAATAATTCGTTTCAGATTTAGTGATTGGCACATATACTTTGTCACCCCTTTTAAACGGTCGTGTATCTTTAAATAATTTCAAATCGCAAAACATCCAATTATAACCGTTGGTTTCCAAAAAAGAAGCGGTGTTCCAACCATCATCAATTTTAGAAATTGTCCAATATTTTAGTTTAAATGCTTCGGAACACCGCTCTTTCAAATCATCAAGTGTATAAAAACAATTAATGTTATTAATGGTTTTTTGCGTCGGCACACATACTTTACTACCAACTTCAAATTTATCTTTCATATTTTAATATTTAATAGTTTTAATTTGTTTAATTGCAATAATAGAGCTGGATATATTGTAGGTCCCGCTCATTATAATAATAAGTTGAACCAGCAGGAATAATGCACTGCACTAATATTTTACCTCCTGTGCCATTGCCCCAACCACGGTAATCACTTTTCTTCTTATTGGAATATGAATGATATCCACAATTAATATATTCATAGTAAGGGCTAGGTATTAATTGCCTTTGTGGCATTATTTCATCATATCTATATAGACAATGTCTGGTAGGACTTCTTAATTCTTTTCCCCACACTTGCAGAACTTTAAAACATATGATATCTCGTTTTGCTATTTTAGCATTAGGATGCTTATTACTTATATCGAAACACATGATAATAATTTTTTATTTAATAGTTAAGCATTTTTTACAAACCCATGCAGTGCTGTACTAAATCCATATCCCATTCCCTCCCTTATATCAGCAAATAGCTCTTTAAATGTAAAAGATCCGTTGCATTTAGTGCATTTAAATAATCTAACCATACTATTTTTGTTTATTGGTATATTTGCGGATCAATTTAAATATCTCACTAATACAAGTGAATTTAGCAATTTGCCCTTCCCTAATCGGAGCAAACATAACGGTAAAACCATGATTACCATAAAAATAGTCTTCTTTAGAAATTCGCACGCCATTAATATAGTCGATATATACCCACGGGTAATTTAAACCATATTTAATATCTATGCCAAGCTTTGCAAGCCTATCTTTTAAAATATCTAACTTTTCCATTAGCTACGCAATTCTAAACCAGTTAAACCACCACGTTCTCCGTTTTCTGATGATGTTTTACATTGTACCAATAACCAACCTGCTTCTGCATATAGTCTTTCAACTTCATTACAAACTGCTCTGTTATATTCTCCCCATATTACTATATGGTAATATGATTCGCCACCTTCTTCTTGTGCAAATTCAGCCTCAAATTTATCAATTGCTTCTTGCAACTTAGCTAAATCATTAGCTTTATCCTTTGGACTTGTAACTTTCATATTTTAATTTATTTATTGTAAATATAATGATAATATTTTAACATTCCAAATTTAATTACCATTACCAATAATATAGCATATACTAACAAACTGATAAGCAAACTATTAGCAATAATAGTCAATATTAGACACGAACACGACCTATGCCCCAATTTTTTATTCGACTTTGCTCTTACCTTAATATAGCATTACATAACAAACACTATATATCTCGATGCTGAGCAAACCCGCAATACCGATTCTAACTAATTATTTTCCCAATATAGCAAGTATGCAGGTAATAATAAAAGCTATAAAAGTAAGTGGTCTTTCCATGTGAATACCATTACTACTAATAGTGGTATGGCCTATAAATGCTCCAATTACTACAATTGTAGCAGCTACTAAAGCCCAAATTAAAAATTTATATACATTATCCATAAGTTATTATTTTAAATGCTGTTTAGCAGCAAGTTTTAGTTTCATAAAAAATTAGCGGCCCGCCATGGCCTGATTAATACTATTAACTGCGTTTAAATGCAATGTTTGGATTAGCAAAAAAATTGGCGGCGTGCCACAAAATGCCCTGTTCCGCGGTTACGCCGCCGCCCGCCTCCGCCTTTCTCACGCCGCGGGCTTACGCCCATAGTTCCCGCGGGCTAACGCCCGCCAAAGCGACTGTATGTTGTATGCATTAGGTTATTGGTGCCAGTGGTGTAGAATTCCATATGCATTAGGTTGGTAGTGGTCTGAGTTGGTTGGGTTGTATGCAAAATATTTATTATAGCTGCTCGATTGCAATTTATAGTAAGTTGGTATGTGTTATGCTGGTATTGCTTCAATGTATCTGGGTCCATGCTATGATGCAACAAATGTTTCTGGATATGCTATATGGGCCGCCCATTCTTTCTGCCCTTCATTGGTTATTTCCAATACCATCCAATCCCAGGGTATTTTATTCTCATATATGTACTTACGCGGAGATTGATTTGCTATTTCAAATGTATTATTGCAGTACTGCCTCAAATGGTTCTTAAATGCATTAAAAGAAGACCAAGTTTTGCCGCTCTTAGTCCAATTTGTATATGGACTATCTGCAGTTCGGCCGCCCGGTGAGAATAACCCATCAGACTGGCGGTATATCTTAAATATTCTAAATTTATGTTCCATTATTTAAAAGATATTGAATAATATTATTACAACAATAGTAACTACAAATAATGCAATAAGCCAGGGTGCTTGCTCTTCTAATTTTTTATCAGTGCTGTAGAACTTATATAAGATGAAGTTCCAAATGCGTTCGTCATCGTCCTTGCTCATGCTGGTATTGCTTCATACCTACCTGTCCCACCCAGTACTCTTTCCATATCCCCGTTGCTAATATAGGTACCGCATCCATCATTTTCTTGGTGTATGAATGTAACATTAATTGACTCTTTCCATCTATTGCCATCACTTGTGCTTAGCAGTATTACGTTCGAATCGAACACTCGGCCAAGCAGATACGGGGCATCATTGACCCTTCGGGCTCCACATTTGTAATGTATATAATATAATCCACCTAATTTATATATTGGTGTAGGGAAGAGTTCTGGGCATTCTTGCTCGATCTTCTTTTTCCAGGTACTGCAAGCTTCGTCGTGGGCTTCTTTAATAAAGCTAATTGGTACAGGGTATGTGTCTTTTTTATTCATTGTATTGTGAATATTATATTAAGTCGGCTGTGGTTAAGTCGGTATCATAATAGTGGTCTTCTGCCATCATGTATATCGTACCATTAAAGGTAAAAAACTTATAGCCTATTTGCTTGATTATACGGAATGCTTCACATATGGATGTGCCGGGTAACATTAATCCCGTATTAAAAACATATTTCCATTTCATATTGTTTGCTTTGTTATAGGTTAAATGTTAGCCATGGATTTGTTGATTTGTAAACAGTACCGCATTCTATACATTTGTTTGTACGTTCAGTAAAGTCATTTCCGCACATTGGCTTATGTTCATTACCGTCAATTAAAACGGAAGATTAACATTGTTTTGTTTTTGCAATTTTTTTCTCACCTCTTTATTTATTCGATATAATTCTTTACATTCATCTTTTGATGGGCATTGCCCAAGTTCGTACTTCCTGCAAATATCTATTCCGTTTCCAGAAAAAGGAATAAAGCAGATATTTATTAACTTTTTGCAAAACTCATCTCTCACACTATACTCTCTTTTATTATATTTCATTCTACTAAAATTAACTGGCGGTAACAGCGGTTTAGCGTAATGCCGCAATCAAAGCCAGTGGTTAATAATTAAAATTCTACAAGCGGCACATACGCCAAGCCGCAAAACGTTATAAGTAAAGGTAATTATAATTGGTGTGCTTTCCTAATTATTCTTCTATGCTTTCTACTTCAAATTGTTCCCTCCGAAATCCGGCATCATATGCCATTTTAAGAAGCTTATCAATTGTATAGCAATCAGCAAAGGCTCTGCTTAAGTTAGAGTCTTCAGGTTCGCCATCTTCTACTTCAAAGACTTTTTGTCCGTCAATTTCTATGCGGACCATATCTCTGTAATCTGTTTGCTCGAGTGTGTCTAAGCTACGGGTTGTTATTGTTACTTTCATAATATAATAGTTTGCGTTATTTCTTCTGTGACAACTTTGGTATATTTGATTATTTCAAGCTTTTCTGCGTGCCAGTACCGTACTTCAATTGGGCCTTGCGGGCTATTTTTAAAGGCAGCTTTAAGCTTTTCAGGGCTTGTATATTCCTTGCTACCCATGAATACGTAGCCGTTTGGAAGCGTTACTCTCAAAGCATATGTTAGTTCATTCATTTTAATATCTCCTTTTGTTTGCTTGTTTTTCTTCTTCAACTACTTGCAGCCAGCGCAAGAACATATCCAATTCATATGGAGTAAGCTTCTCTTGCAATATAGCATGCAGTTCTTGGGTAAGTCTACAATTGCGGCTCACCGTACTCATTTTGGGTAATATTATGCGGTCATTCATATTAATTGACTTTAACTGGCTTAAAGTCGCTACCTGCAATTATGAACAATTCTTCTTCGGTAATATGATATGCATCTTCAGCAGTAAAGTCTTCAACATCATACCACAAATTGCCATCTTCCGCATTGACTAATACAACTTTATTATATCCAAAGCGGACAAGCATATATGTGCAGCCACAAACAAATGCAGATGGATCTGTAGTCAATGCCATTTTAAACCTGTCTCCAGGTTTGTATGTTGGTTTTGGCTTAGGGAAAAGCTCAGGGAACTCCTTTTCAAGTTTCTCTCTCAATTTTTTGCAAGATTTTGAATGGACGTCAATGATAAAGCTGTTGCGTACTGCAGTGGTTGGTTCTTCAACAAATGGCACTAAATCAGACAATAACCAACAATAGCCGCCAATTTCTTTAAATTCTGCTATTCTGAAGTCCGCCGCTATGTCGTAAATAGTCCAAAACTTCTTTTTAAATGCGGATGGGCAGGCTGCCATTACCTGCGCATATGTGTAAAGTGATAAATTATTGTCTACTGTTTTTTTAGTCGGCACGCAAACTTTATCGCCTATTTCAAATGGGTGTTTCATAATTGTTGTTTGTTTATAATATAAAGGTAGGAAGAATTTCTCTATCTACCAAATTTATTCTAATGCAATTATATTACGTTGCAAGCCGTTTAATTTCTGCATTTGTAGCTCTAATCATCGCCTCAGCAAGCTTTATTTTATAGTCGTTGCGTTCCCTGAAAGCTAATTTAAGCTCTTTTTTGGCTATACGCAAGTTATCGTTAAGATATTCTATTTGCTTTGCTTTATCAGCTTTCATAGGTACTATTGTATGATGAATATGATATAGAATAAATATCCAACAAGCAATGTCATCCAAGGTGCTAATACTGCACCAATCGCTACCATAGTATTATCTTTATATTCTTTCTTAATAGCATTAAGTGTAAGCGCAGAACCCCTTTCAAATAGGGCGATTACAAACATTATCCCCACCGCATGCCAGAAGGTAATGTGGGGCAAAGTTGTGAATACTGGCAATAAAAACCAATAATAAAATTTCATAAATACAAGTCCCCAAGAAAAGGCCCCATAAACTGCAAGTGCTGCAAAAAGCAGTAAGCCACCAATTATTGCTAATAAAATCATTTTTGTTTGTTTTAGATTGTATATAAATTAATTTGATTCAATATTTTGCTTGTATTGGCCACAATAAAGTCTTTAGCATCTTGTAAAGTGGCATGGGATGCTTTTAAAGTAACCCATTTCCACGGACAATTGGCATTGCCGTCTGACATGATGTCTTCTTTAATTTTCATAAACCGTATAAAGAATTTTCCATTTTCTTTAAGAATGTCTCCACATACAGCACCATTAAGCTTTATTTTGTGATAATCTTTATCGAAAGACTTCCACCTACCAGTTGGCTTGACTGTCTTAAATGTAAATTTATCCATTATTGATTTATTATATTATAAAGATAATGAAAATAATTAAGCTAACAAAATAAAATACAATGCTCCTATTGCACAATATATACAATAGGAGCACTGCATTTATGTAATTAAATATTGGTTAGCAATAATGTCCACATTCACTGCAGAACCAAACGTCATCCTGCCTCGTAAACCTTTCTGAACCACAATGGCTGCATTTATCTGGTGACTCAAGGAATGTGCCACGGATACGGCTTCTCAGCTGGTCTAATGTGTACTGCCTCAGGATAGTACCGTTATGGAACACGGTCTTAAGCAATGAGTTATGCTCCTGTAATGGAGTGCACTGATCGTGGGTTACAAACTTGTTTTCATCATCCCAAGTAAGTGCAAGCAGTCCCTTGTGCGACTTCTTTTTGTGGTCTGTCACTGGGTCCTTTTCAATTTCGCGTGGTTCATTATTCACTTCAACATATGTAGCTTTTAAGGCAAAGCCTAACGTATCTCTGGAATGATTGCGGAGGATGCCACCAACACCAATTACTAAATTGGAAGCTGCATACCCAAGTTCTTTCATTCTATCAAGTGTACGAATATACCTTTCTTTGTACATGCCGTCGCCATAGATAAGACCAACCTTTGGGTTGAGCACTTTATATCCTTTGGAATTAACAGTGCTGCCGAACTTTTCATCGAGCAGTCTTAAACAACCTTTCCATTCATTGGAACCTTCCGGAGCAGTAGGATCGCCACAAATAATATATTCAGGATTGCCTGAGTCTGGCCGGAATACAACCTTACCGTCTCTGGCTAAGATCCTTGCCTTTAGCACTTCGGCAAACTCTGTGAGCACGCGATAGACATCAAACGTATCTGACACGATTGAAACAATGCCCGAAGGATATAAATCCAGCATATTTTCGAAAGCAGCAAGTTCATTTTCTCTGCTAAAGCTGCACATTACAGAGTGCTCGCTGGCAGGAACTGAAAGCATAATGGGCTTTGTTTTGTCCGCATTATAATACTCAAGAGCAAATTTCAATGCAGGCACAGTATCAGATCCGAGGAAAGATAACAGGTGAGCAACACCGGATAAAGCAGCACCTTCTTCCGAAGAGTCACCGCGATAACCGAAATCATGAACAGTAAAATCTTTTAGGAAATACATATTTTCATCGACAGTCTCTTTGTAGTATTGCTCGACAATCCTACGGTAGTCATAGCAGCAGCTGGCAACTGTAATGGGATACCAAGCTTTAAGAATCAAGGACTCAACGAAACCAACCACCCAATAGAAGTCTGGGTGTGTATTAGTAATGGTCATAAGAACATTGCGGACAGGCATCACAGTACCTTCTTCAACTGCTTTAATTTCAAGTGGATAGTAACCAAGTTGGCACAGGGCACGAATCTTAGATGCCATTTGTTCAGGGCATGGTCCTAAAATAAGACCGTAATGTTCAATGAGTTCTTCACCCATCCACGGCTCAAGCTTAATTGTAAAGTATTCTTTCAAGTAATATTGCAGCCCATAAAAGACTGACCTGTCAAATTGCTTGTCGCTTCTGGCAGTAAGATATGAATAAACTTTAGTTGTGCCGGGGGCATACTGCATGCCATGTCCGAGCTTATAGCAATCTAATGCTAGCAAGGGATTTTGTTTAGTTATTACACTCATTGTTTGCTGTGTTTGTGTAAATATTTAATTGCGTTATTTAATATTATTATATCATCTTTAAATCCACCCAATGATCTATTGCACATTGAGCATAATAATCCTCTGACTTTACCTGTAGCATGATCATGATCAACAGCAAATCTTAAAGAATTTAATCCTTCCTTTGGTTTGCCTGCTGTTGATGTGCCACATATTGCACATTTACCATCCTGATCAATGAATAATTTATTATAATCATCTAGTGTGATGCCAAATTCATTAATCAATCTCATATTTATTGCTGCTGCATTATTAACATCATCAGAATAATATAATTTTCGGCGTTCTTTTGACTTATTACTTGTATTTTTGCGTTTACGTTCTTCTGTATAATTACCTGGTAATGTTTTTGCTCTTGCTCGTCTGCAAACTTTGCATTGTCTTGTCAAATAATCATTATGATTATTAGCATCATTGCCAAAATGATCAACTGATTTTATTTGTTTACACCAGGGGCAATATTTAGTTTCAGTACTTAACTTTCTAACTAATATTGCACCACCATTACCTTTTTTGTAAATTAACTGTTCATCTTTAACTAATTGCCAAACTTCCTTGACTGATAACTTTTCTTGTTTTGCATAATCATCAATTAATTTAAATTCCATGCATTCTCCTTTTAATATAAATAGGCAAAGAATATGATTTATTGACGTTTACAAAAGAAACTTTTCAACTAATACGCAAATTGTTTTCTTTGTAATTTGCATATGTTAGTTTTTAAATGTAAATGCGGATAATTCTTTGGGCATCCTTCCAGACTGTTCGATTATGTCATAATTTTTATCATTACTCTCAAGATATCTGCAAATTACATCCGAATATGTAAATGCGTTCTTTTCAGCAATTTCAAGCATTTCCATTGCATTAATGATATGTCCTTCATCTATGAGTTTGCCGTCAACGTAAAGGCCGTACCAATCGTCAACTTGTATAAATACTACTCTTCTGTTCATAATATTGTTTGTTATAGGTTAAAGGTAAGTAAATTATACCAGGCAACCAAGAATTATATTAAATATCAGTAAGCTTCAATTGCTGGAAGTATTCAGGACCAATATATTTATCAGAATTTATATATTCCATTGGTGCAATGTCATTGAATAGCGTAGTTGTATATATCTTATCAATGCCCGCTTCGAATAATGTATCAAGGCCATTTGAAAAGATGCCAAATGTAATAAGAAGCACCACTCTTGCTGCTCCAAGTTCTTTTAATCTCTTTACAAGGAGCTTATATGTAGCGCCACCATCACAGATGTCATCAATAATATAGCAAGTTCTGTTTGTAAGGGGCTTCTCTGTATGTACTTTGTATGTTGTGATTTTGCCAGTCTTCAAGTCGCGCACCTTGCTACATTCAATAACTTCTACATCATATAACTCAATTTCTTTAAGCGTCTTGTATATCTTTTTAGCTGCTCCACCATCTGAAGCAATAATGGCTGGGTTGTATTCATCCATAATTACTTCATAACCATACATAACTGCAGCTACAAAAGTAGCATTGCTAATTACAACTGAATTATTTATTAATGCCGGCGCTACATCTGAATGTGCATCCACCATAATAACTTGCTTATATCCTTGCATATTAATGATATCTGCAAGTACTTTAATGGAAAATGGTTCGCCTTTGTCGCAGACTCTGTCCTGCCTAGCAAATGGCATAAACGGAATGAATAATTCAATATGGTTTACTCCCAATCTCTTTAAAGCATCAGTGGCAAGCAATACTACCATCATGTCATTCATAGAATTGATCCTGCACGCAATAACGGCAGGATGCCCTGCTAATACTGTATCAGGATCAAGTTTGATATGTGGCTCGCAACCACTCGGGAAGTTGAATTGTTTAAATTGTATCTCTGAAAATGGCAACAACGGCTGGGTTTTAACAATATCCTCCGTAAGCTTGAAATTAGGGTCAAGATTTAATACTTGCATATGTTTAATTTATAGTCCAAATTTACAACAAATTAACGAGAAATCCTAATTATCTTGCTGTTAAGTTATTAACAATTGCTATTCTGCTTGATTAGCATAGCGGTTGTTCAGTATTACTAACCAATTTACCAGGAACCTCTCCAGTTGGCATTTCGTCTGCGAATATATTAGTGATAAACCGGTTAACTATTTCATTTCTAATTGCAAGTTCCAACTCATCATAATCTTTACTATATTGCCACGATTGGCAAAACAACGGAGTAGCATCAGCTATAAGTTGTGCTTGGCTCATTTCTGTAGCTACATACATTATTTCATACAATTCCCGCAATAATAGCCGTAATTGATTATGATTTAATGTTTTTAGATGTGTTTCAATTGTGTTCATCGTTGCATTGTGTCTAATAAGTCAATACCTGTTATTTCATATAGCAAAAGCCCAGTGAGGCCAATAGCCATTAGTATTATTGCTATTTTTACCCATTTACGAACAAGTAGCTCAATTGGCGAGAAGTCATTGTCATCCTTCATAATTGCTGTTATTTTTTATGATTTATTAATATTGATATCATTATATATGTCCATATAAGCAGCGGAACGTTCCACCAGTATAAAGGGCACATATTAAACGCAAACACACAGCCAATAATAGTCCATACCAGCATTGTATAGTGATTGCTTGCGTCATTTAAGAACTTTGATTCTTTTGGAGTGAAAAAACTCATTAGTTGCTGTAGTTAAGGATTGATGGGATTATTCCCAAGTATTGCATGAACTTGCCAATAATACATGCGATTATAAATGCATACATTAGAATTGCACCAAGTATTCCGCTGTACTGTATTACTTTTTTAGTATTGGCCATAGCAATAAATAGTAAAACTAGCAGTAGTATTGATGTTAAGAGGTCTCCCATATAGTTGTTAATTAATAGTCATAAAAAAAGAACTATTCCACAAGTACAAAGTTATGAAATAATTCCTTAATATCCTAATATTATTATAATGCTTCTAATGCAGCTTTATGTTTGTACACATTTTCACGTGCTTGCCACATTCGTCTAGCTGCACCTGGGTTATTAGTGTGCGGCATGAAGTCAACAAACTCAATATCACCACAGATGTAGGCATGCTCGATGTAGTCGGCCACCTTATAACCTTCAGTATAGCCAACTCCTAAATCATTGTCAAGTGATATGAACTCAACTGCATTTTGGTTGATATATTTAATGGCATCCTCTACGGTGCGAATAAGGAAATCAAACCCATCATCTGGTAATGGCCGCTGGTCATCCAGATATAGACGTAGCTTTCTCACCGTTCTCCTCTGTACGATTCCGGGTCAAAGCTACCTTCGCCTTCAATAGATTCTTCAAGGTTGCTGCCAGCAATCCAGTCAAACAGATCTTCAACCGCGGCTTCCATTTCATCCACAGTTAAATCATACTGTTCTGCCATTTCGGCAATTCTGTCATCATTTACTTCTACTGTAATTTTCATTTTATTTATTTGTTTGCGTTATTAATGACAGAATGAATCAAGATAGCAATCAAAGCTACTGCCATCGCGGTCTTCGTTCCCAAGGCACCATTCGTAAATAAAGTCTTCAAATTTACTGGCAAGTTCTTCGCGAGTTAAGCCATAGTTTTCACACCAATTTTCAACGCTGTCCCCATCAAGGGTAATGCTAATTGTTAAATCTTCCATTTTGTTATTTGTTTATTGTTATAGAATAAAGGTAAGTATAATTTCTCTACCTACCAAATCAGTTTTATTGCCTGTTTAGCTCGTTATAAGCCTTTGACAGCTCGCTATAGGTAAGGTTATCAACACTTGGCAACTCCTCCAAAACGGCATCAATTACCATGTCCTTGTATTCACTGGGATCGGGGATGAATTGCTTGCCAGCAATATACTTATCTGTAACCTTTTTGCCCCATATAATCCAATCCTTGTATGTCTTATTCTTCATCTTCGTCTTCTTGCGGTTCGTAATCTTCCATTGGGATGCAGGAATCTACTATTTCGTAAATATCTTGCATTTCAATTAGCTTAATATTGTTTGGTTCGTCACTGTAATCTTCGATCACTGCCTCAACCAAAGCCTCGTAAAGATTATCTTTAAGTTCTGGCTTGCAATCGGATTCTTCAATGAATTGATTGATCAGCGCATTGGCTTTTCTGTTTCCTGTTGTTGGTTTGTTCATTTTATTCTTCTTTAATTCGTTCAGCATAACCACTTGCTGCTTCTGCAATGCCATAATCATCAGACAGTGCATCCATTGCAATTTCCTCAAGAACCGTTACCATGTCGGCAATTGACAGTCCATTTTCTTCCGCTAAGGAAGCAAGGTCTTCGTCACCAAATTCAATTTTTAAAATCATGCCTGTTATTGTTTATATGTAAAGGTAAGTAAATTATATCAAACTACCAAATATATTTTATTGCTTAGATTGCAATACTGTTTGTAGTATTTGGTTCTAACCAATATCTGTAAAGTTGGATTTGAATCAAAATGGTGAGGTCTGCTCGACGTTCATATAAACCACATACCTGACATCATCTACTATAAAATAGTCATAAGAATCGATCTAAAACAGAAAACCCCACCAAAGGCCACTTTATTAGGCCCCGGCAGGGTTAGATGTATCAACACTCGTGAAAACCAGTGTGTATTGCCTTTTCTCGGAATGTGGTACCTTGCAGGTTTTACTTCCCTACAAGCAAACTGAGTGAGTGGGGTACCAGCCACTCTGGCAATACATATATGCGTAGCTATTTAACTCGATTCGGCCACGGAGCTCGGTCCCATGCTACTAATGTAGAGCGGCCGGCGGAAAATAAATGGCTGCACTTACGAGAACGCGCATATTATGCACTGGTGCTTGTTAAGGCCCCGTTACCATTTCGGAATAGTAACAGCGCCAATCCAAGCTAATAGGTTATTTCCATGCGTGCCAAGAACTATGGACAACAGAAAGCGTATGCGTCTATGAAGTTCATACAGTTATCGGAACCAAAGTGGCCAACAATGGCGGTCAAACCACGATACAACAGGGAGGCGAGGGACGTATGTAAAGCATTCAAGTATGAGCACTACATGGTAACCTACTAATTCACAAGATGTCAAAGATCAAAATAAAATAATAATATATAAAGCTAAACTAACCGGGTGGTTCCATTGCGTCCTCCTTTTAAATGGTGTATAAACAATCTAAGTTTTGCGGCAATATTGCCTTTTCCGGGATTATAGGTTCTGGACAGTATTTCGTCCAAAACAACAAGGTAAAGTTAGGAATAATTTCTCAAACCACCAAATACCTTAAAGAATATTTTTATTGCTTTATTTGCCAAGGATGCTCTTTAACAGGGTATACGCGTCTTCCATCTGTTCGTCTGTCAAGAAGATGAAGTTTTCATCTTCTGGGGCAGGATTTTCAATCCACCATGCAACTGCTTCCTCAAAGGTAACTGGTTCACCATCTTCAATGCTGTCATCCATTATTTGCTTGGCAATTCCTTTTTCAGAATCAAATATAAATTCACACGGGTCGCCCGACATAGATTCCGTGTCAAACGCTAATACTCTTTTTATCATGTTCTTATTGTTAAAAAATCATTATATCATCGTCACATTCATCTTCCAATTTCCGTGTAAACCAAACAGCAAGACCTACTGCTAGAATGCATACAAATACTCCAATGGTAATTCCTAAAATTGTTGGACACATTTCTTTTATTTATTGTTATAGAATAAAGGTAAGTAATTTATACCGGGCAAACAAATTTATTATAATGCATAGCCGGCTGTTGGTAGCTACTGTCGATCTTAATGGGTATTGCAAGGTTTCAGATTTCTACCAAAGTACTATAAACCTTTTTTCCTGCCGGCTTTGCTTATTTTAGTCTTCAACTTCGCTGAGAATATTCTCAACTGCGCTTTCATTGTATTCCATCCAATAGTCAATATTGTCATTGTTGAATCCGCCACCATCATATAGGTTGTCAACTAACTCGTCAACTGCTTCTTTGACAAATTTGTTATCCTTGTATGCTTGCTCGACATCCACTTCATGAATTTCATTTATGTCTTCAAACACCATGGTTCGCAGTTCTTCTTTTTCTTTTTCGACGGTAGTGCGTTCAAAGTAATCAATTAACGGTTGTGCCGATAATGATACTGCACATTCTTGTGCGAGAGCAACTATGTCTGCCTGGTCGCGGAAATTGTATTCTGCCATATTATAAGAGTTTTTTAAGTTCGTTTCTACTACTTTTACATTTATCAGATTTAACATGCATTTGGTAATTATTTACGTGGATTTTTTTACCGCAGAGGGGGCATTTTATTTTAGCATTAATATTTCCTTTCATATCAATATTTATTTATGTTTAATTTTGCGTGAATAAGCTTTCATATTTTTATGCACAGAATGTGTAGGTCTACGAAGTCCTTCTTCCATTTCAACTCTGCGGGAAGCAGTCTTGTGGGCAATATATGCCTGTTCTTTGGATATGGTCAACTTCGTGTTTTTCATATAATAAAGGTAAGTATAATTTCTCTACCTACCAAATGTCTGGTCATGCTTACGCCGGCTAAACAATAAAGTCTAGCCAGCGCTTGCACGTAACAATTAGTAAACACTAATTATATCGTTTGATCAGCAGGAGCAAAGCCTGCTTTTTGTACTATCTTCTTTACCAATGCACGTTCACTTTCGGTTCCACCATCGTCGCTGTATAACGGATAAATACATACTTCAATGCATTCAAGAGGGCTAAACCCATCAAGCAACAGTCCAGCAATTTCAAGCACTGGCCTTGTGCTAATAAAGGTTGTAAGCTCAGTATTTTCGTTATTGTAGTCTTTCCTAATGGAGTCGATAACGTCAAGCACCTTGCAAATTTCATTCCTCATCTTAATAGCGGGCTTGCCGTATTCCATGAAGATAAGTTCAAGTTCCTGCATGATCTCTAATGGCTCCATTTCGAAAGTAACATTGAATCTGTCTAACAATGCACGGTCAATGGATCTTGTAGCGCTATACTGTTTCCCAATATTTGCCGTAGCCATGAAACACACTCCAGGTGCTACTTTAATAGTAGGACATCCCTCAGCTTCGTCCAATACGAGTTCCCTCTGTGTGTGGTCAAGCACTGTCATTAATATATTCTGCCCATCCGGGTGTAAACGCGTAAACTCGTCAAGATATACAATTGCATTGGGCGTCTGGATTGCTTTCACAAATTCAGATTCGCTAAGGTAAGTGCCTCTCTCGGGGCTGTATTTGGTATTGCCCAATAAAATACTCTTTGCATCAGTTGTATTTCCGCAAGGAATAATGAATAACGGGTGATCTTCAACCATCAGCTTTGCAACTGAATTAATCGATTTGGTCTTCCCTGTGCCAGACTGGCCAGTTACCAATATGTTTTTTCCGCGTAATACCGAACGGATTAAAAATTTCCATTTAAGATCGCTAATGATAAGCTCTTCGGGCTTTACCATTGCAAAATTTGCAAGTCGCTGAGCCATGTTCTCACAGCTTAAGTCAACGTCGATAGCCTTGGCCGGTTCTGCAGGAGCTACTTCCGCCAGCTCTTCAGTTTCTGTTGCTGTATCTTCGGGACTTACTGTAGCACTTACAGCCACTTGATTTCTCATCTGTGCAGCAGTACCGGCAGAATTTGAAACCTTTGCTTTCTTAGCAGGTCTACCTTTTTTCTGTGATTTCGGCTGTGAATTGCCGGATAACCCTGATACAACTACCGCTGTATGGTTGTCAACCAACTTAAGCATCGTATCAACATCACCGTCAGTTAAATAGTTGGCAATGCTGTATTTGTTATTAAAATTAGAGAGTAATGCAGCATCAGATGAAATGGCCGAAAACCAATCAGTGAAATTTTCACACCAATACAATCGAAGATCGCTTCTGTCAATGTATTTAACTTTAACTTCTCTTTCAACTTTTCCGCGCCACCCAAGTATTCCAACTTGTCCAGCTGCCTCGGCGGCTTTTGCTTTTCTCTGTTGTCCGGGATCAACGACATCTAATATAGTTTTTCTGTCGTCGCTTATAAACCATACAGCATTACCCGTTGATACAGGAAATACTAATGTTGATTCTTTTGACATGGTGTTTTATTTAATTGTTACAAAATAAAGGTAGGAAGAAATAATAAGCTCACCAAATATATTTGCTATTTTTTCAATAATAATTGGTTAATGTTATTAGCAAGTCTTCTCAAATTTGTAACGTCTATATTGGTAGCATCCTTACCATACATATATTTAAAATTAGAAAGCCCATATTCATTGCCAATAAAAAATGCCATAATATTGATGCCTGCCTTGCGCATTTTATCGACTTGTTTCCTTGTATGTTCTAACGCCTTCTGCCCAGCATATTCGTAGAAACACGGCATACCATCACTAATGTTGATAAAGTAAGACCTTGAATCTTTGCTGTATTCAATGAGTTCTTCCAAAATGGCGGCAAAACAAAGTCCTTCAGGAGTGTAACTGTTAGCATGGATATACCTAAATACTTGCTTGATTTTAGAAAGTTTATCAACGCGGCTATCATATGCAATCAACATAAAAGGAATCTTTCCTTTAGTGCTGTATTCAGCACCCGAAGTAAATGCGCTTCTGTATTTACCAGAAGATTCACCGCGGAATGAAATAACAACTTCAACATTCTTAGTCTTGTCAGCAACTACTGCTAAAGCAACGGCCATAAAAATAGCATTGCTAAAGCTTGACCCAGAGGCCATTGAACCACTTGCGTCAATTGAAATGTGCATAGTTACGGGTTCAAAGTTTTCACTGAGAACGCTATAGAAAACCTTACTATTATGTCCAGCAATTTTGTAAAGGTGCCTTTTGAATACTTTACCGCTTTCCTGGTTAGGATTAACCAGTTCCCTGTCTTCGTTGCGAATAGTAATCAACTGTGCAAGTTTTTCACCATATTTCAGCGCTTTCAGGATATTTTGCTGCTCGCGTGAGTCTTCTGTTGTCCACATACTAACACATTCGCACATATTACTGAGCATCTCTACGTTCTGCTTGTTAAAGTTATTGCAAACATAACTAACATTGCGGTTGGCACCATCCTTTGATACTCTCAAATCCACATCGCCAGTAGCGGTAGCATTAATAATCTTCTCCTCCATTTCATTAACGTCAGAACGCTCGATATCACCTTCAGCAAATTTCTTTTGCTCTCCAAGCATTTTGTCTGCTTCGTCATCAATGATATTGTTGTCTTCAGCAGGAAAACTGTCTAAATCATTACCACCATTGGAACCGGCACTATTTGATTCATCGCCGTTGTCTCCTTCAGTAGTATTGCTATTTTCAGTATCATTGTCGGGAACTACTGCATCAGTAATATCGTCTTCAGCAGTTTCAGTGCCAGAAGTATCATCATCAGTATGTTCTACCTCACTACCATCGTTTTCTGTATGGTCGGGACTTTCGTCGTTACCTTCGTAGTTATCTTCGTAGTTATCTTCTGGGGCGTCTTCGTAGTTATCTTCTGGGGCGTCTTCGTTGTTTTCGTCAAACTCGTCAGCAGTAACATTGTCATCGCCAGCTTCTTCAATCTCTGTATCGAATTTGTTGTCTTTATTGCTTGGTTCGCTTTCGTCATCATCTTCTTTAGAAGGGCCGTCTTCGCTATTTTCGTTATCGATTTCAGTATTGTCATTACTGTCGTTCTCTTCACGTTTGCCATCTTTGCTTTCTCCAAGCTTATCTTTCTTCGTTTCTTTTTCTGCAGGCTCCTGTTCTTCTTTCTTCTTACGTGAAAGCATTTCTTCGAGAATGATTGCCATTACTTCGAAGGTGAGAGCTAATGAATCAATAGTGTCTTCAAGCCTGCCAATATTCGGAAGATCAATGGCTTTAACAATATCACCTAATGCTGGGACTTCGTTAACATATTTCTGCGATTCCCATAAGTTTGTGATGTATAATTCGTAATGCTTAAGGGTTGGCACGTTTGTAATGTTATTTTTTACAATATCACGCATGTTTGGTGCAAAGAAATACTTATCGTATAATGCATCATAATAGCCAACATAGCCGGGAGCAATAACACTAGCTTTATGGTCAATCCTACGATCCTCGATCCAATTAAGTATGCCGCCAGTTATTTTAAGAATCTTTGGCAACAGCTCTTTGCCATTGGAAAGCTTGTTTATTCTTTCGTAACAGTTACGCATTCTTACATAACCACTACTCTGGAACATGCTATTTAAAGTAACTTTATTAGTGTGCTTGGTAATTGCGGCAGTAACTGCATTGGTAATGTCAAAATATGACATTGACTGCCCAGTCAGCTTCCTTGCAATATAAGCATAGTCATACATCATTTCATCATGCAGGAAGTCGATATATGCATCAACTAAATGAGCAATAATTAAATCACTACAATCATGCTTTAAAAGAAAGGATTGGAACAATGGGTTGATAGTGACAAAGATAGTATCACGGATGTGCATTGCCTCATGTAAAGCAAGACCTACGGTAACATCTAAGTCAAATATATCAGACTGGACGCATACACTCTTACATTCAATAGCGTTGGCCGAACTGTATGACGTTTCACTGCCATCAGTCCTATATGTAACCTTCACGGAGCCATCACCGTTATTGATAATACGAATAAAGTCTTCCACCGCTTTCTTAATCATACCCCGTACATAAAAGGCATGCTCCTTCGGTTCATAGTCTTCTAAAATACGCTTTGTGCTTTCGGATAACCAAAAGTCAGAAATTGCGTACTTAAAGGTACCTTTCTTTGTGATAGGATTGTTCATGTTCGTATTGTTATAGAATAAAGGTAGGAAGAATTTCTCTAACCAACAAATAAAATATCAGAGAAATGCCGGCGCGAAGCCGGCACACTCTATAACAATAAGAAGAAACATGAACCTGCTGTAACAGCATTATCTTATTATTTTTAATTGTGCTTATACCCCGATCCACCCAGGGATTTGCTGCTTCTCTGGCGAAGAGCAAATGTTCTATTATCTTATAAGCTGCTTTATTAAAAGGGCCACCGGCTGCAAACTGCATAACCGGCGGCCTTTACTCATTCCACCCTAACGGTGGCAGTTCCTAGAACTTCGGTTTGCGGGCATTGCGGATCTTCGACCCAACGGCTTTGTACCATTCCTGCCTCTTAGGCGTGGCAGAATTCATTTCCGGGTGCAGCGCTTCAATGATCAGTTCTTTCTGTTCAGTGAACTTGCTGGAAAAGACTTCCTTGAGCCTTTTGGCAACGGCCTTTTCATCAGCAGTGTTTTTCACAAAGGCAATGACATCGGCAACAGAATGGATCTGTGCTTTGGTTGGGGTTTTTCCACGCCTTTTCTTTGCCGGGGCTTCAGCTTCAACTGCCGCAGGAGTATCAATGACTTCAGCAACAGGAGCAATGGCTTTCGGTGCCTTAGGGGCTTTAGGTGCCTTCGGGGTTGATACTTTGGTTTCAACTGTTGCTTCAACAGTTTCGGTGCTGGTTACAGCTTCTCTTTCAGTGTTTTCCATTTGTTATGGGATTTGTTTAATTATTTGTTTGTGTTAAACGGTAAGTAAATATAAGAACATTTTCTCAATCTACCAAATTTATTTTTCTTTGTGCTATTTAAGCAAGCTGTCTTTGTTTGATGCTCTATTATTTACATTCAATGTTAATCTTCAACCGCTGAGTATATGGGATAACCATATTAACAGTAGTTCCTACCGGAAGCCGTTTTACAATAGCTTTAATTTCATTAATAGCATTGTCAAAGCTTTCTAATCCACTCTGCACCTCAACCACCACATCTTTTTCAGTACTTACGCCAGATATTTTCTTTTTGGGAATTACGAGTCCTTCTGTAACAATGCGTTCATTCCTTGTTTCTGCAGCCCTTACTGCTCGCAATGTATCTAATATTAAGAAGTGTTTGCCAGCATCAATTGCTACTTCGTCAACGATATGATAGCCAGAATCTTCGCCAACATAAACTGATATAGTAAACGGATTCGATTGAACTGCGTGGTGAATGCCCCTGGATAATTCAGCAATCCTTGCAGCAATTAAATTAAGTGGCATTATTGGCTTGCAATTGGGGTCAATACTGTAATGAACACCAAGTCTGCCAGTCCAGCATGGAGTATTCGTATAACGAATGCTAAAGTAAGGACTGTTATTAGCTTTAAGAATTTTCTCTACGGCGCGTGTTAAATCTGATTTCATATTTTATTTTATTTTGTTCTTTGTGGCAAGGGAAAGAATTGAACTTTCCAGCGTTATTATTTTCGCGTTATCCCCACGGACGGTTACATTTTATTGTAACCTTCAATGCCATAATATAAAGGTAAGTAAAAATTCAACACCATTAACATAATATCGAAAATTTTACTTACCTTTGCTCTATTTGCATATTATAGAGTGGCTAATGCTATTATGATGTATAATTATATGTTGCAATTGTAGTAACGGGGAGAACCAGTCTGCAAGTAGTGCCTTTTGGCAATTGTTTTACCAACAGTTCAATTTCTTCAAGGATGCTTTCTTTGCTTTTAGCAACGGATTTAGGCATGTTTTTTGGTGCTGTCTTAACACGATATTTGTATTCTGGCGACCAACCTGGTTCTACAATATCACACCAAGTACCATCTAAGAGCAAAACTTCAATTTTATCCCCGGCATCATACGCTTTCTGTAAGTCAGCAAATTTATCATCTGACTTAATGCGATAGTTGCAGAAGTCATCATCAAATAATGGGTTTAGAATGGTTTGCCATTTTTCTCCAAAATACAGTTCAATGGTTTTGCCTTCTGCATGTGCTTTCTTCAAAAAGTCAAATTTATCTACAGGTTCAGCTTTCTTTGCCGGGAGAGGTGAACAATTACCAGGAATGTATGTTACCATTGCCCTCAGTTCCAGACGCGTAATATATGTATCATTGTAATTAATTAAGTCACGCATTCTGCAATCAAGCACGATACACAGCGAACCACTGTACCTATAGACTTTCTTAACATGCTTGCTTAACTTCTCAATTTCGTTCATTTGTGCAGGAGTAGCATCTTCATTCCAAAACTTAACACGGAACCTGTTGCCCTTGCGCCGGTCTGAAAACACACTGAGATACGCGCCATACCTGAGTCCAAGGATTTCCATCACCCTGTGTCTAAAATTGGGCATGATCAAAGGTTGTGTCGAAAATTTATATTCGAGCCTGTGGCGTTTTCCGGTAACATGAATAACTTCAACCAATCCCTTACTTACTGCACGTCTTAACAATTCTTTATATTTCTTGTACGTGCCGCCATCTGCAATTTCAATTCCATATACATACTTATTGAGCGCACGTTCCGAAAAGGAAGTTGGAGCATTCTTGCGAAGAAAGCTAACGTAATCGTTAACTGAATTTGTTTTCATGTTTTTTATTTATTTATTGTTACAAGATAAAGGTAGGAAGAAATTCTCAACCTACCTAATTTATTTTATATGCCAATAATGCCACTATTCAGTTTCAAACTTTACTGTAAAAGCCAGGTCAAGTGCCTTTACTTCCTTCTTAAAGTTTGCATTCACAGTAACCCTTCTTGCCGGCTTAGCAGTTAAGTACATAGTACCTTCTTTTCCGTTGTAGCGGGGTTCGTAACCGTTAGCAAATGCTAATGCATTAAATTCTTTCTTTGTCATGATATTTATTATTTTAAAAATTTAGCTTGATAAGGTTAGATCTGCTCGACGTTCATACTTGTTTATATACCAATATAGTTATAAAAAGAACGTCGAGCAGATCTAATTACCTGTATTTGCACATATCATTTAATTCTTTCTTAATTCTGCGAGCAACCTCACCTTTCCAGGTATTGGCATTGGCAAGGAAATACAACACAACGCTTTTTGCTGAGTCAGCATAATAAGCATCGGTTATGTTTGTTATGGAACGCATAGCATCCAAATATGGCACGGCGCCATAATATACGTTTTTCCAATCACTCCTTATCTCGCGAGCAATTTCGTAAATAGGTCTAAAATTTGTTTTCATATTAAATTGTCTTTTATTGTTATAGAATAAAGGTAAGTAAATTATACCAGAATACCAAATTATTTTTGGTGCACCTATATTATATGTACACGCACATGCGTACGCATACAGCCACGCGCCAACCATAACTTCGATTCTATTATATAACGCAATAAGAACGCTCGAATTAATTTTTATCGACCATGGCATTTTTTTATCAAACTTTTCTAAATATCTGTAGCAATCCAGCAAATACCGAAGCACATATACCAACAGTATTAAAAATCCCGCGAAATGAAATTATTTGATTATTTTCCCATATCGGCTATATGCGCACACTAAATACTATTCAAATCGAGCATAGGAACTATCTTATATGAGTAAAAATATCCGCGCGCCCTGAGTTTTTATTATCATATTTTTTAAGAAATTTTGCCGAAAATATATCCAATACCCCTTCTAAACTATAAATCTATTGTGTATAGTATTTTATAGCATATTATGCAACGACCAAAGACAGAAATATCTAGCCGATGATTCAAAATTCATGCAGCTAGCGCAATGTATATGCAATGTTTTATCGAGCAAACATGCAAACTATCACGTTTTATAAATGTTATACGCGCAACATACACAGTTGGTAGCCATGCTATACCTAAACCTCATTGCTTGCATGAGTTACACTAGCATATTTCAATGATTATATGCAACATACAAGGCTGGCAACCCTGCTTACCAAATAATAAAGCCACCCATTAAATGTGGTATATGCTTAGATCTGCAACCAGCGTATCTAAGTCTGGCCCCATACGATTTATAGCCGCCACACTACAAAAAACGTTTCGCCTGTCTACCAACGGCCCGAGCAGGACTAACGCACCCGCTGTTACGGCAACATTAATATAGCGTAATGGCATTCGCTAGCCTCTTTATGTACCCGCATTAACCCTTAACGATAGCTTAGCATTAAGGTGCGCTGGTATAATACCACAGATACCCTATTCTATAATATATAGTCTTCCAAAAATAAAAAATCGAATTAGCACTAATGCTTAGATGGCACTATTACCAATAACCAACTCAAGTGTGGTGCCAACCAGCAATATCCGTGCGTCAACAGGATATGTAATGCCATTAGTCCAATTGTATTCCGGGTCTGTCAAATCAATCCATATGCTGCTATCAGCACGCAATACAATATGGTCTTTATAAAATCCCTCTTTAATCTGGCCAAATTTGCCAATTTTCATTTTTTGTCCCGCACAAGTTCCTTGGGTCTTTTAACTTTGATTGTATTCATTTTTCTTGCGTTTATCAGTTAGACTGTAATTTTGATAACCGTCCCAGCGGGGAGCAATTCTACATCCCAACCGGCTCCTAAGCAGAAATCTATAATTGGATCATCTAAATCAACCAATGAATGCTGTGTCCGTAGTATAACTTTGCCCATATGGTGGGGGCCAATATCAGGGTCATTGATCTTAGCGACCTGTCCTGGTTTAAGTTCATTCATCTTCATGACTGCAGGCGCAGCCTCTTTTACTATTTTTGCTTTCATATTTTTTTTTATTCAACGGTTAATTCAATGACCGTGCCGGCTGGCAACAGTTCTACTTTATAAGTGCATGTCATGCACCAATCTACGTGATGAGATTTTAAATCGACAATAGTTTTCTCACTGCGTAATACGATAGAACCGTTATAACTATCGGCGCACGTATCAACAATTCTAGCGATCTGGCCACGCACCATTTCATACATTGGGATCAATGCGGGTTTAGCCTCTCCTTTAATTTTTACTTTCATTTGTTTGGGTTAATTTGTTATGCAGTAATTTCAATCTTGGTGCCTTTGGGAAGGATTCTCACTTTGAATTCACAGTCTATTTCCCAATCGAGCAAAGGGTCCATAAAGTCAGCTATTGCTTTCTCTGTGCGCAGTATAATAGAGTCTCTGTTATTGTCGCCGGCCATATCGTCAACAACAACTGCCATTTGCCCAGGTTCCATATCACACATTGGGATCAATACGGGTTTACCCGTTTCTTCAACTTTTACTTTCATTTGTTTGGTTAATTTTGTTATATACAAATATAGGAATAATATACCACTCTACCAAATCTATCTGCTATGCTTCTATAGCACTATATAAACCTACACCAAGCAACACTAACGAAGCATAAAATTAAATTTGTGTATCTCAACTATTCTTCCTACCTTTACCTTATACAATAGAACAACAGTATGAAAGACGCAGTTTTCTAACACAATTAAAGCAACTTAACGCAATGTGCAGACACCGAGGAATAATCTATTCCGGGATGGGTGCAGGACACCTATAGCAATAACGCAAACTATTACGTTCTATTTAGTGTAATAGATATAGCGTATAATATAACATATGGAAGAAACACGAGCTACCTACTGCAATTAGGCTGGAAGAATAATATGCATCCGCGACATTATTGCTATGTGGTTACCGCTATATGCGTAACAGCTAAAACTGGTTATGCAATTTAAATGGTTAGGTCGGTCGTGGTCTTATTAGGTAGACGCTTGAATAAAGATGCACAGTCAAGCCAGACACCGTCCTCCGTCTCCCCAACCTATTGATTTTTACGTTGGTTGCAATTTCTGGAGCAGGCTATTTGTACTATTTACCTACTGTCATTTATACGGTATGGATTAGTTGGTTGGTTGCAAATTCTTGTTGGTTGCAATTTCTTGGTATTTAGTTATTTGCTATAATATTATTACCTTATTGTATATTAGGTAATTGGTTGCAATTTCCAAATTATATAGTTTGGTTGCAATTTCTAGGTTTTTATTAATATGTGGTAGTTGGCTTGCTCGGTTGCAATTTCTTTAAGAATTCTTCTTTAATTTCTTGCGCTATATATTCTGCCTTTTCACTGTGGCTCACAATATGTTCTGGCTCCTGCATAAATTCTGGTGTTACTTTTACTATAACAATATACCTACCTATTGGAGTGCTGGATGTCCAGTCTTCTGTTTCAATAATTGTTATTTGTACTGCCTTGTTCATATATTGGGGTTGTTTGGTTGCAATTTCTTATTAATTCTAGCTTTTCCTTTTTTGTTAGTTGCTTGATTCTATATTCTTCTTTTAGGGCTGCCGATTTGCTTGCACACTCTTGATTATATATTAGTTTGACTGGCAGTCTTGCTTTCGTATATTTTGCTCCTTTTTTTGTATTATGCTTTTGTATGCGCAGCTCTATATTGTTAGTTATACCTGTATATAAGGTATTATCATTGCATTCTACTATATAAACAAACCATTGCATATATTAGTTATTAGGATTGCTTGGTTGCAATTTCTGCTTGACAATCATAAGCTATTTTGCTGCAAGGTTATAATCTGCTATTAGCTTTTCTGCCAACCAATCTGTTATTATTGCTTGAATTATTTTTGCTTCATTAGACGTATTTATATTTTTTAATTGGCTTTTGGGTATCCATATATCTTCGTGGTTTGGCAATAAATATTTAAAATAGGTTGCTTTTTTAATAAATACAAAGATGCTAGTATATACTTTATATGCCAGGTCCGTTTCTATACTATAATTAATAGTTATGTATGCCATAATGTTAGGTCTGCTCGATTGCTATTCTGCTTTCATATTGTTAAGCAGGAAATTATAGAATACTTTATCGAATAGTGTTTGCACTGTATGCTCTTCACCATTAGAGTCTTTAAATACATAATGGTTTTCCGCATTAGGATATTTATATATTTCTATTTTATATCCCATATTCTTTAGGATATTTGCTGCTTGCACTTCCGTTAGCCCTAATTTTACGTTATTGTACATATGTTTGCTTGATTTAAATTAGTGGTATATTCTTTATAAGCCTTTCTGCTAGCCAAGCTGATATGTCTGCTGATAGTTCATTAATCATCCAAATATTAATATCTTGCAATTGGCTTATTGGCACCCATATATCATTTCTGCGATTGCCGACTGTCATTAAATAAACTTCATGGACATAATGCAATATTATATTATTACATACGTGAAATGCCTTGTCTGATACTCTATCAAAATCAAATTGTATTAGTGGCATGCTCGGTTGCAATATTAATGCACAATAGGTACGTCAGGTACATAGGTTTCTGCTATGTTTTGCGTATCAGCTATTATTGGTTTTGTTTCTTTTGGCGGGCCTTCCATCATGTTAACAGTCTTTAATAGTTCGTCTGCTGCACAACCAACATCATATATTTTAGAAGAATCCCCGCCAGTTAAGAACCTTATTAGGTGTTTAATCCATAAGTCTTTTGGTATGCCTTGCCGTATATTGATATTATCAGATGTATCTGCAGTATAATATACTGTTAATTGTAATTTATTTTTATCTTTACTATTAAAAGAATATCTGCGAATGTGATTACAATTAATAATGTCACTATTGCCGACTAATATAAATTTATCCATTGTTTTGTTGTTTATTGTTTTTATTTAATAGTTGGTCTGCAAACCATATTGGTACTTCTGGCCATATATTAAGATTGCAATCTATAAGAAATTTTGGGTGGGTTTTAAAAAATTCTAATTTAAATAGCGTATGGTCATCTAATAGTTTGAGTGCTATCCATTGTGGTGCAAGATATATATGACATGTATCCATACTTATAATATGTAATGCATCTTCACTATAATTACAATATGAAATCATTGCTATTTCAAACAGGATTGCTTTTTCTGTTTGTGTTATTAACTCACCATGTAGCTCTGCTTTTACCATTATTCTATAAAATCTATAAATATCATTTGGGTTGCCACATATTGTTCTATTTCTGGATTGTGGTAATATTCTGCTCCTTTGGGTATTATAAATTTTCCGATTTTAATATTAACCCGCGGGCATGTCCCATACGCTACCACTACATTATCATATGTAGTATATGCATGGTATCCATCCAATATTACATTATCTTTTATATCAATATTAAGCTTAACCGTTGGTTGCAGTTTATTCTTAAACCATATATGATCAAATACAGGTGAATCAAATACTTCTATTTGTTTGCTGATTCCCTTTACATATCTCCAGAATGGCCGAGTTAGAAATGCATGTTTATACAGTTCTGGGTTGTTTTGTTTATAATAATATCCATATTTATAGCATTCAATATCTTGAATTGCTATTTGCTTGGTTGCATTTTTTGGTATGAAAAAGCACATATTTATTTGTTTTTAATTGTTATCATACTATTTCAATAATTTCTGTACTGATGCGGGTCTTTGCTAATGTTTCTGCCTTATCCATTTCTATTTGTGCTAAGCAATATTCATATGTTTTTGGATTGCTCGTATGTCCATGAATTAGTGGAACTGGCTCCCATAAATCTATATCAGTTGGCACTGATTGGCATTCTGCTATATATTCTGCGTGATTATCTGCGAATGTGTCTTTTGATATTCTGTATCTTTTCATATTAATTATTCATTATATTAATTTTTGAATTAGCCAATCAGGCACCATTAAAATTATCATATCATCCTTCGAAGGATGCGGGTAACATACTGATTTAGGAAACCATGCTTGTTTTGATATTAATATTACTGTATCAAAGCTTTGAGCATATACTTTAAAATCTTCAACACACCATGCGTTATCTGTTTCTTTTACAAGTTTGCCGCATATCAATTGTAATTCTGTAATCATTATTCATTTATTAGATTTATTATTGCTTGGCAGCAATTTGCACATATATGCATTGTATAATGTCCTAATGGACTCATAATAGCGCAGGTTGCTATTTCATCACAACAATCACATATCACATTATCTTCCAAATACATTACACTTGCCTTTCTTATGCTTTTACCATTCTTAAATAATGACTCGGCGCAAACCATTTCACTATTATATTTAATACCTTGTTCGTCTACGTTGTATTCCATGTTATTAATATTGCCTTGCAAGTTCTTTAGACATAAAAAAGTGTATTCCAGTTGAGCATTCATTCCATCTACACTCATCAAAATTATCTACTTCAATTGTTTCACCAACAGCATAGACAAAGTTGTTATCATAATCAGATTGTATGCTTGATAGTTCATCACTAATTTCAAGTACTTTTGCCTTTGATGCTCTACATTTATATGATGTTGCCGAACTCCGTTTTGCGTCTTCTGGTATTAATAATTTAATAATATGATTCTGCGCGGTTTTAAATGCAATAAAACTTCCTTCCTCGGGGCACGATAATGGTATGAACGCTGATAATTCATTAATTAAAATATTTTGTAAATTAGCATTGCTTAAATTAGCACCGCTTAAATTAGTATATCTTAAATTAGCACCGCGTAAATTAGCACCGCGTAAATTAGCACCGCTTAAATCAGCACCGCCTAAATTAGCACCGCTTAAATTAGCACCGCTTAAATTAGCATTGCTTAAATCAGCATTGCTTAAATCAGCATTGCTTAAATCAGCATTGCTTAAATCAGCATTGCTTAAATCAGCATTGCTTAAATCAGCATTGCTTAAATCAGCATCGCTTAAATCAGCACCGCTTAAATCAGCACCGCGTAAATTAGCATTGCTTAAATTAGCATTGCTTAAATTAGCACCGCGTAAATTAGCATTGCTTAAATTAGCACCGCTTAAATTAGCACCGCTTAAATTAGCACATCTTAAATTAGCATAGCTTAAATTAGCACCGCGTAAATTAGCATATCTTAAATTAGCATTGCTTAAATTAGCACCGCTTAAATCAACACCTCCTAAATCGGCACAAACTCCATTTTTTTTACCATTTAACCATAATTTATGATTAGATAAAATAGTTTTTAATTCTGTTGTTGTCATATTTTTTATTAATTATTTATTAAACATATCTTCCACACTTAGCACATACTCCTCTGCCAGTTCTAGATTCTCTCCATATCTCTTTATTCTTGCATTGGCATAGTCTACTCATATAATTATGCCTTTTCCATTGTAGATACTTATCATAATATTTGGCTGCAAACCAAGTTGCAACACACACTAATACAATTGCTATTATGCCTATTAGCAAGTCACTATATGTTATTGGTTCGTTCATATTATCTATTTTTTGGTTTATCTGGAAATGAATCTGATATATCTGGACCTAATATTATTAGCAGTATTAATACAAGTATTACGACAATGAATGTTCCCATATTGTTATTTATTGCGGTAGTTCATAATAAAATAATTCATATTCATAATTGTGATATGTTCTTATTATTTGCACTATTTGCACGGTTGCAATATTGTTATTTACCCATTTGATCATTTCATGATGATCATCAAATACTATTTTTCTAAATATTTTCATATCTTCTATTTTAAGCATATTATTTAATTCCCGTGCTAATATTTCCATTTTAGTCGGCGGCCAAAAGCTAAATTTTATCTTTTTATAACTGCCTTGCAGTTCATTATCTATCCAGCTTTTAGATACCCGGCAATCCGGAATACCATTCCATTTTGAATAGTACCATATATCAGATTCCATATCTTTAATAAGAAAATCTATTAAATTATATGCTTTTCTGCTTTGTTTAAAGCTAAGAAACAACGGTTGATACTTCATATTCGTGCTTATTTTCTTTTGCTGTTACTGTAAACGGCTTGCCTTCTTTTCTATAATTAATTGCTTTACTTATGGGTGCACATATTTCATATTCCGCATCATCAATACAACTTTGTAAAAAGGTTTCAAGCATTCTTAATGGGGCTTCTTTAAGTATTCGTTCTATTGGTTGCGTTATCCAATATTCTAACTCTTCAAGCTCCTCTTTTAACTGCTCTAATTCAGCTATTTGTTCGTTATTTAGTTGTTTCATCTTCCAACTCATTATTTATTTCATCCATTAATTCATCATATGTTGCTTTATTAATAGACCATATTGTATCGGATTGTTTCCATACTACTAATTTATGCTTTTCTACTATTTGTTCGGCAATCCAATCAGCAATATCAGCTATTATAAGTGGTGATGCTAATACCATATTTGGCAACAAGCTTTTAGCAACCCAAACTAATTTATCATTCCCTTCGGGTGTTACATAATAGCATGAACCATCAAATGTTACTGTTAATTCATATCCACCATATGCTTTATCTGTTTCTTTTTCTGCTATAAATTGAATGTGTGCCATTATATTTGCACTTTAATAGTTTTTGAATCGTTGGCAATTAAATCTATCCAATATCGTTTAATAATGAACGCAACAGATGTTGCTATGAAGTATTCTTCCCAACTATAATTTAATAAAACTACTGATTTTGGAAGCCACACATCATTAACCATATATAATTTATTTTCATAATATATTAACATTGCATTTAATAAATAAGCTTTTTCAGTTTCATTTAATAAGTGACCGCTAACAGTACATACATCATCTCTACTATATCCATTATCTTGGCACCATTGGTTATATTCCTGTTCATCCATAAATTTGTGGATTTTTGGGATTATGTGTTGCGTACGATAATGTACACTTCGATATTTTAACGTACAATTTCATAGCAAAATCTTCTTGTCTTATTGCTATATTTGCATATTATCATTTTTGGTATGATACTTGTTCTAGCCATAGTAATAAAATAATTTATAAACACAAAAAACAAAAAGTTATGAAAAAAGTATTATTAATTGCAAGTTTAGTATTCATTTCGAATATTTCTTTTAGTAACAACGGTGGCGAAACTAAATCAGCAAAAGAAGTTCCAGCAGTATCCATTAGTATTCAATTATTAGATGAATTAAAACCAGCCACTCCAACAGAAGCCACAATAGATGATGAAACAACTATTGCGTTTGATAAAGCTTGGTTAGATAGTATTAAGCCAATTACTCCAGATAATGCTAATATAGAATAATTAGTGACCATAGTTACATCCAATCATATAATACCAGCCATCCGGGCCAAGAAACTCATTATCAAATGAGCCACAACAGCCATCTTTGACTTGGTTATTATATGATTCTTCCTGTTCAGGTACGCCAACTTTGCACACCCTAAAGTTATCAACACATTCTAAATCAAGCCCTTCTGGTGATACGATATAATCTAATTTGTCTTTGGCCCATTTGACAATATCTGCGGGCAAATCACGTTCCCAATAAAAACCTTTCGGCTCTTCAGGCTCAACTAAATGCTTATGTATTTTTTCTCTGCGCTTTCTCATATTAAAACTTTTTAGCAAATTTGAATGCAAAGTTTGCAGCCATGCCATTATTTATTTTTGCAACAAATTTATTTGCCCTGCGCTTATTAAACAATACCCACCAATGCAAAATAATAAATTGCTTATATGTAAGATACTTAATATTTGCATTGATTACTACATATATTTCTTTTGCAGTATAGTTTTTTTCTTTAAGTTTGTATGGCATATTTAATTTTTATTAAATGGTCTTTTATGCATTCGCAGTATTCTTTTTGGAATAACTTGTTTATATTTAGTATCTTGCAGTTTTGCTATGCATTGCTGCGGTTTATTAATTTTATCTTTATAAAGTAGCAACGTTTGATCAATCGCATACTGTATGGTTTCATAAACATATTGAGTTTGCCAATCACTTGATGTATCTGCATAATCTGTTGGAGTTGAGTCTGTTGTTGCAGTAGTTCGCCAAGTAATCCACGTGTCAATTGCCGCTGTATCATTGTTAGTTGCAATCATAGCCAATATATTTTTACTTTAATTGGTGCAAACGAAGACATTGTTTCATATATTCTAACTGATTCTTTAAAATCCTTTAACCCAAGCCACCACCCAACAACTCTTTTATATCGCGGTCTTGCCTTGTTCTCTTCCATTTCTTTATATGCATTTAATGCTTCCACATCTGTGCTAAATACAAAAGTATCTTCAAAATATAGCTGTGTTACCGCAATAGGGTTAAACCCAGCCATTTGAATTTCGCATAGTGCACCACAAAAATCAGAAAGTGGTCTTTTGTGATTATATTGTCTGTGCGATGCCAATTATTTCCTTTTTAAATAATTCTCTATTTTATTTAATAACATTGCTATTTTTAAGAATCTTTTAAAGATAATTGTGCTTGATACATATTCATTTGCATCTGGGTTATAATAATATAATGCACCTTTCGGTATAACGCATTTAACAAGTATTTCAGTTGTTGCTAGTTGCGCAACAGCTAGTTGCGCAACAGCTCGTTTTTTTGTTGTAAATGAATGGTACCCGTGGATGATAGAAAGCACATTGGTTGCTAATTCAATATGTGGTTGTAATTTTCTTTTAATATAAATATGCTCGTTCCAATATGATTCAAACTTTGAGCCTTTTTTAAGGCCAGTTTTATAGCAAACTATATTTTTAGTAGCAGTTAATGCCTCTTGGTGGTCAAAATGTACTGTGAAACACATAATATTTTATTTATAATTTACGCAATTTTAAAACTATTAAATATAAAGATCAAAGGCTGGACCTTCAAATTGCCCTTTATATGAATGCACATATACACAATCAGGCCATGGTGATGCTGATGCCCAAGTAAAGTTTACAGTGCCAGCAGCATTTCCGAATTTATTCATTATTCGTTTCTTAATTCTAAATAAAGTTCTTGCAGAACAATCAGTATCTAGATAAAATCTATATACTTGCTTACCAATTTGGTTAGTAATTGTTGCTTTGCATACTTTATAAACTGAACGTTCATTTTTTAAATGTTCATGAATTGCTGTTACAATGTTTGGATAATTTTTCATATTTATTCTTTTTAGGTTAGTATTATATTTGGAAGCAAAGTACGAAATTTTTCCGACATTTCCAAACAATTTAGATAATATTTAAAGAATAACCACACTTAGCATCACGTATTCTTAAATTATAATGCATATTTTTCTTGCTGTTAACAGATGCTAGGTTTAAATCTGCCCTCATAATTTGTTCTAATATTTACAATAATAACAATGCAATTAAACTTGATAGCATCGCAATTTTATTGTTAAATTATATGATATTCAAGCACAATCACCGTACGACTGTGAAATAGTATGATTATCATGCTATTTTACAGTAGTTACTTTACATTCAATGAACTGCTGTAATTGTTTATTTAATTCTTCAGCTTTCTCGCACGTGAGACTAACAACCGGTCCTTCCAGCTTTCCTGTACGCAAATACTTAATAATTGATTTAACTCTTTTCAGCCAACCTTCTTTGTATTCATTGTTGGTTGTTTTCATGAATGTAAACTCAACCTCCTTAATTCCTCCAACTTCAAAGGTATCTACCATTAACGCACAGTCATGGCAAGTACAAGGATAAATCTTGGTTTCGTAATCTATGTAATATAATTCCATTTCAATTTGATTTTGGGACTGTTTGGTTAGATATGCTCGACGTTCTATTTGAATAAGTATTAGGTATCATCTTCTATTTTGAGCTTGTCAGATCGTGTTAAAATACGTCTAATTAAGTTTTGCTGATCAACGCAATATTATAATTAATTTTAATATTGATATACATATTGTTAGAAACTTATGATAAAAAAATATATTTTAATATTACTGCTATTATTCACATCCTGTTCTGATAAATTATACATTGTATATTGCAAAAAGCCATTGCCCAGCTCAATCTATGTATATGATTATCATTATAACATGCATATTCCATACATACCCATGAATCAATTAGATATTGATAGTGTGCATTTAGTTGGCGACACAACGCATTTTAATTATATTTACCGTTAGTTAAGCGTAATTGGTTGTTATGAAAGGTTTGGAAATGCTTCTGTGTCGCACATTACTTCTAATTTAACATCCTGCTTGTAGTAATTATACCAAATTGAAATGACAATATAATTTGCCATGCAACTTTGAAGCACTTCACAACTATCAATATCAATATTGTTTGCACTAATCCATTTATTAATATCATCTTGTATTATAGTTGAATCTGACCTCAAAAATATTTTACATTTTTTCATCGTGCAGTTTTTAAATTGTTTATTGTTTGTGCATAGAGGTGGAATCGAACCACCATCTTCCTCCTAAAATGAAGGGATTTTACCAATTAAATCTACCTATGCTACCGTTGGGGCTGTTTCTGGCCTCCACCACTTAATCAGATAGGATTAAGACTATTTGGAAGATTTCTTTTCTTTAACGTCAGCAATCTCAACGGTGTCATCCACCATACTCTCAAGGGCTTTAGCACCAAGTAATGCAGTAACAAGATCGCCCGTACCACCATTACCATCATTTCCACTATTGACTAAGATTTTAGGTACAATAGCAACATTACCGCTTTTAATAGCTTCACTAAAGTACTGAACTTTCAATACTCCAGCATAGTTCTGTTCACCCATTGCATCGACTTTCTTCTTTGCAACTTCGGCTTCTGCAGTACCAACTTTACTTGTAACCTCTGCCTTTGCATTACCTACAACAAGTGTAGCTGTAGCTTCTGCTTCAGCATTAACTGTTCTTACATTAGCATCTGCCTTAGCATTAATAGTCTTTGAATCAGCATCCCCTGTTGCAGTCTTTACTTTTGCATTAGCAATTTTTTCTGCAATATCAACACCTCTTTCTGCCTGCACAATCTGTGGTTGCATGTCTGCATTGGATTTGGCACTTTCATATGCTTGGCGTTCTGCCTGTGCCTGCTTCTGCATTCCAAATGTAATTTTTTCCTGTTCAGCAATCTTACGTTTAGTTAACGTATCCATAAGATCCTGCGGTGGGTTAATGTCCCCAATAAGTGTATCAACACCAACCACATTATAGTTGTCAAGTACTGCGTTGATGTGTTCTTTTGCTTGCATTTGCCTTTCTGCGCGTGATGTTAAGAAATCAATAGCATCTGAGTTCTGTGCACTATTACGGAAATAGTTACCAATTGTAGGTTCAAGTACCTGTGTAACAAGGTTTTGAATAGTTCCAAACCGTGCAATTACCTTAGGTGCTTCAACATTTGAAATGTTGATAATCTGCGACACGTCCAAATTAAATTTAAAACCGTCCTTTGAACGTACTGTAATGGTGCACAAGTTTTGGTCAAGTTTATGTGACTCCGTGCGCGCATCTGCCCAATTCAATACGATGTTTGTAGTTGGAACAGGAACGACTGATGTAGTCTTTGGATTAATTGCATACCTACCCGGATCTTTAGTTGTTGACCATACACCCTTTTCTCCTTCAAGGACGATATTACCATGTTTGAATTCATCACCGGATGTGTCATTACCTTTCTTACCTACATAAGAAATAACAACCCCCGCCCAACCAACAGGAATAAGAGTCATATCTACCGTTTCAACGGTTGCAAATTCAGGATGAATCAAATATGTACCTGGCGTGAGCACTTCTTCTTGCAAACCCTTAATACCACCAGATCTCGTGAATTCATCCACTAATTGGAATCTGTTGTGGCCACCCACAATAGGGCCTGCAATTTCTCCGGTTGGCATTGGTGTTCCTGCTTGCGTGGTAACAATACCAACTTTGCCTTCAGGAATTACAACCATATCGACAACTCTAACATCAAATACTCGTGTATTAATAATATATGTCTTTGGTAATAGCATCCTGGTTTGTTTACCACGATATCCGCCATTATCTAAGAACGTAATTGCATCTTGATAGTCGTTGCATTCTACATATGGTGCCAAGAATACACCATCAGGAAGTTGCTTACCATCTCGTGCTGTAACCACACCTAATTTGCCAGTCGGCACAATTACAGGGTCAAGGAATTCAATTTTGTATTGCCACGGCCAATATCCAACTTTCATACCAGGAGGTAAAAGTTCTGCATGGATACCCGCCTGTTTACCGGTTGCAAAAACCTGTCCAGACTTCAAGCTCTTATCGGTGCCGAAAAGAACCCATTTCTTTGTCACTAATGCACGCTTGGTTTCTGGTACAAAAATTATACCAAATAGCCAAAAGACCCATTTGTAACACACTGCAAGTAAGATTAATCCTACAATAATTGCTGTGATTTTAATTTGTGCTGCTGTTAAAGCAAAAGCTAACAGAACACTTGCTAACATTGATAATACCATTTGTTTGCTTGTTTTAGTTAATATATATGTTAATTATGATGTTTCGAATTACTTATTAAGTTTTGCGGCAGCTGCGTCTATTTTATCCATCAATACCTTTAATGATGCTGCATCTTTTACATTAATATTGTAAAGCTTGATGGCCGGCGATCTAAATGTTAATGGTACAGTTGCTACAATATAATGCATATTGTGCTCAATATAAACATCTTCTGGAGTGAATCCAAATACGCCATCACCATTAGTTCCATAAGACCTGTCTTCCGCTGGTGATGGAACTGTTACATATACGTGAGCTGTTGAGCTAAGGCTTATAATTTGTTCAGTATTAGTAAGCTGGCTATTAACGGAAGATACCTTATTTACTTGGTAATAACCAATTGGGTCTGCCACGCCTTCATTGAAAATATACATATAAAACATAACCGTGCGGTCATTCTGTAAAAGAAATCGTTTAGTGAGATTATCCCGTTCAAGAGACCAATCTAACATTGGTGATGGTTGCACTTTTGTTAATCGTTTTTGGTTTTCTTCGCATCTTGCTTGCTCATCAAGTGCCGATGTGTTGTTTTCAACGGTGGCACGAGAAGCATTTCTGGGTCCACATCCGTACATAAACAGCACTGCTAAAAGTGCCATAAAAATTACTTTTTTCATTTTGATTTGTTTTGTTTTTATTTGATTATTAATTAATTTGCGTAACATTTAAATTCATCAACAGATAATTGGTATGGTAGTGTTTTGGACTTCCATAAATCTCTGTTCCACATCTTAGACTTTGCGTTATAGTCTTCAACCCACCTGTTAAGTTGAGTTTTTAAAGTATTAATGCGCTGTGCTTTCGAGAATTGTTCAAACATTTGATCTTTCTCTGGCAATTCTCGCATATTACATAAGTCTGTATTGAGCTTTTGACAAGTATTATATAAGGTTTGGAATTCCTCATATTGAGTAAACGCAGTATCTATTGTTCTGCTGCTTCTCGTAGTAACCCATCCTATAGCAGATGCTAATATTACTACTCCGATAACCCACCAAATAATTTTCTTAAATGGTTTGAATCCATCGCGAACATCGTCGCTGTAATCATTGTTAAAATTTGTTGACATTGTTTGTTTTTATTGGTTTATTTTAATAAGGCATTTCATATTTGATAGTGACTATGCACAAAAATTTAGAAGTTGCACACTGAACGTCAAGAATATAGAACTCTGGGTGTGCTTCACTCCATATTTTAATTGCACTTGTTAGTTCATCCCCAGATCATCGTTGGAAGGACTGGTACTTACGGTGAAGACTTTCACCCCAATGGCTGGATTCATTTAATTTGATTTTAATGGATTAATTACCACAAACATACAAAAAAATATTCATAAAAAAAAGAACTAAATGCAACATTTTTGTTGAATGCTGCAAATAGTTCTCTTCCTGCACATATTTCATTTTTAATTTAAATTTTGATGCTATACAATAATATTCAAAACTTTTGATCTTGCTAAAATATCTAAATCATCAATACATTATCAAAATTATAAACTTTGACTTTGCTTTTTATTGCATGATTTAAACTAAAAACAGCATGTTTATGCACTGAAAGTGCATCTTCAAGCTGAACTCGATATTTCAATTTCAAGTTTTTTATTTTACTAAATAAACTCTTCCAAGTACTTGCAGTAGCAGCCATTTCCTTCCATTGGTGTTTTGCTACAATAGCTGGATAAAATCTATCAGTATTGTTATTTATTTTTAATTCATATCCTCTTCTACCAATTTCAATGCTTGCATTGATTGAATCAGCATAATTATATTGTATATTTCCTATAAAACTCGTATATGCCGGGCGTATTTTGTTTATTGCAATACTATTGATCTTGCATCTCTTACTTAATTGTTCTATAAATAATTCTCTTTTCCATATGTTTTTGCATTTTCTATTACCAATATTATTAAATGTATTTGCAACTTTAGCATTAAAATCTAATTTTTCAATAAATATATTGCTTACTTTATATTGTTTTGCTAATTTAATTATTTGTTTTGATATTTCAATAGTTTCAAATTGCAATTTATTTTGATAATATTTTGATTTAATTGAATAAGATGGTTCATTTAATGCAACAAATTTATTAAATATTTGGGATATATCAAACATTTTAGTACAGATTATTTTATGATTATCATTTTCATAATTACAAATGCTAATCCCAATATTATCTGGATTTAAATCTATACCAATATAACAAGTTTTATTATTTTTAATTGTATTATCATTTGGTAAATTAAATGAAATTGCAACATATTTATCAGACAATTTAATTGAGTATGACAATTGTTTTAATTCTACTAATTCTTGAAGTTTAAATAATTGTTTTTTAATGTTGCTGCGTAGTTTAGGTAAATGTAAAATATAATGTTCTTTCCTATTTGGTTTAAATAAAATAAAATTTTCATCAATAATATTTAATTCAAAATTTCTATTACCACATGACGTGGCTCCTTGAACATTTAACGGTAATAACCGAGTTAATTGATATTCTTCTTTTGTAATTTTATTTTTAATGCGCTGATTGAAATTAAATTTACTACCAAATATGATATTTGGTTTATGTTTAAATCTCGTATATAATTGTGCACCTTCCATGATGCCACATTGTAATAGCCACGAATTTAATTTATCAAAATTATTTAATTTTTTGCATCTATTACGAATTTCTTTTTGTTTAACTCCGTCATGGTATCTATTAAAGCTAAACCTAACCACAGATGATTGTTGCTTACGCAATTCTAATAATTTTGTATAAAACTTATCAGTTGTATTATATGGTAATTTAATTGTTATCATTTATATAACTCTATTTTGTTATATATAGTTACAAAAATAATAAAATCGAAAATTTTAAGAAAAAAATATGGGGCAATTTCTTACCCCATATTAACTATTCGAATGAAATCGACTTAACTTTATTGATGAAAGCTTTACGGTCGGTTTCAAGTAATTGCATAATGTCAAATACTTTATCGGACCATCCAGCTAATGCATAAACCTTAGATTCTGGAAACTGCATTGTACCATAGGAATTTAAGTCAAAAGAGTAAATAATTGGGTCACAATTATATCTCTTCTTGTATTCAGCAAATGCTGCTTTTGGTGTATAATATCCAACCCAGCCTTGCTGGTCTGACAAAATTATGATCCTGTCATATGCTTTATTAGCTCTTTGGAATATAGAGTGGAAGTTTGTGCTACCACCTGGAGTGCGACTCAACTGTTGTTTTGTTGACATAATTGAATCAATTTGCTTGATGTCAGTTCTGTAGCGAGCATCGCCACCGAATGTAATTACATCACATCCGTTAGATTTGAATAATGCTGCTGCAAATAAAGAACCAATTTCAATTGGCCTGCCGCACATAGAGCCGGATTCATCAAGTACAACAAGAGTTCTACCTTCAAACTTTGGCACATTGGATACCGAAATATCCATAGCCTTGCTAATAGCATTTAATACTTTGTTAGCATTGTAATCAGTAGACCGGAGCTTAGCGATTTCATCGTAAGCAGTAACAAACCTGAATGGCAATACAAGTGACTTGCTAATTAATTTTGGGTCAACTAACATTTCGCATGCAGCGTCAATTGCAGTAGGTGCATCCTGCATGATGTTTCTTAAGTTCCTAAGCAAAGCAAAGTAACCGATCTTTTTAGATGCAATTTGTTCATTCCATGCATTGGACTTGTTGATTACAAGTTCTTCTTCAGTTTCAGCAGTTTGGCCTGCCTTTGTTAAAGCACCTTCCCAAGTAGATGTACCTACACTCAATGCACCCTTGATAAGTTTTTCTAATGCTTTCGCATTCCTTTCAGTTGGCACTGGGTGAAGCATATTTACTGCGTCAACTAACTTAATACCTTTGTTTTCACCACGATACTTAGCTAATTGGTATTCGTCGAATTGGTTGAATGCCTTTGCCAAACCTTTCTTCATAGCATTTGAAACCTTTTGTTTCTTGCCAAGGTGGTAAGAAAGAATTTCAGTAATGTCGTCTGGACGGTTAATAACTGCAGCATAGAATTCCTTTGCCCAAGATTGCTTAGCAATATGCTTTGCAAGGATAGAAGCTACCACGTGCGTAATAGACCTCATACCGAATTCTTTACGAGCAAACACTGCAGATTTAGCTAAAAATTCAACATCCTTAGAGTTAATTACATATGCTTCCAAATCTTTTACCAATTGGTCAAAACCACGGTATGCTTGGTCTTCGCCAAAGGAAGTCATAAGTGTGAATGCAAATGCAAGTTCTGGTGTCATAGCGTAAGCTTCACCACCGGCATAGTTGTTTACCATTGCTGGTCCTGTTTTTGTTTGGTTAAATTTTGCCATTTTAATTGTGCTTAAAAGGTTAATAATTGTTTATGTTTGTTTATCAAGTTAGAAACTTATTGCCCTAACATAGGATATAATTCTGCAATAAAAAAGCCACCATCGTCGCTTGGCGTCAATGGTGGCTCTAAAATCTTTGTGGAGAAATTGTTGTTGAGTGTTTTTGTCAAATTTACAGATTGAAGTAACTCAACGTGTCACTACCACAAATATCATCGCAAGAGAATATTTAAATGAGTTTTTTTAAAAGCCAACCCCGAAGGGAGCTTCTATTGGAGTTGAACCAATTAGAACCGAAGTATCTCATTTATTGCTACTTGCAAATATCAGTACAAGGGAATGGTAAAATGAGGCTTTTGGGTGCGGGCACTAAAGCCCGCGTCTGATTTTGAAGTAACTCATTTATTGCCACTTGTAAATATTTAAATAATTTTAGGGGAAAAAGAATGCTAAGTGTTGTTTTCATATGTGTTGAAGTAACTCAGCAAGTTGCCACCTTAAATACTATTAATCAAAGAACATTAGTTTGTTGTTGTTTACAATAATATATATGAAGTTTTCTGGTAGAAATGACTTTTTATCGGAAAATTTTCAAAATATTTTTATAAACTTGGAATTTTGCTATTTTGGCATAATTTTATGTCTGTATCAAAATAACAGTGTTAATATAAGTAAAAAATTTCACAAAACCAAGAAAATTTTAATTTAGTAGAATATTATGCTAGCTTTGCATCACATATAAATATTTTTATTATTTCTTAGATGCCTTTTCTACTTTTATTTTTACTGGTTGTGGTGCTTCTTTAATTGGTGCAATTTCTTCCACTACATCTTTAATTGGTGCAATTTCTTCCACTACATCTTTAATTTTTGCTTCAATTGCAAAAGGGTCACTAATTAATTTATCAGAAAGCTCTGCGGCCTTCATAATATTTTTATATGCTTCAATTTTGGATTCAAGTACTTTAATGTAATCCATTTCATTAAAATTGCGTCGTTTCATTGTTTTTCTCCTTTAATTTTATAATAAATAGTATTCTATTTGGTTTTTATCCAATATCGTACCCAATCTACTTCAAGAGTGCTTGGAAGGTCATCGTTTTCAATTTTTTCAAGGTCAAGGCCATTATTAATAACTAATCTCATAACTGAGTGTTCCTCAACATTTATTTTTCTAATTAGAATGCCATCAAAATAAAATTTCAAATATTTATCTGTCCATTCAAGCCCATATAAATGAAAATTATCTGATAGATTGGTTTTTAATATGTGATGAGTATATGGTTTTTGTTTGTGGTTGTCATCTCTATCTAGCCAATGATAGTTAGTATTAAACCAATTGCATTCGTCATCCGTCCAAAATTCAAAAATATCTATTTCGGGCGGCCAACAATCAATAGGCCATAACCAAAATGCGGGCCACATTCCAAATCCTTTTGGTATTTTGCACCGCATCTCGTAATAACCAAATGAATTATCTAATTGTAATGCATATTGGTAGTTTTCTATTAATCCAATAGTATAATCTATATTGTAGTCTTCGTCACCTATGCTAACAATAAAGTCAGCATTGTCTGCTATTAATTCAAGATTAGTATTGACTACTGTATTTGCATCGTCACAGTATATATTGGGAGTATCTTCATGTATTCTTCCCCAATTAGGGAAGGATTCCCATTTAGTCCTATCTAATACACCTGCATCAAATTCGTCATAGAATTTTAAAATATACCCACTCTTTTCTTGTGGTGCGTCATTTTTAAGTTTTCTTGACTTAAAAAATGTTAATATCCATAACCTAATCTGTAGCAATGCGTTATATAAACTTTCCATAAAATCCCCGATTAAAATACCATATAAGTATGCCAAACGGGAATTATTATCAAAAATCAAAATCTTTCCATAAAGTATGATATTCCTCAATATTTAAGCCAATAAAATAGATATCATCATACTTACCAATTAGATGCTTATGGTGGTGACCAAATATCCAATATTTGATTTTATTATTAGTTGCAAGAATATCAAATGTGTCTCTTATTTTCTTGTGCGACTTATCTAAATCTTGTTGCAAACTACCATCGCCATTAAGCCAATGGTCAATATTACCTGGAATGTAAATCATTGGTTCACAACAATCATGCGTAACCACATAATCTATATCTTTGATTTGATTTAATATTTCAGGATTAAATGGAAAGTCTTCATCTGGCCAATATGATTTACCATATATTCTCAATATTCTATCAATGGATATTGCACCACCAATTAATAGTATTTCCATAAGTAATGGTTCAATATTGATAATAGAATAGTCAGCAGCAAGATGTACATGCGGATAGTCGTGCAATGCAGCATTAAACATATGTGGATTATCATGGTTGCCACGCACAAAGAATAGTTGATTGCCTTGCTCAGAAAATAGTATTTGCAGCTTTCTTAACAATGATTTGTCCTTTTCAATGTGATCAAATCCAAACCCGCAATCACCTGCAACTATTATAATAGCATAGTTATTACTTTTATTAAGCATTTTAATTGTATCATACTTACCATGTATATCACCAATCACTATAATATTGGTAGGTTTTTCGCTTATTGTATAAGTGCGAGTTTGTAAGTCTAAAGTGCAATTCATTTTGCATCCGCATTAATTGTTGGTTTATATGGCATACACCTTACCATTATATCTGGTTCACCATAGCATTCCGCAGTATGATTGCAACCGTCTTTCGGAAAGTTGGGATCATATATCAATTCATGCGGAATACCATGGGGGCAAGATGTTTTACAACCTTGCCTAACTCCGGATTTATTGCAAATATAAAGTTTTGTTTTCATAATAATATAGTTTCTAATTCACTAAACATTTCATCATATTTGATATCGTACAAATAATGCACGAATTTATCATGCTCAGTTTTATATTTTCTAAACATTGAACTGCCAGATGCTTTGCTATAAGTAACATTTGCTAATCTGTCACATAACTTTACAAACGTTGCATATTCTAATCTTTCAATACCAATATAATATTTAGCATTTGCTCGTTCTGCTCTTGTTCTGCCTTTTTCATTTGTTACAGCATATACTAATTCCGCAACGTCTTTACCAAATTCTGTTTTAATTTCCGCATAATTCGCCCTATTGTCTTCAATATTATCGTGCATCCATACCGCAGCTACAACTGCATCAAAGTCTTTTTCAGGTACTAAATGCTTATATTTATAAGCAAATTCGACTGCTTGCTCTAAATGAATGTTGTACGGTTGCCCATCATAAAGATGATGCGTGTCAAATACTTGTCTTAACGCAAATCTTTTTGCTTTTTGTTCTAAAGTTTCTGTCATGTTATAAAGGTAATGAAATATTTTCAAATATCAAAAAAAAGACCCCAAACAATGGAGTCTCTTCTTTAATAGCATGTTACTACTTATTTCTTACCTTTTTTCGTAAGCTTAGCAAGTGAATCAGCCTTGGCAAGAGAATCTGCCACTATTTTTGCCTGTGTTGCTGAGTCAGCTTTTGCAATAGAATCTGCTTTTACACATTCAATTGAATCAATTTTTGCTTGCTCAGCTTCTTTTTCTTTGGCAGTTGGCCCGCAAGCAACAAATGCAAAAATGGCTGTCGCTGCTAATAAAATCTGTACTCTTTTCATTCGTTTTTTCCTTTTTTGTTTAAAGTTGTTTATTTTTAGTAATATATATGTTCATGTTTTAAAAATATCAAATATCATTGAAAATTTTTAACTTTCTGTTTCATCTTCATCTTCGAGTAACTCCATTGTACCGATATCTGCATCCATATACTCGTCAATAAAGTTAGTTCCTGCATCAAATATGTTTTGTATTGCATTAATAACTTCCATTTGCTCAGCACACGCAAGTATTAATTGTTCTTTTGTTAATTCACTCAATTTTATAGATTCTCCGTTTACCACGGTTCCATAATCCATTGCATCTTCCAATGTAATTTTTTTTGCCATTTTATTTGCTTTTTAAATTTAATTATTCTTCATTGTTGTTTATTTTATATACCGCATATATAATAACCTATGGTAATAATTATTCCAATAACTATACCAATTGCAAGACCTAGCCAAAACATATTAATTCTGAGTTATGTGTAACTCCATATGTTCTTGCTCAATTACATAGCAGTTGAGAGGGAATGTTGCGACTATTTGCCACGCGCCATCACCGGGCACCAAAAATTCAATTCTACTGCTGATATTATATCTATGCGCCTTAACTGTTACATATGTAGTGTCATATGTGTGTTGTTCAAACGACGACACATAATATTTTTTTAATGTGGTTTCTGTTTCCATATTTTAATTATTTTGATTGTTTAATAAATGCCAATATCCATCGTCAGCAAATGTTTGTCTGCCGTTAACTATTGGCATTTCTGTTTTAATTTCTGGCATTATATTATCACTATGCGTTTTAACATAAGCATGTGTTTTTTCGTTTTGTGCAGTTGCATTCTGTAGTGGTGCATCTGTACCTGCTTGCACTAATTCTACCATTTTATCTGGCCATTTAGTATATGTTGATAGTTCTTTAGCATCAAACTCAGATATTTCAACATAACATTCAGTATAATTACTGTTTTCATCAACTAATATTGGCGTATCTGTATATGATGCTAACAATATACCATCATATATTGGATTTTGGGGTGCACCACCAGTATATATGCAAGTATTATTATTCTTATAATCTTTTAATAGCCCTGCATAATATAATCCTTTTCTATTTTTTCTTATTATATTTGCAGCCGCCATCCAGTCAAATACTTTTAGTATTCTTCCTTCTTGCGGGCTTGGTTTTGCTACCATTTGTTTGTATCTTGTTTTTAATGTGGCTTCTGCATTGTCATTATAAAATCCCATGTCACTCATATTATTATCTTTAAATGATTTCAGTAATTCGTTTTGTTCTCTTTCTGTTACGCTTGCAATAACATCTTTAACTATTTTATCGTAGTTTTTTATTGTCATTTTTTAATTTTATAATAGTCTTTATAAATATTATTACAAATATTGCAAATAATGTATTTGCAATCGGCAAAAATATTAAAATAATGCGTGTAATATCATATTTAAGTATTGGGGCACCATCTTCGTCATAATAATTATTTAGTAATGCTGCAAATGAAATACAAGCTGACATCACATATACTATTATACAAATAATTAATGTGATGGGCATGCTATAGATTCTCCAGTTTTAAGGTATCCAGCCCAATCTATCAATGCATCTTTAGCAATCTGCCCTTTTAACTTTTCAGCTCTATCCAAATACCACTGCTCTTTTTCAATATCTCTATCAATTGGCTGGCTTGGCTTCGTACCCATTCGCATTCTATATTTAAATGCACACATCTCACAAAATAAAATTGTAGCATCTATCCCATAGATGCGTTCCATCATGTCAATTACTTCAACAGAATAGCGTTTGTAATGTGCTGGATTTATGTGGTCGTATTCGTCTGATTTCTTTTCCATATGTTATGCAGTTTGTTTCATTCTTGGATTAACTTCTCCTCTCCTTCTAAAGGGAGTATATGTTTTTTCTTTCTTTGGCCGTTCGTCTTTTTGGCGAATTATTTCTGTTTCATCTTTGTGACCGTCTGTTCCTTTAATCTTTCTTGCAAGAATATAGGATAGCGGATTAGTTTCATAGCTTTCTTCTGCAACAGATGCTGCATTTTTGCCACTAAACCGTTCCAATGTATTTAAATCAGCGTCAGCCACTATATATTCAACATTTGATTTCATAATCGATTTTCCTCTTGTTTGCTCGAGTTTTGTTATTAGTGATAGTCTGGTATTGTTAAATATTATTATTTAGTTTGCCGACGTTTGATCGAGTGCCAACATATTTTTTAACTTCTCTAATATCTTTGAATTATGTTCACAGATACAAACTTTAGAATGTTCTATGAAATAATCATCTACTGGTATTCTGTCACCAATTGCTTGATCCGGATCAGGAACAAAATCTAATCCAAATATTCTGCCAGATTCTGGCTTGCTTGGTTTAAGAATACCAACTAATTTGGTGCCAAGGTCGTCGAATTCAATCTTACAGCCCAACGTAGCAGCTTGCATTTGCTGCATATTCCAAAAATCTAATGTTGCGTCATTTAATAAATTACTCATATTATTCGGGTTTTATTCGTTTCATACCCGCGACAACATTTGCATTGATTAATTCAATTTTATGTTGTCTGCGTTTTCTTATTTCATTATCTATTTCTTCAATTAATAGTTTCCAAGTTGTTTCATCATATTGCTCAATATATTGGAATTCATGATTAACAATTATCATAGTACACGCACGCTCTGCATTATCTTGTAAGTAAACAGATATTTCAGGTGCTTGATCTAATCTATGGAATACATCATATTTTTCCAGAATGCGTTCTCCATCCGGAGTCATCCATATAACAGTATCTGCATCATATAGAAAGCGTCGCATCAAATTAATTCCTTCCTCCTGTCTTGGGGATAGAACTATTAATGGCGTTTTAAAAAGTCCTGTAATTGTGTTATAAAGACTTACTTCTTCTTTCATATTATTGTGTTAGCAACGAAGCAACATTAAATGATTTCTTAATGGTTGTTGCATTGCCACCAAGTAAGTTATTAAACATTCTATTTTCTTCTGTGCGGAAATTCTGCCAATTTTGGTAATATCCTGATACTGCGTTGTATAATCCAAAGGCAGTGCCTTTACAAGTATCAAGTTCTTGGCCGGGTCCCTCAAATGAATACTTAACCATTTCATCTAAAGTTTTAATCTTTGCTGTTGGTACTTCTGCCTCACGATATTTATCTGTTGCATCACCAACAAGTGCTAATCTTTGTAATTCTTTCTTTGTAAGGAGAACTAATTCAAGCCCGCTTACTAATTGCTCTTCTGTTAGCTTTATTTCTACCATTTGATTAAGCATTTCTGCAAATGTATTTGCAGTTTTATTAGTGATGTTCATAAGCTCTCTTGCTATCAACATTTTTTCATGTGCCTTTTTGGTATGCTTGATAGTTATTCTACCTTCATTTCTTTTGTCGGCCAGTGCTGCCAATAAGGTATTGTTACATACAACTCGCACAGGAGTAAACATAGCATGAATTGCTAATGAACCATCGTGCCCCATTGTAAGTAATAAATATTTATCAATGATGTCATCTGATTTACCTATGCGAATAGTATCAGGCATCTTAGCAGTAATGAATATAACCTCTCCTTTACCAAGTACTCCAGCTGTTTCATATATTGCTTGCCCTTCTCCAACTGCATAGTCAAAGAAATCAAATGCTTCTACATTTTGCACTATTTCATACCGTTTAGAAACAATACCTAATACATCTTCTGTATCGGTGCGGTATGTGCATTTTTTGTCTTTAAGGATTTTTTCTCTGTCGTTAATTCGTGCAAATAGTGGTGTGGCATCAACGGTGAAATCCATTTGTGCTATTTTAATAGCATCTGCTGCCGTTGGAGCAAATTCCAGTATTTTACCAAGGCCGTGCCATGGCAATTCTCTTACACTAAAGAAACTATAATTTCCGTTACGCTGATTTAAATTGTGGCTCATAATATTAGTATTAATTTTTATTAATTTTTATTAAATATACAAATTATTTGCGTATTTTCCAAATCTATTTTTTTACTACAAATAAATATGGCATTATTAGCATTAATTCTCTTTTATTGTTTTATAAAACTCTTTGATCAAGTACTTCATGTCATCTGTTAGGTATTCAGCAGCATTGGCAATTATATCCCTTGGCACACCGCCATAAAATGCTTCAGCAATACTACCAGCAATTGCTGCTTGAGTATCTGCATCACCACCTAATGAAATGGCAAGCCTAACCGCACTTTCATAATCAGTACTTTCAAGAAAGCAAATTATAGATTCAGGTACCGAACCTTGGCATGTTTCATCAAACTTATAATCGGACCTTATACTATCAACTGTTCTGGATAAATCATAGTTAAATAGTTCTTCTATGTATTGCTTGATTTCATCCTTTGTGCTACCAGTTCTTGCTTTAAATATAGCAACTGATACGGCTTGTGCACCTTTAATGCCTTCTGGGTGGTTATGTGTGATTGCAGCAAAATACTCTGCGCGTTCCATAACAGTATCAATATCATTATAAAACCATCCAACAGCAGATGTGCGCATTGCACTACCATTACCAAATGAATTATATGGTTTTGCAATCATACCATATATCCAATGCTTAAACATACCACCATAGCCGCGGTTTAAATTAGTCAAGCACCAATACCTATACACATCTTCCGGGGCAAACTTGCTCATTATGCTATCAGCAACTGCTACTGTTAATACTGTATCATCTGTAAATTTGCATTCGGGTGCAAATAAATCAAACTCCGTTGTCTTAATGCGGTTCCATTCAAATCTGGAACCTATAATATCTCCGCAAATTGCTCCCAGCATAATTATTCTGTTTTATTTTTAGCTTTATTAGCGCATTTCTTACACCAAGTATGCACCCAACCCTCAGTATGTTCTATATCTTCAGTACTGCCGCAGTCTTCACAAGTATTCCACGACATATGTTCAGCAAGCCAAACCATACCATGTATTGTACTATCACCACCATTATAATAGAAACGCAAATCACCATATTTTTCTTTGACTTGAGTTGCTATTACTTGCGGTATTTCAAGATGCGGGTTAGCATCTATATATCCTTGTATGCAATCGCATAGTTGATCTAATATCCAGAGCCAGCCATCTCTGCACTCCACGCCCCAGCACATTGCGGTAACAGTCATATCTTCATTGATATCTCTAAATATTTTAGGATATTTGCTAACTAAATATTCTTCTTTTTCTTGTGTCATAAAGATTTAGCGCTATTAATGATTTTTAATAATTCTTCTTCCGCATATATTGCTTTACTATTTATCATTGGCAAATCAAATCCCCATCTAGCCCAAATAAATCCATTACCATAGTCTGTTACTTCTATTGCTATTCCTCTACCATTGTGGTTAGTAGAGAAATCTACATGAATGCTATTATAATTGCTACCACCCGTAAAATAATTAAACCCATTATCTGCCATTAATTTGTGTATTGCTGCTAAATTTAGCATAATAAACTTAGTTTTAAGCGGGGTGTCTTCCCAGCAAGCATAATCTTTTTTATAATACGGGCATTCTATATTAGTATCCTGTCTGCAACTTCTGCAAATATGTTCTTTTTCCATTACCAATATTTTTTAGAATTTAATATTTCAATTTTTCGAGCCTTAAATTCATCTGAATTTTCAAACGTCTTTAAAGAACTTAAATCAACTCCCTTTCATAACCAACATCATAAGCCTTTTTAAGTTGTTCTTTCATTTCCGCCTTCAGCCTTTCGACCTCGGACTTGTAATTACTAATCCTTTCAATGAGTTCACGTTTCTGTACTTCATTGAAGCGGTTCAGCCTTTCGACCTCGGTGGTGAATTCATCAATTGCCGCCATTACTTTTTCGTTTGCACCGCCAGCAACAGACCTATCCACTTCGATATATAGACAATCAAGTTTTGTCATTTATCCTCCTTTCCTTCAAGAAATTCAACAGTTACCGTAATTTTGGCTTCTATCATTTTGTGATGTAATCCACCACCAATGCCATTATACCAGCCTAATATTTCAGTAGCAACTTCGTTCTCTGTTGTATTTCCGCAACCGTCCGACCCTTTACACTTTGTTTTATCAAGAACTGCAACATGTACTGTTTTTGATTTCATTTTCATCCTTTTTTCTCCTTTCCTTCGGGGTAGGTATGTTCATACCATTTATTTGCATATTTTATTGCCGTACGCATATCCGAGGTCTGTTGACTGATTACTGCATCAATAAGTTCTTTTTTCCTTTCCGCCTTCAGCCGTTCGAGTTCGGCTTTATAAAACGCAATTCTTTGTACAAGTTCGTCCTGTTGAACTTGGTTGAAACGATTCAGCCTTTCGACCTCGGCCCGTAAAGATTCCGTGATTTTATTGTTCGCATCCATTGCCGCATACGCTCCGGATAGTTCCATATTAAGGTCTTGATTTTTGTCCACCAGTTCGGCGTTCTGCTGGGTGGAAAATAATGTCATTGCCTGTATTGTACTATTAAGAATATTAGGCATACTCTCCATTTTAATCAGGCTGGACCAATTCGCCCACCCGTGACTTATAGCAACCTCATCTAATATTTGTTTGGCTTTCATTTCTGCCTCCCTTCTTTGATTGCCTGTTCCCATTCTTTGTCTGCCTGTTTCATTGCTTTTTTGAAATCGCTTAATGTTTCCGGTGTTAATTTATTTGTTTCGTGCCACTTAACAGATGCCTCGCCCCTGTTCTTTGCCTTTGATATTGCACGCATATGAGATTGTCTTTCCCTCTCCCTGTTCTCATAGTATTTCTTATCCGAATCGTTCATTTCTGCCCCCTTTCGGCTTCTGCCTGGTCGGGCAAATCTTCCAATCTTGCTATTTCTGTACGATGAAACTTGTTGGCAATGTCCTTACAAGTCTTGTAAACCTTGCGGAAGTCTTCGCTTTGGGAAAGTCCTTTGAGCGAAAGGGTATGAAAAAGCAATTGATAGAACAGCTTTTCATCAACATTTACGTTTAGGGAATCACACGACAGCGACCAACACGAAAAGTCGAGGTCGGCATAACTGAGGTTGGCAGAACGGAGGTTGGCATAACTGAGGTTGGCATAACTGAGGTCGGCATAACGGAGGTTGGCAGAACGGAGGTCGGCATAACTGAGGTCGGCAGAACGGAGGTTGGCAGAACGGAGGTCGGCATAACTGAGGTCGGCAGAACGGAGGTTGGCAGAACTGAGGTTGGCTCTTTCTCCTGTGGTACTATCAACCAACCACAGAGAATGGTTTTTTAAAATTTCATCTAATTCTTCTTTGGTGTATGTTTTCATGGTTCTATGTTTTTAAGATTGTTTTTCTGCGTCCCGGACGTACTGAATGAAGTCTTTGGCATATTTAATTGAAATTTTCATTGTGCTTCCGACCTCAACCTTTTCATCCTGCAAAACCTCATATAGTTTTATAAAAATATCTTTTGCAATCTCCAGGAGAGAGGGTTCGGGTGCGGTATTGTCATTCAACATTTCGTCAATAACCTTCATGTGGTCGGATAGCATTGTGCTTTCAAGTCCGGTTCTGTCTGCAAACCATATTCTCATCCTTTGATTCTGTTCTCTGGCGTTTTCCAAATCAGCCGCTGGACATTGTAATTTGAGTTTTAATCCGTCCCGTTCTTTCGTCAGTTCCTCTACCTGCGCTTGCAGGGCGGCGGTTTCGGGAATTAAATCCTTGATTAGATTTGCTGCATTTTGCACATACAAATGTTCAAGAAATAATTCTTGTAAAATGTTGGTTAGTTTATCATCAAAATCATTCATATCGTTTGTTTTTTTATGTTAAGAAGTCCTTGTAGACTTCACTGAATTGCAGAGCAGCATAGTTTGAAAGTTCTTCTGTGCGGAAGCATAGGCGAGAGCCGACACCCGAGTACGAATACGTACAGCCGTAAGCCGAACGCGAAAAGCCGAACCTGGAAGACATTAGGAAGTATGGCCACCATTTCTTCTGATCTCCATCATTCCAGTCCGGGGTCCATCCCTCGTTGAGGGCTTTTACAATGACTTTAAGCTTTTTATAGGCAACTACGTCCGGTTCGTCTGTGGTAAAAATGAAAAGTTTCGGATCATAGTTCAATGCATCACAGGCATCCTCGAATGTTTTAATCCGATCAATAATTTTTTCAATTAAAAAGTCTTTACCGAATGTCTGTTCAAATATTTCCTTCATTTCAGGAGAAGAAGTAGGATACAATCGTCTTGCATCCTGTTCGTTTATTTGTAATGTTTTCATGTTTTGTGTTTTTTGCCCGGATGGGCGGTTAAACTAATCAACTATATTTTCATTTTTTACTATGCAGTATGACTGAAATCTGTTATTATTGCTGGTTTTTCAAGTCCTGCATCCATTAATCGTTGCCTTAAAGTAGCAACCTCTTCAGATAAATTATATTTAAATCGCTGTAATGCTTCAATTTTTTTAACTAATTCATCAGTTTCCTGGTTAGCAAAATCCCTCATACATTTAGCTATTATATCATCCTCTGCTTGCTTTTGTGGTTTTCCATTTCCTTTTCCAATAGCCTTTATATTCACTATTCCGTTAGGTATATTCTTTCTAATTATTTCGTATTCTGTCATTTATAATATATTGGTAGTAATTACTGCATATTCATTATCTATATTTAACTTTAAATTCTCAATTTCAGCTTTCAATGCATTTATTTCTTCGAGATATTCATTTTTCTTCATATCATTGTACAACAGCATAATATGAATGACTTGCCTATGTGTGAGCTTGCTTCTTTTCTTGAGATTTTTAATATCTTCAAGCATTATTGCTCTATAATATTCTTCTGCCGTCATAATGATCTTGTGTTATTATAAATTCCGGCAATACTTCCTTCAAGTCCTTTTATTCTATGATTCAACCGTTCGATCTCAGCAACCAAATCACCAATTGCTCTTTCGAGTAATATGGCTCTTCTGCCTTGTTTGTGGGCGATATGAATTATCGCATCAATGTCATTATGTTTCTTTACGTGATCCGGCCAATGTCTTCCGAAAGTTGGTGTCACAAAATCGGTCTGTTCGATTTCATCAACTTTTTTAATAATGTCTTCTGCTGTCATATTACTTTAATTTATAACCATTTCAAGCGTTTCTTTGTCTGGATATTTTAATAACATTGTTTTTTCTTGCTCCTTAATAGTGCGGTCTATAAGTCTTTTAACTTCTGGATTATTAGGATCAAGCTTGATTTGCTTGAATTTATGTTTAAAATTAAATATTCTTTTTTTCATATTATTCATTAGGCATAATGCGGCCGCCAACAATATTAAAGTTTTCATCTATCTCAAGCTCTATATTTGCATATTCCCCATATTCAAACATCTTACACACAACTTCAGTATAAAATTTCTCTGATACATCTTCTTCACTTAATTCAGGGTTGCATGATTTGAATTGTTCGAACTTTAATTCATGTGCAAGAGACATCCAACCATCAGAATCTTTAATGCAAGATAATATAGTTTTTGCGGTCTTCATACTAATCTTTTGATATATATCTTATTGTTACATTGCGCTTGCCATTGATAATATTATATCTAACTTCACTAACATGCATAGCTTCCCAACCGTTATTATTTATTTGTTTAGCAAGATAGACTGCAGGTTCTACCTGTTCATCTTCCCCTAATTCATATATTTCTTCTTTAATTACTGCTACCATATTATACTAAAATTAAATTATTAATATCGGACATTAATACAATTAGCGAAAATTCACCGATTTCAATTTCAGCATATTGTACTTTTGATTTACTTCTGCCTGTTGGTTTTACACCAAGTTTTTTAATCTTAATTGAGTTGCCGGATTTAATTGTATAATTAATTGGCACATAGTACCTATAATTCTTAACTGCTGGATCAAATAACGGATTAAGCTTAATTGCGCTGGCTAATACTTTGTTATAATAGTCAATTATTTCAAGCTTGCAATCTTCATACACTTTAAATCGTTCATCTACTGAATGTGCAAATCTAGATATTGTTTTTATCGAATTCCAATAGTTTCTTTCAGCTTTATTAGGGTACCAATCATAATTTCTTTTGAATTCCTCTGCACAAAATAATTTAAATTCAACATTTACTCTATGAATGGGGTCAGAGACAATAAGATATATATTATCATCGTTGTCCAACCCCATTAAATCAAAGGGGCTATTAATAAGATGTTCAACAAAAGCAAAGTCTTTATCTGTCACTAAAAAATAATCATATACTTTATGGCTATCTTGTTGCCAAAATGATTTATTATCAATAAATTTTATGCATTTTACATCGGTTATAACTTGTAAGTTTGCTTTACTTTCAGCATAAAGAGTAGTTGTATAAATAGGATGTTCTTCATCTAATTGAATGTAATCATACTTGCTTTGCCCATACACCCATTGTGGCATTCCATTAAATGGATATAATAATATATGCCAATCTCTAGCAATAGTGTATTGTTTTTTTAATTCTGGTATAAAGACTTCCATTGTTTACGCGTATTAAGCAGTTCTAGCATTTCCGTAGCAAACAATATGTAATCTGTCACTATACTTATAACCTTTTTCAATACATTTTTCCATTACCCATTGCCTTCTCTTAGCAAGTTGGTTAGCAGTAACTCCTTCTGGCATTAAATAAGTATCTTCCATATCTACACCAAGTGCTTGGCGCACTGTTTCTATTTCTTCAATTTGGTCTTCAGTAGTAACAACGAACTTTAATTGAAAGTCAGCACAATGGTCAAGTATCTCATTCATGTTTTTATAGTTTGTTCGCCATTCTTCGTGCCTTATTTTGTCTTGCTCGGTAATTGTTCTGCTGACGTATGGATCAATTGCAGTAGTACCTGGAATAGGAACTGAATTTTTCAGCTTTGGTGACATTGATATAAAGTCTATGATTGGCAAATTCTCTTCGTTTTTGCTATCAAAATAACCCATGGTACCATTGGTTTCAACTGTTATCCAATACCGTGTATCAATTGTCTTTATTAAATGCGTGATAGTGTGCAATAATGATTTATTAAGAAAAGGCTCTCCGCCAGTAATCATTATGTGATCAATATGCGGGTTTGCATATAGCAATTCTATTACATCATTTATAGAATATTTTGTACCTTCTGCGTGCCACGAAGCATAACTGGTGTCACATAGCCAATCTGAAAACATGCAGTTCATATTACAACCAGAAAATCTGATAAGTATATGGGGTACGCCCATAAATTTGCCTTCACCTTGCAAGACGCAGTGTAAATCCACTATTAATTGCGGTTTGTTTAAATCTAATTTCTTAATAAATTGATATTCAAGCAAACTATCTTTATCTCTTTGAAATTCTATCATTTTATTTCTCCTTAATGTTTTAAAAATATTAATACTAATGCAATAATTAATAACATTATTCCAATCGGAATCCATAACGGGGCAGTTACCCACCACCATGACCAATCAATTACGTGCGTTAATTTTAAGACTAAGAATACAATAAATAAGATTGTTCCTAATCCTATGCTATTACGTTGTTTGCTTGAACTCATACTCAATCATTTTAAAAGTTTATCATTTTGTTTTTGCAACTCAGTAAGCATTTTTATTATATCATCATATGTTTTATTATCTGCTTGCACTGGGTTAATGCACTCAATCTTTAATGTTTCAAGAGATATATCACTATTTGGTACAAAAAACTGCACCAATCCTGTGGCGTATTTATCTAAATTGAGTTTTTTGACTCTATCGGCTTCTTCCATTATGGAATCTATCCATTGATTGCCATGCATCACTAATGTATTTGGATGATAATAATATACAAGCATTAGTGGTTGGCCTGATATAGATTCTTTTACCTTTTGTGCTTTTACTTTGCTAACATTAGGTAATTTGGATGTTTTCACCTTATTTACCGCAACACCTTTAGTTTTTTTGTTTTTAGAACCTTTTGGTCGTGACATAATTATATTTTTTTGAATAATAACTTTACTGCAATTTTTTCATCTTTAACCGACAATGGAATAAATGATATAAGTTCATTAAGCTCATTTACTGTAACACCATCCCAAACGCCATCAGTATCCATATACATAATATGATCAGGCAAAAATCCTTCCTGCTCTTTTATATATATTAATACATTTTCAATATCGTTGGTGACAGACATAGTTGGATTGCTGGGACTGTATAGGTCTATAATCTTCAAATATATACCCAATGGGTCTAATTTCACTAATGACCATTCAAAATTTGCTTTCACCATTATATATCCTTTATTTGCTGGTTTAAATCTAATCCAATATATTTAATTGCGCTGACAGGCACTAATTCTACTTTATTAACTTCACCATCCGCCATAACCAAGTAGTGTGTAGTTGGCATGCACTTTAATACTTTTGCAAGAATCCCTTGCGGAGACCACGTTTCTTCTTTATATCTTTCAACTGCAATAACACTCTCTTTAATAGAGCCATATCGTTGACGAAACATGCTATCCATAAACATTACTCTTTGCCCTATTAATTCACTCATTGTTCTTTATATTTTTTAATTAAAAGTTCGCCAAACCATTGTGGCATAAAATAAACCTTACCCCCAAAATAGTCTTCTATCGCATCAAGTATTAATGATTTTGGAATCCAATCTTGGTGTGTGGCCCACATATAATATTCTTTAACATAAGAGCATGTATTTTCTGCAAACACAGCTATAAGTACTTCTGTAACATCAACTAAAATTGCCTTTTCTGTCTCTGCCATTTGATTAAGTGTGCACAACTCAGTATATATACCATCAGCTAACTCCATTTAATATGTTATTTTCAATTAATATCTGTTCAATTTTATTCCAATCCGCATACGCACGAGCATGTTTACCATGTATAAGGGGGCAATTGATTCCAGCATCGTCAATATATAAATTTGCATAACATTTGGGGCTGGATGTCCAATGCTTTTGTGTTGGATTCTTTTGTGTGCCGTATAATGGAATACCCCTTTCATCAAACCAATGCACCGCTACTTGTAACTCATCGCCAGAACGCATAGTATTTAAAATAAGTTCGCTCCCAGCATCTACCATGCGCTTTAATACTCTAACTGCATCAGGAACGTCTGCGCCCAGTCTAGGGTATTCGTGCATCACGCAAGTCCCATCAAAATCAATTGCAGCGTATATCATATTCAATATTATATTTTTATTTGTACGTTGTTTGCTGTAATATATATATAGTGAAGTCAATTCGATTTTTTCTTATATGTTCTCAATTACTTCAATAAAGCACTGAGGGAGCATGACGTTATCCATATACATTGCATCTTCAAACATTGGCGCAATATCACATGGAGTAAACCCTGCTAACCCACAACCTATTTGAGTTACAAAAAATGTTAAATTAGGATTGCCATAGGCAAAATCTAAGAATTGATTTATAAATTTCGCCATAATAGCTAAGTCTAACTGATATAAATCATCGTCTAATGTTGGTATTGCATAAGTTTGCCCTTGCAATCCAACACCATTTCCGTATTCTGCGCCCCATTGCATAGCTAATCTTGCTGCCCCCGCACCATGTCTTCCCCCCAAATTAGAACCAAATACAAATATTTCATTTGGCTGCAACTCTGTAATGTTTTCGTTAGTAACTTTATTCATTTTGTTTAATTTAATCTATAACCTGAAAATTGCTCTATATATGATGATACATGAGTTCCATTACCATCTGTACTATTAATGCCTTTATTAAAGTAATCAATTACTGCTTGCTCACCCGCTAAATGTGCCCCCATTAATATACCACTTTCAGTAATAGTACCACTAATGCCAGATCTTTCTTTCATGTGCCACCTATTTATAATTGGTATTAAATTAGGGGATTTACTATTTAGTTCAAGCAATTTCATAAAGTATATATCTTGCATTTCTGGGTGTTCCATAAAGAATGCTAACCCTATTTTTCCTATATCCAGTCCGGCTTTTCTGCAAGCACCAAATCCACTAATAGTAAATTGGTACCCACCCCAAGCAGTTGGAACTCCTACATCATTGTATCGAATCTTATTATAATTGCCAGATGATTCCCTCGCGCGCGCCTCTTTTTTTAATTGTATAAATGGCTTTAAATTTGCCATAAATATTTCTCTTGTATATGTTTTTGCTTGTTCACGAATAATAATTGGTTGATATACTTTAATAATTGCTAGCCAAGCCAAAAAAACAACAACAGCTAAATACAATAAAATTCTCAATGTATAAATCTTATAGTATTTAAAGAAACGAATAATTTTTTTCTTTCGTATTTCTTTTAATAGTTTGTTATGTTTATGGTGAATAAATAAGAATTCTTCAATTTGGGCATCCAAAAGAGGATCTGTTGGAGCACTTTCATTGTTTGTTAATCTTACTATTGGCTTTAAAAATCGATTAATTTTCATCCTAACCATATATATTTACGAGTAAATGTAAGTATAAATTTTCACTTATCCAAATTTATTTTTCGTATAATATAAAAGGAGCATACAATGCCAACACCAGACACTAAAAAAATATTAAAAGAAGCATTTGAGTTATGTAACTCAGTTATTAGTCAAAATGCATCCCTTGGGTTTCATATTCCACAAGGAGTAAGCATGCTTACGGGGAGAGAATATATCAAGCCTCTTACTAAAGAAGACATACAAAAATTAAATACTGAGGATGCAGTAGATGCACAAGACCCCAACAGCATGAAACAACCGTCAATGCGTAAAATGTCTATTGTAGAAGAAGACGGTACAGGTGAGGCATGGGAAGTTAGTTTAGGATTTGATGCTGAAGATTTTGAAAGTGAAGAAGATGCAATAAATGCTTTTGCTGGCAATGATGAGTTTGCTGTGACTGATAATTGGAATACTGCATTAGATTATATGGTGGACCAAGACGTATTTGCGGATGCTGTTATTGAATATTGCAAAGCACACGGAGTGCCTGATGTCGTTGCAAATGCATTAGCAGATGCAGCAAATACTGTAATTCGATCTAATTAATATAAACATTCTATAAAATAAAAGCCTGCTGTTGCAGGCTTTTTTTTTTATTTTAAAATTCTATCTTGCTTCAATTAACCAATTAATATCTTGTAATATTATTTGATCAGCTGCATTAGCACTTGAAACCCATATTTCATAATAACTTCCACTTGTACAATCTTCAAGGTATACATTTGTACTAATTGGATATGTTTCAGCTGAATTTGCTGCTCTACAAGTCATTTGACCAAATATACCAGAAGAAGTCAATGAATTTTTAACGATTCCAATATCAATGTTTCTATTATTTTGATTGGTGCAAATAACATTTGCATTGATCCACATCAATGCATCCCTTACATTTGATGGTTGGTAGATTGCCCTATTATTTTCTATCGTCCACTTTGTAGTATAAGTTGATGACGCCGTGAAATTTGATTTGATAAATATATTATTGCCAGGAATGACAACGGATGAAGAATTATTTAAAACATTTATTTTTGCATGTGGGTTTTTATTTTCTTCACCAGTATTATACATAACTATAATGTTGGCATCCCTGCCAGTTGTAAGAGAAAAATCAAAACCGGTGATAAATGTTCCTACACCATTATACGAACAGCCAGTAATTTGGCATACACCAGCATTAATATAATTACCAGCCCCTCCCGTATATTTTATTGATGTTTGCCCACTACTATTATTAAATGTTGATGTATCGATTAAAAACCCGCCAGTGTTTGCTTTCAATAGATCTATAGAAATTGCATTGTTTGCAAAAGAACCGACTTCACAATCCAAATATGCATTACTATTTGCAGTATTAATTCTGATTCCGGCAGTAGTACAGTCAGACATGGCAAAATTAAATATAAATATATTGGTACCTGCAGTATCATATATTGCTATATTAAAAGTATCAATAAAAATATCTGTAACTTCTGAATATATTGCATTGGTGGTATCAAAATTAATAAAGTTTTCAGTCGGGGCAGTCCCATAATTTAGTAATGATGCCCCAGATGCTGTTATTTTATTGATATCACAGTGACTTCTTATATTAAACATTGGTTTATTAGTTAAACCGGTAGCAGCATGTAAGGCTGTCACCCCATAACTAAGACCTCGTATTTGCAATGAATAGCTAGAATTATTAACAGTTACAGTATCAGTAATTAAGTGGATCCCAGCATCTAATAATATTTCTGTATCAGATGCGGCTGATGCATTAAAGTAATCAACTGCATCCTTTAGTGTAGTGAAACTTCCAGATGGGCTGACAACAATTCTATGCATTAATTTACCAACATATGTAAGTGTGCCATTAATATTTGCATTACCAACTAAATTTAAGCTACCAGACATTGATATTGAGCCAGTAGATATTATATTGCCATTGACAATTTGATTTCCTGTAAAAGAATTTGATGCTGTGGTTGCAAATGATCCAGTTTGTGATTTTAATAAATATATATGGTAAAAGTACAAAATAATTATTTAAATTCACCTGATCTCATTATAAATTCTAAATCAATATATTTATTATAAATAACGAATTCATGGAATATTACATCACATACAACGGTATAACTATTCATAGCGGAAGCTATTGGCTAACATACTCAGCCCATAATATTTCTGGCCAAATATATTATGAAAACGAAGTAAGTACTTCTTATGCAAACCAGCAGATATTATTAATAACTGGTAGCCAAACATCATCAATGGCAAATACAGACAGTAGCGGTTATTATATTTTTAATAATGTAAAGGATGGGTATTATAATATTAATTTTAATATTACTTGTTCGTGGGGAGGAGTTAATAGTACTGATGCAATAGTGATACAGCAGTATGTCGGAGGAACCTCCAGCGTTCTTACAACACCATTACAAATAGCAGCGGCGGACGTGGATGCAAATGGAATTATCAATAGCAATGACAGTCTATTGGTTACCCAACGATTTACTGGGATGGTCACTGAGTTTCCAGCAGGAGATTGGTGTTATGGGAATAGAATAGTTACTATGAGTAGTGCTGATGTGGTGAAAAACATACCCGTTCTTTGCTTCGGGGATGTGAATGGGTCGTATGAAAACCCATTTTAATCATCATATATCACATATTGGTTTTCAAATTCAACATATTGCATATCTGGATCATCATATACAACATATTTAGTAGATGTATAATATACTGTTAATCGTATGTGATTAATAGATGCCGTGGCATTTATGCCTAACAATGCACCACACCTAAATCCAAACCTCGGGTCATTAATATATTCTGGCGCGTAGCTTGCTCCCCATAATTCCGTTTCACCACCATACGTCACATATTGTTCCACTGCAGGCCATTCAGCACCAGTAGACAAATTCGACCCGCCAGTTAATATCACCCATGAATCAGTAACATTCTCCGTCTCTGCTTTTTTTTTAACCTCGGCTTTAATGCCGGATATCCTGCTGTCCGATGGTATTGAAAAGCCAAAATTATATGCTTTTAATATTTTTGTAAACCCACTGACCGCGGAAGATGCTGTTGCATAATTAGTATCATCTACTTTTACATTATCCGGGCTGTCCCACACCACCGATCCTAATGCAGACTCAACAAACGTGCTACCTGGGGAGTACGGACCCTGTGATGCCATTATTTATTCTCCAATTTAGATAATAATGTATTAACTTTTCCGCAATACTCATACTGCTCCTGTGTTAAAAATATATTATTAAGGTATTTTAATCCATCTTTCCATTCACTGTTGATGCAATAAAATTGAACAGGCATATCGTCATATGCAGTTTTGCCATCTTTAGTGAAACATAATTCAAATAGTGGGGCAACATCTAATTCATGTTCAATTGCAAATTCAATTGACTCAAGCATTATACTTGCAACATCTATATTTGATTCTGTGAAGACATTTTTAATTAAGTCTTCGGGGCCCTTATGTAGTATTTTCTTTAATTGTTGTTTAACTTTCTTTGCCATATTATTGTTTTTTCCATATTTCAAATATTTCGCTTCTAAATTTTTTTGGGTCAATTTGCTTATGTAATATCCAGTATGGTGGTCGCCGAAGATCTAATTTAAACCCAACAGATAAATTGCCTTCTTTAGTACAAAATGCAATCCAGAATACTCTTTGTGCAAACACAGGATTTTCCGGGTGGTGGGTGTTTTCCCATTTAGCTTGCAATGTATCAAATTGAGTTTTTTTAAATTCAACATTGCTTCTAAAATACTCTTTCATTAATTCATCATATTGTTTACTCATCGTCAATCGTCTCCCAATTAATATCTCTGCGAGGGTCAAAATCAATATCCTCGATTGCACTATCTAATTTATGTTCAAGTTGCGCTATTGTTGCATTTTTTCTTGTTATACCTTTGCCAAAAATATTACCAACTGTTAAAAAATAGCAATTATAGCAAAGTAACTCTAAATTATCTATTTGATAATTATTTTTATCACCATCTTTCTGGCAAAGTAGTAGGGGAATTTCACCATCTGTAAATCTTTTTTCATCAAATCCGCATAATTCACATTCTTCCTTAAACATGCCAAGTCTTATTAATTGTTTCTTAAGCAACCACAACGGATAATCTTTTATTTGGTTTGTTAAAACTTGTTCAATTTTAAGTTTGTATGTTTTTTTATTATGTGGTATGCCTTTGCCAGTCTTATTTTTATACTTATCAAATAAACTAATATTATTTGAATCAACCAATGCTTTAGTATGCTTTTTTATTGTATTGTATGATACATTTAATAGTCGAGCTGCCGCAGTAACTGAATTAGTTTTCTTTAATGCTTGCTCAATAATTGAATAACTAAGAATTGTTTTCATCTAATAGTATGCTTTCTATATATTGTTTAATATTATCTTCTGTGAAAGATACGCCTTGCCGTTTAATTATTGGGTGAACAAAATGTAATGTATCAAATTCAAATGCTTCTTTATCTAATTTTATTTCTATTATGTTTCTGCCACTAATTGGACCATCTTTATGGGATGCAAATGTTGCATGACCAATGTTTACTTTATTATAAAATATATCATATGACACATTAATATGGTCTCCTACTTTATCTAATGTAAGCAATGCTACTGTAAATTTTTCTTTTCTAAATTCCTTTTCCATTATTAATGTTTTTGTTTTATAACTCGCGCATCTAATTTTATTTTTGGATATTTTTCTTTTAAACTCCGCACTGCCATAACATTTTCAATTGAATCATCCATAAATAATATGTCATCCGTCCCGTTTATAATTTGCTTTTCAATCCAATCTTTCTTTTCTTGTGGTGAATTTGAAGCACCCAATGCTACAATATTAATACCTGTTAGTCCGTGCAAAGCAAGAAATTTATGTATTGGTGCTGCATCTCCCCTGGCAGTTAATATTACTAACTTATCACCAACTGCTTTAAATATCTTTTTAAATACTTCAAAATACTTTTCAATTATTTGTGGATTGCGTAACTCACCACGGAATTCACTATAATCAAATACGTCACCTGGCTGTTGCTTATAATCTGCAAATTCATGGGGTGTTAAATAGCGCGACTTATTTTTATTTGTTAATTTAATTCTTGCGTCTGTAGTAGCAATTGAGTCATCGAAGTCAAAGCAATATAGTTTACTCATATCTATCTCAATATGTTAGGTAACTGGTACAAATCTATTTCAAATGCATACCCGGCACTATCAGCATGTTTAAGATAATAGTTTACTAACCCCCTTTCTTTAAGTTTCTGTGATATGGCAGAAAACATTGCTGGATTTTTATTTGCATTATCTAAGTCCATGGATGTTTGCGGTATAAACTGCATTACTAATTTTTTGCTATCACTAATAACCACCATTACTGTAAAATTAGCAGTTCCAATTTTAATTGGTTGTTGCTTAATTTGATTAGTTTGTTCATCTTCAGTTATAGTATATAATTTATCTAAAGCATCATCTAATTCGTTCATATCATATTCTCCGCAAAATTAAGTTTTTTTCTAATATTTTTACCATATAATTTATTATATGTGCCGTACATAACATTATTTCTTAAATAAAATTGGCTAATACCAATATTATATGCATCAATTAACTGTTTATGCTTACATAATAAACATGCACCAAAATCAGCTTCCATTTCCTTTTCTTTTGTCATTGGATTTGTATGGTTTAATTTATAATGTACAATTTCATGTGCCTCAATAAAGTATAAATGACCTTGTGTTAATCCTTTAATAGCTTCACCATCAATGAATATAATTCTATGCTCCGTATCCATTGCTGCCAGACCATATTTATTAAATTGTTGCTTGACAATTTTATAGTCCTCGTGCCCCCTATAAATTATACCGACGGTAAATTTAGAGTCCAGTCTGCTGCGGTGAATGTTTATATTTTTATCTTCAATCATCAGTCACAAAAATGGTTGCATATATAATTATGCAACCATTTATTTTAATCGTATATCTATTCCAATTCTTTTTTAAAGACTGGATATAAGTAATTTACAAAGCATATAGCACATAAAACCGTACCATATTCTTTTGTTATTGTTGTTGATTCTACCATTGTATCTATATACTTTAGATTATAACCCTTTTGCTTGAACCCATTTTCATATAATTCCATTAAACTTGCATAAAGATTAGTACGCAATTTATCTGGTTCTATATTACCATTGTGTTCACATACTAATCCGCCATATTTAACATCCTTAGTATCATATAACCAGCCAGTAATAATGCCAGCACTAATAGTTTCACCTTTAGTTCCATTTGCACATGCCATTATGGTATCCATTACAGCGCCAAATGTTAACCATCTTGGGCAATTAGGAATTTGTTTTGCTTGTTTGGGTAATATTGACGAATAAGTCATTATATTAAATTTTTCTATACCAGCTTCTTTCAACGCTAGATGATAAGATCCAGCGTGGGTTGTGATATCACTTTCACCTTTTCCTTTGGTAATGAAATATTCGTAGGGAATCTTGTTTCCCATTAATGTTGCTCTTTTCATTCAATTTCTCCAAATTGTTTAATACATATATTTTCCTGTGATGGTTAAACAAATAAGTATTAAATTATCTAAAAAAATCGAATTATTAATATTAAAATGCCTCAACATCTGCAAAATAATCATCTGCTGCTGTCATATGCATGCTAGACGCATTTGTTGCGAACCCTAATTTGCGTTTATTTCCGCTATCCAAATCAGATGCGTCGTCTTTAGTATTTTTAAGTTTTTCAAATTCATCCACCCAAGTTGCATACATTTCTTTAACATGCTTTGGTTCTATTGTAGAAATACCATCCTTTGCTGCTGACGTTAGAGATTCTTCAGCTAATACCATTATTTCACTGCCACTTAATGTCTTTTCCATTAAATATCCATAAATTTCTTCCCTATATTCGTCATTTACATATGGGTCAAAATATAGCCTAATACATTTTTCAAGAAATTTACCACCTAATTTACCCATTTCAAATAACCTATCAATACGCCCCTTGCGTTTAATAATTGTTCCTTCAATTTTCTTTGGGTAGTTAGATGTAAAAATAGTATAGCATCCAGCAATATTGCGTGGTGTATCAACTCCCGATAAGAAATTCTTAATAGCACTATTGTTATCACTAAGCGCACCTTCAGCGTCTTCAAATATGATTATAGTGGGTACTTTATATTTTGCACATAATTTACAATGTTTATATACTGCTACAATATCTCCGCAAAACACAACTGAATGTGTATTTTTATATTTGTCGGCAATCCGGTATAACAATGATGATTTACCAGTTCCTTGCTCACCATATATTAATACGTTTTTATTTCCTGCCCTATTGTTAATGCAATATTTTTCAACATTGTTAAAATAGAAATCAATATGCTGTGCTACATCTTTGCATATTGGGTGAATAACTGGTGTTAGCGGATAATCTAATTCATCATAATGTACTATGCCTGCACTATCAGAATATGCATAATGTACGCCAACTTTTGGCTTCTTTTGCCTGTCTCGTTGTTTATCTATAATTGTATATAGCTTTTGTACATCCTTTTCCTTGCCACATAAAATACATTCCAACTCTTCTATCTTACCCATGCCCCAATAGTAGCTTACCCATATAATAACTTCGCCAGTAAGCAATTCTACTTTAAATAGTCCGGTTTTGTTTTGAATACAAAACCTACGGTAACTTTTGCTTTTTTTATTGCTTTTTAATGACGCAATAGCTGCTTTCTTTTTTGTTACTACTTTTGCATCTTCAAATACAAATCCTGCACCACTCATATAAATGGGCAATTTAGCATTAATCATTTCGAACTTTGCAATGCGTTTGTTTCTTAATAAATCAACTAAATGGCTATATCCTATTGTTGATTTAATAAAAATTGATAAGAAAGACGTTTGATCCGCCGTTTCTTTACGATACTCATCCATTATAAGATGAGCATACTGCTCTCTTTTTGTCATTTTGATAATTTAATTTGTAACCATTAACTTTGCTCGATAGAGGGATTCGAACCCCAACATTGTATAATGCCAGACCACTGTAATCGAGACCAAAACACATTGCAATTAATTAATACTTCTGCACGTGATGTAGGATTTTAACCTACAAGGGTAGCCACTCCCGCTTTGACTTTAAACTAATCACTATACCAGTTGCGCACCCGGTATTGCAGTTGTTTTCACCTCCATTAATTAATTTTGCAATGCATAATATTGTTCAAGTACCAAAACTAATTCTTTCTTAGAAATAGATTTAGCACCATTAGTAATTGCTATTTTTCTCAATGTTCTTCCAACATCGTAATGCGGATGTCCTGGTTTATCTTGAAACCATTCTCGTTTAAGTCCTATACCAATTGCAAATTTATGCAATTCTTCTATTGAGGTGGCAATTAAATGTGACCAACCACGCTTGTCTGCGGTGTCAATATATACCATTAGTTCTCCTGTTCTGCTAAAACAAAAAGGGCAAAATGTTGACCATCATAGCCGTCCTTGCCTGTTCCAGTAATATTTTCTACGTTAAGATTAATAAATCTCTTACCGAATTTCTTTTTTATTTTCTTTTCAAATGCAATTAATTCTTTTTCGTCAAGCTTTTTGCCTGCTCTACCATTAGTAAAGTCACAACGAATCTTGCCATCTGTTTCAGTGGCGACTTCTACATAATCCTTTGTTAGGATATCTTGCAGTATTTCCATAAATTATAAATATGTATTAATGAATTCTTGGTAGTTAGCATCTATAATTAGAATATAATGATATCCTTTTGCTAACCATGCTTGTTTTTTTGCTTCAAATCTACTACTATTAGATTTATATGATGATTTTGTAGTAACATCAATAATTAAATTCTTTGTTTGTAGATATAAAGTTGATGTATATGTTGCTTTTTTAAGTGCATACACATAAGAAGTTTTAATACCATCATCAAACACTGCTGCATTGCTATATGTATTATAAAATTTTAATGCAACCTTGCTTGTGGGCAATTTTATAGTCTTTGATTTAATATTATCAACACTAATAACAACATTAGGAATTGCCTGTGCATGATAATTGCCCAATTCATTTAAGTCATTGGTTGCTGGATGTATTAATTCAAATACTATTTCATCTGATTTAGTAAAATTAACAAGTGCTTTAGCTTTAATGACTAATAAAATATCTCCTAATTCTAATGTGGACGGCGTCATAGTCATCCATTGAATATTTAATATATCATTTTTTGCTGTATATGCTAACTGCCCACTACCATTTATTGTTATTGATTCAATGTTAATCAATCTAGATGTATATTGCGCTATCATTGATATAGCGCTTATATCTAATACATCTTTTAAAACAACAGGAGGTTTAATTGTTGTGGATGCGTTGCCATTTGCATATCTAACTAATAGTGGTTCACCTTTATGATTGCCCAACATACATAATCCAAAAGTAGGATTCCAAGTTAAATTAGCATCGCCGTGCGTATATTCAAATATAATTTCAAATAATATATCATCTTCTATGTTTAATGGCTCAATTGAGAACCAAGACATAATAACTTGGTTTTGATAGTTAGTAATTAATAGAAAACTATTTAACAAACTTGCGTGAACGTTTTTATAATTAACGTATTGCAGTTTGCTTTGGTCGAAATCAATAGTAAGAGATATGGACGATATATCATTCATATGCTTTACTCTAACAGGAATTGATACTTGTGTATTTTCTGTTGCTAATATATTATCAATTTTTAATGTTGGTACGTCAGGTGGCAATGGTGCAGATATTAAAGTTACCGGCAAATCTAGCACCGTATCTTTTTTTATTTGTAATGTTTGCGTATTCTGATGGATTAAATTTAAATTTTTCATTTATATCTCCATTTTAATTTGTTTGCAACGCTTTCTGTTGTATTTCTTTTTTGATACGTGCACTTTATGGGTTGGCACCCGCATTCCTAATTCGATTTCTATTTGCCGAGACGCAGTTTTCTGTGCAATTATTTCTTGCTCTTTGGTAATATGTAATTTTTCAACCGTCAATTGCTAATTGGTGTAATAAAGAATTCACCACCTCTTATTTTAACATTAAAGTTATTTTTGTCTGTAAACTTTTCTACTATTTTGGTAAAAACTTTTGATCTCATGCTACTACCATCAGTGTTATTATATGCATTAAAATAAATAGGTGTATGATTATTTTGCGCATATGGCAATAATTCATCCCTATAAATTTTGCAAACGGTATCTAAATAATTCTTGCCAACCAATCCTTTAACTTGATCAAACCGCTGTTTATTTTCTGGAAAAAAGAAGTCAAACACTAAATATTTTGTTTTAATTGCAATTTGAACCATTAAAATTGGATCATTACCTTGTTTATCAATTAAAAATTGAATTCTATTAGCGGTTATTCTTTTAATATAATTGTATGATAATTCCGGATTAACATATTCAAATAAATGAGAATCTACTTTGCTGTAATATTCTACGGGTGTCGCAGAATTCTCCCACAACTTATCACCTTCAATTAATATTAATTCAAGCAAACGGCTAAAATCATTTCGATTATTTATATGTAATTTTTCAGCTTTCATTTATTAATAGGCTTAATTAAAAATTCGCCATTATTAATAGATATATCAAATTTGGTTTTATCAGTAAATTTATTAACTATTTTTTCAAATATTGTTTTTCTTACATCACCCGCCGAATCTTGATCATATGCATTAAAATAAAGCAATATATCTTTTTCTTCTATATATGGCAATATTTCGTCTTTATATATTTTGCATACGGTATCTAAATAATTTCCACCCCTAAGACCATAATTCTTGTCAAATGCTTTATTATTTCGTTCTGGAAAATAAAAATCCAGCACATAATATGCATTCATTTTTTTAAGAGTCACTACCATAAGTGGATCTGTTTCATATTTATCAATTGAAAATAAGATTCCCTTGCTGCCATGATCTATTTTAATATATGAATATGAGAGGGACGGATTTATATATTCTAGCAATCCATTTTTGCTTATGCAAGTATGATAATCTTTATGACTAATAGATTCATTAAGTGTCCGGCAATCTTCTATAAATAAAAGATCAAATAATCGAACCCTATCATACCGACTAAATTTCTTCATCAGTAGCAAATACTTTGCTTGGATATTTTTGAAATTTGCGTCTTACTCGTGTTTTAGTAATAAATCTTGCAAACCAATTACCGGTGCAGTAAAAACAATCACATACAATTTTTTGATTGCGACGCCATGACTTTTTACTCTTTTTCTTTTGCATACTTTAGTTGTTACCATATAAATATGGTAATTTTTTAAAAATGTCTATATTGTAGGAGAAATAGGACTCGAACCTATAGTTTATGATGCCCTGCGTGGCAAGTGCGTTTACCAATTTCGCCATTCCCCTATATGAGTGCGTAACTTCATATCCTTAAGCCACGCACTCTTTTTGCTCTTACTCACATTTAAATAGCTTTAAAATAACAAGAAGGTTTATTCTATCGCTGAACTACCCGCCAATGTAGTGTATTATAATTATTTTGATGGCGGGGCAGGATTTAAACCTGCGACCTGACCTCTGTGTTTGCCGAAGCAAACTAAATAGCTAATTAGCTTTCAGATATTAATCTCAAGCTTATGCTTTGACTCTCAACATTAACGATTAAGTTAATAAACGCAGATTTGTGAGGCTAACATTAAAGCTAGAGTCATTATTGTTACTTGCCTTTATTAATAAAGTCAAATACTTTTGTACCAAGTGTGCTTTCTACAACTGATACATCGTTTGCTTTTTCTAATGCTTCAACAACTGCCTTATGTAATACGTCAAGACGTCTTAACATTTCTGCACGTTCGCGCATTGAAGCTTGTCCGGTATAATTTTGAACAGAATATTGTCCAATATTTACTTGAGTAGATTTTTCACCTACAATAGGAGTGCGTGATGCATTTTCCTTTGCATGTGGGTCATGAAGAATATATGATTCTTTTATCGTAGTTTTAGCAAATCCTTCATCCTTTGGAGATTCAAATATGCCAACCCTATCGGTATAAATTTCATCGTCTGATTTTTCCCATAGAATGGTTTCAGATCTTACGGGAATTTCCGAATACATATCTTTCAATGTGCTGTTTTCCAAGAATCCCTTTAAACGTAACAATTCAGTTGATGTGAATTCTCCCCATTCTTTGCCATCAACAGTTAATACTGCTTTAGCAACGCCTACTCCATTTGTCTTTTCAATTGAGAATAACTGAAGCATATATTCTTTAATGCTATCATTAAACCAATCAAATTGTTCGTTTACAGTAGATGCTACTTTTTTGAATGATCGTTTTGTTGCATCATCGGCAAAGCCGTCCAATGCTTGATATGTCTTACGCTCGCCCAAGAACAAACCTTGTTCTTTTTTGAACGTATTAAGCATATCCTTTACAGCATTTTTAAAAGTAGTTTCATACTTTTCCCTCAATGCCAATAAGGTGTTTAATTTTTCTGTTTTTGCCATTTTTGTTTAATGTTAATTGTTAAATATTTGCATGGATGCATGGATTCGAACCATGACCTCGGTCTCAATATGCCGCGTACCTACCTTTAATACTTCACCACTCCAAATCTAATTCCATATTAAGTTGCATGTTCGAACACTCCCACGCAAGTAATTCCTGCGTCAAAAGAATACAACTTTCTTAAGATAAATATTAGAATTAAAATTGCTGGCCTGACAAGATTCGAACTTATATAACGGCCTCCAAAGAGCCGCGTGCTAACCGTTGCACCACAAGCCAATATTAGAGTATGCCAGTATAGTAATTGAGAACGGCTAACTATCTATTGCATACTCCCACTAATCTTCAAGCTACGTTCTTTCTAGCAATGCATTAGTGTTTGTACCTGAGGAGAGATTCGAACTCTCAAGCCGTAAAGGCATCGGTTCTTAAGACCGACGTGTATTCCGTTCCACCACTCAGGCATATTATTTATTAGTTTAAATAGAGAATGTTTTACGCACTTTACAGGCTGATTAATACACTTGCTCTCTACGACATAATTCTGATCGTTAAATAATTACATCACCATGCGCTCTTGGCAACTGCATTTCTGCATAAAACTAATAAATAATTAAAAAAAAATATAACAACTCCCACAAAATTGTGCACATTCTGCTTTTATGAGAGGAGAGGGTATGAACTACCGAGCTAACTATCGCAATTGACGCTCACGGATTTCTGTTGCCACCTCCATTACCTTGCGAGGTTTACCTAATTTGGCTCAAAGAGCTGTTATATTGTGGGCCCTACAGGACTTGAACCTGTAAGCCGACGGTTTATGAGACCGTTGCTCTACCTTTGAGCTAAAGGCCCGTTGATTATTGGGAATCGGCACCCAACATACCCAATCACTTAAAAATTTAAAACGTCCTAAGGTAGCAAGTTCCAACCGAATGCACTTTATTATATTGTGCAACATGCCTACATTGTGACCGTCCTACTATAACGGTAAGTGATTGATACGCTTGCTAAGCAATCAATTTGTAGTCCGGGTGCGATTTGAACGCACAACCTTGATTTTATAAGAATCACCGTCTCACCATTGACATACCGGACCATATTTTGAAATACGGTGGGGCCCTAAGCATTTTTCATCTTGATGTCGAGCAAGGCTGTTGTTGTGCGCTTATTGTACAATTATCACACAATCCCTATCACGTCTTCATTGCTGTAGCAACTCCCCCGTATTTCTATAATACCAATATTTTAAAGAACATAAATTTTGCTGAGGGCAGTAGATTCGAACTACAGAATGTTTCTTCGTTGCAACTCAGATAACATAACTTGCACCATAATTATAATATTATTTGCATTTTATACGCGTTTATTAGCATTTAATATCACACTATTTGCATGCACCCCCATATTTTTAAAGAACAAAGATGCTATTGACTGGCGGAATCAAGTATCTGCACGTTTCTTGCTGTCTTTAATGCTTATTGGCCGCAGACGTAGCAACCAGTTTGGCATCTATTTGTAGCGGGTGCCAGCTCTGCCCTGGCGTACATGGTTTATGAGACCATCGTGGTGCCTAACCTCCAACGTAACCCGCAATATATTAATACTTGTTATCTTGCCCAACCTGTTTCATATCCTAAATATTCAACCCATATAGTATCTGGCTTGTATTTTAACCGAGACAATGTTGGCAATATAAAAGTAGTAAACCATTTTTCTTTAGGAACTTCTTCATCAAATACATAGCAACCACTGGCATAATTATTAGTATGTGGTATGGCATAATCTGGTTCAGAATAGCATACTTGATAAACATATTGCCCCTTTTCACAAGAAAGACAAAACAACATTAAAATAATTACAATAATCTTTTTCATATTTCATATTTTATTAAAAGAAAGCAGTCTACACGGAATTAGCTAAATTCCGTCACTCCCAATCATCTTGGTGTACCAACCTGTCAGTTAAGAGAACCAGACGGTCGTGGTATCCAATTATCAGTTAGTCGCCATCCTACCGTATGCAGAGTGACTACTTTCTATTTGTAGCGGGTGAGGGAATTGAACCCCCGGCGCCTTCGGCGTAAGGTTATGAGCCTTACCAGTCCACCATTTCTTGCGAACCCGCAATATATTTTATATGTATTATTTAAGTTATACTATTGTGTCTAAATATTATCGATTTACGCACACGGTACATTTTGTCCGCACAGGATTTACACCTTTAACTCTCAATTAGCAAGACTGGTTGCGTTGTTTAAAATAATATTTATAATGACTTTCCTTTCTAATGTTTTATGTTGATTTCAAGTACAAATATGTGGAAATTTTCTCTAATATCCAAATCTAATTTAGTTTTAATATTAAACATGCGTTTCTAGCATCGTTGTGTTGGTGGCTGGAATCGAACCAGCATTCCATCCGTAATTTTCAGGATGCCTCCTTACTTAGCAGGATTCGAACCTGCGACTCCGGTGTCCCGGGACGTCTGCCAATTGCGTCACACCAACATATTGGACTTATTATAGGGTTCGAACCTATGTCTCCGACTTCCACGCCGGCGTGCTATCCAATTACACCAAACAAGTGGCTAATAAAATATCGTTCTGCTACACTTTATTCTATTGAAATGGGCCCCATATGCATTAACTCTAGCAGGAGTTTATTTATATGGCCACCAGTTGCGCGGTATAGAAGAGTCGAACTTCTTACTCTGGGGCTTTACGCCGGCGCTAGACTATTTTAGCTTATACCGCATTTATTATTGTTGCGAGTACGGGTATCGAGCCCATTCCCCGGGGTTATGAGTCCCGTGCACTAGCCATTTATGCTAACTCGCAATATTTATTTATTTTAGTACTGCGTACCAGGCTCGAACTGGTATTAACCACGGTGAAAGCGTGGTGCCCTATTCCAATTTAGGCGAACGCAGCATATTATGATTTCGTGTTGCATTAATTATTGCACATTGTCTTGAACACAATAATTTTTTTGCTGGTTTGCCACATATTTTACATTTATTTTTCTTTATTTTGTGCGGATTATTTTCATACATTTCAATAAAATTAGCACCATATTTTTCTTTTACATAGTTTAAATATACTTGCATATCTTTTTTCTGCAGCATTATTAATTTATGCGGAAATTGTTTTGATTTTTCCATCACTGACGCAGTAAGATATCCTTTAATTTCAATATATACACCATCTTCCATTATAAAATCTGGCACATAATGTTTAATTTCATCATTAAATACATATTCAAATTTTTCATTGTTGCGCGTAAATTTAATATTGTGATCTAAATTATATATGATCCATGCTAATTCCCATGTACTGTCACATCTAAATCCTTTATACCATCCACTTTTTCCCCATCCACTTCCTTCTCGAACTCCGCCATGGCCCTTTAATTTCAAAGAAATGTTTTTACTCTTGCCAATATCTGAACATTTTTTGCTACAATATTTATTACCACGATGCAACACAACAAATTCAATATTACAAGTAGAACAATTTGCAATTTTTCCCTTTTCACCATAAACTAATTCAAAATTACGTTGCTCAGCAGGTAGTAAATTTATTCGAATTTTTCTTTTTTCCCTCATACGATCATGTAATGCACTCAATGTATTTTTATGCTTGACTGATGATTTGGCTGAAATGCTTTTTTTCTTTTTATCTTCTTCCTACCAAACTTGTGTATTTCTACATTTGGTTGAACAAGTTGTTACAAAACCTTTTGTTGGTTCAAATTCTTTACCACATTTTTTACATATTGCCATATAATCCTTTTATAATATATAGTAATCGAACCCAAAAAATCACATTAATCTGATAATTTAATAAATATATCAAAGAACTAAAGTTATATCCGCATGTGACTCGACCTATATCGTCCTCAGCAGCGTATTGTTTGCGGGATCTCCCGGTTTCGAACCGGACTCTCGGCGTCTTCAGCGCCACGCTTTCACCAGATTAGCTTAAATCCCATATTATTAAAGAACACAAATGAAAAATCCCGGTAGTTAGTAAACCACCAGGACTTCAGATATTTTCAAAATCTATATCAATAGCTAGATGGCTAGCTTTAAGTCTTAAACTCAACCTCCATAAATCGTATAATTGCTATGTTTGCCATTTGTTTTGAATGTTATAATCTTTTTAATTCGTTTGTTTAAATAACTATGTAAAAGTAATAAAAAAATACGAGAAATCCAAATATTTTTTTATCTTTTTTATTAAGTTGCTTTTAAAGCATTATCTAGTTCAGGATGATGCTGGCACGTTGACCTTAATAGGCGGCTGGTGAATTCAATTGCAGTTATTAGTTCTTCATACCAACTATAATGCCAATTCTTTCTATCCCAACCATCTGGGTCCAATATATGCATGTTTTGGCTTGGCAATATTATTGCTGCCCATTCTTCTGATGTTCTTTTATCTGCTTTAATATTAAGGTCGTCCATCTTCTTCCCATTCTTTAATATCTTCTAATTGCATATTTGTTAATTTTTGTGCATGTTCACAAAGCTTTGATAGCAAAGGATCTTCCTCTGGTGTCCAATATTTATCTTTTCTAAAGCCTAAAGTTGATAATAAATCTATAAACATCATTTTATTTAGCACACTAAGCCTGGTTTCAAGTGGTGTTTCTTTTCTTATTTTTTCCAATATCGGACTTCTTACTAGCCTTGCTCGCTCAGTTAATGTCATCTTCTGTTATTATTTGTTTGTTATGCTTTACTGGTAGAATTGAACATATGATCATGTATAATTACTGTATTATGCGGGTGATCTCCTTCAAATTCTTCTTTAAGTTTTAAATATGATTCGCGTCTGCGTTCTTTTGCCCATATTTCATCTTGTTCTAACTTACTCATTCTTTCATTATATTCTTCATCTGTTTCCAATATAGTGCGGGTAATTGATAATTCTGTATATGCACCGTAGCTATTGTCCTCGCTGTAAAAATCTCCTTCAGAACCAATGCATATAGTATCATCCGGCCGCATATTTTTTGGAAAGTCCCTATATGGTATAGATACATTAGTACCATCAAAGTGTTTAAGATATATGGTATCGTATTTCTCTATTTTTTCTTTGCTTTTTGATTGCATAATATAAAATTAAAAAAATATACAGCATTGCAATTCGGTCTTGGACATTGCGCCGAAGCATTTTGCAATGGACGCCTTCCGTGTGGTTACGGATCAATGCTGCATATTTTAAATGTAATGTAAATATAAATAAAAATTATTTAATATCCAAATTTAATTTTATGCTTCTTGCTTTACAGCACTTTTAGCATTATTTATTAAATTTTGGTTATCAGTACTTGTAAAATAATTAGTTGTTGCAGCTGCCATATTGTTATAAGCAAATGTTACGCCTTCTGTCTTGCTATTAGATGACCAATTAAGTGTATTAGATGCATATATACCCATATTAGTAGCCGCGGCAAACGCATCTTGATCAGCGGCAAGAAACACGAAGGCCCATCCATATGCTTCTTGCATTTCAGTTATCATTTCTTTTATTTTTGCACTACTATAATGTTGGCTTGAGTTTTCTTCACCATCAGTAAGTATAACGACAAGAGTCTTTTCTGGTCGTTCTTCTTTTGGCGTTTGCCCTAACCAATCCAACTCTTCTTCTATCATGAGCCCTATTGCATCGTAAAGAGCTGTACCACCACGTGGTACATATGTATGCTCTGTAAAGCAAGGTAATAGTTGAACATCTAAGTTCTCGTAATGAAGCTCGTGGTGTGTGTCAAAGAGGAGAACAGACATTTTAACGTCGGTAGTCGACTTTCGTTGTTGGATGATGTAGGAGTTAATTCCACCTATAGAGTCTTTTATAATCGAGCTCATTGAACCAGACCTATCTAAAATAGCTAATATCTTATTGTATTTTTTCATATCTCTACCTCCTATTAATTATAACTGTTCACCACATTTAGGGCAATATTTCCAATTTTGCTTGGGAATACGCAATCCACAATTAGGGCAATATTGTTTAACTTGGTAGCTAACAATCTCTCTGTACTGCCCGGCTGGTAATAATTTATATTTAATAGTATGGAATGGATATTGTTCAAATTGTACATCAACTTGGGTTACATTTTGATTAGATATTTCACCTTTCTCTACGCGGCCGGTTTCAATTTCATTGGTTGATTCACATAGCATGCTCATTTGTGCACCAGTTTCAAAGTCATCACCACTAAATGTGTTCGACATATTACCGTAAATTGATTCTGGTGCATAATCACATAAATCTGGCAATGCTGACATTCCGCTGCTACGGCCAGAGTTTCCAGATATGGACTTTGATAATTTTATATTATCGATACTTCTACCCATATAACTTGGACCAGCTGACCTATAATTAGTGCTATAAGTTGTATATGCGGGTGCCATATACTTTTCATTATAGAAATTAATTACAATGCTGCCATTTTCTTCAATGGCTTTCATAGCAATTTGATTGTCAGCATTAATAGTATATGTTTCAAATACCATTTTACGCTTTTCATCTAAGAATCTGTCAAGTATAATGTCTTGCCCCGGCTGTAATACCAGGATGCGGCCGTTTCCTTTACCATTCAAAATAATTTCCGCACCTATTTTCTTCATTAATGGATTAAATAAGCGGATTTCGAAGTTCTGACCGTCGGTTAAGAAGATTTTTTCACCATCATAAATACGGAATTGGTTTCCATTTGTTGTGATGAACGCAGATGGTTCGCGTTCGGAGAATTTTAGAGTTCTCATTTTTGCCTCCTTTTTAAAGCTGTTTAACATTAATTATTGTTGTGCCAATATCATTGCAGCTTTTATACTACTCAACTGCCTTTTACGACAGGATACTGACACTAACCAAAAGTTGGTTTCTAATATATATGTGTGTGTTTTAAAAAAATCGAATTTGTTTGCTATCGTGCAATCTATGCATTATTTTCTAAACGATTCCACTTTAGCATAATCAAATGAATATATATATTTGTCTGGATTGATTGTATACGGCTTACTGAAATATGCTATATTATTTTTTACATTACAATTTAGCTTAGTACCTAATAAGTTTATATATTTTTTACCTAAACCCGGCAATAAATAAGCAATTGTTACATGGGGTTCATAACCTGGAAAATCTGAATCATAGCTAAAATTATCTCTGTATGTTTTATTCATTTGTGATAATTGCTGGGATTCTACTCCAAATTTTAATACATCAAATTCTGAATTGCTAAATATGCTTATATCTTTTATTATTACTTTTATAGTATTTAATGGTAATGCATATTTTCTAAGATTTTTTATTGGTATATTATAATGATTGAACCCGTAGAGTATGGTCGAATGCATCTCGCGTTCCTTGCCAAAATCTTGGTCAGTTTCACCTTCACCCACATATAAATCTTCGTCACTAATGCAGTTTAATAGGTTTTGCCAATATTTAGTATTAAAATATAGCATTAAACATCCATGTGGTTTTTCTGAATTTTGCATAATTATTTAATTTTACTTATATATTTACTATATTCTGACGATAATATATTATGAGATACTGGTGATGAAAATTCACTATCCCAACCCTTAACATAATCAGCATTTGCAACGTCTTTTGGTATATCAACATATTTAATATTAAATACTACATTAACTTTTGGTGGTATTATTTTCTTGCATATGTTATATTCTTTTTTGATATCCCTAATTACTTTATTGAGTTCACTCAAAGAGTTAGGATATTTCCAAAATGATATAATATTGCTATTTAACCATAGTCTGCCTGGGTATTTATATTCATATCTACCAATACTATTACCAGAACGAGTTAATGATTTATTTTCAGCAAATTCAGCACGCACAATAAAGTCATTTAATGGTATATTTAAATCTGCTGAAGCAGCTATTAATGAACGTTGATAATTAGGCATTCCGCCATGCGTAGAATATCCTAAAAATAATTTATCTTTCCAGTAACCAAATGCTATAGTATCCTCATCAAACCAATCTAATGACATATGATCTCGCGGAATATTTATAGTATCCGGACTTTCTTTCAAGATTGCTTGTACTTCTTCTTTTATTAATTGTTTCAGTTGCCAATTAGTCATTTATATCTCCAATCTTTATATGACCGCACATTAATCAAATTCTCATTTTTTCTATCAATAAGCTTTTTAATATATATGTCAAAGATTGAAAATTTTAATTGTGCATTTTCAGCATCGCTGTTTTCTTTTAATATTTCTTGTATGTTAAATATAAATTCGAAATCTTGCTGTGTGCAATATTTTATATCAAATTCAATAATTACATCATTAGTTTTAGTTGCAGATAACGGCAATACTCTTTTACTTATATCATAAAATGTTTTTGGCTGCTCATCCCGTATATATTCATCTGCATCACTGCAATCTGTATATATTGTTGAACATAGTGGTTCCATATCTATAATATGGCATTTTTGTGCATTATGTAATACTAACCCAACATCATATTTTGGCAATTCTTTTGGCAACGTAGTTTCAATGTCATGAGTAGGGCCGCAACCCCATTTTCTAATATAATTACGATACGCACGTTGCTGAAAAAATTCGTAAGTGCTATTATCTTTTTGCACTTCTTCTGTCCACCTATGCCCTCTGCACGTGAAATGATATAATAATGCATCATCTGCTTGAATTAAATTATATCCGGCTAATATAAATCTGCGAAATATATCAATATCCTCGTGCGGATATGGTGCAAATATAGGATCGTGGCCGTTAATTGATGTAAAATCTTTTTTATACATTAACCAAGGTGCAAATATTGCTTGTTTTATACAATTATTATTAGAATTTTGTTCAAATATACAATATTTCTCAAATAATTCATTATCAAATTCTGATGGGTAAATACCAAAATCTTTAATAATGCGAGTTTTATCATGTAATTTAAATCCACTATGCAATGGTGGCTCTATTCTATTTGCACATACTACTGTTTTATCTTTAACATGCAATAATAATTTGCCAATCAAATTTGGTCCAGCAATCATATCCGCATGCCAAATAAATATTATATCATTTGCTGCTACCTCATGTATAAGTTTATCATATAAAATAACATGACCAAGTTTTTTTCCAGTATCATTGGTAATAAATTTGAAATTATTATCATGTTCTGCTATTTCTTTGCACCATTCAATAGTACCATCAGTAGATCCATCGTCTGCAACACAATATTCATGGTCTAACCCACAATGTTTTCTAATCGAATCATACGATAATTTAAGATATTGTAGATTATTAATAGTGGGGCTTATAATACTAACTTTTTGCATATTTTATTTTTTTAAAAACCAAAATACTTTATTTGGTTCAAACACTTGTAACCTGCCAATTGGCACATTTAAATCATTTAATGCATTAATAACACCTGCTGCTACTGATGGCCATATCATATCATCTCCGCATAATATTCCACCAACCTTAAGTAAATTATAATAATTAAATGAATCTTGGTGAACACTTTGCGTATCATGCGCCCCATCAACATATACCAAATCAGCAAATAATTTATTATTAAATATGTGTCGTAATACTTCAGCTGCTGCATTTGATGGTAGTGGTAATGGAATTATGTTGTTTTGCAGGCCAGCTAATTTTACATTATTAAGAAATTGATAATACATGGTTGAATATCCATGCTTCGCATATTTTTGAAACGGGCTAAACTGTTTATGTATAGTATAATGTTCGGCTGAACCAAGCCAAGTATCAATGCATATTATAGTAAAATCTTCAACACCATGTTTTTTAAGTGTGTTTGCCATTAAAATAGCAGATGCTCCCAAATATGAACCAATTTCAATAATTAATTTTGGCTTATTGGTACCAATTAATATATCAAACGGCGTATCGTGTGCGCTTGAACCCAATTCTAAAACAGTTGGTATATTATTTAATGCACAAAAATTTTCAATACCATCATATATGTCAATATCGTAAAATGCCTTATAAATTAAATTGTCCATTTGTTTTTTGTTTTATTATTTTTGTAATATATTCTGCTACTGCATTAAAAGATAATTTATCTTCATAATACTGTATAACTTCTTTATTTTGTATTGAATTATTTAATAAGTTAACTATTAAGGCTGCATCTAATTCTCTCCAATCATGTATTTGATGCGCGGCAGCATTATTATAATACCACACATCTTTATATTTATCAACAGGAAAATCTGTCAGAATGATACACCCCATTCTTGCAGCTTCAAAGAATCTAAATGATTCATCAATTTGTTTGCCGACAGGAACGATAGCTATTTTAGAATCACCCAATATGTTATAAAATTCTTTTAATGGTATTCCAGCAGCAAACCTATCAGTTATATTAATATAATGGCTAAAATAATCTTTAATTGAAAATATAGCATTTACCATAGCCAATCTATTATCAGCTAATTGGCCAGAAAAGCTAAATGTTAACTTTCGTTCATCAAATGGTTTAAAATACTGTTGTATTTCGGCATCTGTTAATGAGTCATTATTATATTCTAATATGTGTTTTAAATTATGTCCGCATGGAATTGGAAATACTCTATCATAATTGCAAGTGTTATTATTATTGTAAGTACGAAATATTAAATAGTATGCCTCTTCTAATATTGGAAACCGCCATTGATCTTCATCACCTATCAAATATAAGATATTAAATTTGTTTACAATTGCAGAACTAATTATTTTTTTCATATTGTTTTCATAACTATATCCACCATCATTTCTAGCATGCGCTAAAACTAAATTAACATTATCATTAAAGTATGGTAATATTAAATTGATCACTTTACTTGTATAATCATATTTATATGGAATGTTACTATATTTAAATATATTAGTTAGCATAATAATTTAATTACAAATATGAATTATTTGATTTTTTGTACACCAACTTGGTATGAATTTAAAAATACTCTATAATAGTCTGAATAGCAATTACAAAATGAACTAATCCCTAATGCTGGGCTATTGGTTGGCTGTGTATTATTTGGGTCTACCCACCCATAATCGTCAAATATAATTATACCATAAAGATTTAATAAGGAGTGGCATAATACTGCGTCTTCCAATACATTATAAGTAAAATGCGAGCCATCTATATAAATAAAATCATATTTATTGGCAAGTATCATATGTGTCTTTAGAATGTCTGCAGACTTGCCAATATATACATTAATTTTATCTAAATAGTCCCGCATATTATGCATAAAATTTGCATATATATGTTTATAATCATTGAATTGCCAATTCATTCCACTTTCAGTCGGCGAACCTAAAAAATTATCTATGACATCTATTCTACTTGTTGGGTGAGTAAGAATATTTTCTAATAAATATGTTGTTGCCCTGCCTTCATAACAACCAATTTCTAAAAATCTTAAATTTTCTCGCCCTATAAATTGTGTCTCGGTAAATATTTGATCCCATACAGGAATATTATTGCTGAACCAATCTGATGTATATTGTTTTTCCATGCGGTATATTATTTAGTAAAAAACCAAAATATTTTATTTGGCTCAAATGCCTGCAAATTCTCTAGAGGTATATTTAAATCATGTAACGCATTTATTACTCCTGCTTCAACAGTTTTCCATACAAGATCATCTCCGCACATTATTCCACCGGGTTTCAAAAATTGATAATAATAAAAAACATCCTGCTGTACAGAATGTGTATCATGTGCACCATCATCATATATCATGCATGCTTGCAAGTTATATTTATCAAATATATGTTTTATAATTGTTATGGCATTATATGATGTATTTGGTATAGGAATTATATAATTTTCTAATCCTGCTTCTTTTATATTAAGCAAAAATTGATAATACATAACTGGATAACCATGCTTTGCATGCTTTAGAATATTATGTTCTTCGTCTTCTGGATTGACATAATTTTCAGGCGAACCAAGCCATGTATCAATGCATATTATAGTAAAATCTTCGACACCATGTTTTTTAAGTGTATTTGCCATTAGAATAGCAGAAGATCCTAAATATGACCCAATTTCAATTATTAATCTTGGCTTATTATTACCAATTATAACATCAAATGGCACATCGTGGTTTGCCGAACCTAAATGTAACATTGGTTTAATACCAGCGTGTTTGCAAAAACTTTCTAATCCAGCATATATATCATTTGCGTGAATTTCATCATATATTCTTTTATCCATTTAATTTGAATTTATTTCCAATGTGTTTGAAATACTTTTGAAAAACGTCAATATCGTATTCTGCCCGATATTTTTCTTTTGCTGTTACAGAACAAGCATTATAAAATTCTTCATCTTCCTTCAATCTAATTGCTAATTCTCTAGCAGATTCAATATCATCTACGTCAATTGATAATTTTGGAAAGCATATTCTTTGCGTATCTATTTTAATATTACCTATGCACGGGACACCAAAAAACGCACAATTCAAGCTAAAAGTTCCTGCAGCTGCAGTGGGCATTAAATGTACTGCATATTTAAAAGTAGATAACTCTTGCATCCACTCATTCCACCACAATCTTGGTAGATGTTTTAAATTTGGTATTTGATCTTCTCCTTCACGCATTGCATGTGATGTCATAGTCCATATTTCATTATTAAAATGTGATGCAACATAATAACTTTGAAATCCACCATACCAACGCGCAAAGTTACCACCAATAATAGTTTTATCTTCTTTAGTTGGCACTATGTCTTTAATTAATTCTTCAATCATTAAAGTTGGCATTGGATATACTTCTTTATTAGGAAATAATCCTTCATACCATTTCATATCATATTGATTATGACAAAATATAATATCACTTTCTTCCATTCTTTTAAATAAATTAAACTGATCTTGTATTTCGTAATCAGTCATAAACCAAGATGGCCCTTCTTGCATGTATGCAACATATTTATTTCTTTCTTTTAGTTCATTAACAATATTGTTTGCAAATATTTCTTGCAACACCGGCTGTCTGTATATCCCTATTGGATTGGCATCTGATGATATTCCTATTTTAAGCTTTGGCCATATTATTATAACTAAATCATAATCTTTTACCAATGTATATCTTGTTATAGGATAATGCATAGCATCTAACGCATGGATCCAGCTATACTCTGTGCGCATGTTGGTCATATCGCTAGGTACTTTAGACATATAATTTGATTCAGTAATAAATGCTACTTTCATAATTCTTGTTTTATTAGGGGTTGTATCATATGCTTTTCAAGCCGGGTATCGTCATTGATTGTAATATTAAAATAAGTAGATAACTTATTATTAAGTTCCGGGTATGTTTTTTTAATTATATCAGGCAACATTGTTGTCAAGTATTGAAAATAGTCTTGTATTCTATTATCTATACAATCTATTATTATACCACCAATAATACTATCATTGCCAATAATTTTTATTCTTTCGTCAAGACTAAAGCATGATATCTTACTCTCAGATTCAATATAATTTTTTTTCAATGATACATTATCAATATATATTCTATCACACCAAGGTTCTAAATATTGTAAATCAGTATATGTGCAATTATGAACAATAAATGTAATATCATATCTTGGTTGTATTATTGGTAGCATATTCTCGTCATGTAATACATCGCTGTGCCATTTCCTCCACCACTCTCTAAATTTAATATTGCGCAATATAGTGTATTCTTCACTATTTTTTGGTTTATACCATTTTGTGCCATCTGGCAAATCTATTACTTGTTCTATTTCTAATCCATCTTTAAATCTACTGCCTCTGCATGTCATATGATAGACGAATGAATCTCTACTTTGAATTAAGTTGTATCCAGCAAGCAACATTCTATTGAATAAGTCTGAATCTTCTAATTCCATTGGTGCAAACAATAAATCATGACCACCAATAGCAAAGAAATCTTTCTTATAAATTATCCATGGCGCAAATATACCAGTAGTAATATTATTAGAATTAATTTCTTCTTGCTTTGCAACAAATAACTTAAATTCATCTTCTTGAAATTCTTCTGGCTCCATGCCAAAATTATAAACTATTTTCTCTGGTCCACCTGGGTGTAAGGGGGGTTCTACGCGAGTTGCGCTGATTACTGTGCCTCTTTTTAAATGCTTAACCATATTATCTACATAATTTGGCGTTGCTATCATATCACTATGAAATATTCCAAATATTTCATGCTTTGACATTGATGCTCCCAAATCATATAGTATAGTATGTCCCACTCTATCGTCTGTATCATTACGATATATTTGCACATTCTTATCTTGTGCTTTAATTTCTTGCAACCACTCCCAAGTACCATCAGTTGATGCGTCATCCATTAATATTAATTCGTGCTGTTCTGTAATATTATTTCTAATACTATGATAAGCTTGTTTTAAATACTTTAATGTATTGCGTGATGGTATTACTAAACTTATTTGCATAATTTGCCTTTTATAATAAACAAAATATAATGATAATCACCATAATCGCCCACGTTCGACATATCAATTTTATCAAATTTTGATTTCCATATCACATCATAACCCAAGTTATCAAATGTATCAATTGTATAATGGCTTAAATGTTCACCAAAACAACTATCAATAGTATCAACAGTTGCTATAATTGCATATTCGCAATGGTCCAACATATTATCTAATAGTTTATAATTGTCACCTTCAGCAAAATGCTCAATTGTTTGTATGCACGTTATAACACCAAATTCTCTATCGATTGGAAATTCTAATATGTCACGCTGTTCCCATTTAACTTTATTATACTTTGATGCATTATTATTGATAATAAAGTCACTAAAATCATAACCGACTAATTCCCAATCCTTAATAACATTCTCTTTCAAATAATATAAAAGAATTCCGTGCGCGCATCCAACATCTACTAATGATTTTCTAAGAATTGCATTTTGATTTTCTTTAATAAACGCAATAGCACAGCCTTGGTCGGATATATCATTTTCCCAATTTTTAATCATTGTTTCTGCATACGGCTTTTCTACTATACCATAATAATGGTGTTTATCATTCCAATATTCTACTGTATTATTCCCCCGTTCAAACTTATTATTCATGTAACATTGATTTGCATTCGTTATAAACAGCTTTTATTCCACTATGAATACCAACTATATGTCTATCTAGAGCATCGATCTGATCTAACGCAAATCGACCACAATAATGGTTCTTTAAAGTTGTATCCACTTGAATAATATCAACTTTGTAATTATCCAAATTATTAATAATGTTAAGTATACCTAATAATTTATATTTTTCTGCATATACAAGATCTATTTCATGCAGCAAACCTATATCCTCTATATGATTTATATAGTGCTTTATTATTGTACAAACATCTTCTATATAAATAAAGTCCATGTATTTATTCTCATTACAAACCATTGGCTCTTTATTAATATAGCGTAATATGCTGCTTTTAATTAATCTTTGTGGTTCTTCGTCAACACCAAAGCAACCATATATTTTAAACTGTCTGGCCCAATTATAATTTCTAACCATGTTCGTTATAATATACTTTGATGCAGCATAATATAGTCCATTATCTATGGCTTCATTATTTTCTGCACCAGAACTAAAATTAAAAAAATATTTAAATGATTGTTTATTAGCAAGTAAATTAACAGCCATGACCAAATTATTATGAAATATGCTAGGTTCATCTTTAATAAGTCTACGGCCGCCATTTATTGCTGTATGTATAACAATATCAAAATATTTATCTTTAAAATATTCATTAACTTGTAAGCAATCAGTTAAATCGCAGTCTTTCCTTGTTAAACCAATTACTTCATATTGTTTGCAAGCTTGCAAGCTTTTATATAAATTTCTACCAATAAAGCCATTGGCACCTGTGATTAATATTTTCATTTCTTTGATAAATTAATATAACATGGTAAACTATTATTAATTGCCACCGCCATAACCGATTTTAGTTCTTCATCGGCCGATGGCCAAAATTTTTGTATGTTTTGCAAACCGTTTAAATTTTGTTTGTCATCTGTTGCCCAATGTGAAAATCCTAAACTGGCATATTCATTATCTCTGCCACCCCCAAGTAATTTCACCGGAATTTTCTCATGATTTAAATAATTTCTCAATAGTTCAAATGGTCGGTAAATTAAAAATGGCGTTATTGAATAACAGAACGGAATCTTTCCTTCCATTGCCATACCAATTGCCATACCAACCATTAATTGTTCAGCAGATAATGGATTGTAAAACCTATCAGGGTAATCTAATCTTATTTTGTCAAATAACCCGTAGCCCAAGTCACCAACTAAAACCACAATATCATTATTATTTGCCATTTCATCATATAATAATGATATAAAAGACTGTCTAATATTCATTTTTTACTATATTTGTTGCCAATGTATAATCAATTTCACTCATAATATGATAGTGTGCATTAATTCCATGCAAAAAGGGAAAATAATTAACCTTTGTTCTGCATATATTAATGGTTGGTAAAAACGATTTTAATCTCATTTCTAAATAATCCATATCTATTGATTCATATGCAGTGTATCCATTTATATTACAATATACTTTGATATTATTAATATTTTTATCGTGAATATACCGCAAAGATTCCCAAACCGACCCCTCCGCAGTCTCACCATCACTTATCAATACGTGAACTACTTGATTTTTATTTGCAATTGCTCTGCCAACCGCAATAGTTATTCCAGCACCTAAACTACCAGTAGAGCAGTATATGCCATATTTTTCAGCTCTAACGGGATGAACACCACATAAATTGACTAATAATTGGGCATCAATTTTTTTGTATTTTTCAATAATTGTATATAATGCAAACCCCAAATGCCCCGATGACAATATAAAAATATCATTCGCTGACATATCATTATATATGCCATCTATTATTTCTAATCCGCCAAAACAACTACCAATATGGCCTTCAGTATGCTCATATAATAATTGTAATAGTCGTAACTTGTCATTTTTGGTTACCATATAAATTTATTCTTATAATATTGCACTATACTGTTTAATTCTTCACCAAAATTACATATTGGTTGCCACCCCAATTGCTTAAGTTTTGTATCATCTATTGCATACCTTACATCCTGCCCTAACCGAGTTACATTAAAATCAATAAAATGGTTGAGGTCTAAATAATCAATGGGTTTGTAATATTGCATCAATATTTTTGTAATGATTTCAATATTTTTTTCTTCATAATTGCCAGATATATTATATATTTCATTCTTAACGCCAGCTTCAATTATTGTAATTATAGCATTTGCAGTATCTTTTGCATGAAGCCACATTCTTTTTGGTTCACCATTTTCATGCAATGGTATTTTTCTTCCTATTGATAAAAATTTACATGCTTTTGGTATAAGTTTTTCTACATATTGTCCAATACCATAGTTATTAGTTGGCCGTACTATAATGTAAGGAACTTTATATGTTCGTGCCCATGCAATAATTAATTGGTCTGCTGCGGCTTTAGTTGCTGAATATGGATTGCTTGGTTTAAGTAAATCAGTTTCAATGTGCATACCCTCTACGATATCACCATATACTTCATCTGTACTAAAATGCAATAATATTGGCATTTTAAAATGGTGTTTATTTCTAATTAATTCAAGCAAATTATGCACACCATTTATATTTGAATGTATGAAATCGTCGCTCTTAACAATTGAATTATCCACGTGTGTTTCGGCTGCTGTATTAATTACATAATCACAATCATACAACCAAGTTAAATCATTAATATCTTTTTGTTCAAATACAAAATTAGAATACTTATTAAATTCCACTAATAAATCAGCATTTGCTGCATATGTAATTTTATCTACGCCGCGCACATACCAACCTTTATTTAAACATTCTCTTGTAACATAAGAACCAATAAACCCAAGGCAACCAGTTATATATACGATTTTTTTTGTCATATTATTCTTTCTTTAAAAAATTCTTTACAATTGCACTCATTAATAAAAAAATTAATGGTTTCATCATTAAACCAATTCATTTTAAAGTCATTAACTAATTCGTTAAATTCTTTTTCCGCCATACCACCTAAGCCTTCTGCAAAATGAAAACATTTAATATGCTTATGGTCTTTAGTGTATAGTTTGTTATCTTTAACATACCAATATTTTATTGGCGATTGGTCGCCATCAAAAAAACCAGCTGGATTCCATCCCCATTTTGAGCAATTTACTAATATACCATTCCTAATCATACTTGTTCGCGGCACACCTTTGCTTCTAACATTATATGAAATTTTACTGAGTGGATATGCTGCATCTACTATCATCACTTTGTATGATCCATCCGCCCATGCCAACTCATTTAATCCACCTTGATTTGAAAAATGAGTATAATGTGATATGCTTAAATCAATTACTTTTTTTAGCGCGTTCGGGTTGTTAAAACATACTACGTCAGCATTAATATTTGAATGGTCATATAAACATATTTCTTCCCCGTTGTTCAATGGTATTTTTGATATTGGTGTACTCCAATATTGTGTTGATTCTCTAATTGGATAATTTAATGACGCTAATACATCTGTGCTATCATCTAAAAACTCATCCAATCTACTGCAAACTATTGTGTCACACCCCAATACTATCATTTTTTTATAGTTGAATTGCAGCATTATTTCATATGCATATATATATTGCATTATACCTGGGTTATCTATTGGCTCATAATATTTCATACCATTATTAAATTCAGCAATATTAACATGATTGACACAATATAAATCACATTCATCTCCATTAAATTTTAGAAAACTATCAATTGTATTTTTAGATAGTTCATCATACCGACTATCTGTATAATATAACACACACGCAAATTCTTTATTTGCCATATCTATCAAGTTTTAAGTTGTATTCATTTAATATATTCAGTATTACTACATTATCAATCCATTGCGAATATCGTGGATCCGCATATAGTACTGATGCTATTGAATAAAATCTATAAACTTGCATATCTGGTGGCATATCGTCAGAAATATTAAATTCAGAAATTCTATTTTTCCAAACCAAAGGAATTTCATCAATTAATAATTTATAATCTGTGCCTTGTCCATCATAGGCATAATAATTTCCGACTGCAGGGTTAATATTTGTCCAGCCTTGCTTGCGTTCTATATATCCGTATCGTATTTTTATATCTCGTTCAAAAAATCCATCCGGTATTGATAACGCAGGCCATTGATTGTTATTAATTTTTTGATGCGAATATCCATCGAAATGCCTAAAAAGTTCTCTGTATGGTATAACTATTCTCTGTATTGGTAATGGCAAGCCTAAATAATTTCGAACATCAAATAATGTTCCATTACCAATTCCATCTGTTCTCGGTAGATTAAAATCGCCCCAATTGCCAGATAAAAACCAATCAGCATATAATTCTTTTGTAATAATATTTAAGCTGTCAATACATATGCCATCATATTCTGCCCAATCATTAAGTATTTTAACATTTTCATTTAACTTTCTAGGCTGCAGCTCATTTAATTCAACATACCCACATTTTATGTATCTAATATTCTCTGGCCAGTGGCTTGTTATAATAGTATGGTATTTATGCAGGGATTTTCTTAGCGAATTAATTAGTGTAACAAAATACTGTGAATTGTCTACATATATATGATCGTGATTGCCAGTATAAAATATTAAATCGTCATTTATTAAACTATATGTATCAATCCAATCCTGCTGTTTACAATTTCTTTTAAATGATAATATGGTGTCTATATTCCAAAATTCCTTATCAATAAAGGATTTTAAATCATTTTTATTTGAATCAGTATTATAATCAGTATCTAATTCTATATTAATAATAGCTCGTCTCCATGGGTATGCAACAGCAAAACTTGCTAAACTATATTTTGTAACTTGTATTTTATCATAATCTTGCAAATACCCTCTATCGTGCACTATATATTGGTTGCCTCGAATATTTGTTAGTTTTACATTAAATAATAGTACCATCTTCAATTATTTTTTTAAAAAATTTATCATATATCATATCATTATTTAATGTATATTCAAAACATTTATCAAAGTTCATTTTAATTGCTGGCAGCATTGATTGATATTTTTCTAACGATATTGAATCGAGTATGTTATGCAGTTCAGCTATTGATGTAAAAGTTAATATACCATCCATATTAAAGAATTTATGGATATTAGGGCAGCCATAATATATTGGAACTGTACCAGTTAAAAAGCAATCAACTATTTTTTCAGAAAAATAGTAATCGTCTGTATATACATTCTCTATTGCTACGCTAAACGCATACTCTGCCAGCCCATCAAGCTTAGATGGTATTTCATTAATACCTCTGCCAAATAAATCAACTTTATCTTTAATACTATTAATAAATTCTAATCTCGTAACATGACCAGGCAAGAATGCCTTTGCGGATGAAATTGCAGAAACCAATTTAGTTTTTTGATAAATTTGAAATGCCGCATCCGGCAATTCATATGTACTAAACATGGGAGATTTATATGGCGCATATCCATTTGGATTCGGCAACATATTAAATTGAGTAACTTCCGTAACCGGCATGAATACTGCATTTGGTAATTTGCCTAATAATTCTTTATCATATGTTAATATTGCAGTAAATTTATCAGAGTTTTGTAAAACCGCATTAAATATTTGGTTGCCGAAATATTCGCGCTGTTCATATAATCTAGCAACTATTGGCACGTTTTTATTTATTTTTATTTTGCCACCAACATAATCTAAAATGTAAGTATCACATAATAATACCATATCAAATTCACCATTTTCCTGCATATAACAGTATGAAAATTTTGTTGGTATTTGATTGTACTCTTGATAATCTGCAAATGCGTTAATTAATGGTAATTTATCACCAGACAATCCTTCTATATATTGTTTTCTATTTCGTATTTCTATTTCATATTTTGAATTATCCGCATTCTCCCTTTCATGTGTTCTTGATTGGTTTTGTTTACTATGATTGTACACATGCGCATAAAAATCAATTACACCTATTTTATTTTTTGGGCACATTTCTAAACATGGATATTGAAATGCCAAATCTGATGCGTGCCAATAATACTTACCGTCAATAATCGATTTTAAATCTTCTTTATTTATTGTTTTAATTAAAAAATATCTATACGTTCTCAAATGGGATGCACGCCATAAATCTCTTCTATACAATTTATGTTCGTGTATAAATTCCGGATATGGTGTAGATTGTGGGTGAGGCAAACTTGGTGGTTCATTGCCATTCCAACATATAAAACCACCATATGTCATCCATGAATCATTTTCTATATAAAATGTATTTAATTTATCAAGAACGTCATTGTCATACAGCCAATCATCACCATCTAAATGAATAATTATATCATTATCGTCTGTAGCATAATCATTTAAATATTCAAAATAATTATATGTTGCTCCCTTATTTTCATCATTGTGTATTATATGCCAATTAGGTAAATTACCAACAATATTTTTTATTTTTTGCAAAGTATTATCTGTAGAATTGTCGTCGATGTATAATACTTCGTAATTAGTATATGTTTGATTTAATATACTTGCTGCATAATATTCAACCCAATGTTCGTTATTAAATGACGGGGTAATGATTTTAAATTTATTCATATATTATATGTTAACATCAATTATTCCTTTATCACGTTCAATATTTATACACCGCACAGCAACCTCGCCGTTTGGTTTTGAATCGTTAATTAATATTCTTTCGCCACCACCAATGCCCATTATTAAATGGTCATAAAATATACCCAATCTAGACAATTGTTTTTGTGTAGCGGCCCTTGCTGACTCCCTTCTTCCAGTCATTAGTATTATGTTATATCCTTTAACATCCCATTCAGCAAATTTTGCAAGTGTGCCAGGTAGTAGTTCTGGCAAATATTCTGGGTGGGATGATGTCGATGGTGTTGAGTGTTTTACCAACGTACCATCAATATCACATATTATTGTTTTTGCTCTATTGTCTATCATATAAATATTATATTTGGATTAATATTTTGCAATATATCATTTTTAATCTCGTCGTTATATATGCCAGCTTTTAAAATCACTATTCCACTTGGTATATTTTTTAATATCTCAGGTGAATTAACCATTAAGTTAGTGCCATATAACCGTTGATTATGTTTCCTTGCATCATTATCCAGCACGCATTCTATTTTATTTACGTTTAATCCAAATGATATTAAATATTGCGAAAATATGTGTGCTCCAAATAAATATATTGGTAGATTAGTTGAATCAATAATTTGATTAATATTTGTAATCATACTAATATGATAATTAATATAATCATTAAATATGCATTTATTAAATTTGTATAAATCTTGTGGTAAGGTTGTGCAGGATAATTGTTCATCTTTTTGCACACAATAAAATATGCTGTGGTCTACTTTAAAATATTGTTTTTCAATTAGTTTAAATTTATACTTTGAAAGAAAATAATTTACATAATCTTCAGTTAAGTATATACTATGCTCAAAATTAATGCAATTAGTATATTTTCTCTCTAGCATTATTGCTAAATTTGGAATTGAAAATATCATAATAGAGCCATCGTGCATAAAAGACGATATATGCATCATAAATTTATCAGGATCATATATGTGCTCTAACACATGCGAGTGCACAATTGCATCATATTTAGTTGCCGATTTAAAATTATTGTCAAAGAATCCTTTAATAACCACTATATTGCCATTTGATTCAATCATTGGGTTTGGTTCTATGATAGTCCACTTGCAATCTTTACTTATGTTTAAATATTTATTAGCTAATATGCCGTGCAATCCACCAATTTCTAATGCAGTATTAATATTATATTTTGATATAAATTTTGCAAATTCAGTGTGGTGATCATCCCATAATGTACCAGTAGTGCCAGACCCATGATCTAATTGATACAGTATTTCTAATGGTAATAATTCAGTTAATTGTATTAATCCTGAATTAGCACTAATACACCAATTCATATCCGCAAACACATCATCTGATTGTGGTTGGTTTGTGCATCCCATAAAAATAGGAAATTTTTTAAAACAATATAATTGCTCTAAATCGGCATTGCCAAAAATTACATCGTTGTTTCTACTAAACAATTGCATATAATTCATTTAATTTTTCTGTGAGTTTTATTTTTATTTTATTATCAATATCAGGTAGTTGATTCTTAATGTAATTAACAAATAACGGATTTGAAAACACATAATGTCCGCATACTTGAATTAATTCATATTTCTGCGAATGTGGGTCAAAATTAATATCAACCCATTTTTGCCATCTGTTTGAACTATAACATAATAACCAAAATAACTCAAACATTGGCGAATCTGTTATGTTTTTTAAATACGTTTCTGTTTCAATATTGCCAAATTCTGGTGCTATGTTTATTGCATCCAACCCAATTTTAAATTTTTCTTGTATGAGTTCAATTGGCATATAATCACCATTATGTTCTTTTGATAATATACCGCGATTATGGCAAACATCTAACATATCTACTAATCTATCTCTATCGTATTTGCCGGTTTGCGTTGTATTTTTGATTGAAGTTCCTGATTGGATAACTGCATATACTATACAATTATATGTATCATTGGACAATATTGATTTTAAATCAGATAAAAATTTATCTAATTCAATAGCACTAAATTTTCGAATACTCTCTTCAGTTCCAACTTCAAATAATATGCCTGGTTGTATATTTTTACAATGATTTATTAATTCAATAGTAGCATGCAGGCCATCTTCGTAAATTGGATATTTTTTCCATGGGTCAATATGAATGATATCCATGCATCTTACGTCATGTGCCATTGAATCATATCCATCATCCTCCACGTGTCCTTGCATTGGGCCAGCGTGGTCCCGTTCAATCAATATATTTGCAGCAGTTTGATGAAAATTAACATAATTTGAAAACTCTTTTGTTGTCCATTTATTTACATAACCGCCATTAAAATCAATTTGCCTGCGAGATGGAATTAATCCCATTTTAGCATTGTGGCTATTACTAAATTCTAAAACTGCATCGACAACGTTTTTTGACATTGGGCCGATAAAATAATTAGGGTTCATATATTTTATATTGTTCTGTTGCTTGTATTAAAAAAAATTCATTTCCGGTAGGTGTTCCAATTATACAATCTATATAAATATTTGAACTATCTACTGTATTATATACTGGTGTGCAATTAAATATTAGTCCATCTTTAATATCTCGAATGTCATCCCAATTTGATCGTACTATGTTATTTACTTTGTAGCCTATATTATTACTTGCAGCAATAACTGCTCTAGCCAACCCGCCAGCACCCAATACATATATTGATGTAAATTTTGATTGATGTGGTAATATCATTTGTAGTGCTGCCAAATAATCAGTATTAAATCCTACTGTAATGTTATCTCTAAATTTTATAGTATTAATTGATACACTATAAAGCGCAGTTTCATGTAAAACATCAACATATTCATACGCTAATATTTTATATGGTGCCGCAATTGCAACACCGGAAAATTTTAATTGCTTTGCTGCTTCTATTGCTTCTTCAATATCTGTAATTGCAAATGGTTTATATATTGCATTTATGCCGTTTTTTTCAAATAATGAATTAAAAAAATTACATCCATTGTTTCCGGGCACAATGCTAAAGGAACCATATATTTTTGTGTCTTTATTTAACATACTCTGAAAGCATTTCTATTGATTTAAACCACAATAATTTGCTAAATTTTTCGTCATGCAAGGCTGCCATATTTAAAAATATGATTGCAGTTAGCATTCTCACCCTATCTAAATTATATCCGTTTGAAATAATCCACCGTTCGTAATTTACCCTAAACTTTTTAAGATTATTACTTATGCTGTATGTATAACTAATATTGCTTGAACCTTCAAAATATTCTATTGCGTTTGCTTTTTTCATCATATTATATGGAATCAAGCATCCACCATATAACTTAGCTAAATCATAATATATATCACCGCCCTCAACATAGTTTGCAAAAGAGTCCCTCCAATCAATATATGTAAATTTTTCTAATTCTTGATTGTATATTATATTGTCAAATTGCAAATCTCCGTGAAAAGAAGAATAACATAATCTACCAAAATCTGGATATAGTGCGGTAAAATCAAATTTGGATAATATATTTTCCAATGAATCATGCGAATTATAATTAATTGTGAATTTATCAGCATAATATTTAGCGCCAAATCTAGTGATAAACATATTTTTTCTCATTGTAGTTTTGCTAACATAAAATTCTTCATATAATGAGGGGGCCGCATAATTCTTAATAGAATTATTAATTATAGTGGAATAAAAATCAAGAAACTTATCGTACACTTCAATCGAATCAAATTCATAAACTGTTTTGCCCGGTTCCCAATCATAATAAATAAAGTTTTTTGTTGCACTAAAATTGGCTGGGATTAAATCTTTTAATATTTTTGCCCTATGCGATTTAAATCTAATTATTTCTGGATTTGCATTATATTTAATAATTTTTGTATCATTATATATTAACTCGTCAGTTTCCTTATGTAAAGATAATACATCAGTATTAAAATGTTCATTAGTTTTATTTAAAGAGTCTAAATTACCAGTGTCAAACCAATTTAATTGTTTAATATGCATTGTAGTGTATGCATTTAAATTTTTAAATGCCGATATCAATTCACCATTTTCAATGTTATTATTGAGTTCTTGCCAAAATATGCTATACTCTCTAATTCCTGCTAACCCAATAAATGCATATTCATATCCATCATAACTTTTATTAATAATATGGGTTGCTGCACCATTATCTGCCTTTACTGTAGCGTATTTTTCCGGCGAACTTGTATCTTGTACACCTAACCAATTACTATCTAACGGTGGCAACTCTGAATCTATAATACAGTCTGCAACAGTTAAATAAAACGGTCTCTGTAAATATTCTGCACATCTTAACGCAGACACTCCTGGTCCACTGCCGGGACCATCGAAGTTATTAATATCAACATATATAATATTTCTATCTGAATGCACAATTTGACAATATTCTTTAATTAATTCTCCTTTATATCCCACACTAATTATAATATCATATTCTTTTGGAAATTTGTTTATTATATACGATATTATTGCTTTGCTATTAATGGGTATTAATGATTTATTTATGTTTTTCGTTAAGTTGCCCAAGCGACTACCAATACCAGATGCTAATATTAGTACTGCGGGTATTTTTTGTTCATCTTCAATTTTGCCATTTCCTCTTAAAAATTCATCGTTGATTCTTATAACATCATCTACTTGCGGGGTTGATACTTCCTGCAAGATAATATCAGACATTGCTATCACCCTATGCTTTTTTAGCGGCATCACAGTAAAAAAATCTCCAGCAGACATTATGCTTTTAACTATAACTCCAATGTCGTTTTCAAGCCATACCTCTGCCGTACCAGCTATAATATAATTTGTTTCAATTTTAGTATTATGATATTGAAAACTGGTTTTATACCCAGAATTAATATATATTCTTTTATAGCAATAAAATTCATTTAATTCTAGCCATTCTTCCTTACCCCACGGTTTATATACTGTTTTCATCATATGTAAAAAAGTTTTTACAATTACATTCAGTTTCAAAAAACTCAATAGTTGCAGGATTAAACAATTTATTTTTATATCTGTATGTCAATTGCTTGAAATCCTCATCGGGCCTGCCATGGAATCCTTCCGCTATATGCCATACTTTAATTTGTTTATGGTCTGGCGTATATAGTTTATTATCTTTAACATACCAATTTCGTATATATGACTTTGTTGGGTTATATTCTGCTATATCGAATATTAATCCTGATTCATCCACACCTTTTGATTTAACATTATAAGCAACACTACTCATAATATATGGGCCATCCAGCATTTTATACGAATATGATTGTTCCATTACTGCTAATTCATTAATAGCTCCTTGTTCGCCAAATATGGTTGGGTGTATTAAACATAATTCTACTGCCCTTGATAATGCATTAATATTATTAAAGCACATTACACCAGTGTTAATGTTTAATATTTCCTCAAATGTTTGCCCGTTTTGCGTTTGCATCACATATTTTGGGGGTGCCCAAAATTCTGTTGTTTCATATCTATTATAGTTCATACTTAACAGCATATCTGTGGTGTCATCCTCTAACATTTCTGTTAATCTGGCACAAACTATAAGATCAATATCTAATATAATTAATTTATTTGCATTATAATATTTCATTGATTCTAATGCCAATATTAATTTTTGCACAACTGCATTATTTGATATTTTTGCATCACCAAATAAATGCAAATATTCTAACAAATTATCATCATTAATATAAATGGTTTCTATGTCCGGGTGCCATTTTTTAAAACTATCAATTGCACATCTGGCATATTCATTATACCTGGTTTGATCTTTACCATATAATGCGCCTAATTCTGTATATTTTTTTATCTCAGTTGTGTGTGCCAAGAACTTTTCTGTAGTTATATTGCTAAATACTGCAATTGTTTTATTTGCCATTATATATTGGTTTGGGTTTCTAATTTAACTATGTTTAATGCTGCAGCAATTACTTGGTGCATATCGTAATATTTATATTCTGCCAATCTTCCACCAAAAAAAACAGTTGATTGATTATTTGATTCATTTTTGTATTGTCTATATTTTTTATTATTTTCATCATCATTAATTGGATAATATGGCTCGCCGATTTCTGTTGGGAATTCTTTTGTAATAATTGTATTTGGCTGAGTTCCAAATTCAAAATGTTTATGTTCAATAATGCGAGTCCATGGTATTGTAACGTCTGAATAATTTATTGCTGCATTGCCTTGATAATCGTTAATGTCTAAATATATAGTTTCAAAATTAAGGCTTCTGTATTGTAATTTACCAAATTTATAATTATAAAATTGATCAATTGCGCCAGTATAAACTATTCTTTTACTAATTGAGTTAAAGTATTCTGTATTATCAAAATAATTGGTGTTTAATTTTATTTCTATGCCGGATAACAATTTTTTAAATATACTGGTATATCCCCCAATTGGAATGCCTTGGTAGGTGTCATTAAAATAATTATCATCATATGTTAATCGAATTGGTAATCGTTTAATTATACTACTTGGTAATAACGATGGTAGTTTTCCCCATTGTTTTTGCGTATATCCCTTAATAAATATATTATATAGTTCTAAACCAATTTGTGATAATATCCAATCTTCAAAGTTTAATGGGTTATCAAATTTTATTTTTACATCTTCTAATTTCTTACGTGCCTCTTCCGGTGTTTTTACACCAAATACTTGATATAAACTCATTAAATTAATCGGAAACGAATATAATTTATCATTAAATATTACTTTTGGTCTATAACTAAAATTATTAAATGATGCAAATTTATTAATATACTGCCATACCTCTATATCTGAAGTATGAAATATATGCGGGCCGTACATATGAGCAATAATATTATTTATTTCTTCAGAATAACAATTGCCACCAATATGATTTCTTTTATCAATTACCAAGCAAGAATATCCTTTATCCGACATCTCTCTTGCAAACACCGACCCAAAAAGTCCAGCACCAACTATTAAATAATCATATTGAAAATTATTCATATTAAATATATGCTATTAATCTGTAATTATCATATGATATCCATGGTTGTTCTTCATTAATTGCACCTTCCATTGCAAATTTATAATTATAATTTATATTTAATAGCATACCTTTAACTTGATCGCCAGCTCCGAAATATATTGGTATGTCATCTATCATAATTGTATGAGTATTAATGGGGTGGTTTTTAATTATATTTAACTCATTCCACATTGGTAGCCCACTTCCATAATGTGCATCAAGCCAAAATAATGCGGGTTCTGTAACTAATTCCAGCATACTTGGTAATCTATCTTTTGAATCACCATGAAATAAATGTACAATACCATTATGAATTTCAGTCTGAAATTGAGCAACATTACTATCATATAACTCTTCCTCTATTTCAACAGATAATATTTTTTTAAACCCAAGTTCTAATGCTGCAACTATTGCTGCTCCATGATGAGTGCCCGTTTCAACGAAGATATTATGATTAAACTTATATTTTATATATAGTTCTCTTCTATTTAATGCTAACTTATTCTTTTCCATGTACTTGCTCGTTTATCCAATTATACGTTTTAACTAATCCATCATATAGTGGCTGTTTTGGTTCCCAATTTAAAATTGATCTAATTAAGGTATTATCAGAATTTCTTCCTCTAACGCCCAATGGCCCATCTATGTGTTTAATATGAATGTTTTTATTTGATATTTCAGTTATCATTTCTGCAAGTTTATTAATCGAAACCATTTCTTCTGAACCAATATTTATTGGTTCACTATAATTTGAATCCATTAACCGCCTAATACCATCCAAACATTCGTCTATATATAAAAATGATCTTGTTTGTTTGCCATCTCCCCACATTTCAATTTCACCACCATCTGATATTTCTGCAATTTTTCTACAAAATGCTGCTGGAGCTTTCTCCCTGCCGTCAGACCAAGTTCCATATGGACCAAAGATATTATGAAATCTAGCGATTCTTACATTTAATCCATAATTTTTTTCAAATGATTTATATAAATGTTCACTGAAAAGCTTTTCCCATCCGTATTCACTGTCGGGGTCGGCAGGATACGCAGTATCTTCTGAACATTTTGGATTATTTGGGTCAGTTTGATTTCGTGCAGGGTATATACACGCAGAGGAAGAGTAAAATATTTTATTGACACCACACTTTACTGCACATTTGGATACATTTAAATTTATTAGTGCTGAATTATGCAATATGTCTGCATCGTGGGCCCCCGTAAATACAAACCCAGCACCTCCCATATCAGCAGCAAGTTGATATACTTCATCAAACTTATTATTTGCAATAGATGCATAAGTGTCCCATGGATTTTTATTATACCCAGCAAACTCAAATACGTCCAATACTAAATTAGGGTTTCGTAAATCCCCAATAATAAAATGATCTGCTTCTGTTGCCCAAAATTCCGGATATTTTAAATCTACACCTCGAACCCAATACCCCTCTGATTTTAAACGTCTAACCAAATGGCTACCAATGAACCCACCAGCGCCTAATACCAATGCTGTTTTCATATTATAATCTATTAAAAAATGTTTCAATTATTTCCGCAATATATTTAATTTGTTCTTCTGTTATAACTGGCGAAACGCCTAAAAAGAAAGTATCAATAGTGGCTTTTGTTGCTATTGGATATAAATCTCTTGCCATATTAACATCTACCATTTCAGAATATGCTGGTTGTAGCATTAAATTACCACCAAAATATTGCCGTGTTTGTACTTTATTATTTTCCAAATATTGAAGCAACTTGTGCCTATTAAATGGTGCTTTATCTTTAATTGTCAATGGAAATGCAAACCAACTTGGATCAGATTTTTCTGTTGCTTTTGGTAAATAGAAATATTCTTCATATTTGCTGAATATATTAAATAATAATTTGAAATTGCGCTTTCTTATTTGTATTATTTCTTCTAATTTATCAAGCTGCGCCAATCCCAATGATGCTTGCAATTCAATTGGTTTTAAATTATATCCAATTTCATTATATACATATTTGTGATCAACTATTTCATTTGGCAATGCGTCTAACCAATTACTAAATCTTTTTCTGCATGTACCAGTTGCACATATGCTTGCTTTTCCTTCACAATAACAAGCTCTGCCCCAATCTCTAAAACTCTTTATTACTCTTTCCTGCGGTAGTGTATTAGTTGCTACAAATCCACCTTCTCCCATTGTTATATGGTGTGCTGGATAAAACGAACAACTTGCCATCTCACCAAAACTGCCAAGTGGTTTACCATCATATGTGCTGCCCAATGCATCGCAACAATCTTCAAGCAATATTAAATTATATTTCTTAACTATATTCATTACTCTATCCATATTAGGCGGATTACCTAATACATGGGCAAATGTTATTATCTTTGCCCCGCTTTCTTTTGCTGCAAGTTCTACTTGGTCTAAATCTAAATTTAATGTATCTAATTCAATATCAACAAATATAGGTTTAAATCCAACTTGTAATATCGGCGTTAATGTGGCCGGGAATCCTGCTATCGGTACAATTACTTTCGTTCCTTGTGGAAAGTCATATAGTTGTTTTGATGTCATGGCAGTCATCATTAATAAATTTGCACTCGAACCACTATTCGTTAATGCACCATACTTTTTGCCAAACAATTTAGAAAATCTATCTTCAAATTCCTGCGCATCTTTGCCTAATACAAGCCAACCTTCTAATAGAGTCTTAATTGCACGCATATATTCATCAGAAGAATAATAATCTCCAGCATATCTTACTACGTCAATGCTTGGTCTCCATTTTTTATTTGATTTTTTATCTGCAATATATTCATCAACCAAGTTTAAAATATTTTCTAATTTTGTGCTCATCTTATATTGTTGCGTAAAAACTATTTTGTTGTTCTTGTTTTTTAATATCTTTTATATGCAATAAGCAAAACTGCTCTTGCAAAGGAAAATGAGTATATGAACCATATCCACTTAATACTTCATGTACTGCATTAACCCATTTAATTTCTGGCTTGTTGCGGTATATGCGCATTTGACTATCTGGAAAATTAACTATTGGCACATAATATTTTACGATGCTTGATGTATTTTCATTTAACGCAGTATTAATATGTTCTTCAATTATAAATCCGCTATCAAACAATAACTTGTATGCTGGTGATGTTATATCCATCACCCGTTCTTCTATGAAAGAATTATTTTTTGTAACAGTCCAGCCCCATTGCTTAACATGCTCAGTTGTCAATCCGTCTACTATATTAATCCTGCCGACTAAGAACATATCAATATTACTATTATCTTCAATTATTGCCGGAAGGTTAGTTATTAATTCAACAAACATTCCTTCATCCGCATCGATATTAAAGATATAGTCACCCGTACATATCGAATTTAAATAGTTCTTTTGGTCTGCAAAATTATTATTTAGCGGATGTTCGGCCCAAACTGCAATTGAATTTTTATATTTAGTTCCAACCACATATTTAACATCATCTGTTGTTTTACCTTCGTCAGTGACTACGACTATTTCATCTTCTTCCCTTTTGTTAGCAACGAGGAATTGGATTAATTGGTCTAATTCATATGCTTCATTGCATGCTAAAATTGCGTAACTTATTTTCATCTACTATATTTTAAAACAATGGGGCAGCATTTTGCTGCCCCTATTGCTAATTTAGCCTTCTTTAATTTCAACATCTATGACGTCTGGTATTGCTGGTTTAATCTTATTGATTATTAACTTAAGCAAACCATCTTTAAATGTTGCGTTAACTGAACTCTTGTCCATATTATCATTTAATTGAAATGATCTTGAAAATTGGCTCTTTTTTATTTCACGCTTTAGATAAGTACCACCATCTTCCTCTGTATTTTCATATGTCTTTTTGCCGCTGATAGTTAATACATCATCTTTGATTGCAATTTTAACGTCATCCTTGTTCATACCTGCAATATCGGCAGTAATGTTAATATTATTATCATACTCTTTAATATCGACTTTTGGATAAGAGTATGACTCAAATGGCTTTATTCCTACATCCGCGGATGATGGAAAAAAATTACTAACCATTTCATCAAACCATTGGTCAATTGGTGTTAAAAATTCATTGCGTTGTTTTTGAAATGTTGGCAACATTTCTTTCTTTTGTACATCTTTCATTGCACTTCTCCTTTTAATTTGTTAAACATTTGGTTCTAACTTGCGGTCCCCTTAAAAGGCGAACCAACAATATATATTCTTATGAATTGATTTTTTACAACATTTGTGATTTAATTACAGATATTTCGACTGTTGCATTATTTAATGATTCTTTTATTTCTTTTTTATTGTCTTTTATCCATTGCCACGCCTGTTCTTCACTATCAAATGTTGGGCAATTTAATAACCGCAACGAATGAGAGCCACGTACAAAATAAAATATATTGTAATCTGCACCATATACTTCTTTTGAGCCCTCATATAGTTGTTCTTTTATATCATATTTTGGATCTACGTTTAACGTTGCAGTGGAATATCTTGATATAATTGATTTATGTGGTGCAACTTCATCCGTTTTAAATGATTTTGTATCCATCATATATGTACCAGGAGTAGGTCTACTGCTAAGATCCCATGCTTTAGTATCAAATGGCATTGCTGTATCTTGCGTTTCATGATTTATATCAAATAACCACATATCAAGCATATCAGAAAATGCAGTGCCAACACAATGCACTTCTTCAAGCCGATGTAAAGAATTCATTGGTATAGAGCATGTACTACCAACTTGTTTACCATCTACAGTAATCATCTTTAACGCAATATGACAATCTTTGAAGTTATAAAATTTGTCTTTCATATAATATGCTTTGTTTTTGTTAAATATCTATTGAAATAACTTGCAGCTTTAAAGCTACCATTAACATAATCAGATAAAAGAGAATAATAAATTGCTAATTTCTTATCATATTTAAACATTTCTTTTAATCTTATATTATTTGTGTAATTACTTGTCTCCCTAATGTGGGTTAAATAAATCCAGAAATTATGTGGTAAAAATGATTTGCCTCTGTTCTGCTCGACGTTCATTATATCTTTGTACTTGGTGTTAGAACACATTTCACAGTCGATCAAACACGGTAAATTCGATGCTAAATCAATATCCTTTTCGTCTACATTAAATTGCATAGTTCCCAAATGTTGTATATCATTTAAATATGCACCATGCACTTCATATTCGTCAAGCATATAATTACTAAATGATATTGCTATTTTATCACCATATTTTTCATGTAATGTGCGATTTAACAGGATAAGTAATAATATATCATCTGTTCTTTCTATATTGAAAAAGTGTAAATAGTTAAAATTGTCCCTATTGAATTCATTGTTATCTACTAATAACGCTATTGCATATAAAAAATATTCTTTAATACCGTAGCATTCAATTGCATAACCATGAAAGTTATTATATTTTTTAACTCTACCATACCAATTCTTAATTTCAGAGCAATTATTACCGCGAATAACATTTAAAAATTTATGGTTTGGGTATTTTGTCTGCAAGTCACTAAATGTTTTTATATATTTAGTATTTGATACTTGCAATGCATAATTAAATGAATATATGTCCGCATGGCATGGTAGCGTTGGTGTAGTAATTATACAATCTTCACCAAATAATATAACATTATTTGTAATATCGTCTAAAAAATTATTTTTTAACAATGAACTACTTGCCAATAATACCAGACCATCAAATATAAAATACTCTTTATTAATAGTATTTATAACATCATGCTCTAATTGGTATGGAATGCTATATGCACCTCCTCCATCACAACGACCCCCTGAATTACTTACAAGCCAATTTGTTAAATTAATTTGCGTATTCTGATTAGCAAATAGCGGTATGTATTTAATATAATTCATTATTCCTTTGATTCATCACCGTTCATTCGAACGTGAACATCTAATACTTTTTTATTGTTTTTGCCCTTTGGTTCAAATAATATTCTAAACCCAGTCGCTCCCTCTAATTGTGGGTCATCCCATTGAGAATCAAGCAATTCTACCTCAAGTGAATCAAATAATTCTAATGCGTCAAGTTGTCTTCGTATAAATCTTAACAACCCATTTGCATTTAATACACCGGATAAATGATTTTGTATAAATTCATCCGCTATAATTGAAAGTAACTTACCTTCATATGTTTGCGTATTGTAGTTTTCATTTTTTGTAAAAAATTCATCTTTTTTATCCATTTGTAATCTCCTTTAAAATGTAAATTGTTTTCTAACATCTTTCTCATTTAATAACGCAAATGCCTGTTTAAATGATACAAAATATTTTGAATTTTCAATTCCCAACCTAGATTCATAATATTTGCTGGGTTTATCTGGAATTGGAAATTTTTGGCGTTCATGAATCGGTATAGACACCATTTTAGCAAATCCCCACCGCCAATCTTTTGGGTTGCCGACTGGAAATATCATACATTCATCGGGCACTGTCACTACTGATAAATACCACCATTGTCCTAATGCAGCATCTGACCTACGCATTTCTTTTATCAATCTTGATGTTGTTTTTTCATATTCTTCTACCTTTGGCGAACCAATTACATATTCGGAAGACGTCATATACCCGCATTCAAGGCATATTCTTGTTTCTATGCCATTTTTATCAACCACAATGCATTCAGGGCTGCTGCATATTCCACATATTGTTTTCTTTTCTGCTTCCATATTATTTAGGGAATAAAGTGTTGCTATTATCTGGTATTGTTATTGTTTGCACATTTTCTAAATATGTAGTAGTTGCTTTACTCATATTTGGTGGGTCTGCTTTTTTCCTTTCTTGCTGTGGTGTTGCATCTTCTATTGGTTCAGCAATAACATCAACGGGTTGTTCAGTTTGTTGTGCATTTAATGGTTTTATAAATTGCAATTTTGGCAATTTAATATCCATTGCTTTTGGTATTCTATTGATAACACTATCAAGCAATGGTTTCATTTTTTCTTTCATTGCATCATATGTAAAATTCTTTACAATATGGTTATGCTGCTTTCTTCCTCGTTCATCGAATTGGCCATATTGTAAAAATACTCTCTTCATTATTGCACCAGCTGCTTTATAATCAACATAAAACCAAGATGATTCTTTCATTATGAACCCTTCCCACGCTGCAGATGGGTCTACTTGTCGTAATTCACCGTTTAATAAGACAGCTCCATCTGGAATTAAGAAGTCCATTTGCCCACTCCAACCAGTTACTATTAATGGTTTCTTTGTTGCCGCACAAAATTCAGCTAATGGCCTGCAGTATCCCTCCCCATGTGTGAAATTAACCATTGCTTTTATTTTTGGGTGGTTATAAAGGCCATTCATTCCTGCATCAGTAAGATCACCGTGCAGAATATATACGTTTGGCAAGTTTTTACCAACTAAATTCTTTATTTGATTTACTTTATATGCTATCTCTTCTAAATCAAGGTAGGAATATGTTGCACCACTTGTTTTTAAAATTAATGCTGGCTTCTTTTCTTCGTGCTTAAAGGTTTCTAAGAAAGTTTTTACTAAACCACCAACGTCTTTTCTATCATGAAATAGGTTACCTTGCAACCAGTGCCCGCAGTAAAGGAAGCAAAAATCATCTGGAATAGAATCAATATCTGAAACTAGCATTGGATCTATTTCTTCTTTCTTAACTGGTTTAAAAATGTCAGTCAAGACGCCTTCGAACAAGACTTCCACGGGTTTTCTTAATTTAAGAACTTCTTGAACTGCATTGGTTTGCTTATCACGTTTTTCAAATGATGTCTGTTCAAATATATCTTTTGCATGTTTTGATGGTACAATTATAAGATCCATGCGATTGCAGCCCTCTATCCAACTTGGGTCTACAATAGTTGTTTCAATACCCGCAGTTATCATAATATTAAATATACCAACTGGCTGTGCTTCGTTGGGTACCGATATTTGAATAAATAAATCGGGCCTTCTTGGTAATGGACCAGTTAATATCGTTTCATGTATCTTTTTACCAAAATCTGAATTTGGATCTACTGCATTATGTGGTGTATTGCCCCAGCGAGTTGGAATAAAATAGAAATCCCAATCGGGATATAATTCAAATAATGCTTTTACTATATCTCTTGAATGGGCGCCATATCCGCTTTGTGTGAGGATTGGACTTTGTATTAATACTAATGGTGCTGCCATAATTTATTGTTTATTGTTATTTTTATTTATATCTTCCGCACATTGTTCTAATATATCATTAAATATTACAGGTATTTTCCATGCTAATTCATGCAATAATGGTATCATTAATTCTCTCATTTGCGGATGTGCTTGTTTTGCTGTACGTTGTTTAAATATAGTTCGCCACTGCCTGCAGTTTGCTGTCACAACAATTTCTGTTTTCAGCGAGTTTGGCAATACTGAACGTGCTTGTTCTGGTTTCCAGCCTTTTTCTATTAAATATTTATAACTTTCTTCTGCATCTCTCATACTGAGATACCACATTCCCATATCTGGTGGTATACTGAATATGAGTCCTTCTTCGTCAGGATTGGCTATTTCAAAATTATTAAAATCATTTATTTGTTCAAAATCAACCCATTGTGGAACTATAAATGTAATATGTTCTTGATTGCCATAATTGCAATACCTTGTGCTTTCTTGACTAAATGAACATAAACGGTGGCGAACTATTTCATGCGATACTCCGCGATCACAAATAAACTTAACAGATATAGTTTCATGTTCCAATACAGATTCATGTCCTCTTCTCAATAGCATTGCTACAAACTCTTCAGCTGAATCTTCTGTTATTTTATCTTCAGATTTATAGCAAGTTCTGCCTGCTTCTTCAATACTTTTAAGTATTCTTGCACCATCTATTTCAGTGCGTATTTCGTAACTTGGTTTGATTAATTTCATTTTAAATATTTTATTGATTCTGGCGTTAGCCTATAAACTACATTATATTCTTTTGTTTCTGGGTCTCTTACTAATACTATTGCATATAATTTAACATTCTCTGCCATTTGCCACTCTAAATCATTTTGTTTCTTGCTTACAGTTGATATAAAATTAAAATTCTCATCAATGCCATCACATTGGCTTAAAACTTCTACTTTAGAATTTTTAAATTCATCAAACGTGCGTTCAATATTAGTAAACATTAATTTAAGCCATTCTCCCATCATTACAAATCTAATTTTTTCATTTGAATCTTTTGGAAGATCCGCAAACATTAGTTCATCTAATAGTTTCATTTTTTAATTGAATCCTTTGTTATTCGAAACACTACAATTTCTAACGGTTGTATTCCTTTATTAACAAGACGAATTGAATGCAGCTTCACGTTCTCCACAAAGGACCATTCTGCTTCGTTTTGATAAACAGTTTCGGTTGGCACATAATCTGCACCTTCAATAAGATTAATTACTTCTACTTTTGAATTTTTAAATTCGTCAATCTTACTAAATCCGCCAACACCTTCTGCGGCGGATATTAAATCTTGACCAATTAATGTATCTGTAGTTGTACTACGCATTAATTCAATTATTTTCATAACTTTTTACTTTACGGTTGGCAATATGCCAACATGATCAACAGTTGTCTTATAATTATTCATATCAAATAATGTAAACTTTTTGCGTGGCTCAAACTTATCCATGCAAATATTAATATTTTCAATAAATCTATGGCACATTTCTGGCGCGGACATTCCCACTTTTGGATTCATAACATATTCTCTCCCAGCATCACCGCATTGTATTCTTTGTTCATATGGCATCTCATACCAATATAACATTGCTTCTGCTGCATCTTCCCAATTTGCCCTATCATCAAATATGTATGGAGTAGGCACTGAACCTTGTATAGAACGAGTTGCTGGAAATACCGGATACACCCATTCACCACAATTTTTATATCTTCCATTGTGATTGGATGGAAAATCTGCAGTATAATCATCTTCTGTTAATAATCTTCCATTGTCATCTTTAAACCCGCACTGGTCTTGTAATCCACCAGTTACATTTACAATAATTGGTGTACCACACATAAGAGATTCCGCGGTTGATAGCCCAAATCCTTCATTCGAAGATAAATTAATTGTAACATCTGCAATATTGTATAAATAATGCATGTCCCATGGCCCAAGCTTTTGTTGGTGTATAATTATATTTGCATCTGGTGCTAATATTCTAATTACTTCCGGTAGGTTTGTGCCATTTTCATCGATTGCATCTGTGTGTAATACTAATGCACATTTCTTTCTTTTATCTTCGGGCAATTTATCTAAGAATGTTTTAAATGCCAATATAATATCTGAAGTCATTTTTCTTCTAATATTGCGACTATTATACATTATAACAAATTCATATTCATCTGTTCCAAGTAATTCAAGCCTTTTTCTGCTAATAGACATTTTATCACGCATTGGATACATCGTAATATCATTAATACCATGTGGAACGTATTTGATTTGCCAATCTTTATAATTGTCATTTTCAAGAACTGTTCTATTAATATTATAAGTTTGCTTTGAAATGCCAAGTAGCATATCGCATGATTTATAAAAATTCTTATTGTAATGGGGCAGGGGAAGATCATCCCAAATATTATAATAAATAATTG